TATTGAAAAATAAAAAGAAAAGAAAGAGAGAATTTTACATCTCTCCTTCTTTTTTGTTCCCCTATCTAGAATCCAATTTTCTTTCCTGATTCTTTACTATAATCATTCTCTTCACTATTCTTTATTTCAGAAATAGTTTTTCCACTCTTTCCTAGGTTGGTAAATTCATATTTCAGAAATAACCTACCTTTTCTGAGAAGCGCTTGATCTAAGTTATTAAGATCTGTGTTAAATGTACAGATAAACTTAGTCCTAAATGAAGATCCTAAGATTCCATTAGTTAAGTTTAAGACAGTGTTAACATTCTGTCCACCCCTCTCTCTCCTAAGTAATGCCTTCTCACAATCCTCTAAAACATAAACAGCTCCTTTGTGTTTCTCCATAAAAGCAATTAGTTCATTATTACTTACCTGATCCAAGAAACTAGAATCTAAGAGCACAAAGTTTACACCTGAGTTAGAATTCATCAAGTGCTTAATAAATGTACTCTTTCCTGTTCCTGGCTTTCCGTATAATAGAACTAAACCCTCTTTATCGGATTTAACAAACTCACATATTCTATCCTCTGGTAGATCCTTGTTATAACCACTAGGATCATAATCAAAATCTCCGAAATTAATAGTGTGAGATCTGATCATGTTCTTATTATACACAAGGTACTGACATATATTAGGTTCAGTATCTGTATGTATCCAAACAATTCCGGAATTATCTAAGATCTCATTTGCATCCTCTTCATTATTAGCCACAACATAGGATGCTCTTCTTAGTTTATTAGGGGAAATCTGAATAGCTAAAATTCCCTTAGAGTAAAGAAAGTACGCGCTGGTAGAGGTTATTATTCTCTCTTCCCAGCCAATCAATGACTCTATATCTCTGGGAACAATTTTATTTTTCTCCTCGCTAAATTTTCGAGGATCCATGTCTTTTTTCATAGGAAACAGTAAATCCCTAGTTCCATCTTTTTTCACTAAGACAGAATAATAAATGCTACTTTTCCCAAACACCTTAAAGTAAGTGTATCCCAACATGCACTCATCTTCAGTTTCATCTTTTTCCAGGGCAGTATATATTGTGTCCAAGAAAATTTTGTTCTTACTTTCTTCCATTTTTCTTTTTTTTTTAAATTAGAGATTGGCACTATTACCACTCTCTATTAATAAGGGTAAGATTGTAGTTCTAGACGGTCGAAAAAAAAATGAGGAAAGACTAACTTCACAGTCCACCTTTCCTCGACATTTGACTTTGTTATAAAATAATTTCCATATATAAGGTTTTCCCGGGGTTGAAAAAAAAGAGGACTAATCGTCACGATCTATCCTCTCCATCGGTGTAATCGACAGTCCCTGCCGATAGTGCCTTACATCCCACAGGCTAAAGACCTGTGGGTTTTACGGCATTCAATTATAAATATTAATTGCTGTAGCTAATCTTATATAAATCTATTTACATTTTTTGCCATTGTTGTAAAGAAAATATTTCCAGGACGATACCAATGAACTCTATTTGGACATAAAAATTTACATTCTTTTCTATCACATAAAGAACAATTATTAGAACTATTACTCATATAAACAGTAGCAGCTCTTACAATATCACCATTTAAAAGAAATATTTCTCCACCTTTTATTTTATCAACATCTATATTATCATCTACTTGAAACCAATTACCGTGGTCTTTAATATATGTATAACCACCTTCATTTTTTATTTCACTCATATTAATTTATATTTTAATCATGAAAGACATTATTATCTTTCATATATAAGGAAATAAACATCTTCTCAGACGGAAAAAGAGGAAAGGCTAAATATCACCTTCCCCTTCTCTTTTAGACCTACTTTGATGGATAGAAAGATAAGTCTACATAATAATTGTATAAGACATCATCTGAGAGACCCGTATCTACTGGCCCTCCTATTGAAACGTCAGCATAATTTCCTCCCCTATATTTGTTCTTATAAAATCTCTTGTATCCTTTTCCTTCTTTTATCCACTTATAAGATCTAAGATTTAAACCTTGATTGCTCATGGTATAGAATATATTTGACTGAACCTCTAACGCCTCCTTCTTATTAATGGCGTAATGTCTTTCAGTCACTCTCTTTATCCCACCTTGTCCATCCTTGTACAAGATAAGAACTACCTCATCACCAGTAGTAAAACTCTTATAACTCCTGGTGTTTTCGTAAAGGTCCATACCACATGCATAGTAAGACCTCTCCATACTATTGAAACTGTCTCCAATTCCAATCAACTTAATCTGCGCCTGACTTGTTAACACTCCCATTAACATAGTCAGAATAATAATAAATCTTTTCATTTTTCTTCCTTTTTTATTTTACATATATAAGGGTTCTAAGATGAAAATAAAGGGAGAGACTTTTCATCACTCCCCTCAATTTTATTTACCTAGTTGGATAGAAAAACTGCATTACTAAATAATTATAACCGTTGAATGGATCAGGATTATTTAAACTCTGTGGCCAACTAACAGTCACACTACAATAATTTCCTCCTCTGAACTTACTTTTATAGACATCATAAGGCTCACCACCTCTAACTACTCTCTTTGGTTTCATCCCATGCGCCTTAAATTCATCCTCTATCTCATTTGTCTTAATTAATCCATAAGCTCTACATTCAAACTTATAAATTTCCACAACGGACATAATCTTTCCTCCAGCTCCTTTCCAAACTACTAAGTAAAAATCATCTTTCCCAGGTATATATAACCCGGTACAGTTCTTTTTCTTATTACTCCTATCTACTACTAAGCCAGCTCTCTTAAACTGACTTATAATTGATACATAACTACCATTTATGCCCTGGTATGTTCTTTGGGCTGATGTTCCTAATACTCCCACTAGTAACATCATCAAAATCATAATAATCTTTTTCATAATTTTTCTATTTGTTTTTCTTACATATATAAGGGTTTGAAATACAAATCACAAAAGAAAATGTAGACTTTATTGGAGGAATTGGCCAAAAATATACAATTTAAAAAAGCGGCGCAGTCGTATATTGGCTCTCAAAAATCTTTTCTAAACTTGAATATAACCCTAACCACTTAGGAGTTTCCCAATTTATACAGGCTTAATCATTCATATATGCAAATTTAAATATATCTTTTTATTTGGATATAAAAAAGATTATATTAAATTTCTACATTGGAATGAGCAGAAGACGACCGAAGGGAGGATTCTGTGAGCTCTTTGGGAGGAACGACCAAAGAGTGTATGATTCTTTAATATTAAATAGAGCAACGCCTGATCCCCCTTGGGCGGGGATCAGCCTATATTTTATATTTAAAGAAAGGGACTATGTAGATCTATTTCCCTTTATCTTTACTTTACATTAATATTTGCGTAAGCCCTGATCTCCTCCTCTCGGGAGGGGAGATCAGATAAATATTTAAATTAAAGTAAAATTAGATAGACTTAAAATTAATTGTCCATATCTATTTTTTGTATTCCATTAGATACAGACATTTGTGAGGTAAAAAATAGTCAAAAATTCCTCTATAAAATAGTTTGAAACCTTAATTATGAATACTGGGGAAACTCCTTTCGCCAGGAAATATGAATTAAAAAAATCATTAAATATGAAAAAGATAATAAAAAATGTTCCAAGAGGTATAAAATATTTATCGGATTGGAAAGATTTCAGTTTACCAGATTTTCCCTGTATAATTGACAAGAAATTAACAGGATGTGGTTTTACTGAGTGGGCTATTACATCAAACTTAAATATTATTCTTTGTAGTCCAAGAAAGATTCTCTTACAAAATAAAGCTGATCAACATAAGAAAGATCTCAATGTTTTGTATGTCAAGAATAAATTTATGGATATTTCTTTGGAAGTGGACAAAGATATATCAGATACTAAGAAAAATGAAAAGAAGTATCAAAGCAAAGATAAGATATTTAAAAAAGATCCTACACCTGAGGAAATAGAATTAGCTAAGCAAGAGGCAGAGAAAAGATTAAATGCTTTAGTTCAATTTAAGAATGAGGTAAAGGATCATTGGAAGTCTTGTCAAGTTGATCCTTTTGTTAATAAAGAGTCTGCTAAGCCTTGTAAGATCTTAGTTACTTATGATAGTTTCAGGAAGGTTAAAGAAGCTTTGCAAGAGATTGGAGTATATGATAGATTTCATATAGTTATTGATGAGTTCCAATCAGTGATGACGGATTCTAGATTCAAGCCTTCAACAGAGATGGAGTTTGTTGGACACTTACAAGATAATCCTAAAGTTTGTTATGTATCTGCTACTCCTATGTTAGAAAAATACTTAGATCAGTTAGATGATTTCAAAGATCTTCCTTACATAGAGTTAGATTGGGAAAAAGAAGATAAGGAAAGAGTAATTCATCCTATTATTGAATCTTATCCTTGTGCAAAAATGTTAAGAAAAGCTGAGGAAATTATTACAAAGTTTAGAAGTGAAGATGGTTTTAGACCAGAAGAATGTTATAGATACAAAGAACCTTATACTGAAAAAATAATAATCATTCCTCCAAAGCATGCTGTTTTATATTTTAATTCAGTTGTTTCTATATGTAGTCTTATTAATAGATTAAAGCTTACTCCAGATGAATGTAATATCTTATGTGCTGATACTTCTGAAAATGAGAAGAAGATTAGAAGTGCATTTAAGATTAAGCCAAGTGATCCAAATAAATATATAGGATCTGTTCCTCTACCAGATGAAGAATGGAAACTATTTACCTTTTGTACAAGGACCGTCTACTTAGGTGCTGACTTTCTATACAGACAATGCAAAGACCTTATATATTTAGTGATGCGAACGTAGAGTGTCTTGCTATTGATATTTCTATAGACCTACCACAGATCTTAGGAAGAATGAGGAATGATAAAAATCCTTGGAAATATATAGCTACTATTTATTTTAATCCAATTAGGAAAAACAAGAAGGAGTTACAGGAAGAATTTGATAGTAAGATCAAGGAGAAAACTGAGAGCACTAATACTTATCTATCTATTTGGAATAAGATATCCAGTAAGGAACAATTAGGCTCAGCTAAACTTTATGAGTTGAATATTAAGGTTAATAATTATAGGGATGACTATTTAGCTTTAAATAGACATGCTGGTGGAGTTCCTGTAGCCGTATTTAATAATCTAGTCTTAGTAGCAGAACAGAGAGCATTTGACATTCAACAAGTAGATTATGCTGACAGGTGTACAGTGTTTAACGCAATTGATAATAGATTTGATTCAATTGAGGTAAAGAGGGTTAATGGAATTATTGATTGTTTTAATATGTTGGATAACTTTTATAATAAGATGAAATATTTATGTGACTCTAATATTAAACCATTGGAGGCTAAGATCTTATTTTCTAGAATTCCTCCTATTTATGGAAATTATTATGATATCCTAGGTGCACCAAAAATAAGATCATTGGGGTATAGCAAAGTAAAACTAGATAAGGAAATTGATAATCTGTTTATAAAGAATAACCTGACTGTCTTAGATAAAGAAGTTTATGCTTTCTATAAAGAAGGAGATAAATTTTCTAAAGCTGATCTAAAGTTAAAGTTACAAGATATTTATAACAAATGCAAATATATAAAAAAAGCAAAAGCATCAGATATTAGTGGGTGGTTTGATATTAAAGACATTTTTGTATACGATATAAATAACAAAAGGTCACATGGTTTTGAATTACTTAAGAGGTTAAAAAATTAAAGAAAAAATTGGAAGGGACGATAAAAAGTCTCTTCCTTATTTTCCCGCTAAAAATCCTTACTAATGATATGAAAGGTACTATATATTTAATTAGGTTAGACAATAATAAGATGAGGATAGGATTTACGAATAATGTGAAGAGGACATTAAGGGAGTTTTCTGGTAAGGTTATAGTTTCTCAGGTTTTTCTAGAGGGTGCGACTATGGCTCATAAAACTGCTCTTAGGTGTAGATATAGGAAGTTTAAGATTGAAGGAAATGATTGGTTTGAGTGGAGAGAGGAGATAGAGGAAGAGTTTAAGAGATTTACCTTACATGATCTTGATAGTTTGGTTCTAGGAGAAAAAATAGGGAGGGAAGATTTATAATTTATCTTCTCTCTCTTTTCTTTTTTAGTTTCTTAGGATATTGCCAGTTATATAGAGGATAGCGGCTAGGAAGAATATAATGGCTAGTGTAGAGCAGTACATAATTGGGATTACCACTGATTCTATGTCTTTAAATTTTTCGAAGTCTGTTTTTGTCTCTTTAATTTCTAGCTTATCCCATTCTTTTCTTATCCATTCTTTATCTGGTTCGCTTATATTATCCAGTGTAGGAGTTATATATATTCCTTTTTCTAGATAGTTTTCCTTTGACTTTATTTCTGCCAATCTATATAAGAAGTGCAGTTTAAAAAATTTCTTTAGTTTCATAATTACTAATAAGGATTTTTATTTATCCTAGGAGCAAAAATTAAGGAGAAAGACTAACCATCGCGATCCATCTTTCTCCAGTTTTGAATTTATAAAAGGATAGGTAAAAAAATTTCTCCTCTCTTTCATCATGTATAAGGAACCTAGGGGAATAAAAAAGAAAGGCAGGATTTTTCTTCCTGCTTCTCCTTTATATATCTAGATAGTGACCATCCCATTGAAGTTTAAGTGCTCAGACTTAGCTTCTACCTTATATTTTCTATAGGTAGAGTAAGTATCACACATTCTTCTCTGGTCTTCACTCTCCTCTTTACCTGTACACTCCTCCCATTCAGAAAGGAGTTCTTCCTTCCACTCTGTAGCTTTTTCCATCAGATACAGAGCTTTAGATTTTAGTTCTTCAGCTCTAGCATTTATTTCTTTTGCTGGTGCTGAATCTTCGCTTATTCCACAACTACATACCTTTTTGCCGTCGCCGTAGACCGTAGTAGTTATTTCTTTTTCTACTACGTTATCCTCGAACTCAGGTTCTCCCCAAGTCTTTGTTGTTTCGTCAAACTTACAACTAGAAACTCTGGTCTCTTTTATTTTCCAGATTGTTGTAAATTTAACATTGATTTCATGAAGCAGCATGTGGTCTCTAAATAGCCACACTACTGTTCCTTTGTCATCTATTTCTGGTTCCCCTATTGTCCAGCCAATACTTTCTTTCTTGTATGCTGGATTATCACAATACCCACTAGAGGTATCATATGGACATTTAATCTTTTCAACGTCCTTGAACCTATAATCCTCGATTTCCTGACCAAATATCTTAGTCGTTCTATCAATTCTCTTTGTCAGAATGGCCGTTTTATAAAAATTACTGCCCTCTGATCTTATTGACCATTTCGGGTCAGTTTCTATTTCTGATTCTTCTGGCCAATCGCTTTTTCCTATGACCTTTACCCATCTGGTCTCTGGGTCAAACTCAATTTTGTTTATCATGACCCATTTTCCTAGGTCTAATTCTTCCCTGCACCATCTTGGCAGAGGGGCATTCCTGATTATTCTATCGTGTTTACCAATATAATCAGAAAATTCATCATCAATTTTATATCCAGGTTCTTGTAACCCAAATAATAAATTCTTAGTGTCGCAGTCTTCAGCAACTACGACTCTCAGGTTCCTACTATCATTCGGTGTAAGAATCGTTTTTTCATTTATCTTTTTCATTTTTTTTTAATTTTTAAATTAAGAGTTTGCACTATTGCTTCTCTCATACATATATAAGGATCCTATTTATTTTCTAAGACGGAAGAAAAAAAGAAAGGACTTTAATTGTCCTCTCTTCTCTTTCTAGTAGGTTTCAAAAAATATATTTCCCCACTCCCACAGGCTTTAGGATAGCCTGTTTTTATCTTTTTTATATTATTTTTCGTATTTGGAATACCCCTGTTTTATATAGTATTGTATTCCAGTTGATCTTTGTTGTTTTATCATCTTCAAAGATCCCACTAAATCCTTTGCTCATATTTTTTCTTATTTTTAAATCATGAAAGACATTATTATCTTTCATATATAAGGATCCTATATATAAATTGAGATGGAAAAAAGAAAGAACTTTAATTGTCCCTCTCTCTTTACTTACTTACCTAGGGGGACGATTTAGTTCTTCGTCCGATAGATCTTCATAGTTACCAGGATATCGATCTACAAATAGATCATCCTCTTCTGGTTTATTATTCTCAGGCTGCAATGCTTGTCTAACCTTTTCTATATTTTCTTTTGTAACTGGAACTCCCTGTAATATTGTGTTCCAGTCTATCTTTGTCTCATTCACTTCTCTGAAAGAGACTTCCTTAAACATTCTCATATGTTTTAAATTTTAAATTATGAGGGGACATTATTATCTCTCATATATAAGGATCCTATATATTATTGGGACGGAAAAAATTGGGAGCCAGTTATAGTTCGATATCCATACTAGGGACTTGCGGAACTGGCTCCCCTGATGATCTTGGCGGCCGTAATCCTCGCGTGTGGCCCTGCGCTATTGCCACTGGATTATGACTTGATCATCATAAATATGATAGAGAGATTACCGGGTGGTCTGCTGCTCGTCTCCTCTATGGGAGTGCACTATGACCTCGTCGCCGATTTTATTTTATTATTCTCTATCACATATAAGGTTTTCCCGGGTTTCTAAGACGGAAGAAAAAAAAAGAAGAGAATTTTACTTCTCCTCTTCTTTTAAACATAATTTTGTCCATGATCATATTAATACCATGGAAACCACTTGTAAGTAATTCGGTCTACTAATCCCGGATTCTCGTCCTCTTCTATATTTCTCAGGAGGGCCGTCTAAATTTGGTCTCATCTCTGAGTAATATAAATTGATTAAATTATTAATCATATTTTTTATTTTTTTAAATTAAGGAAAGATACTATTATCCTCCTTTCACATATAAGGATTCTGCATATATTTTGGGTGAAAAAAAGAAGAGAATTTTACTTCCCTTCTATTTTTATGCTCCATTAAATTTATCTGGAGCAAACAAATAATCTAACACTTTCTTACTAGGTTTTTCTTCCTCTACCTGTTTATCATCTTCGTCTATTTCACTAAACTTAAGATCTCTAAAAATATTTTTCATTTTCTTTTATCTTTAAATTAAGGAACTACACTATTGTATTCCTTTCATATATAAGGCGTTTAATATCTTCCTAGGCGGAAAAAGTTTTTTCAATAAAATGCTCATATTTTGGTCTTTGTCCCCTTATAATTGAAATGACTAAAATAGGGAATTATGAAATTTAAGAAAGGAAGAAACATAGTTATTACGGATCCCATGTTACTTAATCAGGGAAGAGACCAAGTACTTAGATAGGGAAACATCTGAGTATGGCACCAAGCTAGATAGGTTAGGTTTTACTGATTTTATGGTTTTCTAATACGGGAGTAGGGGATGGAACTTGGGAAGGTCTATACTACTCCCGTGTGACCTAAGTAATGTTAAGGATTATTTAGAGGAATTTTATAAAAGTCAGAGTTCAATTGAGAAATTATTAAAGTCATCAAAAGAGATTGGTGGTTATGCTGCAGATTTCTGGTCAGACTTGTGTTGTGTATAGGGATGAGATCTTAGGTTATAATCCTGGTTTCTTTAGTTCTATTAATCCTACATGTTTTACTGAGATCGTGAATGATTCTGGATTTGATGTAGAGTTCTGGAAGATTTCGTCTAAGTTTTTGCATATAGGAGGGATTAGTGGTGATAGGTCTTTAAAATTTTTCACATATTAAGAGAAGGGAGAAAAAATGAAACAGTATATTGATTTACTAGAGGATATTTTAGAGAACGGCATAGAGAAGAAGGACAGGACTGGTGTAGGGACTAGGAGTGTATTTGGTCGTCAGCTTAGATTTTCCTTAAGTTCTGGTTTTCCGTTACTCACTACAAAGAAATTGCACTTAAAGAGTATAATATATGAGTTACTCTGGTTTCTTTCTGGGGATACGAATGTTAAGTATCTTCAGGAGCATGGTGTTAGGATTTGGAATGAGTGGGCGGATAAAGATGGTAACTTGAGGAAGATATATGGTTATCAGTTTAGGTCTTGGAATGGTTGTATAGATCAGATTAAGAATGTAGTTAACCTGATAAAGGAGCATCCAGAGTCTAGGCGTTTAGTAGTTAGTGCTTGGAATGCTTCGGATATACCAGAGATGCCGCTTGCTCCCTGTCATTGTTTATTTCAGTTTAATGTTAGGGGTGAATACTTAGATTTACAATTATATCAGAGGAGTGCTGATTGTTTTCTTGGTGTTCCTTTTAATATAGCTTCTTATTCTCTACTACTTCTTATGGTAAGTCAAGTAACAGGTTATAGGCCAGGAGATTTTATACATACTTTTGGGGATGCTCACTTATATCTTAATCACTTAGACTTAGCTAGGGAACAGATTAAGAGAGAGCCTAGAGCGTTGCCTAAGATGGAATTAAATCCAGATATTAAGGATATATTTAGTTTTTCTTATTCGGATTTTGTCTTAAGTGGTTATGATCCTTGGCCTAGTATAAAAGCGGAGGTAGCGGTTTAGAAATGAGATTTAGCATTAAGTTTTTTGAAATAATGCTCTTATGTATTCTCTGTATCTTATGTTTGGAATTAGCTTACTTAGTATTTAATATTCATGCAGTAGAGGAGTAGGCAGAGGGAGATTCATGAGGAGTATATGTATGGAGTTAAGCAGTTATTAGAGATTGATTCTTTACAAAATTTCTGTGATAGTTCTCTTGTGCCTGTCTTAGATAAGTATGGTATTAAGGGCAGGAGCAATAGAGAAGGAGAAGAATAGGGTTATGGAAGTATCTATTATTGCGTGTGTAGCGACGGGTAACTTTGCTATAGGTAGGGGGAATGATCTTTGCTATCGAATTAAGGATGATATGAAGCATTTTAAAGAGCTCACCAGGGGTCATCCTATTATTATGGGGTCTAATACATTTAGATCTTTACCAGGGGGAGCTCTTTCGGGGAGAAGAAATATAGTACTTAGCAGGCAGGGAGGAGACTTTCCTGGTTGTGAAGTTTATAGTAGTCTTCAGGATGCATTACGGAGTTGTCAAGAAGAGGAGCATGTATTTATTATAGGTGGAGGCCAAGTATATAGAGAGGCTTATTCCCTAGTAGATTCTCTTTACTTGACTGAGGTTTTTGATACGCCAGAGGATTGTGATGTATTTTTCCCGTCATATTTTGGAGATTTTGAGTGTAAGGAAAGACAATATTTTTATGGGAACGATCTTAGATACGAATTTACTAAGTACGCCAGAATTACAGATTAGGTGTCCCTTATGTGGTTGCAGTCTAGATTCTTTTGAAGACTTAGAAAAACACCTAGAAGATTATCATTTTACTACCTTATCTGATTATTATGAGAGGCCGAATAGGACTACAAAGGATAACGGTTATTGTTGGAAATGTAATACTTTCAGGCCACCACTTACTCTCTTAGATAGTGATATATGTGATTATCATTTGCCTTGTTGGGATTGTATAGGTAAGAAGAAGTACGAAAAGACTCAAGCTATACAGACCATACAGGATGCTATACATGATTTTTACAGCATTATATCTGGGGATAGGTATTTTCAGACGTTTATAATAGATGATATATATATAAGAACTACTCTTAGTCATGAGTTTAATGAATTTAAGAAAGTATTAAAGCTCTTATATCCCAAGGACAGAAATAAGTTATGGTTAATTGATTATGTTCCTGGGTATCCTCATACTATTTGTAAAGATAACTTAGAGGGTCTTAAGATAGTGGATCTCAGTAATCTATTTACAGCTCTTAGTGATAAAAAGACTATTAAGCTAAAGGATTATGAGATTTCCTATCCTGAGATTGTGCCATATGATACCAGACATCATTCTAGGTATAATATTCTGAATCCTACAGATAATAGGAAGACAAAGAAATTAAGAATACCAACTAGTTCTGGGGAGTCCAAGTGTATTAAGTTTTTTAATAATACTGGAAATCCTTGTGAAGCGTGTTCATTATTTCAGATTAAGAAAGCGGGAATTCCGATTAACCCCTCTGGACTAGGAAAAGCTGATTATATTATACTTAAATTAGTTTTGCTTAGAAATAAGACTTTTATGAAGCTTATAATTAGTGTCTTAGAGGAGGCTTGTAAGAGTAGTAGTATATATCGGGATAGTATATTTCTTAAGAATACGGTTAATGTAAATCCCTGGTCCAAGATAAATACTAATATTACTTGGTTGCCAGAGAAGAGAGAAAATTTTGTAAACATTTCTATATTATGACAGAAGAAAGATTTAAAGTATCCAGTGTAGCTCTTGATATTAGTACAAATGATGGAGCTCTAATTAGTTCTTTGTTTAAGCCAGAGTACATAGTTACTAGTATATCGGCAAACAATGACTGTAGAATAGGTGAGGAAGCATCTAGGTTTAGTAAGACATCTAAACTTATTGTAAAAGCTGATTTTTCGGATAGCTTAGAAGAGATCTTATTATATCACTTAGATGAGCTTAGTTGGTTTAAGGCTGACATAGTTCTCTTAAGTCCTGATATTAAGTGGGAGTCTCTTCCCTCTAGTAGTCCTATTATTGGTGAGTTTGGTGTAGACAATCCTAGTTCTACAGAGAGGCTTGATGAGATTATGAAGATTAGGAAGATATCTTATGTTGGCTTACCTATTTCTCCTCTTAATTATAACTATGAGGTCTTGGAGTGGTGTAAGTCTAATAATGTCAAGGTAATCGGTTTTAATCCTCTTGGTGGTCATCTTAGTGCTCAGAGGGATATAGAGGCTTTTACTGTTCCTTATCTTCTTAAGTTTTGTTCAGCCAATTGTGATATCCTAGTCTTATCTGGTCGTGATAATTACAAGACTTACAGAGATTTTAATTACCTAATAAGTGAAGTCTTTGATCATCCAGTTCATCCAGTTGACTTAGGGAAATTTACTATGAGGAAGAGTATATTTAAACCAGTTAAAGAGATTAAGAAGGCTATATATACTTCCTTACAGCTTGATGAAGAGGGTTTAGCTATAGTAGATTATGACGATCCCAGTTCTATATACCCAGAGATAAGTTTTTCTATTGGGAAGAAGCAGGATAAGATACCTACTAAATCTGGGAGTGACTTAGAGAAACAACTAGAGGTCTTACATATACCTAGTGATGTTAGTGAAGAGTCTACTAGGTCTGCTATTATTAGATATAAGGCTAAAGAATTTCTCCTAGTAGATCATAAGCCAGATGATGGTTGGTTGATTAGGTCTTATATAGTTAATCCAGATGTTATAGTTTTTTCTCTCTATAAGCCATCTATAAAGAGAAGATTTTGGCAGAAACCGGACCCAGAAGAGAGCAAAACTATTACAATTATAGTTACACCAGATATAAAAGATATAGTAGTAAAGGAAGAAAACGCTCTCCCCGAGCCATGAAATCCCTACTACTGAGAAAAGCCTTTCCGAATAGGATTATATAGGAGAGGAAAAAGTAAAATGTTTAAAAATATAAAAAGATTATGAGAATTTTTAATGGAACAAATTCACAGATTAATCTCCCATTGTCGGGAAATACAAGATTATCTATTGCACCAAAGGCAGTTAGTCAGGATTTTATGCCTACTAATGAGTTTATTGCTCTTATTGTAACTACTTACGATGAGAAAGAGATTGCCTTAGTCTTAGGTGGTCGTTTTGAAATGAGTATGTGTGCTGCTATTCCTGCATCCACACCTCTCTTAGTTCAGGATCTTGATGAGGCAGTAAAGAGATTTTCGCCAAAGCAGGAAGAGAATAAGGTAGAGGTAAATCCTGTACCTGATAATAAGAAAGAGGATGTTGTTGTAGAGGAGGCAGAAGATGTAGCCCAGGAAAAGGGAGAAGAAGATGGAATTAATGATGCGCCTGTGGTAGAAGCTCCAAAGGCAAAGAGTCATAAATCAGCTTCAAAGAAAAAAGATTAATTAAATTTTACTTTAGGAATCTTTGGGATTATAAATCAAATATTTTCTCAAGGATTCCTTTATTTTTATCAGATGGAGTATAAAGAAGTAGAGAAAAAAGATGGTTCAAAACTAGTATTCTGTAATTTTGAGACTCTCCTAGAAGAATTTTATGGAGTGTCTAGTATGGAAGAAGTAAAACCGTTCTTAAATTCCAATGATGAATATATAATACATTGTCCGTTTTGTAAAGAGGCAGGTCACACTAAGCATAAGTTGTATATAAAGGGTGACTTAACTGTTGGCTTTTGTTTTGTATGTTGTAGAAAATATATAAATGTAACGGATGAAGTAACAGTAAAGGTAAGGGAGCAACAGTTCTTACCTGGCTTATATAGGAAACCATTTAGCTTAGTTAGACTAGATGATCCTGAATGGAGTTTGGATAAGTTTAAGTTTGAGTTTGATGATTTTAGCGAGGTAGGTTATAATTATCTACTTGGACGTCATAAGTACTTAGGTGAACTATATAAGATACTTGGTTTTAAGTTTATGGATGGAAATGTAGCAATGCCGTTTTTCTATCATGGAGAACTATTCTATTATCAGATTAGGTTTTCTGGGAATAGTAAGATTAGGTATTTCTTTCCTCCAATTAGCGCAAAACCACCTTACATAATTGAGCATGGAGATAATAAGAAGTTCATTGTATGTGAGGGAGTGTATGATGCAATAGCTTGTTTGATTATGGCACCAGAATATACTCCATGTGCTGTCTTAGGAAGTTCAGTATCGGATTATGAGATTGAGTTTCTTAGAGAGTATGTGCCAGAGAAGATCTTAGTATATATGGATAAGACTAGTATATCAGAGGGGATTGTTAAGAAATTAAGATCCGTTATTGATTACTGTCCTATTAGTATTATTAGGTCAGACGGAGAAGATCCAGAAGAGTGTATGAAAAGAAAAATGGGTCAAGGTGTCAACTTACAATGGATAAAATAAATAGATGTTTTCAGCCAAGATTATAAAAGGAAATAAGATAGAAATTCTGACTGATGATCCTACTGTAGAAAATTTTTTAAAGGGTGATTTAGACGAAAGTGGTTATAATGTTTGGACTAAGAAGTTTGGAGCATATAAGACAACAGTTCATATTTTCGAAAGAGGTAGACACAACTTAGGTGGAGGTAAATTTAAATATATCTTAGGCTTAGGTTGGGCAGCATATGTTATGTCAGCTTTTTCGAATGTTATTAGCCTAGATGATTGGACTTGTCTTAGAAATGCTATAACTTCTTCCGAATATAGAGATATACCATTTCCAAATCTTAGGGATTATCAAAATTCGGATGTCCTATTCTTACTAAAATATAAGATAGGATTATTTCAAGTAAATACATCTTATGGAAAAACAGAAACAATAGCAACCTTAGCAAATTATTTTGTAGGGTCTGGTAAGCGTGTTCTCTTAGTGACTCCCGGTAATAAAGCCAGAGATGAACTTATTAAGAGAGCAAAACTTAGATTTTCTTTAGAGGTTAGCAAAGACTTAGGGGAACCTATTTGTTGTATAATCACTTCTGGAATTCTTAGGAGAAAAGAGAATAAAGGAGATTCTGGTATACAACAAATGGAAACTGTCTTAGCTTCTTATGATGTTGTCTTAGTTGATGAGGTAGAGTATACGATTAATCCTAGTGGAGAGTTTATATATTCTAAATTAGTAAATGCCACTAACTTTTATGGTTTTAGTGGTACTGCTGATAAATATACAGGAGCTGCAGTTACTTTTGCTCAAGGTCTTAGCGATACTGTCTTAAAGAATAGAAATCTTATTAAGTATTTTGGTCCTGCTCTTGTATTTAGATTACCGCTTAATATGTCAATAGATGATATAGTGGTAAATTCGAGAGCCTTAGATAACTTAGTCCTAGATAATGAAGCAATAGAGAGTGCTGGAAATGTTTATGGAGAAATTATGAATCAACTATGGACAGATCCAGATGTATGTGAAACTATAGTAAAAATAGTTAAGAGATTTCCGAAGACTTTTATACCAATGAATAACTTAGTGACTATCTTAGATGGTTGGATTAATAACTATTTCATTGGTACTTTTAGAATTCTCCTAGTATGTGGAAAGGGTTATATTTATTATGACTTAGAGGGAAATAAGAAAAGTCTGACCTTAACTGAAGCTTGCGATTATATTAAGAATGACCTGGTTGATGTTATTCCAAGTACAGCAGCTGGTTATAGGGCCTTAGATTTTCCTGGCTTAGAGAATATCTTACTATGTATTGGAAAAGTAGCTGGTGTTGTTCTTCAGGCAATAGGTAGAACAGCTAGAGGAAAGCATATGAATGTAATTACCCTAGCATCTGGAAGAGGAAGAATCATACCAGTATATACAAAGGGAGCAAATGAAAGGAATGAGATGTTAAGAAAATATTACAAGTTCTGTGATATAGAGACAACATATATAAATGATGATATCTTATGTTAACAGATAATTATTTAGATTTCTTATATACATGTTTTAATCAGTATGTATATCAGACTGCGAAAGATAATATAATAGACATACAGCATTTCTTTGATACATTTCCACCAACTGTAGGAAATAAGCTAGTAGAGAATCTTATTGCTGCAATTAAGACTTATGATTTTGAATCTATTGGTGTTCCGTTGTTTAGAGGAATAATGATAAAATCTGGAAAATCAGAGGGTGAGTCAGAAAAGATAATGTCTGATATCATAAACTGTAAGAATTATTCCAAAGAGCAGACGGAGCCAGTTAGAAAATTAATAAAAGATATATGTGCAGATAATGCCTTACAAAAAGCTGGAAAACTATATGTAGATCATCCAAGTGATTATATAAATTATATTAAGTCACTGGATATTAAGACTTCAGAGAAAGAGGTAGAATTAATTGGAACTGGTTTTTCTAGTCTTGATTTTAATACGATGATAGCTGAGGGAGATAATAGAAGTATCCCTAGTAAATTTGACTTTATTAATCAAACTTTTAAGCCAGAGATGGGATATCCAGCAACAGGTTTAAATTTAATATGTATGCCACCAGGTACAGGTAAAACTTTATTTGCCATGCAGGAAGCTCTTAATATGGCCCTAAGTGGTTATAAGGTTCATTACTTGTGTATGGGTGATATGATTGAACTGGACTTTATTACTAGAATGGGAGCAATGTATCTTGGGAAACAATTTTATGAAGTTAAACTGGATCTTAAGAATACATACTCTACATTAAAAGGGGTAATAGGAGATAATCTTGAAATAACTGTCGTACCTGCTAATGAGATAACAGTAGATGAATATGTTGATTTTATTAGAAAGAAAGGATGTTATCAGATTTGTTTTATAGATTATGATAGTCAGTTTAAGTCCAAAGTATTTACAGATTCTATGTACCTAGTGTATGGAGAAATATATTCTAAACTTTCTGAATTAACTGTACAAGACAAAAAATTAGTATTTATCTTAGCACAACCGATGAAAGCTTCTTGGCAAATTCAACAGAGTCTAGCAACAATTAATATAGACATGGTAGGTGAGAGTTCAAGAAAAATTCATGCAGTTGATTGGGCTATGACAAGATCTAGGGAAATAAATGATCTTAATGGACTTGGTATTTTTAAGATAGTTAAGTCTAGACGAGGTGAAGAAAATGTTATAGCTTATAGTATACGACTTGGAAATGGTAGGTTTAAGATTCTGCCAAGAGGAGTATATGAACAGATAAAGAATATTACTGAGAAACGAGAATTTACAGAACAAGATATAGATGGCATGATAGCTTCTTATCAAGGTGCTTCTCGGGTTGCTCATGGTATTGTACAGAATAAAATGAATAATCAACAGCAGCAAGGAGTAGGAGGAGGTTGGATGCCAGCTCCAGGTCCTAGTCCATTTGTTTAATGAGAACTATATGAAGAAAGAATTAAAACTAGTAGTAAAAATAAAAGATGGATTTGTTAGTACCAATGACTTATATAAAGCAAAGGTATCTTATTCAGGAGGTCATCCACATGCTCAAGTTTATAAAAATCCAAAGGCTAATACAGTTGAAAGAATAATTAAAGATCAACTTAGGGCAGTGGATTTTACAGAGTACCTTGACTTCCTAAAGAATACAAAACAATTCCGGCTCTTAATACAATTTATTCTTAAGAAAAATATTAAGAAGAAAGATACATCTAATTATATAAAAAATTTAGAGGATATTTGGACAAGATTTGTAAAAGATGACTTAGGTATTTCTACTTATGATGATTCTTTACATGTTGAAGTTCATGCATATAAGTCAATTATACCAAATGCAAAAGAAGAAATTGCCTGTATTCAACTAAGTGAGTCTAAGTTTAATCTAAGGTTTGATAAAATAGAAAAACCAGAGAGAGTATTCTTAGGAGGGACTTGTGCTCTTACTGACTGGAGAAAAGATTTAATTCCTGAACTAGAAAAATTAGGTATTTCTTATTTTAATCCAGTTGTTCCTGATTGGACTCCTGAGTGTAGAGAAATAGAAGTACAAGAAAAAGAAATTTGCAATACACATCTTTATATAATTACTCCGGAAATGAAAGGAGTATTTTCTATAGCAGAGTGTATTGATTCTGCTTATAAACACTTAGATGGAGGATTCTGTTTTGTTGGTATTCTAGGAGAATCTGAGTGGGATCCAGGTATGAAGAGAAGTTTACAAGCTACTATAGATATGATAAATAGTATAGGAGATGGCAAGAAAAATATAAGAGCTTCTTGGATGAAAAGTGCTCTTGACATTTTAGATTATATAAAAGAATGAAAGAGTTTAGAGTAATTATAGCAGGATCAAGAGAGTTCACAGACTATCCTCTCTTGAAAGAAAAATGTGACAATATTTTAAAGAAAAAATTAGAAGATAAAGATACTAAGGTAATTATAGTTAGTGGTCATGCTAGAGGAGCTGATACCTTAGGAGAAGAATATGCTAGGGAAAAAGGACTAGAGTGTGAAACCTATCCTGCAAATTGGGATAAATATGGTAAGTCAGCTGGGTTTAAAAGAAATACCTTGATGGCTTCACTTAGTAATGGTCTAATAGCATTCTTAAAACCTAAAGTAGAAAGCAAAGGTACTATGATGATGATAAGAATTGCCAGAGAAAATAATTTACTTACTAGAGTTGTGGAGGAAAAAGAATGAGTGAAAAATATGATAAGTGGTCAATGTTCAAGAATTACATGGCCAATGATTTAGGAATTACAAAAGATGATATTAAGCAGTGGATTAAAGAGGCAGTAGAACAAGAAGCCAAAAAATTAATTGCTAATTCATTTGACGATTATAACATACAATCTATTATGTCTAATCTCATGAAGGATAAGTTAGAGAAAAACATTAACTCTATAAAAGAGAAAGTAGCAGAAGAAATAGTTTCTAGATTAAAAATATCATGCGATGAGTGAGAAGAAGTCTATCTATTTTTGTGGGGATATACATGGAGAATTAAGAAAACTTGTATGGACTATAACCGAAAGATATAAAGCTACCAATATTGACCTAGTCGTTTGTGGAGATTTTGGAGTAGGTTTTGGTCGTCCTAAGTCTATGGATGTTATGTATTCTAGAGTACTTAAGAGGTTGGAGAAAAATGATATACGACTTTATACAATTAGAGGAAATCATGATGATCCAGCTTGGTTTGATGGAAAACATGACTATCCAAGATTAAAATTCTTAGAGGACCATGAACTAGTTAATATTGCTGGTTGGAGTATATATCCCATTGGTGGAGCTACTTCTATTGACAAAGCAGCTAGAATAGAAGCTCAGAAAAAGATAAAGACTAAGTGTTTCTGGGAAGGAGAAAAAATTGAACGAGTAGATAAATATCCCGGGAGAGCAGATATAATTGTCTCCCATACAGCGCCCATATCATTTGAACCTGTAGTTTTAGAGACCGTGATATGACAGAAGAAACTTATAACTCTATTGTATCTGAGCGAACCCTACCTAACCAGTATCATAGGAGAGATGGGATTTTCATATTGGTTTTATGGACATTTTCATCATAGTTATTCTGGAAATATAGGAAGTAAAATATATCACGGACTTGGTATAGACGAAATCTTTGAGTTGAGGAAAAAGTGAATAATGTCAGTTAGTAATTTGTCTAACAATGGAACTTAACTTTTTTAACACTATGACTAATGATACAATGACCGAGAAGATCCTTAATAACTTCAAATCTATAAAGGAGCTTATTAAATCTCAAGAAGGATTACAGAAGAAGGTCAAAAGAATGACTGAAGGGATTGATTCTCTAAGAAAAGAGAACTATAACTTAAAAAAGAGAATTGAGAACCCTAAAGTCTATGATGTCAATAGATAGTGAGGAGGATTAAAGAATATATTGAAAAATAAAAAGGGGATATACATTATTGTTGTCCCCTTTCCTTATTTAAAAAGAAGAAATGAAAATATTTAACTACGTAGAACTTCTTGATTATATAAAGAATAATAATAGGTTTAAACTAGATAGATATAAACTGAACTTTATTTCTTTTAGGGATAAGACATTTCATTTACGATATAGAATTTCTTATCATGGCCCTAGAAAAGATAAGATGTCAGAATTTAAGATAGAAAGATTAGGAAAAGAAGCGGAGGAAGGAAAAACTATAAAATTTATTTTCTATAATTCAGAAAACGATGATTCCTATTCTTGTCTAGACTGGTTTAAAAAAGTAGTAGAAGAAAAAATGGATTATTACTTTTGTCTCCGTAATAGAACATCCTATATAAAGAAAACACTAAATGAATTAATTAATGGTCTTAAGAAAGAGAAAGATATAAATTTTTTAGTAGAGGATGTTGATTTCTATAACTTCTATGTTTTTAGATTTAATAATGATACTTGGAAATTAGGAAATATTAGCTTTCTCTTTGATGATTCTAGAAGAGCTGATTTATACCTAGGACAGAGCATAAAATATATTAGCAGTAAGTTTTGGAGTGTAGATTATTCTCCAGTTAAATTTATTAGAAGAGGAATTAATCCAGAATCTAAAATAAATTACTACTTACAATCAGGAAACCTAGAGAGAATAGGGATAGACGATTATAAATACTTAGATAGATTGACCTCTATACCTGATGAACAATTAAAAATTATCCTGAAAGAATTTATGATTAGAATAATTAATGATGACTAGTGCCAATGAAATATTACAAAACTTAATAGAGGGCGGTCTTCTTATGGACTGGACAGAAGTAGTTGATAATGAATTTAGTTTTAGAGTACTTGAGAGACCATGGGTAGATTATACTGTGGTTTATAGCTATTCTAAGACAAAGAAATATCCAATTGAGAAAGATGATAAAATTTCTCAAGTTGAATTAATTAGTAAGAAGAGAGGTACTAAGAACCCATATCTTAAACTAAATCTATTTGGACAAGAAGATCCTGAAGATATAGCAGCTTGGTTAATTAAGATGGTTCTAACTAAAAATCACTTTAATGGAAACTTAGTGGATCTATATAAGTTTGTAAAAAGCAAAGTAACTAATTATAAGCTAGAAAAAGTTTGGGGTGAATACTACGATGAATTTGAAGATAATTATGTAGTAGTAAAATTTCATAAACCTGGACAGAAGAAAGAATTTATCCTCTTATATATCTATGGAGCCGGAAATTATAATAAGGTTTGCTATAGATTAAGAACTAAAGGAAAAATAAAAAACTTAGGAGGAATAGACGATATTTGTAGCCTATAATTGTAATAAGGAGAGAGAAATAGCTCTCTTCTTTTTTCCGTCTAGGAATGGCAAAAAACCCTTATATGTGGAGAGAGAAAGACTTAGTATCTTTCGAAATCTTCCTAGAGTACTTTTGAAAAATTAAAGTATTCTATTAATTTTTATATGTGTGTTGAAACGAATAACACTAACTTATTAAGATCATGCTAAAGGTGGTTTAGGGTAAATCTAATAAGGACAACTGAGAATGACATACTCAGCATTGTGCCAGCAATGTAAAAATGCTAAACAAAATATACTTATGACATATATAGTCAGAAAGAAGGAGTTGTTATACCTTTGTATATTTTATAGGCTGGCAGCGTATTAAAGGTTGGAGACATAATATAGTAGAGCGAGAGGCTATTGGCTTTTTGCCTACATATTATAACAAAATATAAAATTTTAATATTGAGGAAATATTAAAGCAAGATCATAGGGTTATTAATGAAGAGTTAATAATTGCTGGATCAAAAAACACAGTAATCCTTGTACAGGGATGAACTCAGAAAATTATGTATAATGTGACTGTATCACATAACATATATTAGTAAGAGGGTGGATTTATTAGAACGGGAAAGTATACAGCAATCCTATTATATCTAAAACAAAAACTGAAGAGGTTTGAGGGAGGATATAATTCTAATATAGAAATCCTATGAAGAGAAATCATAGGTCCAATTTAATGGAGAAAATAACTTTTAAAAAATATAAAATGAAAATTTATAATTTTTTTTAAGAGCATCCAACTAAGGCTCATAGAAGTCTTGGATGCATAAGCAACAACTATAGGAGCTCTTAAATGGGCTCCTTTTAATGAAGAGAATAACAATTAAAATTAAAAAATATGAAAAAGAAAGAAGTAAATTTACCATGGTTTTATATCGCGGTAATTATATTAAATCTGATCATAATCTGTAATAATACAACAGAATTATGGATCAACTATATCCTCGGCGCAGTAAACGCCGGGATAGTATTGATGATACTATATGCTTTCTATTGGAGCGAAGATGCTCCATTTAGGGGCGATAATGAAGAATAAAAATTTGGGGAGAGAGTTTAATACTCTTTCTCCATTTTAATTTTGAACAAACTGTATCTAGGTTAAACTCCTAGACTGAAGAGATCAATTATAGATCGAAACAGATGTTCATTAGTATATACTAAAGATTATAGAAACCTGACATAGACAATATAACAAACAATTTTAAAACAAAAAAATTATGAAAAAAACATGATTGAGTTAAGAATAGTAGAGGCCATCCTATCATTAGTGGTGGCGGCAATAGGAGGATCCATAGGGTCTGCCATTGCGCATAAGTTAAAGTTTATCTTCGACAAAGAATATAGAGAAGCCGAGATAAACTGGTGGCGAGAGAGAGCCGCACAGGAAGAGATCTCCTATATAAGGGAGAAGGTTCTTATGATGGAAGGAATTCTAAATAAGATGCCTCCAATAAAATTAATTAGGAGATTAAAAAGAATCGTAAGAGATATTCTTTATTCAATTGGAAATAGGGATGATCTCGATAGGTTTAGAGAGGAGGAAGATAAAGCAAATGAATACAGAGATAATTAAACTGTTGAAGAGAATTGCAGTCTTCTCATTCAATAAAATATTTAGAGAATTAGAACCCACTATTAATAAGTGGATAAAGAAGAAACTAAAACAGGAAGAGGTGTAAAATCCTCTTCTTATTTTTTCATCCCAAACCCTTATATGTGAGTTAAACAAAAAAAATGAAATGGAAATAAAAAAACTATTTAAAAAGACATGGGTAAAAGTAACAGCAGCTGGATTAGGGTTGACAATTATATCCCTGTCAATTGGAAAAGTTCTAGGTTCTAAAAATGAAAGGATTAGAAGCCTGGAAAACGAGAACATGAATCTCCGTGACTTATGTCGTGGAGAGGAAGAAACCATAAGAAAATTAAATTATGGTTTAGGAAAGAAAATGTCATCTGTGGGACATCAGGTATATTAGTCTTTAGCCCAGATCTAAGGACAAAATTTTAAAAACAACAAAAAAAATGGAACAAGAAGAAAACAGAAGAACAGCGCTTTATTATAACGCTGTATGTAAGAGGATATCTCAAGAAGGAGAGGTATCTAGAAAAAGAATGTTCGTGATCATAGATGAAGCTAATAAGGCTTTTGGATTGCGAAAAATTACGAATTCTGGTAAATATTATCAGATCATTGGATTACTTCAAAAGAGGTATTCTGTATCTGAGAAAAAAGTTATCAATCCAGAAAGAGGAAAGCTTGGGCAAAGAAATATGATGAGTGTCTATTCAATAGGGACTTATGTAGTGCCTGAGGAAAAGGAGAAGAGTTCCACATCCAAGACAAAAAAAATAAAAGGACGTGGAAGAGGAAATCATATCCCAACAGACGAGGAGATTAAGAAAGTGATGATACTCTTAGCAGAGGCCAAGAAAGATCAGCACAGTAGAATTTCTCTGTCTAGAATGGGAAAAATTCTTGGAAAAAACAATATGACCATCTCTAAGTTTGATACAGTTATTAAGGGTGTAAAAGCTCGTACTGGCATTGAGATTAAGTATATTTCTAGCAATAGAGATGGTTTTGTAGACATAATGAATTGTAGCATTGTTCACCATAACATATCTGAAAAATATAGAGAGTTTATTGGTGAGACTGCTCCGGTTCAACAAGAAGAAAAGAAAGAAATAAAGATAGTAAGAAAAGAGGTTTCTAATATTAGTGAATCAGACAAGTATCTTCTATTCATAATAGGTGGATTACTATTAAGTAGTTCAAGATATGAGAGTGTAGATAACTTGCTTAAATCAGTAAGGGAAACTTGTTTCAAGCCAGAGTTTGATAGGGTTGATTATAAAAAACTTGTCACACTCGCTAACTTATATCCAGATGTTTTTTCTATGGATAGTTGTAGAAAAATAATTGGATTGGTTAAGTATCAGAAGGAAGGTCATAATTTGATAGAGAGATTCAACCCTTTTAATAAATTGGAAGAGGTTGGAATAATCTATAAAGACCATAATTTTGTAGAGGAGTTGGGAAAAATTTTCCCAATCGAAGAAGATAATACTGCACTAGGTCTGGTAAATTTTGACATAGACAGTAGTTACATCTCATTTAGTTCTCTATCTATCCTGGTAGGAAAGTATAGAAAACAAGTAGAGATAGTCTCAACAAGTCTCAGAAAGAGAATAGATTCTGAGATAAATTTGAGCGAAAAAATTTCTAGATACTGGAGAGAAGAAACTATACTCGGTCCCACATTGGATAGTTCTCAGGTAAAAAATGAGAAAGCAATGTTGACAATTGAGAAGGAATTTTCAACAGTAGATAAATAGATAACATTAGAAAGGGAGAATTAGCAATAGTTCTCCCCTTCTTTTCCTTACTTATGATTAAAACAATATAAAAATGAGAAAGAAAACATTTAAAGATTTCAGAAATTTTTATAAGGATAAAAACCCTTATAAGATGACTAGTTTTGATGATAGAGTAAGTAAGACAAGAAATACAATATCTCCGTATATTGTAAAAGAGGCAGAATTAAATATGTCACAACAAGATATATTTTCTCACCTCTTAGAGAATAGAATTATATTTTTTGGAGATGAGTTTTGTCCAGAGACCTGTAATATAGCAATTGGAGAAATCTTATTCTTAAATCAACAGGACGATGGGAAAGATATAGAGTTTTATATAAATTCTCCTGGTGGAAATATAACTGACTTATTTGGTTTACTAGGAACTATGGGAGCTGTCAAAAATGATATATCTACAACAGCTATTGGTAAGGCAGCATCCTGTGCAAATCTATTACTTACTGCAGGGACAAGAGGAAAAAGAAGAGCTCTACCACTTGCTAAACTCCTATGTCATCAGCCTATGGGAGGAACATCAGGTCAGCAAACAGATATAGAAATAGAAGCTAAATTTATTACAGAATTAAAAGAGGATATCTGTAAGATCTATATGGATTCAACCGGACTAGATCATGACGAGATTTGGAAAAGAATGGATAGAGATAATTGGGTCAGACCAGAAAAAGCTTTACCAGTTTCTAAAGGTGGAGACTGGGGAAAGTATGGTATGATAGATGAGATTATTACAAAAATATAAAAAATAAAAGAGAGAAGGTTTAAATTCCTTCTCTTCTTTTTTCAAATTATTCCTTTTCCTTCTAATATTTTTTCCATAGCTTCCCAATCAATAAAAGGTCTTCTGCTTAATCTTAGGTCTATCTTAAGTGGAGCTCCTAAGGCTGTGTCATCTATATAGTAATTAGCAAACACCTTACTGCTATTTGTCCACTTATGTTGGCTAGGATTTTTATTAACTGCCCATAGTTCAATGCCATTATCATAGAACCAATCAATAGCTGGAGAAATTGTGTCTTCTATTTCACCATCACCATAAGACCTCATTGTGTTTAAGATAAGCTTATTTCCATTCTCTACTGTTCTTTTTAAGATTGGAATAGCTCCTATGTCTTCCCCTATTCTCGGGAAATCATGTGCTACACAAGTGCCATCAAAGTCAACTGAAATTATTAGATTTTTTATCATATTTTTTATTATTTTTAATCAAAGATAAGGTTTTTATGGTTAATCAGGTCAATTTTTTGAATAAAACGGCCAAATTTTTACAAAAAACGCCCAAAAATTGACCCTATTTTTTAACAATTCCTTATTTGTAGAAATTGAAACAAATTTTCAGAGGATTCGTTAGTGCAGGTTGTTGAATTAAGATTGAGGAATTAATACTAGGTTGGATACCTAGTAAAATTTTCCATTCTTTTCCTGTACTTTCGAATCTGTTTTTGAAACCATATAAATAAATTAAATTATGATAATACTGAGAGACAATACCTTCCTCGGGGGGGGGGGTACTAAGTGAAAAGACATTTAACTCCCAAGCTCAGAAAGCTAGAAGAGCTTCCTGGGATATGAATCAGGGAAATATTGCTGCCAATCCTAAATATAATGCTAAATATGATGTTAATGGTGCAGCAAATAGTCCAATTGTAGCTAAGCGTGGAACAGAGAATGCAAAATTTAAAATTTTTCAAGATAAAGCTACACAAAATAAAGGAGCTATACAGGAAGAATTATTAGTTAATGGAAGATCTGCTAATAGGGCCGGAATTCCAAAATCTGTTGCTAATCAAACAACTAGACAAAATATAAATCAAAGAATAGGTAATCTTTCACAAGAGCATCAGCAGCAATTAGCTCAATCAAAAGCTGCAAGAGAAGCTGCAGCCAAGGTAACTAAACAGGCAGAAATTATTAGCCCAAAGGTTAAAGCTGCAAATTTTGTTCACGGTGGGGTAACAAATCAAACATTTAAACCTAATAATACATCTTTTATAGGAAAGATGGGTAAATTTATTGGCAATCATAAAGTAGCAACTGCTGTAACAGGAGCCGCTGCTGTAACTGGTGCTGGATTACTTGCATATAATCATTATAAGGATAAATAAATATATCTCTCAGAGGTGAAGAACCTATCTCTTCAATTAGACTGAGAGAACAAATTTAACTAGGTTGTGGTTCGACTCCACATCTTAGTTCTATTATGAAAGCAGTTTTTAATTTTATTAAGACGGCTGCTAAAACGACAGGTCATTATTTGATTTTGCCGTTTAAAGCTTATATACTTTTAGCAGCTAAGAGTTATGAAAATCTTTACGACAAGGGATACAAAGGTCCAATGTGGTTATAGTCGTAAGTTTAGTGAAGTACAGTAGCTAACATAACTAACGGTAAAACTAATTGATGCTAGTGGGAGGTGTCAGGTAGAAAGAGGAGACCTGAGTTAAACACACTTCCCCAGATTATGTAAAAATAAACTGAAATAAATTATGGTAAAAGAAATAGAATATAACAAGGAAAATATACTACAATATAAAAGGCCTGGAAATTCTCTTTGCCATGCTAGATATATTCCTGGTAAAACTAAAGGAATAATGTTAGTTGATAAGTCTTCCCTGGTTGGTTTTAAATCCTGGGAAAATGATTGGATAACTGCACTATTTGTAGATCCAAAATATAGAAATCAAGGAATAGCAACAAGTCTTTTAGAACGTAGCCCTGCTAAAAAATTATCAGTAACAAAAAGTAATAAGAAAGCTGTAGACCTATATACTAAATTAGGTTGGGTTAAATCTAATGATACTGGAAATAATAGGATGGATATGATAAAAAGTTTCTCTAGATCTGATTTTAAAGGTCTTAATAAAAATCAGACTAAGGCATTGAAGTCTTATAGGAAAGCTCTAGCCTCTGGAATAAGAAAGGTTAGAAAAGAGTTTCCAAATAGATATATAGAAATAGGTAGAGAAAAATCTGCCATGTTAAAAGATGTTATGTCTAATCCAAATCTAGGTGATACTTTCCTAGAATCAAAGAAGGGAAAATTATTAGTTGGTGGAGCATCTGCCTTAACTCTAGCTGGTCTTGGATTAGTTGCATATAAACACTATAAAGATAAGAATAGTAGAAATGATAATACTAAGAAATAAATCTTTTGGGATGATGGATTTTATGACTGGAAGTGGAAAAAATACTGGATCCATTAATGGTGATTCACAAGATAATTCTCAAGGAAGCAATATAGGTTCCACTATAGCCAAAGGAGCTGCTGTAACTGGAGCAGGTCTAGCCACTGCCTCTGCAATTCAACATGGTATTGCTGCAAATAAAGCTTTGATTAATAATGGAGTAGAAGGAGGATTAAAAACTGTTCTTACTAGCCCCAATATGAGGATGAATTATAAACAAGCATCTGGTTATGTTAGAGACATGAGTAAATTTGGTGCTACAGGTGCTGGAAAAAATATAGCAAGAATGGGAAAAGCTGGACTTGGATTAGCTGCAGCTGGTGTACTTGGATCTATGTTTCTAAAGAAGAAAAGTAATCTAGATCAATCTCAACAACAACCACAGCAATGATATTATTAAGAAAGAAATATTCAGTTTCAGATTCTGACGTAGAGGCTATGCAAAATGAAGACTACGGAGAACAAGCTGCATCTCTTGGTGAGGAAATGGAAAGAGCATCAAAGGCAGCTGCAACTGATAAATCAACTACAAATTAAGGAGTTATAATTATGGAGGCAATAAATCCTTTTGATAATGAAGAATTTAAGCGCCAGATCTTAGGAAGTAATAGTAAAGAAGATCATAGGTCAGACAACTATGAATTAATAGAGCCTGATCAAGATGTAGAGTCAGATATGAAATCAATTATATCAAAGGCTCCTAAATTACCTCTATCTGGAACTGCTAAGAATATAATAGTAGATGCCTCTGCCCTGTCTAAAAACGAAAAAGAACAAAAAGCACAAGAAATGCAATTAGCTCTTAGTCAGGTATTTACAAAATATAATAAAGAGTATGGAACAGACCTTCAGATAAATTTTGATTCTCTATCTCAAACTCTAGTAAATGTAAGTGACCCAAAGAGCAGAAGAACATTAGAATTATATCTCAGTGAAATATTTAAGTCAATTCGTCCTATCTTAATTGTTCATATGCTAAGTAAATTAAGCTTGGCTATTGATTATGTACTGGATCCTAAGAACCTTTTTGATAAGTCTCAGATGACAATTCAAGATACCTTCTTAGCTGTACGAGAGATCATGAACTTTATTACACAGATAGAAGAGATGAAAGATGACATTATGATTGACGGTTCTGAATTAGAATTGAAGAAATTAGCAGAAAAAACTGGTAATGAAGAATTTGATGATCCAGAAACAAAGAAAACCATAGAGAAATTTATGGACTTATTAAAAAAAGATAACGGAATATCATGATAGTCTTAAGACAAAAAACTTATTCTAATAGGCTTAATAAGATTCTAAAGAATAAGTGGATTATGAAAAAGGGGATTGAAGGTCCTATGTATGAGAAAGCATTATACAAAAGCGCTATACAGAAACCAGTAACTAAGGGCGGTTCTCTTAGGACTCTGGAAAAATATAAAAACCTAATTGTTCCTTTTGATAATCCTAAGTTTTCACCTCAGACACTAGAATTAGACACTGCAGTTAGACAACAATTAGCTCTTGAAAAAGGAAGAGCTCTAATTAATAAAATAAAATGATAATATTAAGAAACAATATCCTCTCAGGGGGGGGGGGGAGATAGAGGAAAGAACCTTTAATTCCAAAGCACAAAAGGCTAGAAGAGCATTGTCTGATATGAAGATAGGATTAGAAAGTGCTTCAACTGATAATTTTCTTACTAACCCTATAGATAAAAGCTATAAGAAGGTATATGATAAATATAAGGTTGCTTCTACCACACCTTTAGTTAAAGGAGGATCTTGGAGTCCCAAAGTAGAAGGTATGAAAGATATATCTAAACTGGCCGATAAGCAGGAATCACTACTTAAAGAAGGAAGAGCCGCTCAAAGAAGGGGAGCTAAGAGTTTATTTAATGATAAGTTCTCTAGAATCCATAGACTTAGTCCAGAACATCAAAGTCAACTTTTTGATAATAAATTAAAACGTAATAAATCCGCCATAGAAAAACAAGTAGAGGATGATATCAAGAAGCGAATTAATGCTGAAAATGCTAAGGCAAAAATAAAAGAAGAGTTGAGAGAAAAAGCTAGAGCAGAGGCTAGAGCTAAGTCTGAAAATATTGCTAGAGCAGAAGCTAAAGCCGCAGCAAAGAAGACTGAGATTCTAAAAAATGCCAAATTAAGAAGAATCAAAAATCTTAAGACAGTCGGCAAAGTTGCTGGAGGATTGGCATTAGCTAGTGGTATTGGATATGGTGGTTATAAATATTACCAATATAAACATAATAAAAAGAAATAACATGTATATAAGACGTAAACTATACTCGACATTTGAAGATGAGAATGGTGAGGAAAGACTATTTAGTTCTACAGAATTTGTAGACGAAGATCAATATCTGGATGAAATGATGTATTCTGACGAAGAACCTGAACAGAAAGAGTATGCATCTATAAGAAGTCAGGCCAAAGCACTTTCTAGAATAAGAGATATTGGTAAAAAGATCAGCAGAAGAGGAATAGAGAATGCAAATAAGGAGGAAGTAATAAATAAAGTCATTGGTATAGCTGGAAGATCTGGAAGAGCCGGAAAAGGAATATATAACACCACTAATCCAAGTGTACAAAAAGCTTTAGGAAGATTTGCTAGAGTAGGCCTTAGAGAATCTGGTCAGCCAGTTACTAAGAAAGCCGTTAAGAATGCTGTAGACCTTGCAAAATTTAATTCAAGAATGCAATCTATTAATGGAGGAAAAGGACGTCCTCTTAGAGAAATAATCGGAATTTAAAAATATACTTTCTGTAGCGACTTTAGGTGTCTACTCTTCGATGAGACTACAGAAACTAAATAAAATAAGTTGGATAATATATGATAAATAGTTTTATAGATCATACAGACCCAACATCCCTAATTGATTTCAGTGGAGTTTCAATAGAGGAGCAATATGCAAAGTTAACGGATGAAGAAAAACTATTAATATTTTGTAAGATAAATGGTTACAATAAAATACCACCTAGTATAGAGCAATTATATTCTGATGAGTATTTCTTAGGAGGAACAGAATTTTTTGATAAAGGAAATAATCTCTTTGACTATTGGAAGAAGAGTTTACCAATAATTTATCCCAGTTCTGTCTTAACTGCAAAACCATTCTTAGTTCTATCTGGAGCAATTGGTACTGGTAAGTCTACTGTATCTAGATTATGTTTAGCTATGACTTATGCTAGACTTCTTTGTATGAATAATCCTAGTAGAACTCTTAAACTAACTCCAAAGCCTTTTAGTGCAGTTATCTATCACAGGGATGAAGAGGTTGCAAGAAAAGAGTTTAAGTATTGGTTTACTCAAGAAGTTTTGGAAAAGTCACCATTCTTCAAAAATACTAAGAAAAGTTTTAAATTTCAAGTACTAACATCAGGCCCTCTAAGTCAGGCTGGTCTTGGTAGTGATGTTCTTGTATATATAATAAGTGAGATTAACTTCTATCCTAATCAAGAGAAAGCGCAAGGAATAGTTGAAACAGCATATGGTCGTTTTACATCTAGATTTGATAGAGATGCAATGACTAAGGTGGGAAACTTAATTATAGACTCCTCAGCAAAAGGTAATAATTCCTGTACTGAATGGTTCTTAGATAATTCTCCTTCTGATTTAACTTGGTACTGTAAGCCAACTCATTATGAAGTTAAACCACAATCCTATAAAGAGAGTCGTGGTAGAACTTTCCCAGTATATATAGGAGATGGTAAATATCCTCCACAAATATTAGCTGAAGATTATAAATTAGCAGAAGACCAAGATCCAGATAGAGTTCTTAGATTACCCTGGCAATTAATGGTTGAATGCAAATTGAATCTAGAAAAAACATTACAGGATAAGTGTGGTGTTTCTACTAGTGCATCTGATTCATTCTTTGGTGGAAACATGGAGCATATGGTAAATTGTTATAAGAAAAAGAATAATATACCAGAGATTATCCAGGTTGACTTTTTTGATAAGACTGATAGAATAATAGATAAAATTTCTCCTGCCTTATCATTAGTTAGACCAACTTCTACTATTTGGTTAGGACTTGACTTAGCTACAGTAGATGATTATACTGGAATGAGTGCAGTTCAGTTTGATGGTTGGGAGATAATAAATGGAGTTAAGTGGCCTAAAGTTAAGTGTATATTTAGTTTGGCTATAGCTCGAAAGGAAGGACAAGAGACTAGTTTATTTCATGTATTTGACTTAATTATGTCTCTTAAGAAAACATATAATATTGTAGTTAGTGCCGATATAGCTTTCTCTAAACAAATTCTTCAAGATTGTGAAAGGGAAAACATAGCTACTAACGGAAGAATTTCTACTGATAATGTTCCTTGTGATCCAGCCTTATATTTAAAAAATCTCATACTCTTAGAAATGATTGAGATACCAGAAAATAGAAGATTATTAAGGGAGGCTTATGATCTTAGATATGTTCCTACTTCAAAGGGATATAAAATAGATCACCCTAAGAAAGCAACTCAAAATTCTAATGTCTTTGATGTTAATAATGGAAAAGGAAGTAAAGATGTTTGGGATTCCTTGGCTAGTGCATGTTATAGCTTAAAAATGTCTATAGATGCTGGAGAGGAATCTGGATATAGTAATGGGGTAGATAAACAACTTAGCATTATCTCTAAAATGGCTGAAGATTCTAGAGAAGAGTCAGCAAAGGTAGTACAAGATATGCTAGAAAATATATTTTAATATGATAATACTCCTAAATAAAAATTTTGCTAGAGCCGATTATGAAGGCTTAACAAAAAGAGAAGCTGAAATTCTCAAGGGCAAAAGAAAGGCCGTAGCTGACTCAATTAGAAATACAAGAGCTAGTGGACTTAAGGGAATAATATTTGGTAAACCAGTTAAGGATGCCTTAAGACAATCTGCTATTTCTGATGCTAGGAAAGAACTCTTAGATTCTAAATATAAGATATTGAATGGTGAAACTAAAGTAATAACTCCTGTTAAAGAGAAGCTTACAAAGAGGGTCGGAAATTTTATTAAGAATCATAAGATGGCTATGGGTAGTGCTGCAATGAGTGGTGCTTTAGCGGGCGCTGCAACCTTAGCATATACACACTACAAGAAGAAAAAACAGAACCAGTCTAAATAAGTTTATAAATTATGATACTAAGGAGAACAAACTTCAGTAAATCATCCAATAGAACTAGAACTGTTTTACCAGGATCTAGAATTGGTGTAGGTTGGACTCAAGATAGAAATAAGAAAACTGAAGCTGAAGAGTCATTTAGGGCTGGACAAAAAGCAGCAGATGAAGCTTTTGCAGAAGGTAAAGATGATGAGCATATAGTAAAGGCTGCAAAAAGAGCTGCCGGAAATAAGGTTCTTCTTGAAAATATGGAGGATCCAGTAGAAGATGCAGTAAAATACGGAGGAGCAGCTTACTTAGTTTCTAAGTTTGGAAAGAATGCTATAAATTATTTACAAGAGAACGGCAAATTACCATATAATAAAGCTACTGCATTTGCTAATGGGGTAGCTCCAAAGATAAGTAAAAAGGCTGGTCTTATAGGAGCTGGAGTAGCATTAGTAGCAGCAGGAGCACATATTCCTAAGATATTAAAAAAGAGAAAATCTGCTGTTCTTGGTGCTGAGATAAATACTAAGGATAGGTTAAAGAAACTTAATAAGAAATGATACTACTAAATAAAAATTTTGCTAAGAGGGATTATATTTCTCTTAATAGTGCTGAATCTAAGTATTTAAAGAAAACCAGAAAAGAACTGGCTGATAAATATAGAAAACTAAGAAAGCAAGGTCCATTTAAACCTTTGAAAGAATATCTAGATAATAATAGAGAAAAAGCATTAGAGAAGGCAAAGAAGCTAGCTGGAATGGAAACTATTATTCCAGAAAGTGAACAGGAAATTGCTAAGCACTTACCACAAAATTATTATATAGTAAAGCCAAAGGACTCTTTCTTTAAGAGAAATAAAAAAGCCATTTCTCTTGCTACAGCTGGAACGGTTCTTGCAGGAGCTGGGATAATGGCATATAATCACTACAAAAATAAAAAGAAATAAAAACTATGTATATAAGAAGGAAAGTATTCTCTACATTTGAAGATGAAAATGGTGAGGAAAGATTGTTCAGTACAACTGAATTTATGAATGAAGACGAATATCTAGACGAAATTTGTTTCTCTGATGATGAAGATCAGGAACTTACAAAATCCGATAAAGCTAGACTTAGAGATCTTAAGTGGTTTAAAACCAAAAAAGGAAGAGAAGTAGCAGAGAATGCTATTGAGAAAAATGATTGGGAGCCGTATATTAAACATACAACCAAACGTGGTGGCCAAGTAGGTGGTGTAATTGGCGGGCTCTATGGAGCAGGTATGGGATCTATGGCTGGTGCTAAGGGAGCTGCTATTGGTGCTCTTGCTGGTACTGGAGTTGGTGCAGGTATTGGTGCTCTTGCTTCAAGAAAGTTGGCAAAAAATCAGAAGGAAGCCCTAAGACACAAATATACAAATAATTATAGACAGGAATTGCAGGATGACGTAGACCTAATGAAGGTAGCAGATGGCAAGATGTCTAAGAAAGAATATATGAAGAGAAATTATAATTTCTAATCTAACTATTATCTCTCAGCGATTTGTAAAATGAATCTACTCTTCGATGAGACTGAGAGAACTAAAAGAATTATAAAAAGAATAAGAATATGTATATAAGAAGAAAAGTATTCTCTACACTACAAGATGAGAGTGGAGAGGAAAGACTATTTAGCACCACAGAATTTGTAGATGAAGATCAATACTTAGATGAGCTAATGTATTCAGATCCAGAAGATGAGCCTAAGATGAAGCTTCTAGACAAAGTCACCGCATGGAATAGAAAGCATCTTATGACAAAAGGAGAAAGAAATTTGGTTGTAGGACTTGGTAAAAATGATCCAGAGGCATGGAAAAAAGCCGGGAAAAGAGAGGCTATTGTCAATGGTGCTCTTGGTTCTATTACTGGAGCAGGTTTAGGCTATGTTAAAGGAGGAGCTAAAGGAGCCGCTATTGGTGGTCTTGCTGGTGCTGGAGTAGGTGCTGGATTAGGATATGGAAGTACTAGAGTTAGTAAAGCTATTAGAAATCACTCTATAAAAGAATCCAAAAATCCAACAGGAAAGAAATTCTGGAAGAATAATGAAAAGGCATTCGAGAGAGATGTTGATTTAACAGAAGTAGCTAATGGCAATATGACAAAGTCTGAATTTGCTAAGAAGTGGAATAAAAAGAAATAAAATATATACTTTCTGTAGTGATTTGAAATAAGGATCTACTCTTCAATGAGACTACAGAAACTAAAAGAATTATAAAAAGAATTATTAGACGAATATGAAAAAGCACGAAGGATTATTTCAGAAGGTATTTGGAGGAATTGGATACGGTTCCAGGGTTCCTCTAAGATCTAATGTATTTAGTGGTGGCGGCGGCAGAGGTTATTCCCCTATTGGTGGAACAGCTAATAGAATGTTTTCAGGAATGCGAGAATCTCCACTCTTAGGAAATGCATCACCTTCCAATAGATTATCAATGTATTATCAGAGGGTTGATGAATTAAGGGGTTATCAATTATTAGATATATCCAAATTAGCAACAAACTTTTTCTCAGATTATATAATAAATTTCTTAGTTCAAAATACTGGAGAGGTTATAACAATAGTAGATGAAGAAGGAAATAAGCAAGAAACAGAGACAGAGAGAATAAATGATATCTTACTAAAGCAAATAAAGATTTTTGATTTTATACGAGATCATTCAAAAGATTATGTATATTATGGAGAATACTTTTCTATGCTTGGACACAGTAGGGATGACTTAGGGCACCTAGTATTTAATATAGAAGAGCTTTATGATCCAGTGACTGTTGTATCTAAGAAAAAGAGAAGTGTAAGTGAAACTGGGGAAAATGAAGAGTTATTTTTAGCTAGGGGAGAAGATGGAAAAATATATGAGATACCGAGTAATGAAGTAATCTATATAGGAAACATTAATCTTAGACTTATTAATGACTTAGACGAAGATTACAATAATAAGAAAATATTAAAGCCTAGTTTTGGAAAGAATTCAGACAAAGATAATAATAGAAGTAAGGTAATTAGGAAAGAGTCTTTTAGTGCTGGTGAGCCATTGTTTTACTCATTAATTCTAAAAGTAAAAGAATTAGTTATTAAGGAGCTTCTGATTTCTCTTATATCATTGAGGGATCTTAGCAGTGTTCAGATATTTTTGTTACAATTTGATAAGTCTACTCCTCTTGAAACGGCTAATGACTTATGTGCTAGAACTACGAAGCTAGCGAATAATACAAATGAACTAGCTAGCTTTTTGACTTCACAGTTTGATGTAGTTAGTTTTATAGAAAATACATTATCACAATCAGCTAAGTTTGTACCAGATTATAACTCTACCTTAGGCAATAAGAATAGTATGTTACCTCTTGATAAGTTATCTGATAAACTACTAGACTTAATGCAGAATCTTGATAATTGTAAAAGTTCTGTTCTTAGTCCTCTTGGTATTCCTAGTACTATCTTAGATTCTACTTCTGGTTCTAAATGGGCTATTCTACAGCAGAGTGAAAGAGCTAATTCTAAGATTACTGGTTTCATGGATGGTATAAAAGATTCCATGACTAACCTAGTATGTTCTATCTACAATATCTTATACAATAAGGACATAGATTCCAGCCTAATAAAACTTCACTTAACTGAGAAGACGTCTGTAGAATATAATAATCAGATAAATCAGAGTGAGTCTATTAGTGGTTTGGTTACTGGTATAACTGGTATTATTACTAATTCACTAGCTACCTTAGATCAAGCTGCACCCCTAATAGATACTAAATCTTTCTTGGGATATATACAAAACTTGGTTAAAGATATTGATCCAAATACAGAGTCTATTATAACTGATTCTACTATTGAGAATTATGTTAAGTGGTCTTCAGCTATGTTAAAGACTAAGGCAGAGCAACAGGGAATAGATGCTAGTTTCTTAGATGAGCAGAATCCAGAACAAAACATGTAAAACTTTATTATGAAAAAATTAACTGATGAAGAAAGAGAGATGTTAGATAAGAGTTTAGCTTCAAAAAGTGCTATGGCAGCAGGAGGTTTAGGTGCTTTGGCTGGTACAGATATATTGCTTAATCATCTTGTAAAAAAAGCTAAGGTAGATGGCAAACCTATACCTAAGAAGTTTTTTGAGGATAAGACAATTAAGGGTGCTCTAAAAGAACCTATGCTTAGAAATACTCTCTTAGCTGGAACTGCCATAGTTGGTGGTTATTCAGCATATAAGCACTATAAGAATAAAAAGAAATACGGAAATAAAGATAAAGACAAAAAATGATACTACTAAGAAGAAAGTCGTTTACTCTTGAGAATCCGGAGGGTGTACAAGGGGATCAGACTGATGTTCCTACAGATGGTTCACAGGTAATGATTTCTCCACAACAATCTCAGGCTCAAGCTCAGCAACAGGTTTCCCCAGAAGTATCAGCTCAACAGTCAGCTGCACAAAGAACAAATGACGTTACTTCTAGACAACTAATTCTTCAGCAAATGAAATTACAAAAGCAGTTGGTTCAGAATCAGATAGCTAGAAATAAGTTAGAACAGCAACAAAAGATGTCTGATATGAGGCAGCTTAGTCAAAGACAGAAGCAAGAGGATGAGAAGTCTGAGAAGGAGAAGAGTAATAATATTAAGATAAAGAAGACTTCCGATGAAACAAGGAAGATGAATGATAATACTGGTCTTTATAAATCAAAAGCAAAGACAGTTCCTCCAGTAGGAATGCCTTTCAAATAAATATTAGGAGGATAAAATATGAAATCCATTTTAACAACATTGTTTAACAGTAAGATCTTTTTTGCAGTCCTAGGTTTAATCCTGGCTGTTTTAGCTATTTGGCAGGAGAGATCACTTGGTACAGCTGAGAATGCTTGGGTACTTGCTATAATTATTGATATTATTAGTGGTGCTTTTGTAGAAGGAGTTTGTACATTAGTTTTGTCAAGAAAATTTAATGTATGGAATTTTGCTTCTTGGGTAATTGGTGGTATTGTAGGTGCTGGTATAATGTTCTTAGTGTAATATGAAACTAAAAGAAAAAACATTTACAAAGAATGTAGAGGATAATATAGAAGACTTAGATAAAGAAAATCTATTTAATCCTCTTAGAGAATCTGATAACAATTAGTTTATGATAATACTTAGAGACAAAACATACTCAGGTTATATTCCAATTTTAGGAACCTCATATAGTTCTGCTCAAGTTGGAAAAGCTATAGATAACGGAATTGATGTAGGGCTAGATGGTGTAGAACATGTAGTTAACTTAGCTGGTGATACTCCTGTAGTTGGTGAAATGTCTTCTAAGATTAGAAATAGAGTACTCAGTTTTACTAGGCCAATAAAAAAGCTTAGAAGATTAAGAAATAAAGAAAAAAGATATCTATAAAAATATCTTTATAATGAATAAGGGTGCTTCGAAAGAAGTATAAATGAATAAAATAAATAAAAAGAAATAGTTATGTATATTAGACGTAAAGTTTTCTCTGTACTGCAAGATGAGAGTGGTGAAGAGAGATTATTCAGTACAACTGAATTTATGTATGAAGACTCTTATCTGGATGAGAGAGAGTTTGGTATAAAGGAAGTAGCAAAAGGTGCAGCTGATAAAGTAGTATCTGCAGGTAAATATGTAGGTGGCAAAGCTGTTCAGGGTGGAAAATTTGTTGGTAATGCTGTAGCTTCTGGTGCAAAGTATGTAGGAAGTAAGGTAGCTGCTGGTGGTAAATATGTTGGTGGTAAAGCTGCTGCAGGTGGTAAATATGTTGGTGGTAAAGCTGCTGCAGGTGGTAAGGTTACTGCTGATGCTGCTAAGAAGGCCGCAGCTGCTGTTGCTAAATATGCACAGGAACATCCAAATGCTAAATTAACTGCTGAGATTACTGGTGGAGCTCTTGCTGCTACAGGTGCTGCTTATGGTGGTTATAAGCTTTACGACCACATTAAGAATAAAAATAAAGATTAAATCCTATGTATATAAGACGTAAAGTTTTCTCTGTACTGCAAGATGAGAGTGGTGAAGAGAGATTATTCAGTACAACTGAGTATCTTGATGAATCTTTGTTTTCTAAGGATGATGAAGAGGAAGAGCTTACTGGAGCTGACAAAAAGATGCTAAGAAAAATAGCTCTAAAAGATAGAAATGAAAAATTCGCTATTCCTGGTGCTGCTTATGCAAAGGCTGGTCTCATGGGAGGCTTACTAGGGCATACTGTAGCTAGTGCAACTAAGAAATCTTTTAATACTAGAAAAGGTAGATTAATTGGATCTGGTATAGGAGCATTAGCTGGCATTGGAGCTGAACATCTTGCTAAGAAAAAAGTAGAGAAAGATATAGATGATTATTATAAGTCTAGTGATGGTGATCTAAAAAAGGTTGCTGATGGAAAAATGTCTAAGAAGGCATATATCAAGAAGCACTATAATCAGGCACCAGAACAGACTAGTGAGGAATAATTTTGTTCACATTCGTTCATATATAATTCTCTTCCCAGAACGATATTTTTATGATATCTACCATTCAATTGGATTCTGGGAACTTAGGTAATAAAAATAATATAATAAAAAATAGATATGGAAGTACGAGTTAAACTCCTTTCATTTAATGAACCTGCGTCGGATGGTAGTCACATTCCAGTAGAGGTAGTTCGTCAATATCTAGAAAGCACAGAATATAAGAATGCTATTGCTTCGCATAAGATGTTAGGAACTCTTACGCACAGAGCAAGAAATATATCTACTGGTGCTAAGTCATTGAATCCTGGTGTAAAGAATACAATAGGAAAAGATGATATGCTCTTAGATATTATGGATGCTTCACCAACACACTATATAACTTCTCTTGAAATTGAGGGTGATGGTTGGTTATATGCGAATGCTAAAATCCTAGATGAAGAGTCATTGGATGAAAATGCAAAACAGAATATTAGAAGATTGAAAGGTCTTCTCATGAACGGGTGTCTTATAGGTGCCAGTGCTGTAATTCTTGGTTATTGGGATAGTACAAACTCAGGTGATGTATTGAAGAAACTAGTTAATATAAAATCCTTCGACTACACACTGAATCCCTCTTGGAAGAAAGCTCAAGTAGTTAGTGTTACTGAGAATGGAAAAGTAATTGCAGCGATAGATGAAGAAAGAGGTTTTTCTGATACTAGTAATGATCTTAAGTATGATGGTCTTAAAGTAAAATCATTCTCAGACCTTAGTGTCTTGGGTGCTGATAATATAGCTAAGACCTCTAAGATAGACAATCACTTTACTGTACTAAAAGCTAAAGAGTTCAGTCTAAATAGTACAATAGAAGAGGTTGGAGAAAGCCTAAAGACAAAACAATTTTCCGCATCTGCAATAAAGGAAAGAGTTAGAATTTCTAAGATGAGTCCTAGAATGAGATTTCGTAGATTGTTTATAGATTACAAGCAGGCAATGAGAGCTGGGAAGCCTGATCCTGAAACTCTAAAAACGATGAAGTCACTTTTTGCCACAGATGTTTTGGATATAATTAAAGGTATTAATGCAGATATTATTTCTGGTAAACAAATAAATACCTTAATTGGTGCATCTTCTCTGGGAAAGAATGTAAGAGTTGCTGCACAAAATTTACAGATGCCTTATAGATATGCTATGCAAGAAATATCTAAGACAGGCAAAATATCTCCTATGAGGTACAAGAAGATTCAGGAAGCTTATACAGAATTTATAAAAGCTATGACTGATGAAGTATTTGGTGCTAGTCCATTACCAGAGGGTATTGTAGAACAGGCCGCCTTAGAGGAGTCAACAGAAGGAGGGGATAAGAATGTTAAGAAGTAGAATATCATTATTTGGGAATGACTATAGAAGAAAGATATTCTCCAATACTTCTTCAACAAGAAGGATTAAGTTATTCTCTCACGAAAATGAAGAATACAATGAGGGAGGAGTAACCCTAAGAAAAGTTAAGTGTTCAGATTGTGGATATGTTATGGAAACGTCTGCAAATGTATCTCACTTAGTATGTCCTCATTGTGGTGGAAAAAGATTTAACTTAATGACTGTTCCTGAATCTCCTGCTCAAACAGTAGAAACAGTAAAGGTTAGTAAGTTATCTTTGTTTGATAAGGATAACCCATATGAAAAAAAGTTGAAAGAGTATAGTGGGAAGACTATATCTTCTGACGTTTTTCAGAAAGAGTTTTCTAATTCTGAAGAGATGCTTGGAAATGGTATTGCTCTTAATACTGATTCTGGAGTTAAAATCTCTGACACCGCTTATCAGACAGAAAAATTATTTAGTAAGTTGATTATAACAGTAACTAAAGAGCTTGACCTAGATCCTGAAATAACTGAAGGAATCAAGGATAAGGAAGAAGTATTATCTGACTTAGAAAATCATGGAGCTCTACCTGATAAAGGAATTGTTATTATTAGAAAGGCTCACGGTTTAATGCCTCCTTTTGAAAGTAATTTTAGTGAGGGAGCAGAAGAAGGTCCTAATAGTGAAGAGGCTTGGTTAACAGATTCTAATATTATACCTGACTTAAAGGTAGAGTATGGAAACACAAGTTTTGGAATTAAGCAGTTTATGGATATCTTGAGAGAGCGTTATGATGATGCTCCTGATAATATTATAGACCTCTTAACATCTCATGGTGCAATTAGGATTGATGGAAATCAAATAACTATAAATAAATAAAATAACAAACGTGAAAACTACTAGATTCATGCAAGTCATGTTCTCAAACAATGATGAGGAACTGGCAGATCAGGTAGACAATGACATCAAGTCCGCACAGGATAATGGTGAAGTTGATACTGATGAAGTTAATTATAAACATGTAGGTGATGGCAATGTTGCTATTACAGATAAAGAAAATGGTGAAGTAACGATAGCACAAGCGGCTTCTGATGCAGCTGATACTTATGATCTTATCGCTGTTCCGGATGGTCAGTTGGAAAAATTTCTCCATCCGTCAGTAGTAGATGGTAGTATTAAAGTTGGTAATCAGGTAGGTGCAAGTGATGAAAACGTTAAGAATCATTTTAGTAATGGGAGTGTTATCTCTCCAAACCTAGAAGATGGTGGACTAAATCCAAGTGCTGGCCACGAACGTAAAGTTGCTGAAATGGAAGAGCCATGTCCAGAGTGTGGAAATGAGCCTTGTACATGTGGTGACGAGGGAGAAAAGGAATTCTCAGTTAGTACAGACAATACTGTAGTACAAAGAATTTTCTCAGATCAGGAATTTTGTGAAAGAATCTTCTCAGAAGTTATTGAGAGTGAGGATACAGCAAAAGTTGGTGATCTAAAAATTGAAAAGGTCGGTGACGAGGACAATGCAGTAGTTGTAACAGACGAGACAACTGGTGACCAGGCTAAGGTTGAATTAGATAACGAAAATATGAATGTTACAGAACTAGATTCTAAGACATTTAGCAATGACGAACAGTTTATGCCTCTATTCGTAGTAGGTGTTGACACAATAGATCATGTTATTGTAGATGCTCCAGAATATTCACAGGAATCAGCAGACGAACTTGCTCAGCAGTTAACAGAAGATGGTGTAGATGCCGTACAGATTTTTGATAATCAGGAAGAGGCTCGTGATTATGCCATTAATCTTCTAAATGGTCTGGGCGTAAAAGAAGGTGATGTTGAAGAGCCGGTACAGGCAGAATATTCAGATCATGATGTATTCTTTACATCCTACGTAGATGATAACACTGACTATATGTGCAGAATGTTCTCAGAAACAGTAGATGGTGTATCTGAAATGCAAGACACTATCTCAGATGCAATCGATAATGGTGACCAAATTGAAACAGACGATGAGGTTATCACTCCGGTTGATGCACAAAATGCAGTAATTGAAGATAAAAATACTGGTGAGACTACAAAAGCTACTCTTACCAACGAGGATGTAAAACTTGAGAAGATCAGTCCAGAGGAAGCTAAAGATATTACAGAAGACTTGAGTGTTATTGAGGATGAAAGTAATATTAAGAAGACAATGGCTGCTGATGCTCCTGGTGCTACAGCTGGTGATGGTAAAGATGAAGATGAGTCAGAAGATGACGAAGACGAAGTAGAAGATGAGGGAGACGAGGAAGAGAAAGAATGTTCTGAAATTTATACGGATGATTCAGAAACAAGATTCTTCTCTGAAAACGAGGAATTCACTGACTACATGGTTAGAGTTTATAGTGACGTGTCTGACCAGAATGAAATTGAATCTGCTATTGAAGAAGGTGATCAAGTAGAGAATGACACAGAGGTTATTACTCCAGTTGATTCTAAGACTGCAGTGGTAGAGGATAAGGCTAATGGTGAATTTACGAAAGCTACTATAACAGATGAAGATACTATTAATCTACATCCAATTAGCGAAGATGAAGCAGATAATCTGACTGAAGATCTAGCCGTTGAAGATAACGAAGAAGATCTAGATGAAGCACCTGCAGAGGGTGAAGAAGATGCTGAAGAGAAAGAGTGTTCAGAAATTTATACTGATGAAGCAGAAACTAAGTTCTTCTCAGAGAATGAAGAGTTTACAGACTATATGCTGAGACTATTTAGTGAAGAGGCCGATCAGGATGAAATTGAAGATGCTATTGCTTCAGGTGATCAGATTGAAAACGAGAGTGAAGTTATTACTCCTGTTGATGCTAAGACTGCCGTTATTGAAGATAAGGCTAATGGTGAATTTACTAAGGCTACAATTGACAACGAAGATGAGATGTCAGTTGATAAGATTGATGAGGATGAGGCAGACGAACTAACAGATGGTCTTGCTGTAGAGGATAATGAAAAGGATGAGGATAAGAAATTCTCTTATTCAGATGATAGAGTACTTGATAAATTCTTTGCAGACATTGCAATGAATCAGGTTGCTCCAGCAGCTCCCGGACAGGTTCCAGCACAGGCAGCAGTTCCTACAGTTCAGAACGAGCAAGGTAATGAAGTTCCAGTTCAGGTAGATCCTACAACTGGTCAGGTAGCAGCAGTTCCTGTAGCTCCTACTGTTGAAGAGGCAGAGGATAAAGCAGAAGCAGCTATCCAGGGTATCCAAGCAGCCGCAGCAGATGCAGCAGCAACTATTGCAGAGGCTAAAGCAGCTCCAGCAGCTAGTGCAGAACCCGACCTTCAGGAAGCAACATTCTCTGATTATGATTATGAAGCTGAAGAAAGAACATTCAGCGACAACGAAAACTCCGCAGATACCCTAGTATCTTGGCTTGGAGAGTTAAAATAATAAAAAATAAATAATAAGATAAAATGGATTATTCACAGCTTATTTCACAGAATACCGCAATGCAACAGGCTTTGCGTGGAAGTTCAGTGTCTGATACAGATGCTAAGATGCGTGCGAACGAATATGTCAAAATGTTCTCACGTAATGAAGATATGAGAGACGTATTTGGTACACAGAGCAATCTACAGCAGAAATTGTTCTCTGGTTATGCAGAGACTCCGCTTTTGAGTACTCAATATTTTAATGCATCAGTTGCTTCTTATGTAAGCTCTTTTGCAGGTTATATGTCAATTGAACGTGACTTTGATCAGCCTAATGGTTTGTTCTATTGGTTTGACGTTCTTGGTGTAACGGATCTACGTCCAGTTATTCCTAACCTTGGTGCAGATAGCTACCAGGATATTAACTCTATGGGTGGATTTGAACTTGAAATCACTCCGGCTGCTACAGCTGATTATAACTCACTAGTTGGTCGTAAATTGATCCCAGGTTCATTGCGTATTAAGATTAAGAATGCAACCGAATCTTATGAACTGATTGATAACGGTCAGGGAACATTCATGGCTGTTGCTGGTAAACTGAAATCTTCTGAAGTAAACTACCTGAATGGTAAGATTACATTCTCTCTTAGCACAGCTTTGACTGGTGATGCTACGAAAGAGTCTATTACTATTGTAGGTAAAGAGGATGTTACAGGTACACCTAGCTGTACAACTGGATCTGCAAATGCACATGCAAATGATAAGAGATTTATTGCTAAGATGCAACAGATTGGTTTGTCTACAGTACCCGATATGTTGGTAGCTGAGTACAATATCGCTGCTCTCGGTGCAATGAAGAAAGCCACTGGTTCTGATATGGCTACATTCCTGTTCACCAAACTACGTGAGTTGTATACAAAGATGATTAACTATCGTCTTGTTACTACTTTGGAGAATGGTTATACAGAGGCTCATGGAACTACTATGACTGACCTTGACCTTAGCACAGCTAGTACTGGTCTAACAAAACAGTTCATGGATTATCGTTCTAGAATTGATATGTTTGATGCATACCTGATTGATGTTGAAACAGCTCTTGCTACAAAGGCTGTTAAGGGTGTCAATACTACAGCTTATGTTGCAGGTAACGCAGCTTCTAACCAGTTCCAGAAAGGTGGAATGATTGGTAAATTTGAGAAGAATACGAAGATGACATACATCAATGACCTCTTAGGTTGGTATGATGGTGTTCCAGTTCTCCGTTCAACTGATATCACTGAAGCAACCGGTGAAGGTACATTCTATGCTATTCACAAGACTGCTGACGGTCAGATGGCTCCTCTTGCACGTGGTATTTATATGCCTTTGACAGATACTCCAACTATTGGTAACTACAGCAATCCTACACAGATGGCTTCTGGTATCTACTATCAGGAAGGTGTTCGCACTATGGCTCCTGAGTTGGTACAGAAAGTTACCTTCAAGATTGGACTCTAATCCTTTGAATGACTTATAAACTCTTATAGTCATTCCTTAAGCAATAAAAGGATAGTAATATAAAACAGAGGGATTCTCTTAAGGTTATAAAAGGCCTTGAGTGAGTTCCTCTTCTTTTATAAAATATATATAAAAAGATGGCAACATATACATTAAAGAGAAAAACATTTGGACTTGCTAGCTTGTTTAAAATGGGCTCTAGTGCAGCTAAAGGAGAAAATGCTCTAGCTGGAATATCCAAAACAAAGCTTATAGCAGGAGCAACTGGTGCAACCGCTGCAGCTGGATTAGGTATTGGAGCTGTAAAGGCTGGTAGTACTCTTAAGGATGTAGCTACCGGTGATATGGGTAAGGAAAATGGTGAAGGATATTAAAAGGATATACTAAATTATGGCAACATATATTTTAAAAAGAAAAACCTATAGTGATGACGATCAACAGCCTAAACAAGGTATGGGGCTTGGTAAGAAATTAGCTATTGGAGCAGGAGCCCTGGGTACAGCAGCATTAGCAGTAGCTGGAGCTAGAAACGGAGTGTTTGGAGCAAAGGCAGCCATGGGAGCAAACAAAGCCTGGATGGGAGCTGGTAGAGCACTAAAATCTGGAAATATGGTATTATCCGGAGCGGAAAAATATGGAAAAGCTTCAGCTAATAATTTGAATAATTATTTAGTATCTAAGGGAAAGACTGCATTGACCTCTAATCAATTAGCTTCTAGAGCAGAAAAAGTTGGAAAGAGAATGCTTAATAGATTTACTAAATAAATGAATAACGAGGTAATTTATAGAGGTCTTCGATTAAGAACGACCAAGTGTAGATATTTTCAGGTTAATGAAGGTTCTACTAATTCTATTGTTGAAGATACAAAAACTTCTTGCTTGACACTTACGTATGTAGCTGGAAGCACTGCGAAGTCTCTATCAGTTGCCCTAGGAATACCTACTGTTGGAAACGATGGATTAGAAATGGAACCTACGGGATCTATAGCTGATAAATTTAAGACTACAACAGTAACCCTTAATGGATTTAAGCTAAGAAGGTTAACAAGGGATTCCCATGTTATAAATATTGTTATAGTATCAGACTCCGAATCAAGAGTAGTACAAAGTTATTCTAGAACTGTAATTGTAGTGAATGTGAAAGATTATAAAGATCCAAAATTTATAAACTTTCTATTCTATTCGGGAAATCTTTTATTCTTACAACCAGTTGGAAAAATGCCGGTTGGTTATGAAATAAGAAACTTCCCTAAAATTATAATTGACTATGATATAGATCTAGATTCTAATTCCGAGACAGTTTATACTCTTAGAAAACGATATAATGACTATGTTATAAGAGAGGTTGATTATCAAGATCAGTTTATTCTTGAAATGAGAAGAATTCTTGATGATTATGGCGTAGAGCTAGTTAGACTTAATAAAGAGGTTTCACTGGTAAAAACATCTTATATAACATACCAATTTAATCAAACACCAATCTTATATTCCCACCCTAAAAGACGTGATACTGAGAATGGAATAATATCTCATAGGCAAGGAGTAGATTTTACATTACATACTCCTGATATGGTTTTGTTTCATGATTTTAAAAATAAATATTCCAATGTAGATCTTTTAACAAATCTAGTAGAGTTTAAGACTACAGATCGGTATGGAGAAAGATGGACTGCTGCAGTTAAGTGGTTTAATCTTACTGATAATTTTGAGAATGGAAATAGCTATCAACAAGATGATAGTGCTAATTTCGCTCATCAATGTCAATTTAGGTGTGAGCTTAATTTTTATGAGGTCAAAGATTCTAGATATGAGTTCTTAAAGGAAATAAATCTAGAGCTTGATAGTGAAGATATAAGTGGAAAAAATAAGGTTGAAGATAACCAGATATTAAAAAGCAAATGATTAAATTTAGACCAAAAACTCTTGAGGAAGATCTAATGCCAGAAGCTATTAAAAGACTGGATGACGAGAGAATAGGTTATAATAAGATATCTCTAGATGAAGCTGACAAGACTAGTAAACTAAATTCTAAGGCAATGGTATTATTATCGTTTATTAAGACAGGAAAGGGATACTATCAGATAAAGCTTCAGAGCAAAGAGGTATACGGGTATGTAAAAAAATTACTTACCGAGAAATTCAGAATGAGAATAACTGATATTGATACTTCCAAAAGAATAATAACAGCGGAAACAGACTTCATAGGAATAGCTCTAGATATTATAGAGATCTTAGGTTTGAATCCACATTTTAACTTATCATTAGTTTATGATAAAATTTAGAGAAAAGACATTTTCTGAGTATGATGCTATGAGATCACTATATGTGGAACTTATGAAGCTGACAAATTATGATAAACAGAGATTTCCTATTATAGATAAATCTTCTCTTATTCCTATACTCAGAGGAAATAATATAGTAATAGAACGTTTTGTAATTAGCACTTCCTTCTTTGGAAAAGATAAATACAGAATGTATCTAAAGATTGGGGCAAGAGCTAAGATGCCAGATGAAGTAAGACTACCTGGTAAATATTATGACGAAAGACTTGGTAACCTATCTTTAAATATTGATAATGGATTGTTTGCAAAGAAAGCTCCAGGTGGGGATAATAATAACAACCAGAATCAAGGAAAGGGTGGAAAGAAATTTAGTGAAACTGAGTCTATTAATGGACCTACTACTAAGTGCTTTGATGATAAAAAGAAAGGTCCGGCACCATTTACTTCCGCAAGATTCTCTCCAAACTTCAATGTAACTAAGACAGTGCATAAACTCTTAGGAGATGCAATAAAATATGATAAGCCTGGCAGATCATTAGTGCTAGAGTTTGACAGTATACAAGATGCAATAGCTGCTCTTAATATATTACCGTTCGGGCTTAACTATAAGATATATTTATTGGGGGATTAAAATAATGATTATCTTAAGAAATAAACAATATTCTAGTAATCAGATATTAAATACTAATGCTGGTTCACAGTTTGGATTTATTAAGGGAAGAAAGTATGATACAGACCTCGATCGTCTTGGTAGAATGAAAACTTCTCATCGTGAATTATCTAGAATAGGGGATATTGGTAAAGAGGTCAGAAATATGAATTCCATGATGAATAGAGGAATTAACATAAATGATTTGAAAGAATAATTATGGCAACATATCATTTAAAAAGAAAAACATTTGGATTTGCTGAGGCGGCTCAAAATACAATAGGTGGAGTAGCTGGAGGAGTTGGCAAAGCTCTTGATTCTACCCCTGCTGCTATTGCTGGTGCAGCTCACGGTGCTATGGGTCCAGTAGGTGGATTTATAGGATCGACTCTATCAGGACTAGGTGTTCCAGGAGGAGAAATCTTAGGACGTGTAGTTGGTGCTGGTGTAGAAGGTGCTGCTGTAAGAGGATTAGGTAAAGGTCTAAAGTCTGCAAGTGATTCTCTCCAGAGCTAAATAAAATAGGAGGGAAATATATGATAAGGTACAGACAAAAAATATTCTTCCTGCCTCTCCTAATAAATGGTGCCTTAGTTGGTAGTTCATTATTAGGTGTAGCTCAGCAAAAGAAATCAGATGAACAAAATGCAGAAGAAGCAAGTAGACAAGCAGATCTTATGAAAGAACAGAATAGAAGATTGGATAATATTGCCGAGAAGGTTGGAAAAGATCCTAGCGCAGTTGGACAAATTCCAGATATTATGCAAAATAAACCACACGAAAAATTTTATGGTCTAATTAATCCAACTACCCTGAAGAATGGAAAACTATTTGTAAAGGATATGGTTGGTTTAGCTAGTAGACATAAAGGAAAAATGGCTGGGCTCTTAGTATCTGGTGCTGGAATGTCATTAGCAGGTTATGGTGCCAATAAATATATACAGCATGATATGAAGAAAAGTGGTCTTACAGATGTTATGACTGGCGAAGATCAAAGTCAACCGGGAACTAAATCATATTCTCTTGCATCACTTATGGGAGATACAACTAGGAGAGGGCTAAAAGTTGGAAGAAGAGCTATAAAAAATAATATGACTTCGACTCTAGCTTTTGGTGGTTTAACTGCAATTCCTGCTGTAATGGCATATAAAGCTGACAAGAGAGCTATAAAAGATCAATTAGCCAGCACAGAATTACCAGATCAGCAAGTGGGCTCAGTTCTTAGCGGTATTAGTGGTCCTCAGCAGAAACAGTATGCTAGTCCTGCATCAGTAATGAGGCTAGTTAGAATGAATGGAATAAAATCAGTAGCTAGTAATTTCTTTAAAAATGGACCAGCAAATATAAAAAAGGGAGCATCGGCTGCCTGGAATGCTACAAAAAGTGGATTTAAAACATTTAGAGATCATCCTGCGCAAACACTTCTTGGAACGGCATCCAACCTTTCAATGGGAGGTGGAAAGGCCGGGGTAAAAGCAGTTGCTGAAGATCTTAAACTACATGGAAAATCTAGTTGGACACAGGCTATGGCTAAGAAAATGACTTTCCTGGATAAGAATGGAGTTGTTCAGCCTTCTAAGATTGCCTTGGCTGCTTCTATTCCTGTTGGTATGGGTATGATGAAAGTAGGATGGGAAGGCGGACAGAAGGCTATGGATAAGGCTACTAGAGCAATTGATCCTAATGCATTCAAGTATCAAGACTTTAAAGATAAACAAGTTCAACAGCAGCAACAAGATATGCAGCAATACTATCAACCTCCTATTCAATAACTAAGTAAATAATTATGGCAAAATATACTTTAAAAAGGAAAATATTTACTCAATGGGATGATACAGACAATCTCAAGAGAATGAAAGATGCCGATATCTTAGCTACTCAGAAAAGGCCAACACATAATTATGGAGATATTGCCGGAAGTGCTATAACTGGTACTCTAGGTGGTGCCGCAGTTGGTACAGTATTGGGAGGATTTTCAAAAGCTGGTGGAGGTATTGGTAAAGGCATGCTCCTAGGTTCTAAGAAGGGAGCTCTCTTAGGTGCAGGTATTGGTGCAGGCCTATCCTACTTGAAAGGCAGAAAACAAGCTCAGGAAAATAATTTCTTTAATAGTAGACTAGCATATGCTAAGAGACAAGCTGGTAGAAGAGAAAGAAAAGACTGGGTAAATAATATGGTTAATAGAGATGGATACTCCTATTAATCTCAAAAGCAAAGAATTATGATAAGGTTCAGAGCAAAAGAATTCTCAGCCGCTATTATTGGTAAAAAGGTACAGGGCGGATTAAAAAAAGGTTGGGGAGCCTTTAAAGAATATGGTACTCCTATTATGGGTATGGGTTCTTTAGGTTTATCAACAGCTTACTATCTAGATGCCAAGCACAAAAAAGCAAGTGATAAAATTTATCAAGATAAGCAGTTGGATGCCATGAATAAACTAACTAATGAATTACAGAATACATCATCTACAATGAATAGAGTTAGTTCTTCAATGGATAATTTCAATAAAAATCATGTAGAGGAGCCAGTTCAGCAACCAAAGAAAAAGAAGAATTCTAGTTTCTTAGGTAGACATAGAAGAATTGGTAATGATAATAACTAAATAAAATATAAACTATTATGGAAAATAGAAGTTTAACCGCCGACGAAGAGAAGTATTACATTGTTGGTGGAACTGCAACTACTACTGTTAATGATGCAATCGTTTCTGCTACTGTGGAAGATGTAAACAATGATGAAGTTATTTCTGATATTCTTGACGTAGCTGTTAAAGAGCAGAATAACAATGGTACTGTATCTATGATTGGTACAACTAAAGCAGAAACAACAGGATCAGGTACTACAACAACCAATCCTTAATACCTAGTATAAAAGACTATGATTAAATTTAGAGCAAAAGAATTTAGTAGTCATATTATCTCTGATACATTAAATGGGGCTAAGATTGGTGCAGCTACAGGAGCATTATCTTCTGCTGTCCTAGGTCATACTAGTCTTGGTGATAAGATACCATTCCTCAGTAAGTACCTAAAGACAGATTCTAATGAGAAGAATGATCAAATGGGCGGAGGATTTAATCGTAGATCTTTAGCTATCACTGGTGGTGGATTAATCCTTGGAGCAGCATTAGGAGCTTTATGTGGTGCTGTTAGAGATATTAATGAAAAGTTCAATAGGTCAACTACTGTAGATAATAGAATGATGAAAGAAATTATCTCAGATCTTAAGAGAAAAGGATTCAGAGAAGGAATTGATTTTACAAGAGATCCCAAGGCTGCATCTGAACTTAAGACGAAGGTATGCATTGCTATCTATAAATACAGTAATGACCTAAAGATCTTAATTAATACTGTAAATGACTATAAACTAAAAACATTAACTGACAAAATTTCTAAGAATGTACCTAATGGAGCGATTAAAACAAATACCACGTCAGATAAATTCAATGAAATAGTTGTATCTACCATATCGGGAGGAAAGACAAATGATTCAGATCTAGTATCAGAGATTGCTAATTCATTTATTAAGTCTGGCTATCCCATTTATATAGTAGAGGTTGGTTAAATAATGTATAAAAAGAAAGAAATAAATTAAATATGGCACAATGGAAAGAAACTCTTGAACCGTATATTCACGTTCATGAGAAAATTAGAACTGCTGCTATCAATCCTACAGCTGGAGAAGATCTAATTGTCGGATGTACTATTGTATCTGATGCTGGTCCAAGTACTCCAACACTTATTACATCCCAGAAAGAGTTCTTGGCTACATATGCTTCTAAAGATTTAACAGAAGATTATATGACAGCTATTGATACACTGTATGGAAATGGTAAAGACACTGTTGCATCTACTATGTGGCTTAATGCTTATAGATTAGCTGGTGCTGGTAATTTGCTGATTGTTAGAGCATTCAAAGGTGACAATATCTACTTTGCTAAACCACTTAGTAAGACAGATAAAAATGTATATATCCTAAAAGATGGTCAATTACTTAAGAAAGTTCAGTCTTTCAAGATTGTGGTTGATGAAGATAAGGATAGCGCAGAACATAGCACAGACGGTTGGGGTCTTGCAGTTGGTGATGTTGGTGTAATTGGTAATAGAACTACTGATGCCGGTGCTCAGTATGACTATTATGTACAGAACCTTCAGGAACTTGTTGATTTCTTAAATGATTCTCCTAAGTTCTTCTCACCTAGCTATAAGTTCTACTCTGACGAAAAGGGTACTTCAGAAATTGCTATTAATGCAGACGGTTCAGTTACAACAGCAGCAACTAGTGTAATCTTTAGTGAAGTTTACATTGGCTCGGACTTCCTTGATACAACTGATTCAAGATGCCCTAATGGTGTATCTTATGTAGTTATCTGTGAACCTGATTGGACTTATGAAACAAATAAGAATCAGCACTTAGTTGACTTAGTAACAGTATCTTCTTTTGATGATGTTCCTAATTATGCAACTAATGCTTATAATTCTAGTAGCGATCTTAAGCTTAGAATTCGTAGATTCAATCATGATGCAGTAGTTACAAAAGAACTAAGTACAAATAGTGCAGATGCTGGTGGTGACTCTCCTTATATTGTACTAGAATCAGTCCTGGCTACATATGCAAAGAGCAAGGCAGCTAATGGTGGTGTCTTAAGCACAACAATTACTGATCGTGACTTCTATGAGCTAGCTATCTTAGATCCTAGTGTAAGTGGAATTCCTGAATATTATAATGTTGGTAAGATCACTGGTCGTGGAGATATGACAGAGGCAGAACTTAATGCTCTCTTAAATATGATCCAGGTTCAGCTGCCAGATAATATGTTAGACTTAGGTCTTGACTATTATGGCTATGTATCTGATGACAAGAAAACAGGATGGGTTGCTCTTACTACGGCTCCAACAGGTGTAACAATTGCTGATGGGAATGCAGTATCAACTAAGGAAGACTCTGGCTAATATTACTAATCCAAAAGAAGGTGATTATGCTCTAGTTGGTAAAGTTAACGCAACATATCTTAAGTATACAAGTGGACAGTGGGTTCCTACGACTCTAACTGATATCACTACAGCTTCTGGTACAATTAGCTATACTGCAACTTCTCAAACAGAACTAACAACTGTTGTAACTAATCCTAAAGAAGGAGATTACGCTAAGATTGGTACTGACGTTGCTGGAACTTATTATCAGTATAAGGTGGTAACTGATGTTGAACCTGAGGAAATCTATGTTGATCTTAGCATCAATCCAACTAAGTATGATATCTTGAATGTAACTGATATTAACCTTCTCAAAGCTCTCGATAAGATTGATGATGACGAGGTATATCAGACAGAAGGATTAGCAGACCTTGGAAATACTAATGGCATTTTCCAGTCTTATATGGCTAACATGGCTATTAATAGTAACTACTTCTATGCAGCTTCTACTGTAAATAGTACTAACTATCTAGCTATTGCAAACTCAGTAAATAGATTGGCTAAAGACCACTATAAATTATATTGCTCAGCTCCTTGGGATGTTGATACTGGCACAGTAGGATTTAAGTTCTATGCAGCTCCTTCAACAATCTATTGGGAATCAGTTAATAGAAATAGAGGACTTGATAGAGAGTTCATGTCTATGTTTGGTCAGAGAGCAGTTGCACAGATGCAGTCTCCTGTTGTTGAATTTAATAAGAGACAAAGACAGCTTCTACTCTCTAAGAGAATCAATACAGTAATGTGGGATACTCAAATTCAGACTTGGGTTATGAATGATGCCTATACAAAGGAAAGTGAAAATAATATCCTTGACGAAGATGGTAATTCTAGACTTATGATTAGAATTAGTAAATCAATGCCAAGACTGTTACGTCAATTCCATGGAAGACATATTACGGATACTCTTTATTCTGATGCATATAGTGTGATCGATTACTGGTTTATTCAGAATATCCTACCGATGCAGTACACGATTGACGATTATAGAATTACAATCGCAGATCTAAATACAGACGAGGATAAGAGAGCAAACAGGATGAAAGTTCTAATAGAAGTCAGATTCAATAGAAGTCTTAAGTTCATTGAGGTTTACAATGAAGCTTTGGATATGGGTCTTGCATTTACTGGACAAATTTAATATATACTTTTTGGGGTAATATCTCATATTGATTTATGGGGTATTACTCTATTTTTAATTTATAGATTAAGTATGGAAAAAACACTTCTAGTAGATCTTAAGAAGAAAATATTTATAAGATCAAGCCTTATATCATTAAGCGGACTTGAAGATATACTTGGACTAAATGACTATCTTACAGCAGATGAGATCATTCTAGAAATTATAAAGAAGTCCCTAAGAGAATTTGAAATAACTTGTCCTCTTATTCTAGAAATGCCTGTTAACAAGAGTCAACTGGGAACTTGTTTTGGACGTGAGGGTTATGGTGAGGTTAAATCTAATTTTTTACTTTACTTAAAATGTATGATATCGGAACATCAAATTATTCTTGTTCCTAATGCTATACCTATGTGGAGAATATCTAGTAATGGTGTAACTTACTCATCTTTTGGAGGTACAGCATCATATCCACAAGCATTATCTTATGAAACTTGCTTAGACTATCAGAGACCATATCTTTTTATATCTAATCTTCCCGATGAATTTTATCTTAGGGCAATATGTTCTAGACCTATAGTACCTGACTGGAAAAGTGATAAGGTAAAGGAATTTAATGAGGATTCAGAAACTAGTGCTATTTATTGGATGAATGTAGAAGATGGCGGAGCTAGAGGTAATTACTTTCTTGACTTAATCATGATGAATATTTTTGATTATATTAGACAATTAAAAGCAAGTATTAATATAACTAACATTGCTGTTGATATATTAGCAAATATAGATAGTGCTTATCAGGAATTAAGGGGTAGATGTGATCAATATGCCCTACAGTCTGGTTGGTATGGCGAACTCTTAATGTAAATAACTATGATACTACTAAGACATAAAGAACAAAAGGAATACTCAGCTGCCCTTACAAAACTAATAGCTGGCGCAAAAACTGTGGCGAATAAAGCCATGACTAAGATAGATAATGCCGGTCTAGCAACAAATAAGGCATTACAAAATACAATTCGAGGTGGTGGGCGTCCATTGAATAAGCTTGAGAAATTAGCTCCAAAATCTGCAACTCAAATCGGGAGAGAAACTATTGGTATGAAAAATACAGCGTCTAAGGTAGTTAATACTCCTATTGGTGGTGTGGTTGACAAAGGTATACAAGCAACCATTAGAAGACCAGATGTAGCTGGAACCTTAGTAGCGGCTGAATTAACCCCAGGAATTGTTGGAGGAACTACTGGAGTTGCCATGAGTGCTGCACCTTTAGAAGCGGCAGCTGGTTTTGTACAGAAACATCCACTTCTTCCAAAGAAAGCCCTTGGTTCTTTAGATAAATTAGCAACAAAATATAGTCAGACTGGTATGAGTAAGACATTAAATAATAGTCAAGCTTCTTTAAAGACTATAGGACAAGGAATTAGTAAAGGAGCTTCTCATATGCCTATGTCCACTGGATTTATACCTAATTCTGTAGCATATTAAAAAATTATGATAATATTACGAGATAAAACTTATTCTAGCAAATCGCTAAGATTAGTAAGACAATATAGAAAACTAGCCAATTCTAATACCATGACTAAGATAGATAATGCTGGTTTAAGAGCTGGAGATTCTGTCAAAAGAACTGTAAAAGGGATGTTTGGAAAGAGGCCAGTTAATAGTCCTGCGGATGCATTTAGATTTTCTCCTAAAAAGGGAGTGGCTCTTAATAGGGAAGCAGTAGAAATAAAACAAGGAGTAAATAATGTAGTTAATACTCCAATAGGAAGAGTAGTTGATAATGGAATAAAGACTGCTATACAAAGACCTGACGTAGCAATAGTAGCTGCTGCATCTCAAGTAACTACTCCAGTTGGTTTAGCTATTGGTGGTCCTGTTGGCGCTGCATTAACTGCTCCTGGTTATAGTGCAGCAATTCCAGTAGTTCAAAAAGTTCCTCTTATGCCAAATAGAGCCATTAGGGCTATGAAAAAAGTATCTGATAGGTATGGCAAAACTAACTTTAGCAAATCTCTAAGAAATAATAAGACAACCATTAAGTCTATAGGTAATACTATGGAAAGTGGATATGGTAGGATGAGTGTACCAACTGGAATGGTACCTGTAAGAAGATAAATATATATTATGATTAAGTTTAGAATAAAAAATTATACTATACCCGAGGGACACTATACTGGTCCTAAAGATATGGAAGACATACCTGGAGCAGCAGAACTAGCAGCGAAGGGAACTTTTGCAGGAGCTGGAATTGGTGGCTTAGTTGGTGGAATATCCAGAGATGGTCATATTATAAGCGATGCAATAACTGGAGCTAAGGCTGGTTTTCTATCTGGTATAGCAGCTAAATTCTTTGTTAATTATCTTCACAAGCCAATGAATCATGTTAAATATCAGGAAGTTGATAAAGCCATTAGAAGACAATTTGGAGTTTATCAAGTATCTGGCATCACTGTTGGAGATAGTATAGATAGAAGAGCTAATATAAGTGAGAAATTTGAATTTAACGATAGGGATGTTTCTAAATATAAAATTAACATAGCTATTCACGACAATACAGTTACCTTATATACATTTGGCTTAACTAAAGATGAATTTAACAAAGTAGATAAGACTCTAGACTATTATTGCAAGAAATATTTTAGTATGGAATATAGCTCTAAAGTAATAAATGCTAGAGCTTTGGCCTATGCAGTAGATATAACCTTTACTAATTATCAGGTGATATGTAACTTTATAATGGAGCTTAGCAGTACACTTGGAACTAGAATTAATCTTCTTGATAATAACGCAATTATATCTAGAAGATTAGAGGATGCATCTACTAATTTTCAATATCCAAATCAAGAAAACTTAGCTGGGGGAGATGGAAGTGATCAAGAAAAAACCTTTAGCTTTAATGTTGGTGGACTTGGAAGATTGAATAAATACGATATCATTAAAATTATTTCTAATGGTATTGGTAGTTTAGTAGGAGGTTTTGGTTTTGGAGGTGGTCCTAAAGAAGCTATTTCTGAATCAGTAATTGAAATGCTAAACTCTGGTGTTAGTAAACTTAGAAACGATGAAGCAATTAAAGCAGGTCTCCCAGCAAGAGCACAGGACTTTAATAACGAATTTCTAAAATCAAGATTAGGCAACTTACATTATATTGAGGGATTTAATTATACAATTGGTGATACTAAATGTCCTATTAATATTTCTCTAGTATCTGGAGTTTTTATGGTTTCAGTAGTTAGTGGAAGTAAGGAAGAAGAAAAAGTAGAAAAATCATTTAAAGGATTAATTGGTGGAAAAGTAAAAAAGTCCACTATTGGTAAAGCTACAGTATATACATATTGTATTCAAAACAGAAATGAGTTTGATTTTGTCTTAAAGAAACTTATGTCTAGTGGAGAGAAACCTAATATATTTGAAAAATGATGATCTTAGAAAAAATATATTCTTACTCATCTGGAGCAATGATAGATAAATTAGTTAGGGATCTGGATAAGGAAAAGATAGAAGATTATGAAGTAGTTGGAAAAATCCCTACTGACACAATTAGTATTATTCCAGATCAAAGAGTGAAAGATGGCATAAAGATATATATTCCCGAAGATATGGACTACGATCAATATGATATAGATGACTATATTAGAAGTGCAAATAGATTCATAAGAACAAATACTGGGAATGCAACAAGAACTATGCTACTTATGACAATGAATGGAACCTTAAAGTATGAAGATATTCTTGGCTTAGTTAAGAAAATTATAGAACTTGAGGGGTTTTGTTCTATTGTGGATATAAATCTTAAGAAATAATTATGACAACAGGGGGAAAAGAAGGAATGGTTAATTCCCAATTAGATAAAGCCAATAAACTTTACTCAATAGGAATGAAGGCCATTAAGATTCAGTTATACTTAATAGGAACAGACTTTGTGGTACTCAGACCAAAAGATAATTCTAAATGGAAACAAGTCTTTGGAGGAACATATTCTTCTGATAGTACTCTGGAAAATGATTATGATCAATTTACAACTAAACTAATTATAAATCTAGGGGAAATGAGAGATGTATGGAATCGAAACAGAGATAGTATAGAATCCATAACAAATGATGGTTCTCTTGAGGTTGGAGATGAACTTCAATATACTAGAGAGAAAAGAACCTATAGATTTAAAATAACACAAAAACAGGGATACTCAGAGACGGCAGATGTAATTTATTACTATACCTTAATGAGTCTTGCTGAAACGTTGGATGAATAGTGTATGGATACAGAAATTAGAAAAGAAAATAAGATCCAGACAGGTTGTGATAGATTTACAAAACCAGAGGAAATACTAGCCCTTAGTAAATATTTAAAGAAAAATAGAGAACTAGTAGATGAACACACTGAACTCGGAAAGGATAATCTAGAGGTAAGTGGAAGAAGATACGGTTCCATTAAGGAAATAAATAGCCTTAGTGATAAATTAGAAGTCTTAAATAAAGGTGGTAAAGAGGTTTCCAAATTAGTTAGTGAAAAAGAGTGGATAGCCTCTAATAAAAATATAGATAAACTTGAAGGAAAGAGACTTGATATAAATATAGGAAAAGACCCTTCTCTAGGAAATAACTTAGAGGATATAGAGCCTGGTACTAAAGATATTGAGTCTCTTAGCAAGTTTAAAGAAATACTCTCACCAAAGGAAGATAATACACTATCAGAACAAGTCTCTCCTATTATAAATTCAAAGGATAAGTTAAAGACTCTAGAATCAGAAATTGAAAAAATAAAAAATTCTAAGAGTTCTGAGACTTTAGCGGAGAAAGAAATTAAAAGTTCTAGTGCATCTGAGCTTATTGGAAGTACACATTCCCCTAGTAGTCTCGAAAAAGGGGTTACTAGGATAGAAGGGAAAGATACTAAGATAACTTCCTTAGATGGAGACTTAGAAAAAGTAGAAAATAAACTTAATGATCCCAAAGAATTATCTGGAACTATAGATAAAGTCTTAGGTAAACAAACAGAAACAGCTCTTGAAACAGACTTAGAGAAAATAACTGGAAAGTCAGAAGATCCTAGTCTAGAAGGTAAAAGAGAAAATATAATTGGAGGGGAAGAAAGTGGTGATTCACTATCCTCCTTTCTCGATAAAGTTTCCAATACCAAAGATGAGACAACTTCACTTAGCGGGATCAGAGAAAATATCAATGGTGAGACAAGCGATGCAGAACTTGGAAAAGAACTACAAAAGCTTAATGAATCGGGTAAGAAAGAAGTAAGTCTTAGTAGTGAAAAAGATTCTATCCTAGGTTCAATTAAGGATACTAGCTTAGGAACAGATGCATCAAAGATAGTTGGTTCTATTTCTGATACTTCTTTAGATTCTATCTTGGAAAATATAGAGGGCACTACTAATATAGATGTTCCCTTAGGTACTGACTTAGAAAACATAGTTGGAACAAATAAAGATACTTCCCTAGGTACAGAATTAGAAAAAGTTGTAGGAAAAGATAAAGATGTTTCTCTAGGTACTGAAAGACCTAATATTATCGGAACTACCAACATAGATGTTTCCTTAGGTACAGAGAGACCGGATATAATAGGTACTACTAACATTGATGTTCCCCTAGGTACAGATGTAGAAAAAATAGAAAATCCTCAAGACTTAGACTCTCTTAAGGCAAACTTAATAGATATAGAACCTAAGCCTAGTGATATAGAACTTGGATCTGAACCTAGTGAAAAAGTAGAGAATTATACTGAATCGGATAACAATATATCTGGAACCTTAGAGAAATTAGGTGCTGGAAATTCTGATACCTTAGATACTACTGTTTCTGATAAATTTAAAACAGAATCTATAAAATTAGATCCTGGAAATGGAAATGATAGTATAACAAATCTAGATGGTGAAAGACCTAATATTATCGGAACTACCAACATAGATGTTTCCTTAGGTACAGAGAGACCGGATATAATAGGTACTACTAATATAGACGTCCCACTAGGTACAGAGCGAGAGAATATTATTGGTACTACTAATATAGATGTTCCCTTAGGTACAGAGCGAGAGAATATTATTGGTACCACTAATATAGATGTTCCCTTAGGTACAGAGCGAGAGGATATAATAGGAACAACTAATATAGATGTCCCACTAGGTACTGAGGTAGAAAATTTACTTGGAGAAGATAAAGAATCCCCTCTTAGTGACTATGTTAGTAAGATAGACCCAGGAGAAGATCCTAGCTTAGAGGGAAATGTAGAAAAGGTTCAGGGAGATAGTAATGATCCCTCTAGTCTAAGTACAAAACTAGAGCCAGTTGATAATTATGTAGAAAGTAATAATCCTCTTAGTACAGACCTAGAGAATATTAGTCAAAGTACAACATCTGGAACAAATCCTGATGAAGCTACCTTAAGTACTGATCTAGAAGATATAATAGGAGGTGACAAAGAGTCTCCACTTAGTACTTTCTTAGATGATGTAATAGGTAGTGATAAAGATTCTCCTCTTAGTGATAAGCTAGAAGATGTAATAGGAGAAGATAAAGAGTCTCCACTTAGTACTTTCTTGGATGACGTAATTGATACTGACAAACATACCATTAATCCAGGAGATGAAACTAATAAAGCTACTGATTCTGGTCTTAGTACTACTCTAATAGATGCTACAAAAGACGATACTAGTAAGCTTAATACAAATGGTGAGGCTGATCATGGACAATTTGAGAATATAAGTGATGGTCAACTTTATGATACTAGACTTGGTGTAAAAGATATAGATAAAGAAACACCAATAGATAGTCTTAGTAGTACCTTAGTGGATGCTTCAAAAGATGATACTTCTAAAACAAACCTTGGAGGTAATTTTAAAAGAGATTCTGAAACAGATACTACAAGGGATGATTTTACTCATACTGGATTTCAAGATAAGTTAGATAAAAGTTATGAGAAAGTAGATAAAGCAACTAATGGTACCTTAGATGAAGATTTCCTAAAAGATAAAGTAAATTCTTATAGTCCAGAAGATGTAAAAACTGGATTAGAAAATAAAGATAAACCAAGATTAGATACAGGAAAAGATAAGAGCGAAGAAGAATTACTAGAAACAATAACCAGCAGAAATGTAGATGAAGCTGTTAGACCAAAAGTAATTAGTCCTGCAAATGATGAAGAGAAAGAACTAGAGAAAGTATTTAATTCTAGAGATAACTTAGATTCTTACTATGATAACTTACTTCATTTTGCAGATAATAAAAACTTAGATACAGGTTGGGCTAGTAAGGTAAAAACTCTTATGAGCAGATACTTGAGCGGAGGGGAACTTACACAGGATAAAGTAGAGCAATTTGAATCAGAACTTTTTGGAACTATAATAAGAGACCAAGGAACTGTTCAAATGGCTAAGTATAAATTAAATGTATCTTGGAGCAATGCCTTAAGCGCCAGTACATATCTTAGATGGTTAGCTGAAAAATCTGTTAGTTGGATTCCTGGTAAAAGTGGTACGTGGGCTTTAGGAAGTAAACCGGGAGACACTACTACTAATATTAGAGAAGAGGCGCTCGATACTGTTCTTATGGCCTTAGTTGCTGCAAGAAGAGTAAGTGAAGTTGCTTCTAAATCCAATAGAGATAGACTTCCTGGAAAAGATTCTGGTGTAATTCAAAATTTAGCTCAAAGTGGTGATGTAGTATTAGCTGGTAAGAGAGCATTATCAAGTATCATAAGTAGTGTAAAGAAAAGTGCATCTTCTAGTTCTATGGTAGATACTGAGGCCCCATTAAATAGACCTCAAAAGAAAACTCCTACTGAGGGATGGGAATATGGAAATAACAGAATAAATACTTCTATTCATGATACTAAACATTCAAATGTAACTGATACTTCTATTACAACTAGTGTAGCTAAGACAAGTTTTTTCAAGAAAGTAATAAATGCAGCTAAGGCAGCTCTTGGTAAAGGATTATTAGGATATATACCTGAAACTCCATATACTTTTCATGAGAATTATATTAGCTCTTGGGGAATGACAACAACTCTACAAGAATTATGTGGTTCCTATCCATCTGATATAAAATCCGTAGAAGACTTAAAAGATACTCTAAAAAATAGTTTATTCTCAACAACTGTAGATAAATTTTCAACTTCAAATGCCAATATAGCAAAAGGAGGAAGAGTATATACCTTAGACGATAATTCTTTCTGGGAAATAGTATTTGATCCTTTTGTTGGTTATGAAAATGCATATTATTCTTATCTACCAAGTATAGATGAGATTAATGTTTGGAATATGGTTCATTATGGAGTAAATACTGACTATAATAAATGGATACCATTCACCTCATTTGATCTAAGTAAGAGCAAGATGAATTCTAAATCTCTTGGGCTATATGATGGAGAAATAAATTATCCTATCTCTATGGAATATACAAATGAACTGAGACTAACAATAGCAGATGATCAGTATAAATCCTGGAGAACATACTTTGAAAGATGCGCTGATGCTTCTGTTTATAGTAGTGAACCACATGATCAAGGGTATTATGGATATTCTAATGGAAACTATACACCAGTTAAATTAAGAGCACTGACTTCAATAGATAAATCTTTTATTTGTCCAGCCTTGTACAAGAATGTGACATTTAGATGTATTATATATTCTTTAACTCCACAACTAGAAACTATATCTAAGTATGATCTCCTAGTTGTTCTTAGAGATTTTAGTGAAGAAAGATCTGGAGATATAGATCCAGGTGGAAGCGATCTTAATCTTACATTTAGTATTGTTGGAGAAAATCCTAGAGAAGCAATATCTGTAGGTAAGATTGGTAGTATGAAAAGTATATTTAGTAAGGCATCAAATGAAGCTAAAAAGGAGCGAGAATCTTTTAATACTAAATCTATATTAAATAAAACCTCATCCCTGCCTAAGATAAAAAATATATTATAAAATTATGTATATCAGATTAGGAAATACAAAAATAAATTATGTTACTGCTGAATATGATGACTTCATGATATTTGCAGAAGTTCCAGATATCTATATGTCCTATGAGAAGCCAATTCTTATTCATACAAAAGATGAATTGGATATATGGTTTGGAAAGAATTTTAAAGAGAGAAACTATTTTGATGAGCTCCTATTATCTGGTGTAACATTATTTTTGTATAAACCAATCTCAAAGGAGCCTAATGAATGGCAAAAAGATTATATAGATTTTAGTATCTATAATAATGTAGAACATTTATACTATACTGAATCTGATTTTTCATTTACAGGAAGTACAATAGGTGAATACTCTTTTTCGTCATTACCAGAAGTAGGCTCTCCCGAAATTATATATAAAGTAATTAGAGAATCTGGAAAATATGATGTTGGATTATCTGCGCTAAAGTATGATAAATTAATTTGGCTAAGTGATCAAGAAAACTATGTAAATGTAGATGATCTCTCTCAAAATACTGGGGTTAATTCTGCATCTTCTCTTAATAGGGATACATTAAGACTATGTAAAGTTGGAACAGACGTTAGTTATTGTCATCCAGCATTTGGTCATGAGTATGCTAAGAGAGACTATACAGAATACTACATCTATAATAATTCTAAGTGGGTCTTAATGGGTTCTATACCTAATGGCTACAATTATACAGCATCATCACTAGGAGAACTAAAAAGCATAGTAGTAAATCCAACTAGTGGAGATATAGCAAAAATAAATTATTCTCAGAGCAATAAAATAATAAATACAGAAGGAATAAACTTAGATAAAATAAAGGACGGTTATCAGACTTATGCTTATTCATTTAACTTAAAAGGGACTACCCTAGTTGAAGGAGATTATATTATTCTGAAAGATTACTTAGGCAATTATGTTATGATAAAGCATGGAGATACAGGAAGTGTAGATCCAAAATATTATAATAAATCAGTAGAAGTAAGTACATCAGATGACTTAATAGAAGAAATTCAGAAACTAGGATATAGCTTAACAGTAGATAGTGAAACTCAGGAAACTCTTATTGTATCTGATTTTCCTAGCCCAGTTACATATTTCTATAAGATGTCAATACTAGATTTAAAACCAAGCTTTGACAAAACACAGGATATCTTAACTGACTATACAGAAAATACTAGTAGAATAGAATTTTGGAGTAAAACTATTGGAACGGATGGACCTGAATCTGATATCACAATTAGTATAGAGAAATTAGATACAGACAATTATAGAATTTCAATATCTAGGTATGATTATTCTGAGATATATGAAGGATATATTTTTGAAACAGGAGAAGAAAGACTTGATTATGTAATATCCAAAAATAGTAAACTTGTCTATTGTAAACTAAATAATTACTGGACAAATTCTGATGGTGAAAAAATTAAATATGTTGTTGAAGAGAATGAATTACCTGAAGGGTCATGGGTTCTAGCCAGGTCATGGAAAGAATCTTACACAACTGATTCATACAGAACATCCTTGGATAAACTATTTGATTCCACTATAATATTCGACTTTTTCTTAATGCCAAATATAGGAAACTATGACAATACAATTTACCAAGAGTCTTATTATAAAATATATAAAGACTTAGGAGACTTAGCAGAAACAAAAGACTGCCAGATCTTAATAGAAAATAACTCAACCAATTACACGTATAATTATATAGGAGATACATATAATAGGTTAGTATATTTCTATAATAGTATGTATATTGGAAATGGTTACTATAGGCCGGGATATTATATGTTTTTACAAGGTCTATTGGGTGATATCTATTCTATTACAACAGATAATATAGTTTATGATACCCCGATGGATGCAACACAAGTAGACACATATAATGATAAACCAGACTTAATTAAGAAACTCGAAGAGAAAAAGTCTAATTACCTAATAGATAATGGACTGGAATACTATTATAAAACGTATCTTGACGGAACAAAGCCAGAAAACACAGGACTTCAAAGATTTGTCCTAAGTAAAATTTCTAGGGAACTGGAAAAGAATAAGTGGAATTATCTTGGAGAAAAAATGTCTGGTAAGATTCAGAACAATATACAAAAAATCTTAGATAGAGTTGTTGATAATTTTTCTATCATTAGATCAATTACAATAGTCTACATGGATTTGGATTATTACGATAATAAAGTAACATTAAGTCTAGACACAAAAATGAGCGATCTCATAAAGAATGACATTAGCCTAGACATAACAATAAATTTTAATAGAGAACTATGGCAACAGTAGCTAGTTTAGTACGTTCAAAAGATTATAGTGGACGTATGCAATTTATCGATTACCTGAATACCTATAAGGATAATAATAAAGAATTCCTTAGAGGAGATATGTGGGAGTTAAAATGTATTAATGCCCCTAAAATCGTTTACTATCCAGGTGATGACATTATTAACGCCAGATTGAATAGCGTACAGGTAGGTATTGATTATTCAGCAACTGGTATTACAAAACAAATGAGAGGTGGATGGAGAATAGAACAAAGAACAAATCAGAACACCAGTGGAACTCTTACCCTGAGTTTCGTTGATCGTGAGGATGCTTCTATTACCTATTTCGCAACAGACTGGAGAAATAAAATTGCTGATCCAGAGACAAGATATTCATTCAGAAAGGATGACCTAGTATCTGACTGGCAACTAATCATTACCAATGCACAGCGTATTGATGTTAAGGTTCTTAACTTCTATAACTGTCAATTCCAGGATGCTCCACTAAATGAAAATGGTGAGGTTGATAGTGAAACCGATCGTGCAGACGTTTCTATGACTCTTACATTTGAACATTATAGTAGAGAGCATAAGAATATCTAAAAGGAAAAAAGAGAGGGGATCTAACTTCCCTTCTCCCAATCCTCTTAAAAATAAAAACTTATGATAATACTAAAAAAGATTTTCTTCTAAGTCTAATGATGAAACTAAAAAATCTGGTAAACCAAGAATGCCTAAGCGAGTTTTAAATCCATCAGCCGCAGCTACAGGATTAGTTTTATTAGCTGGTCCTACTACACCTTATAGTGCTTATAATGTTAGTCAACTCGCAAGATCAATTTCTAAGAAACGTCAGAAAAAAGAATTCTATGACATGGTAAATAGGGCTGGAGAAAATGTAAAGGACTATATTAATAAAAAGAAACCACTAATAGATTCTGTTCTAGATATTAAAGTAAATAATAGTGAAAGAACTAAAAAAGCGGGAAGAAAGGGAGCTATCTTAGGAGCTTCTATTCCAATTGGCTTAGCTGCTTATGCCTATGCAAAACAATTACATAAGTATAAAAAGCATGAAAAAGAAATGGAAAAATATAGGAAAGACTATTATAACTGGAAAAAGCAAAGAGACTTGGAAAATCTGAACTTGTAAAAAATGCTGTGGCTAGAGTAGCAGTTCCAATAGCTCTAGGTTATGGTGCAAGACAGATTGGAAAAATTATAGGAAAACATACTGTAAAAAAAGAAAAGAAAGAAAATGATACTAAAAAGAATTAACTTCTCAGATACATATTCTAAGAAACTAGTTGAAGGTTCTATTAATTCTCAAAGCTTAATTGGAAATAATCCTATAGTAAGTGACTTGGTAGAGGTAATGAATAATCAAAAACTGGAAAGTCTATATCAGAAAATACCTGACATAGTATATGAAACAGATCCAGTATTTGTTCTACAGAAATCTTGTTCTTTTGATGTGAGAGTTAATTCTGGTTGTCTTATCTTGCTAGACATGGAAGTGATGGACGATGATACAGATAATCTTATAGTTTGGAACGAAAAAGATGAAAAACCTATGATGTTAGTTGATGGGAGACTAGAAGATATAACTAAAGAAAATCTAATTAGTTTTTATTCTAGAAATTATAAAAAGTTTCGACTTAATGCTGACTGGGAGCAAGATTATGATAGACCAAAAGTAAATAGGGATCCAAAATCAAAAGTGGATCTCCCGGTGATTGAGTATACAGACTACTTAATCTCCCTAATAAAAGAATGTAAAAATATAAAATAGAAATGATTAAATTCAAACAAACTCAGTATAGTGAAGACAATAGAGTTTTCCTAGACTACATTGGTAAACTTGAAGGCTTTAAAACAAAATGTAAAAACCTTCATTGGGCAGCACCTAAGAAAAATATTCATACTTACTTAGATGATTTTCTTGGAATTGTATCAGATTATCAGGATACAGTAGCAGAAGGTTATATGGGAATCTTAGGAAAAATGGGACCAAATGATGTAGAAGCAGTTCCAGCAGCAGCATCTGACGCAGTATCTTTCATTGATGAGGTTCTAGACGCAGCTACAGATTTTTATGAGTCTATCCCTAGTGATACAGTATATAAAGGTCTATCAAGTGAAACAGAAACATTTATTCAAGAAATCAATAAATATAAATATCTGTTTAGCCTGTGTGATAATAACTATGCTAATTAAGAGACGAAAGTATTTTACAGAAGATAATACCCTTGGAGCTGGTACTGGAAGCGGAGGAATTATGGGAAAAGTTTATAAATCCTATGAGAACGAAGTAAGAACTGGTGCCAGAACCAAGAGAGCTATTAGAAAAGGGTTTAACTTTTTAACAGGGAGCGATGATACTTAGAAGATTATTCTCTGATAATGATAAGAGAATTAAAACATTTACTAATTCTCTACCAGAAGATTGGGATGAGAAAGATGAGGAGTGGGCTAATAAGTTAAAAAAAGCAGCCAATAGAGAGGACAAAAGAAAAAGGGCCCATAGATTAATAGGCTCAGGATTAGTAGGAACAGGGGCTGGATTAGCTGGGTCTATTTTGGGAGGAATTTATGCTTATAAACATAGATACGATAAGATTGACTGGGATGATGCAGAAAATAGCCTAACTGGTAAGTATGATTATGACTACAAAAAATTCATAATGCCTAAACAGAATATCCTTCCAAGAGATTTTATTAAGCTTATGGGAAATCAAAAGAAATTTATTCCTGAAATAATTAAAGAATATGTGATAACTAAAAATCCTAGTTCTAATCTTAATATACCAGTAATAGGAAGTTTGGCTCCTATCTATAACGGAAGTAAAGATATATTCCTTTTAAAAATGGCAAACTCAGATAACGCTATCTTTTATAATATGGATACAAGAACTTATAATTATGGTTCTGACAAATCATTTAAGTCATTAAAAGACATTTTAAATGATTACTATAAAAACAAAGAAAATAAAGATAGATTATCCAGAGAATATATAAAACATGTAAATAGAGTATTATGATATTACCAAGAATAAAAAATTTCTCTGATAGTACATTTAAAAAAGTAGCAAAGGGTGCATATATACAAGCAATTCCCGGAGTTATAGGAGGTGCACTAATAGGAGGAGGCATAGGAAGCTGGGCAGTAAATGACGGTGGAAAAGGTGCCTTAATTGGATCGGCTATTAGTGGAACTATTGGTGCTATACATGGAGGAATTGATGCTTATAGACATAGAAATGACGATGTTTCTCCCGATGTTGATTGGAGTGACGCGGAAAATAGTCTCAACAATAAATATGACTACGACTACAAAAAATTCATAGTTCCCCAAAGATATAATTTATCCAGTGATTATCTGAAGTTAATGAAAAATCAAAAGAAATTTACTCCAGAAATAGTTAAAGAATATAGAATAACTAAAGATCCACGAGCCTATGTTAATATACCAGTTATGGGAACATTTGAACCAACATATACTGGGAGCAATGATATAGAGGCTCTTCAGATGGATAATCCTGATGACGCACTATACTATAATACTAAGAGTAAAACTTATAATTATGGAACTGATAAATCATATAAGTCTTTGAAAGAAGCTCTGAATGATTATTATAAAAATCCATATAATAGTGAAAGTAGACTATCTAAGGCATATATAAAACATGTAAATAGAGTATTATGATATTGCTAAGAAATAAAGATTTTTCTATTTGGGAGCATATTAGTGGTAGAAAGAATCTATATCATATGACAAAAGATGAGAATGTAGACTCTATATATTCTAAGGGATTATTAAAGAAGATGACTTTAAAACCTGGTACTGCTTCCTCTAGATCTGGTCTAAAGGATGAGGAAAGGAAAGATAGAATATACTTAAGTAAGTCAAGATCTTTCTTACCAATGAAACCAGGGAAAGGAAAATCTCTTATTAAGCTTAGTGTACCTATGAAAGTCTATGAATCTTGGAAGAATGTTGGAGATCCTATTTCCAAATATACTAGTCAATCACCAGAACAATTTGCTGATTATTGGATTTCTAATTACTATTCTCAAATACCAAGATTTAAAGATAAGGTAGACCTAGAATTAGAAAAGCAGAGTCCATCTATTAAGAAACTACCATTAAAAGAAAGATTTAGAAAAACTGATATTTATAAAAGAGCTTATCTTAGTTTTGATCCCGACTATGATAAAAAAGTATTTGTATCAGGTGAAGATATAGATCCAAAATATATAGTTGGCAGTAAGAGTTATAAAAAGTGGAGTCTTAGTGAATACATAGATTATCTCTCTTACCTATTAACAGGAAAATAAATAAATAAATTATGATATATTTAAAACGATTTTCACATATAGTCAGACCAGAGGATATAGTTGATGAAGAATTTGTTAGTAAGAAAGATCGTCTTAGGAGGGCTTCATTAGCTGGTCTAGGAGGTGCTGCAGTTGGTGCTGGTATGGGAGCTACAGTTGGTTGGAGTGCTGGAGAAGGAAAGAAGTCTAGTATCTTTGGAGGTGCGGCTCTCGGTAGTGCTATTCTTGGTATACCTGCTGCTCTAATGACTTACTTTGGTGATAGTAATAATGCAGTAAAAGCCAGAAACTTAGCCAAAGAAAAATATAGAGAGTTTCTTAGAGATCCAGAGCCATATGTAAGAGAGGCACTTAATATTAGAAAGAGAGACCTATATAAGATTGAGTTTGGTGGTCCTGGTAGAGATTTGATTAAGCTAATGGATATTGAAATTAGTTTTATTCCTACTATGATGAAATATTATGAACAGACTCATGATGTAGATTGCCTAGGTGATAATCTTCCTATACCAAAGAAGTCTTATGAAATAAATAATGATCTGAAGAAATTTAAGGATGGCGCTATTTTTGGTATTAATATTCTGAAGATGAACAAGTTTAATACTGATTGTTTATCTTGGTTTCCTGATTCAGATATGCCATTTGGATTTATGTTAGATGATATAGATGGAGACTATAGGTCACTTAAGGGAGCGCTAACTTCTTACTATATTGGAAATAACGATCCTATGATACGAGAATTTTCAAAACAAATAAGAGCTAAATTATGATATTACCTAGGATAAAATTATTTGCTATTCCAGAATATATACCCAAATCCCACCTAACTACAAAACAAAGAATTGGGCAAACAGTTAGAAATGGTTTACTTGGTTCTCTTAGTGGTGGTTTAACTGGTGGAGTTATAGGTGGAATTGCAGGTGGCAAAGGTATAAGAAAGGGTTCAGCTGCTATAGGTGCTGGTATAGGAGCATTAGCTGGAGGAGCACTTGGAGCAGGATCTACTTGGTCAAATACATCTAACAAGGCAATTGATAGAGATAACAAGTTAAGGAAGGAAAAATATGAATTCCAAACAAATCCTGAATCTTCTTTACTTAGTAGATTTAACCAGGATAAGAAAGATATTAACGCTCTTTCTGTTCCACCTGAAGTTCAAAGTCTAATGGATATCAATATAAAAATGGTACCGACTCTAGTTAAGAATTACAAAGACAATGGTTATAATGATGAAGATCTTTATATACTAATGACTCCGGTAATAACTAGGAAAAGCTTGAATGAGTTTAAAAATAATTGGACAAAATATTCAGACGATGAAAATGATAGTATTATAATATTAGGATGTGAATATGATACTATAAATTGGTTTCCTTATGCAAATGGTGAGAACAATGAAGATGTGTTTAGTATAGGAGATGATATTGATGGTGGAACTAAGATAAGTGGTTTGAAAGAAGCATTAATTAAAGTTTATAAGCCATATATGAACAATCCTGTAGTTAAAGAGTACATAAGATTAATTAAGCAGAAATTATGATATTACCTAGGATAAAACAATTTTCTTATCCTGAAATTAAAATAAAAGGTACTGGTGTAACTGGTCATCCTCTAATATTTAAGAAGAAAGAGGGTGAACCAGAGCAGCCAGAAGAGGAAGAGATAAGAAAGCCAGTTATTCCTCCTCAACAGACTCAGCAGCAATATTATGATTCAGATGAGTTTGAAGAAGACGACGATGAGGATGACATAGATGAATATTACAGAAATGCTGATGAAGAGAATAAATGATCCTTATTTATAGAAGAATTTAAATAATTTAAAATGAGTAGAACAAAAATAATAGTACCTAGAGGAATTAGATTTATTAGTGATTGGAAGGATTATCAAGAAAAATATTTATATGACTATCCGCATATTTTGGATAAACAAATTCCTGGATGTGGCTATACAGAATGGTGCATAAGAAGTAAAGGTCTAAATGTTATCTTATGTAGTCCTAGAAGAATATTGCTTCAGAATAAAACAGATCAACACCAAGGAGAGGTATTAAGTGTTGATGTCGGTAAAAACATAAATTATAAATTTCAAAAGTATAAAGAGTTACAAGCTGAGTTAGAAAAATGGATAGATGATTGTTATTCACTTAAAAAGCCATGTAAAATAATAGTTACCTACGAGTCTTACTATATTGTCAGGAAAATATTAGAAAACATGGGATTGTTAGATATCTTTCAAACAGTAGTAGATGATTTTCAAGATGTATTTATTAATCCAAATCTTTATAGAGGAAATGAAATAGATTCTTTTATAAAATCAACTTTAGGAGTAAATAGCATAGTTTATGTAATTCAGGATAGTTTTGAAATTATAAAGAATCATATATTAGATATACCAGAGTTATCTAATTTTCCACTATATGAATTAGATTGGGAGGAAAAAGATTCATTGCCAAATCCTAAAATATTAATGAGTGAAGATCCTAAAAAAGAAATAGTATCTCTAATTGAAGAATATAGAGATGGAAAATATCCAGGATCACATTTGATAGTATATCTTGATAATATAGATGAACTATTAAATCTTATGATAGCTAGTAACTTATCAAAATCTAACACTAGCATAATTTGTGACAGCACTGACTATAATACGGATAAATTAATTAGTAAACTAGGAAATGCATGTACAAAAACTGATGGGATTATAGATAATACGATAACTCTATGTACTAAAGAAGTATCTACAGGAATTGATCTTTATACTAATGATTCTACTAAGTTATGTATTCTCTGTGATAATTTGGATATCTTTTATAATATTTCTCAAGATTTATATTATATTTCTGGAAGAATAAGAGGCAAGAATAATATATGGAAGAATAACAATATAAGTGCTTACGTAAATAAAAATATGGTTTATTCAAGATCTAATGTTGATGAAAATATAGAAATTTCCAAAGATTTATGCAATTCATATCTAGCTACGCCTGTGAGTTGCAGAAAAAATTTATATAATCATTTTAATAAACTAAATATGGCTCTTGATAAGAATCATCAACCATATCTAATATATAATTATCCAGAATTAAAAGAGAATGTATATTGGGAATCATCGGCTATAATGGTGCGTGAATCCATTAAAAAAATATTTGGTATTTGATTATGATATTATTACGAAAAAATAAAAAGAACCACAATGTCTCCTTTGATAGGAAGAAGATAATTAAGTCACCAGGTTCAGTTACAGAAATAGAACAGTCTGAAAGTTATGAAGCTGATTAGTAAGAATGTTCTATTCATTATTTGTCTCTGGCCATGGTGCATGATCTACAATGAGAAGAAGCATTCTGATTTGCTTCTCAATAGATATTTGATATTCCTTGAGCAGAAGAAAGAATTATTATTTATTGGTTTTTATATTTGGTTTGTTATAGAATTTCTTTTAAGATTTGCTATGACATGGAATATAAGAGAATCATATAAGAAAATTTCTTTTGTTCTAGAAGCAGACTTCGGAGAGCCAAACCTAGCCTATACAATTGATAGACACCACTATGATTGGGCTAGGAGATGGCTTTTATAAACTAAATTAATATGTTATACTTAATAAAAAGTTCATCCTTTAAAGAAGATAATAAAACAGGAGAAGTAAAATTCTTTTTCATTTTTAAAATAGGATATACTTCAGATAAAGCAAAAACTAACAAACTTAGATTTTCTAGTTATAAAACGGCCAATCCCTCTTATAAACTATTATATACAATTCCTGGGGTTACAAGGAAACAGGAAGGTGGGGTGCATAGATATTTTAAAAAATATAGGCTATCAAAATTTGACATTGGAATAAAAAGAGGCCTTAAGGAATGGTATAAATATAGTGAGGAGATAATTGACTTCTTTAAAAACCCAAATAAAAACTTAATAAACAAATTAGAAAACATTTATAGTATAGATGGAAAAATATATGAACCAGTAAGTTTTTTATCCAAAATAAAAAATATATACAATTATATATTAAGGCAAGAGAATCCAAGTAAAATTATAGATATTAAAACTATAAATAAAGAATTATCCAGTATTATAACTTTTGATGATTTTATTAGCTATTTATATAAAAGTTTTACCAATATTGATAAGGTTATAATAAACAAATATCTAGATAGTTTTAATAAACCAAATAAATTTATTATTGACATTTTAGATAAGTTAAAATCAATTACTGGAGTGTTAAATAGAATGAAATTTCTAATAGAAGTGTTTAATAAGAACCCTAATGAAAAGATAAATATATTATCTAGATTATCTATTAATCTATCCAATCATTTATCCTGGGTTAAAAATATAGAAGATTGTAATGGTTCAGGAAAAATAAATAAAATGTATAAAAAAGAAAGAATGATGAAATTTACAGAAGATATAAAAAAGGATATTATATCTCAGTTTAATATTGGGAAGACTTATAGTAGAGATTATATTAGAGATCATATTTCTACTATATTTAAAAAATATAATATTAAAAAGAAAATCACTTCTACTATTATATCTAAATATTTTGTTGTTTATTCAACATCTATAAAAATTAATAATAAGTCTTATCACGGATATAAAATATTAGATCTTATTAAATAAAATTCTTTCAAGATGACAATGAAATATGTTGTCTACTGTTCAATCAGATCTTGAAAGCCCTTATGGAAATTTTTTATAAATATTTAGAAGAAAAATTAATAGTAGATAATAATTTGTATTTCAAGTCAGGTGATACTATAGACAGGTTTTGTGGGATTACTAGGTTAGGAGATAATCTTAATGTAGTAGGAGAATCGTTTAACTTTTATCCAATACTTGAAATTAAACCAATCTTATATCCTCCCTCTAGTGTAGGAAAGTATGTTCATATGGAGAAGGGAAAAGCTCCTGTAATTCCTATAATAGAATTTTTTGATAGAATTTTAAAAAAGGATAAAATTTATACGATTATTTCTAGTACCTCTTCTAACTGGGTAATTGGTGGAGAAGATTTTGAATGTTATGATTATTCTATAGTTATTGATAGGCCTACATTTCCAATATACAAAGAAGATCTTGAATTTAAATATAAGGAGAGAAATATAGTAGTTAATAAGGGGACTCTTATGGTTTGTAAAAGAAATTATTTAAAGTTTCCTATTGATTATTATGGATTACTAGATATGGATCAGGCAATAAATGTAGAAGACTTAAGTTATAATCCTTACATATGACTAAAAGAAAAGATATATGGGTAATAATAAGTGGATTAAAAAATTTAAGTGTAGAGTTGGTAAGAGAGAATTTAATTTAGATTTTACAGATAGACCTATTACTTTCATAACAGGTCCTAATGGTTACGGAAAATCTAGTTGTCTAAATGATATCCAGATGAGTTTTCCTAAGGATTCAGCTATATATAATTCTCTTTATGAATTGTATTGGCATAAGTACATGGGAGAAGAAATTCCTGAGTTACAAAATAATATAGGGTTATTCTTAGAAGATGATGGAACTAAGATGGAGAATTTATCTGATGGAGAATTACAACAAAGGCTCTTATATAGTTTCTTATGTAATTCTAAAGAGTCTATTATCTTGATTGATACACCAGAGATATTTTTGCATATGGAAGTTAAGTTAAGATTTCTATATAACTTAGAGAAGATTCAAGAGCATACTAAGAGTCAATATATAATAGCAACTCACTCTCCGGAATTATTTAAATCAAATTGGTCTCTCGTGATTGATTTGTTTGAAAATGCGGTTGAGATCGGTTAGGTTCCCTATATATGTTATGATTAAGAAAGAATTAAAATATAGTTACAATGATGTTTCTATAATTCCAGCTAAAGTATCTGGTGTAGAACATAGAATAGAGTGTAATCCTTTTACTAGTTCAGGTATGTTGCCATTATTTACAGCACCTATGTCTGGAGTAGTAGGATTGCAAAGTTATATTAAGTTTGAGGATCATGGTATAATTCCTATAATTCCCAGAAGTGTAGATTATTCTATTAGGTTAAAAAAATTAATCCAAGGAACGTGGTCTGCATTTTCATTATGGGAAGCTAAAAACATTATAGTAAGGGGAGAATCCTTAGGTTGTAATAATAATATCTTAATAGACATAGCTAATGGTCATATGATGGATCTTTATGATACTGTTAAGAAATTAAAATCTAAGTATTCCAATCTAACTATTATGGTTGGAAATATAGCTAATCCAGAAACTTATGCTATTTGTGAAGAGTCTGGTGTAGATTTTGTTAGAGTAGGTATAGGTAGTGGTAGAGGATGTATAACGAGTAGTAATGTGTCTATTCACTATCCAATGGCTTCACTAATAGAAGATACCAGGATTATAAAAGATAAGATAGGTGGTAAGTGTAGGATTGTAGCTGATGGTGGTGTTAGAAACTATTCAGATATAATTAAAGCTCTGGCCTTAGGTGCTGATTATGTTATGGCAGGAAGTATTTTTAATGAGATGTTAGAAAGTGAAGCTCCTGTCCTAGATGAGAATTATATAAAGCTATCTAACCTAGAGGATATAAAGTATGCAGGAGAAGGAAAATTTACAATAAGAGATCTTCCACATACCTTATATAAAAAATTCTATGGTATGGCATCTGGTCAGGGTCAAATAGATATAGGTGGCAAGAAGACAAAAACATCTGAGGGAATTGAGATGTACTTGCCCATTAAATATACTATTAGGTCTTGGACAAATAATTTTAAAGATTACCTAAGAAGTGCTATGTCTTATACTGGAACTAGGAGCTTAAGTGAGTTTATAGGGAAAGTAGACTTAGTAGTAATCAGTGAAAATACATACCAATCAATAAACAAATAAAGAAATTATGAAAGTAGGAGATAAAGTTTATATATCAAGTGACTTAACTGGCTTAGATAATAAGATACCAGGAGAGATAATTGATGTTGAAGATAACCCATTTAGAGGAATAGTAATATCAGCTAAGACAGCTGATAACAATATATTCTTTGGGGTTAAGGACCTATTTGAATTAATAAAATAAAAACAAACAAAAGACAGTTTTCTAAATTGAATAAATAAGGAAGACTGTCTCTAATTTTACACATTTATGGAAATATCAGTATCACAATTACCGAGTGGAGGATATGGTTATAATTTCCCCACAATTAGAGTTAACCCACTAGATTTTATGGGAATAGTAAAATATCTAGAAGATGAACCAAAAGATGATCCCTTAGGAAAATATTTATATGACATTAAAGCATTGATTGCGGATGATGAAAATATAAAGGATTGTTATATTATGGACGTAGACTTCTTAATTTTTTATAAGAAGTTATCAACTATTTCTCAGGACTTAAGTTATGAGATTAGTATTAAGTGTCCTGTATGTGGTCATCAAATTGAGAAAACAGTATCATTTGAAAAGGATATACACTTTAAACAGATTGATACTAAGATTATGGATGGAGCAAAGATAAAGCTAAATGGACATGACTATGATACTATTGTTCCTACAGTCAATGATTTTATGAAGGTATTTAATGTCTACCTGAGGTATAAGAAAATAACAGACCTTAAGATGATTAAAACAATTGCCTTGATAAAAGATTTTGACTTTAAAGGAAATCAAGTAGAGAGGGATGTCTTAGGAGCAAAACATAGTGACATTACTCTTCTCATGGCTCTTAGAGAATTATATTATGATAGAGTAGAGCCTATTGAAGTGTATTGTCCAGAATGTAATAAAGATAAGAAACCAGAGGAAAGGAGGAGTGTGGCAGTGAGTATAGATTCCCTCATTGTCGATTTCTTTCGAGACCTCTATGTCAATAGCCCAATTGATGGATCTAAAATTTTATTTAAATAAGTTCATGAAAGTTGATTCTATAGAGCATTATTCTATTTCATCTCTCTTCAAAATGAAAGATGTATATGAAGACTTTATGGAAAAAACAGAGGGACTAGATCCTGATTTCCCAATGATAGATTTTGGAAATAAGGGACAAACAATTAAAGGAAAGAATAAGGTTCAGGCTATAGAAGAAACAAAAGGAACAATTGAAGGGTTATCATCTAATATGAGCGATGACTTCTTTGATTTTTAAAATAAGATAAGATTATATGGCAGAAGGAGATTCGTATAGCGATAATATAGACAAGAGAACTAGGGAGATTTCTAAAGATAAAATTAAACCCGGAGAAGGAATGGCAGATAGGGAGGAAGCTATGACACAATTACAGGCTATACAAGGAGAGCAGAGAAATAACCTATCCTTACGTCAAGCAGATATTAAAGCAACAACACAGCAGCAAGATGTTATGAGTCAAGCTGCTCAAATTGCTACAGAGAGTGCGGGTCCTAGTACAGCTGCAGTCTTAGGTAAATATGGTGTATCTGCTCCAAGGGTAGTAAAAAATGCAACACACGATGTAAAAGTTGTTCCTCCCAGAATAGAAATAACAAATAACAACTATAATACAACAAATAATAGTGGTCCAGTTGGTGGTAGAGATATTGCCTTTAAATCACCAGGAGCAGATTCAGGTGGTTCTGGTAAATTTAAGAACTGGCTGACCACTACATTCTTAGCACAAAAAGAAGAAAATAATAAAAGAGAAAGAGAATACGAGAAACGAGAATCAGCTCTAGTTAGAAGTTCAAATAAAATGTTGAGCAAAATAACAGCAGCTGGTCGTGAGATGGCTAATTCGTTTAATCCAAGTAATTTTGGACAAACAGTTGGTAATCAGTTCCGTATTCTCCTTATGCTTTTTGCTGCTAGATTCTTGGCTAAACATTGGACAAAAGTTTTAAAAATAATATCTTGGATTGGTGATAAAGTAAAAGCTGGTCTAGATTACTTTGGTATTACTGCTGATGGAAAGAGAATGATGTCCAGAGGTGGTGGTGTTAGAGGAGATATTATTAGTTTCTTTGGTGGAGATCCTAGAAGAGATAACCTATTTACATTATTTAAGAAGATAGGTGAAGAAATTATAGATCACCTTAAGAAGAAATTAGATCATGCCATGGAGTTGAGGGGAGATGCTATAAAGGCTATAAAATTCCCTTCCTTAGGTGGTGACTTTCCAACAATGCTTAGTAATATTGCTGGTTATCTTGGCAATATCTTAACAGCACTTGTAGATCCTAAAGCTGGTATACAGGCAAGTGTAAAGGCTAACTTGATGGGTGCAGGTCTTACTAGTTCAACAAGGGCTATGCAAGATTCTGAAAAGAGAAATGAACCTAGTTACTTTGATAAACAACAGGGATTTGATAACACTAGTGCAGGAGATGCAGCTATTATTAATCAGTATAATGGTAAAAGAAGATACTCATTATTACCAAATTCTTTAAAAGGTAATGACTTAGCCAATAATACAACTGCTAGTATGTCTCAGTCTATGGATATTCTTGGTGCCTTGAATGAAGCTAAGACAACAGGTAGAATAGATACTGCTAGAATGGCTAGTGGTCTTCAAAGATTATCTGATACGACTGATAAAGAAGGCTTAGTAACGGTTGATGCTGAGTTTATTAGAAGAATGTTTGCTTCTTCTGCTGCTCCTCTTATGAAATCTGGTCACATCAAAAATCGCCAGATGAAGCTTATTCGTGTTCCTAAAACTACAGAGGATCTACAGGATATGGAAAATGCAGGTGGATTTATTGCTGGTGCTGGACAATCATTCGGAGCTGAATCAATGACTGATATGATACCTAGTGATGGTGCTAGATATGCTGCCAATGTTGGAATAACAGCCAGAGGAAATAGATTTATAGGACAAGCTCAGAGCGGAAGTAAATTTGGTGGAAAACTAGGAGTGGCAGCCTCTATTATAGCTGGTGGTGGACATAATAAATATTATGATGCCTTTTTATCAGGAGCCACAAGCTGGATGAATAATTTTGCAGCTGATAAGTATGTAATGAAAATGGTTCCTGCTGAGGATCCACGACCAGCAGCTATTGGTAAAGATGGCAGAAAGATGTTTGTCAATGCCTATACACTGGATAAAGCTGCCTTAGATTCTCTTGCCTCTAAACTATTCCAATCTAAGCAAATGGATTCTACCAATGAAAGTTTTGTTAGAAATGTTCAGCGTTTATTATATACTCAAGCTGGAGGAAAACAAGCTGCCTCTGCTAGATTTGCAAAATATGGTGATGGTGGAAGCATGGAAGACTTTGACGTCAATCAGCAATATCAATCTCTGCATGACTTTTATAATAAACAGGACCAGTATAATTCTCAAGATAATAACGATGCCTATTCTCAAAGAATGGGCACTATAGGAAACAATGCTGCTGGTTTAGGTAGAGATATTTGGAATGCTGGAGCTGATATAGTTGGAAATATTGGCGCTGATCTAGGAAAAATTATAAGAATAACAAAATCTGGTCAAAAGAGAAACGGTGGATACGTTATGGGAAGACTTATGAAAGAATTAGGTCTTACAAAAGCTCAAGCCGCCGGTGTTGCTGGAAACTTAATGCAAGAATCTACATTTAATCCATCAATAAGAACTATTGATTCAAATAAAAAGTGGTCTGGTGGACTAGCTATGTGGAATGCTGGTAACCTAACTAACCTAAGACAATATGCTGCTAGTAAAGGAAGAGATTGGAGAGATTTAGGAGTTCAAACAGACTTCTTAATTGGAACTCTTAATGGGTCAATTAAATATGGATCTAGAAGTCAAATCCCAGAAGTTAATAGATTACTGAGAAGCGCAAAAACTCCTAGGGAAGCTGCAGAAGCCTTTTTTAGATATGAAAAATTTAAAGATTTTGATAGATGGGGAAGTAAATATGACTATATGAAGATCCCTAGAATCCAATATGCTAATTCATTTTTCAGAATGGCAGGAGGATCTGGAGGATATACACAGGAGGCATATGGAGCTAACTATAACCTAACTAATAATTATAACAATGCTAACACCGAGGGTTACTATGGAGGTGGTGGAGGAAATTATAGTTATGGAGGCGGGTCTAGATCTGGTGGAAACTATAGTGGATCTTCATACTCAGGCGGAGGAAATTATTCTTCTGGCGGAGACTATGGTGGATTCTCTGGTGGTTCTGGAGGCGGTGGCTATACTCCTACTACATTATCGACAGGAGCTTCATCTCTAGCTTTATGTGGTGATTCTTGGGGTGTTGGTATTGGATCTCATTTTCCAGGTGCTCATTTTGTAAAGAGTGGAGCTACAGTTTCTCAGGTAGCTGAAATGGTTAGAAAAGCTGCAGCGTCAAAGTGTAAGATTATTGTTATCTATGCTGGTCTTAATTCAGCAGGAAATTCTGATAATAGCCTATATAATGACTTTGTAAAGTGTGGTAAAAATGCTGGAAATGCAAAAGTTTATATTTGTACGCTTATTCAGGTAAAGAGACCAGATCTAATGAAGAACGTTCCTAGAGTTAATAGTGCTATACAAAGAGCATGTTCAGCTAATAAATGGAATGTTATAGATCTATTTCCTAGTTCTGGAAATTATCAAAAATATATCTTAAGTACTTCTGGGGATAGTTCTTTCCATCTAACTGGAGCTGGTTTTAAATTACTAGCAAAAGAAATTCTTAGTAGATTAGGAATGGGAGGATCTGTTCCTATGCAAGGTGGAGGAGATCAAGGATTTTCAGATGATGGAGGATTTAATGCTGGAATGGATGGTGGAAGTGGATTTGGAAGTCTTAGTGATTCTATTTCTGACTTTAGCGATACTATGAGAGCTAATAATCCATTTAGCGTTCTTACCCCTCATCAGATGGAGGTTAGTAAGAAAGTTAGTAATCTTAAATATGAGGCAACCAAAGAATATGGAAGTCAATATCTAAGATATATTCATGGAAAAGACTTTAAAGAGTTTGAAAAATCATGGATAGGTACTAGTCAACAGCAAAGACAGAAAGAAATGAATAAAGCCTTTATATATCAGAGAGGTATAAAAATGTGGAGAAGCATGCCAGAAGATATGAGAAAAGAATATTTTGGCAATGTAAAGAATGAAAAGGAATTTGCTATAAGACTTTCTGGATACTCACTAAAAGATTTTAATAGTTTTGTTAAATATCAGGCAGGTTTAGCTAAAGAATATAATACTGAACATCACTTAGATTTTGATAAATGGAGAAAGACTAACAAACTAGAGGGACAGTCTAATTGGAACTTTACAGGAAAAGAGAATATAGATAAGCAGATAACTGGTATGCTTTTAACTGGTAAAGTAGATGAAGCTCACCAACTAATGAAAGAAAATTTTGGTTCTAAATTAGGTTATAGCTGGGAATCATCTGAAGATATGTTTACAAAGGCTAATAAGTACATAAGACATAAGAAAGCTTACGATAGTGTTAATCCAAAAATAGAGTATAATGAAAAATTACTAAAAGATCTAGGAATGGGTGAAGCATATATAACTAATTCTAATGGAGCAAAACTAGATTCAAAAGAAAAATATTTAATTAAGAGACTTAAGGCTGCTGGACTAAATGAAGATGATTTTACTGATATGAATGGTCATGTAGATTTTGGTGTAGCTACTAGGTTGTTAAAGAATAAGCAGGGTGGATTATTAAGAAAGAAAAAGGTTATAGGGGCTAATGATAATGAAATCTCTGGTATAAGAGCTGGTGATAATAGAAATGGAAGTTATGATAAAAATCTAAATGACATTGATAATATTAACCTAGAAAAAGAAGATCTTATCCAACAGATGAATAACTTTAAGCCTGGAAATATGCAATATAGTAATACAGTAGAAGGTCAAATGAAATACTATATGGATATGGGAAAAAGATCTAATATGGAAGATAAATTAGTTGACCTAAATAAGAAACTTAGAAATAAAGTCTTGGCTACTAATAAAGGAATAGCAGAACAGAGAGCTAAACTTGAAAAGAATGAGAAAGTAATGGGAGCTAGTATAGATGAAATAGAAAATATATATTTTAAATTACTAGCTGAAGGAAAATCTCATAATGATGCTATATCTGAACTTGGTAAAAAATATGGAGTAGGAGTTGTAGAATATCTTAATGCTCTCCATAACGCTTCAGAAGGTTGGCAGGGACAGATAGCTAAGAATGTTCAGGATCTTATAAACTCTATGCAAGTAGACATGGAACAATGGAAACTAAATCTTTTTGGAAATTCTACTGTATCTGGAAGTACTATTGCTGGAGGTGTAACTACTAATGTACCACTTTGGAAACGAAAGAATTTTGGAATTGGAGATAATTTCGGAGGAAAAACCATAGATATTGGTGACAGATTTAACAAGGGATTAAAGAACGACTTCATGAATAGTGGAGTTAGTTGGAAATTTAAACCAAGCAAAATGTTTGGAAGAACTGTCGGAGTTAGTGATTTTACTAGTACAGGAGGATCTACAAACAAATACCTTGGTGAAATAAATGTTGGACTTAAAAATATTTCTAATAGTATTAATAACAACTCAAAGATTGGTGTACTTAATGCTCAAACAGGAGTATCAATAGCTAACGGTGTTAATAATCTTAGAGCTAATTCTGTCAGTGGTCCTACGGTACATGTTAAAAAGGTTGGACCTATTACACATAAATAACAAATGAAGATAAATAATTTTGAAGGAAGCTTTGGAGGATTTTACTATGATCAACAATTAGATAATCCCCTTATGAGAGTTACCCTACACCCCAATACTAAATATACTGGAATTGGTCCGGAATATTGGGATCATGCTGATAACTTAGAAGAGGGAACCGATACTTGGAGATATAGTAAAGATCCCATAGCTACAGCCGTTTTAAATGAAGACTTCTCAGTTGATATAGCTAATACTTGGTCAGACTTTGGTGGTGATCCTATTTCTACTATGTTTAATGAGCAAAAAACTATGGCACCTTACTTAAAGGATATTGCTCAAGCCTTGCATACTATATCTGAGAAAACTATGGCAGCAGATACCAAAGAAGGCGGAGGAAATAAACTATATGAGGCTATAGCTAAAGTAACCGACTTTGTGGCTGATAATCAAGAAAAACAGGCAGTATATCTCAATAGAGCTCTAGTTGTAAAAGGAACCAGATTTTCCTATTATGGAGGAACTGGACTTAATTTTAATAACCTAGTAATGAAGTTTACCCTATTTCCAAAGATAGAGGGTGGACAATTTATTACTATCAAAGAGCAACTAAAAACTATTATGCCTTATATAATTGGTGACTATATAGATGTAACAGAGCTTGGAGATTCAGATGTTGGTAAGTTTGCTAAAGAGTTCGCCTCTTGGCAGTTACCTCCAGCTGGCTTTGCTTCTGATATAAAAGATGTAGATGTGGTTCAACAAGGAACGATGAAGCTTAGGTTTGGTGCTTATTATGCTCTAGATAATCTTGTAATTGGTGGATGTACCTTTAACTTTTCTAAAACAATGGTTAAAGATCCTACTGTTGGTGCTTCTGTATATGTAACGGGACAAAAGATATCTCCTATGTATTGTGATGTTACTCTTCAGTTTAAACCAGCTACAAAATACTCTAGAAATAAGTTGGAAGAGTTTATTAATGCTAATGCTCCTGCTACAAAGAAAATTATAGATGATACAAACCGTGAGATGGCTAAAAATCTTAGTTTGGTTAGATCGGATAATAAATCTAAATTGTCATCCTATAATGTTCCGGCAGCTAGTCATGGAGAACAGTTCACAGATGACGATGTTCAAAATGCAGTGTTCGAGGATAATAGCAAAAAATTCTTAAATGAGATGAATGAAAAGGGAGGATTATTTGGAAACACTACAGATGCTGGTTCTGCATTAGATACCACTCTTAAAATAAAGCTAAAATAAAAATAGAGTATGTATAAGAAAACAGATAAAATAAATTCGTCTAAGAATGATCTATCTAATTATATAGAGGGATTTGATGTTTATAATTCTGTTATCCTTGAATATTTAAATGATACTAGTCTAGCAAGGGAAGATTATATGATAAACACGTATGAATATAGGCCTGATATGATTGCAAAAGATTATTATGGTAGTACTTCATATATGGGCATCCTATTCTTAACTTGCGGGACTTCATTTGATAATTATTCAAAGGGTACTGTCTTAAGATTGATAAAGAAGGAAGATCTAGACAAGGTGATGGATAAGATTTAAGAGATGAAATATACAAACACCTTTCAAAATATCTCTAGATTTTCAGCCATGGTTTGACCCCAGTGCTGGTCATTATAAGTTTACCAATGTTCATATGTACGAGGAGCTAGGAGGACAACTAGCTTTTGGAACAATGAGTATGATTCACGATGGTTCCAATACGGCATTGAAACTATTAACGGACCAGCATACGGGTGAGATCACGTTAAAAGATGAGAAAGAGGGAGGATTAGAGTATAAGATTCCTGTATTTATTATTAACAAGGAATATGTAAAAAACTACCTCAAGATAGATTTCATATGTATAAAGGATAAGGCATTTGCATTTAACCTTCATACTTCTGAGTGGACTAATATAAGAAGTACAATAGAGTCTTTATATCCTGGTAAAAAAGATATAAGGGTTGATACAGATATACAAAATAAGAAATTGAGATATTTTCAGAACAATGAAACGGATCAAGATTTTATTAGTAGATTATGTTATTCTTACAAGAGGGAATCTATCTTTTCTTTTGGCTGGGAAGGATTGATGATAAAAGAAATAATGGGAAAGCTTGATCATGATGGAAACAATGAGAAGCCTAAACCTAAGATATGGCTAAGAGAGAATGCTAATATGAGTCAACTAGATGAAGATGCTGATCAATATAGCAGAGAAATTTATCGCTTACCATATAATTGTTGGGAGGATAAGACTGGTAAAAAAGAGCCTCAAGATTATACGGAGTGGGAGCCTATTAATCTTAGGCTTGTTAAGAGGTATGATGGTATGAGGATGGTTCAGACTGATTATTACCCTCTCTTAGAAAATAGAAAATATAATATGCTCTATCAAAATTCCAACTACTATACAACATTCAGAATAAAAGATTTTGAAATGCCAAGATATAAGATTGGGGATGTTGTAAATTATAAGAGACAAGATAGAGTAGCGTCTAAAATAAATTGGCCTTATAAATATTACTTAGTCAAGAGTAATGAGTTATTTTATTCTACAGAGGAGAGTGACCTGACTGATGAAGATGGTTTTAACTTTTCTTGGATTAGTAAATTTTGGGGACTAGAAGAAGATGGTTCAGTGGCCTTAGGTAAAGAGGATGATCCAACTGATACAAAATAATTAAAACTATATGGACGAATTTATAGGAAAAATAGTAAAAATAGTTGACCCAGACCTATATAAGATTGAGGTTGACATTCCTGGTTATAATAAGAATCTACCTGCCTTTCCTAAAAGAGGAGAGGTAGATGAGCCTAGAATTGGAGATGTAGTTATCTTAAAAGAATTAGATCCCAATTATAAGTCTTATTATTTATGGGAAAAAGCTAAAAGAGAATGATTTTATTGGTATTAGGTCTAGAGGAAAAGTAGTTAGGCTTAGTAAGGATGAGATTAGTATTGGTATATTTGATCCTTCTGATAATTCTTGGTATGATAAAAAAGATGGAAAAGATCCTACTCCTAAACCTACATCCTGGTATAAAATCGATAGTAAAGGAAACATAGATATAAATGCTGAAGGAAAGCAGACTGTAAATATAACTGGAGATTGTACTATTAAGATTGGAGGAAATGCTAAAGTAGAGATTTCTGGTAATTCTGATGTTACTGTCAAAGGTGATACAAAGGTAGAAACTTCAGGGAAAACAGATATTAATAGCAGCGGTAAGACTACAGTGAAAAGTCCAGATGTTCAAATAACTGGAGGAAAACTCACTGTAAATGGTACCGCTGCCCCAACAGGTTCTGGAGGATTTTGTGGTATACCAGTTTGTCCTTTCTCAGGTGCACCACATATAGGACCAATTATTTCAGGAACATAATAGTATATGTCTAAACAAGCATTTGCAAAACTTATTATATCAAAGCTAGCTGGTTCTATTGGTGTTGATGGTTCTAAGTATAGTTCAAGTACACAGACTACAGCTAATCAGGCTATAGCGCAAGCATGTCAGGAATATATAATTGCTAATACCAAGATAAGTGTTTCTTACAAAGGAATTATACCAGGAACACCACCAACTCCAGATCCAGTTGTAGCAGATATGGAATTAGTAAAGGGAAAAGTTTCACCGCCAAAGGGAAATGATTTTAATACTTGGATAAAGTCATTAGAGTCTAACATAATTAGTGGAATGTATTTATCACCTGGTCCTGCTCTAGTTACACCAATAGCACCAACCTTAGCATTTAAAAAAGGACTAAGTATTGATAGGTCAGAATTATATGCAGCAACAGGAGATTCAAATAAAAATGCTCAGGAAGTAGCTTGGGAAAAGGTTTGTGAAAAGATCTTGCTCTGGTTAAATTCATCTCCAAATGCAGGAACAACATATCCAGCAAGTAGAGTAGCTTCTAAGGGTGTTGCAACTATAATAAAAACAATAATAGCATGAAATATTTATTAAGTACAGGAAAAACAACTGAGAAGATAGAGAAATATATCTTGGATCTTTTCAAACTAAATCTGCTCATATATCCTGGTGACATACCAAACTCTAATGTAGGTTTTGACTTTATCTTAACTAATACAAAAAAGGATGAACTAAAATCTGATGTTACATTTAGGGTTGATGCTTTAGTAGATAAAATAAAGACTCAGTTCAAAAAAGGAATTGAGATAAATGTAGAAAACATAGATATAATAAATGATACTAGAGTAAAAGTTACCGTTAGTGTAAATAAGACTAGTGAAGATATAGAGTTTAATCTATTTGATAATAATTAAATATGAAAAGTTTACAAGATTATATAGATAAGTACAGAGATATTGGTAAGAACCTAGGATATACTGGACAAGGAGTAGAGGTTCTGGTTCAAATGTTAGCTAATGTTTCTTACATAGGTGAAGTAGAGAATGTAGCTTATATGCAGGAATCTTCTCTTGAAAAATGTTCTCTAATTAATAGTAAGATACAGCACTGTGTAGATAATATGTATAGTGTATTTAGAGGTTCTTGTCCTAGGGTTCTTATTAAAATGAAACCAACTAAGTATCTTACATTTAATCCTTATGACGAAATAATAACTAGTCAAACCTTTAGTGTTTATTACTTAGGATATTGGAAACCTAGCGATACAGATTCTACAACAGGGGAGTTTGTTTATTCTTCTAAAACATTTAATCCAGTAGTAGAAGGATCAAGCGAAACTAATACGATTATTGGATTCCTAGCAAAAGAACCAGTTAGTGAGACATGGACTGTTAATTCTTATAATACTTACTATGTTGACTGTTATGAGGAAAACTTAAGTGATGATATGTATGTTAAGCTTCAAGGAGATATTATACCAAGAACAAGATTATTTGCAGAACATATCTTAAATCATGATATCTTTGACTTAACTCTTCCTAGCTTTGGTTCTAGATTATATATAGCGGATTATTATAAAGATACTATTGGCAGAAGTTCAAAGGATATAAAACCTATGACAACTAATGCAGAAATTGAAGCTCACTATTATAAACTTAGTTACCTAGAAGACTATAATACTTCTGAACTAGAGAGATTAAAATTACAAGGAGCTGAACTAGTAGACTTTACAAATGCTGAATTAGTAAGTATGACAAGTAGTAGTTCAGATATGGTTCTAGAACAAAATACAACAGGCATCTACTATATAAAAGAAGTTGACATAGACGGAATTAATACTATACACTATAAAGCAAATCGTGATAGATATGTTAATTCAATTCTTAGATCAAATTCAGATATTGGTACTGTCTTGGAAGAAGCTTATCCAACTGAAGTAAAAAGCGGCGGTACTACTTATATGTTCTCTTATGGAAGCAATAATACTAGTGCAGTTACTATTTACTATATTCCTACCAATGAAGAGGTCTTACTAACTAAAGAACAGATTACTACATTCAGACAAGAGAAGAGGGCCTACTATGTAATAACCGATAATATTAATGTGGTAAAGGGAGATAAATATACAGCTGTTTTCAATATATCACTGGAACTTTATAATAGCAGTGAAACAGATTGGAAGTCAACAATTGGAGAAGATATCCTACAGAGTTCATATGAGAGAAAATTTGGTATAACATTTAATTCTGGAAAGTTGGAGGAAATAAAATCTCTAATTAGTAAAATCTCTAATGTAAAAAAGATCTCTTCTATGACAGTTACTTATCTAGACAATAATAACGTAGAGGTAAGTGAAAGCAATATAGATACTAGCATTTCTTATTTTGATATCAAGTACTCTATATCTACTACTGTTACACAAACAAATACAGATTTTTAAACTATGGAAGTATATATACCCAAACATCTTCTGAAAGTTGGTATTATTAAGATGCTGCATGAAATGATTGGGCAGTATCAATTACAAGAAACAGAAGAAAGTGATTCATTTAGTGATTATAGATATACTCTAAAGACAGATCCAGTTAGAAAATTCTTAAACCTTATCTATCCAACTAGTTGGGCAAAAGCAGATGGTGAAGAAGTAACAAAAGAAAAAATAAATTACCTTAGCTCTCTATTCTATAGTGTAAAGGGAACATTTAAGGTACTAGATTATATTTTAGCTTTTGGAATCTTAACTGACTGGACAACAAAAGATACAACTAGCACTCTTACCTATTCAGCTAGAAAAATTAGTGTAAAAGTAAAGAGTATAACAGTTGATAAAGATCTATTTTGTGATTATTTCGAAAAATTTATATGTGCATTATTATATTTTGATGAGCTAGATATATCTGTTGATAAGGTATTGACAGAAATAACAGATAGTACAGTAGCTTCTATTAATCATGGTATATGGTTCTATCAAAAATATGATGCTGAAATACCTGAGGGCTAAAAAATATGATAGATATAAAGTCATCTAGTTATGATAAAAATGTGGTTGACTATGTTAATCCAAAATTTAAAACACTAGATAAGGTAGTCATAAGTTCTAAACCAATTGATCAAAATAAACCTGACCTAATTAGATATTATGGTTCAGATGATAAATTGATTAACCTGGAAGATTTTGACGAATATGGTTGGAAGTTTCTTGTTGAAAAATTAAATTACAACTCAGACTTTCCTCTTGATAACTTGCTTCATTCTATAAAAAATCAGGATCTCTTAAAAACGCTATCTAATATTAAACTAATCAATGATACTTTCTGTCCGACATGGATAGAAGTAGACTCAGATGATGAACTAATAAGCTATTTTGGTTCTATTACAGTTGGTAAGCAAAAACTAATTCTCTTAGATATTCCTGAAAATTATAATAGGGTTAATATATATGATACTTCTATCTCTAGTACTGATGCAGCAATAAAGGTAACAATAGCAGATGGTCTTGATACTAAATGTAGGAAGATAGTTTGGTTTGTTATTACTATGGGAGGAGCTGAGAGTATATCTGACATTAACTTATCTTTCTACGCTTGGAATAGCAGTATTAATCCCCACAGAAAAATGAGGCAGTACTTAGTTAGAAATGATGAATTTAGTGAATTAGATAGAACAATTAATGTGGTTGATACCATTGATCCTTCTAGTAATTTATGGATGGACCTTAGCTCTGGAACTATAGTTGGTAATAAATCAGTTAGTAGTTTTCCAATTATGACTAGTCTTTTTAATAAATATGCTAGTGACTCTAAGTGGGATAAAAATGTAAATTATATTGGAGGAAGTACAGCAACTTATAATCCAGAAGGTACAACTAGTTCTGATACTTGGTTAGCTCTAAGTGATACTAAAAATGAAGAACCAATATATACTAACAGCTGGATCCTAGAGGATTATGTAAATTGTGTTGATAATAAATATAAGTTTATTACAATTGCTTATGATTATCTGGATCCACTCTTAGAATCAAATAATTATAGAACCAATGAATATCCAGGAAGAATCTCACCAAATGTATTTTCTGTACGTACCCTAAATAGTGAGGAGAGTCAAAATAGACTTGCTATTTCAAGTAACTATGGTTAAAGGATATGTTGTATATACAGAACCAATGAGCTCAATACATTGTATCTTATGATGGACTAGGAACATATTACAAGGAAAACCGGAACAAATTATACATTATAAATTTGATTATTATCAATATTAGTAATGAATTATGGCTGTTCTGGTCTTATAAATATAATAATAATATAGTACCATATGAAATATCCCAGCTTAAAGTGAGTAGAGAAGTCTGAAACAAGTACTGATAGTGAAATAATATCTTAGATTTGATAAATATTATGATAAAATATCTCTTAGAACAATAGACGACGGCGCTAGAGTTCTAGTTCATCTCTAAATGGTGTTGAATTGTATGATAGTGATAATAACTTAGTTACTACAGATTCCATAGCTCTTGGAAAGAAATTTAAATTAGTTTATAAGTTTGATATAACAAAGGAGAGTATCTCAGCTTCCGATATAAAATTAAACTATTATACTAAAATAATGCCCATTGGAGAAAATCAAGTATTTGACTTAATTGAAACTGAGACTGATCCGGTAGACGCTAAAGTAGGGGTTAATGGATCTGTTGGGACATTAACAATAAATGGTGAGGCAAAGTATCCAGCAAGATATTTCTACTATATTAGTACATCAGAGACTTATTATACCTTAGTTATTTCAGATTATACGGGATTCTATGTAAATACAAATACACTATCCGTTAAATCTGGGGAAACAAGTTCATTTAAGATAAGTCCAGCCGATGGAGTATTTGATAACATTAATATAGACATGGATGGAGCCACTATAATATCTGTGAAAGGTGGTAAAACAGATCCAGTTGTTTCTAATAATATAACATTAACTCCTCCGACAGGGGATATTAAATATTATACATTGGAGATAAAAGGAATAACAAAAGATTATACATTTAAGATATGGAAATAAATAATAAAAGTGTTAGAGGAATCTACCTATATACTAATGATGCTACATTTGAACCTAAAGATTTTGTAATATATGGAACTGATATCTATATATGTACAGCAAAATCTAAAGGAAATATTCCACAAAGAGGTTCAGAGTATTTTTCTACTTATCCCGAAGATGGAATAGCAACAGAGGATGATTTTGATTCAGAAATATTAGCTAAGGGAACAAATAAATTAGTTACACCTTATCTCTTAAGCAAAGTATTATGTAAATATATGTCTGGATTTGATGAAACTGGTATGATAGTTAATACAGTTAATTCAGACACAGAGATTTATATAAAAGACTTCTTAGGAAATGATACAGGAGCAACAGTTAGTAGTATAAGTGAATATACCAATGCCCTAGATAAAATCCTAGTTGCCCCAGATATTAATAATGCAATTTTTAAAGTAAAAAGAGATGTAGTTAAATATCTTATTGGTGTAACTAGTAGCGACATTGATTATATTATACTTAGGCAGTTTTCTTATTATTATGACACAGATGAACTAAAATCTGTCAGAATTCAGGAACTAATTGATGAAGAGTCTGGAATTATCAGATATAGATATGGAACTAGCACTAATAATTTTACTCCTAGTTCTTGGACAAGTGCAACAGTCAATCCTGATTTCAAAAATACTGTAGATTCTGTTATTAGTTACTATGGAGATAGAATTATGGATCTTGAGAGAGAGAAGTATGAATTAAGAACCGGTTTTAGATTTAAGAGCATACCTTTCTCTTATTCTAGTAGCAGTTATTCTGAAACAGTGGAAAATACTATTACACTATCTTATGGGTCAGCTGAATCTGCTATACCTATTACAACTAGTTCTAATATAACTACCTCTTTTCCTGTTACTATTTGCACAAAATATATTGAAAATTCTACTACTAATTCTTCAACTGGTTCTAGTACTAAAGTTTGGAGAACAGATAGTATAACAGTAGATATCAGAGGTTTTATTCTTAATGATCAAACAGCTACTTATAGAATAGTAGGTAGTAAGCTTCTTAAATTAGTAAAGGGAACTAATAATACTATTTCTCTTACAACAACTGGAGGAAGTGTAATTAGTGATATTTACTTTAGACAAACTTATGAGAGTACGGTTAGTGATACCTCTAATCTTAGCGTAGTTAATGAAATAGGATTTAGTGCTACTTATGTAACTGGTGAAGGAAACGGAATAAAAGATATGGAACTTACTTCTATTTCTGACTCTACTTCTGGAACAACAGTTAGTATACCAGCAATTCATCCTAATGGTTGTGATCTCCTAGTTGAGGCTGAAGCTATACCACCAGTCTATAATACAACAACAAATTTATATGAGAATGGAACTGTAGCTTATACTTATAAATTCTTGATACACATAGATAGTTGGAGTCATTCTGATTCTAGAGATACTAACGGAAATCCAATCGTAAAATATTATTATGCTAGTGATTATCATAGTGGTTGTAGAATTGGTGTGTTCCAGGAAAATACTAAGATATCTGTCAATGTATATAAGACTAATCCAGATACAAAGGTTATTGATATTGGTGTACCCTCTCAAACAGGTGGTGGTGTAATGAAAGATCCACAGAATATAACAAAAATCTATTATATGTCATGATAAAACTGAGCAATATAGTTGACCTAGAACCAAATGTTGATACTATAGACTATAAGAAATTATTTTTCAATGGTGACTTTATTTGTTATTATGCTAAAGTTCTTGTAGGCGCAACTCATGGTAAGACAGGTGTTAAGAAGTTAATATATGTAACAAATGAAAATAGTGATGGAAAAGCCCTATCTTTAATAGCCTTGATTAGAAAACTTGACTCCAGACAGGATCATATAACTGGAAGATTATTTATAGATACTGATGTTTCTCCTGCTAGATTATATCAAGATATGTATCAAACTACTTCCAAGAACTCTATTTCAGGTAATGTAAGTGATAATGGTGTAAAACTATCCAATCTCGGGTCTAAAAAAGAATATCTATATTCAAAAATATGGAAATTCAATCCTGATAATTCTTTTGTAATAGGAGATTCACAAATAGATCAGTCAGTGATAGATAATTTTAACAATGTATATTATAATAATGTTATTAGCATGAAAGAACAAAGTGGTGTAACTTTATATAGTTCATCTAAAGTAGTCGTAGATATAGTTAATGGATCTGTTTCTATTGACTTAGTTGAAGATGATGTGTATACTAATACAATTAGCTTGGTAGGTATAGAGACTAAAATATCTAAAGCTAACCTTTCTGGAAAAATAGACTTGACTGTAAAATACACCAAGGAAGGAATAATTAGTGGTCAAGATCTAACGTTTAAGGCATTCAAATATACTAATACTGAAAGCCCTGAATTAACCAGAGATGATTTTATTAGTCCCCTAGGTTCTATGAGTGATCCAGATGTGATGGTAGAATATGTTGATGGAGTTATCAGAGTTATTCCCGAATCTAGTAGTGTAGATGAATGTGTAATTAGTAACTGTGTATTAACTTATGGCTGTAACTAAAAATATAGAGCTCTTAGGAACAACAGGTCTTAGTAGTAGCGATAGTATTTTAGCTTACAATTCACAGACTTTTCTTAATAGTAGTATAGTAAGTAGACTAGGATTAGGGTCTTCAGCTAGTCTCTTATCCTCAGATCCTACTACTTCTACTGTTGAGGAAATTTACAATATTCTCATTAAATCTGAATATATCTTAACTCCAGCTACAAGGGCTGGTGATATCTTACAATTTCAGTTTGACAATGATAGATCAAATAATATTAGTGGTCAGGGATTTAATACACTAATCTTCTTATCTAGTTCAGAGATAATTGGATTTGCTGTATTTGAGTCTGTACAAGGTTTTAATACTACTACAACTTCATCACAATATGTTCTAAAAAAGTCTTATCTAATTAAATATATCACCATACAACTTACCTCTACTAGTAGCGATGTAAGAGAAGATAAAGATACTATTACACTCTTAACCGATGTAAAGGCTATAGCTCAAAGAATTAATAGGGATTACTCTGGAGATGAAAACTATAACTATGCAACTAAGAGTGACCTAAGCAAATTAACTACTGGCGACAACAACTATGAGATACATGTTAATTCTGTACTAAAGGGTTATAGTTACAAGGATTTCTTTACAGATACTACTCATTGTAAACTAATAAACTACTCTAATAGTGGATCTAAAACTGTATTTAATAAGTTGGCCTTCAAGAAAAACTTACTCTTGGGTTCTAGGTATACAGATTTTTCTCATACTCAGATTAGTTACTATAATGGTGATCCTTCCCTATTTATCTGGGATGATTCTAATAACTATTCTATATTCTCTCTTACTACATCAATGAATAGTATTTTTGGAGATGAAGTTAGTGATTATAGTCCTCTTCCATATACAACTAGTAAGAATGGAGTGAATGGAAAACAGATATCTAAGGATGAAATTTATTCTTTACCTCTCTTATATGAAGGAGCAAATCAGTCTATAGAATATTTTGCTGGTAGATATATAGTAGTTAATGTCGATGATACTCTTTACCTATTTGATATACTTAGACAGAGCGGAGAGATAGGTCTTAGTTCTCCTCTGTATGATAAGAATAATGGTTGGATGATCTCTTCTTATACTAATGTTTACAATAAGTATGACTATTATAAATATGTAAGTGGAGAATGGGTCTTAAGTCCTTCTGAAATAGGAGATGCTGTAGAATATAGTAAGCTAGATTATGTTCCTGATAGTGTAAAATTATCTGGTACCTATGTTAAGATTCCCCAAAAGACTCCTAACTATATCAATACCTTCATAGTAGATAGATATGATATTTACAATAGAATACAAAGTCTAGATTCTCTTAGATGGTCTACATATAAGAAGTCTATTAATGAAGTATCTAGCTTAAGTGAAGTTTATACTGATTCTAAATTTGCTCTTACTAGTGGAGAAATACCAGTAGGAAAAATTGGTGATTGGTATATATTTAAGAATGATGCAGCCTCTACTCTGATTTACAGTAATATGACAAAATCTGTAAAAATGAGTATGAGCGAAAATGAACCAATAGTAGTTAATGATCAGGTTCTCTTAATGTGGAATCAAAACTCAGACGGCTCTATGGTTTATACTCTATATGATGAACCTGGATATTTTATAACTCCAACTTGCTTTAATATGAAACATGAGTATGGGAAAAATACTTACAGCGACGGTGATAGTAGGTCAAAGGATTATAAAGTTTATTCGGAAGACTTATATAGCGAAAAATACTTGACCTTAAGTTCAAGTGATAGCCCAATAACATTACAGAGAAGTTTCCTTGGAATATTTAGAAGAAATGTCCTGCCAGAAACTCTCAGTGGATTTAAGATAATTGGTTGTTATGCTGGGTTAATTTATTATAGAATAGAAAATATGATTAATTATTTATAACATATGAACGTACTTTTTACATCTGATTTTAAGAACAACTTAGTTACATATGGAAGTAATCTTAGGTTGTCTACTTACAGATTAGGAAAAATAGTTCCGGGATATACAAGCTTAGATGAATTAATAAGCAAAACTATCTTGGATGATACTTATAGAACATTTGAGTCTCTGTGGTATGAAGATAATCTGTCCCTTAATATGACACTAGATCTCTCTTTTGTAGATGAGAACTATACCAGCCTATACCTAGAGGAAAACTTAGTTAGTAGTATGGGAGGATATAGAACAGTTATCTTTGTTTATTACAGTGACTTAAATGATAATATAGTTGGACTTGCTTTTATCCTATGTGGAGAAGTAGAAACCCTAGTATCAGGTACAAAAGCTAGATCTCCTTTATATCTTTGCAGAGAAAAGGGATTGAACTATATAACTGTTAGATTTCCTTCAACTACTGTAGCTAATATTGATCGTTACTTGGATAATGAAGACGCTGCTTATATAGAAAATAAATCTAATACTGATGGAGTTAATACATTCCTAGCAGTAGAGGGAGAATTTTCTAATACAGATCTACTAACTAGAAACTCATACTGTAGATATCTTAGACAGAGAAATTCATTAAAGAATAGTTCTCCTCTTTACTTAGACTCAAATGGAGAGAAAGTTTATAGCATAACTACCTATAAACACTATAAGAAAATTACTATAGACTCTTCAAATGTAATAGGAAATGAGTCACCAGATTATCCAGGAAACTATATCTACTATGTCGGTAATGGAAATAGTGCCAATATAGAAGGTACTTGTGTTTATGACTTATATCGTGTTAAGAATGGAAACTATACACTAATAAAATCAGATTGTAAGGAAGGACTCTTAAATACTGCTCTGGTTCAAGTTAGCGATATGGCTGGAACTATTAGCACAACAACTACAAGTAATTACAGTATAAATCAAAATAGTAAAATAATAACCTTTACTAGTAATTCAAATAAAGTAGAAAGAACAAACTTCATAGCTGATCTTTCTTTTAAATCAGAAATAGGAGATACAAAAGGAAAACAAGTAACTATTAAATCCAATGTGGTTCAATTTGTTACTTACTTAAAATGGTCTGTTGAATATTCCTCTAATCTTGGACAACTAGATGAGAGCGGAAATAATCATATAGTCCTTCTATTTGATACAGAAAAAGGAAGTAAAGGTTGGAATCCAGATGGCGGAGATAATAAAACTGGTACTATTATAATTTTCTCTGAGTCTAAAGTAGCAAAAGAGAATATTAAGATTAGTTCTGGCGATGCTTCTTCGGATACTGCGTTTACTAATTACTTTACAACAGCTATTAGTGATGGAATATTTGACTCAACTAACAAAAGATACAAATATACAATAACTATAACTACTAGCCAATCTACAGAAGGAAGTACAAAATGGTTCCCCTTAGATTCTGGTGGTTCTAGTATTCTTATCTTAAATACAATAAGTATAGAGGGAGCGGATAAAGTTGATAAAGAAGAAGCTAAATTTTATTGTGTACAGAGAATAATTAATCCACTAACTATATCTACTTTTATTGGCAATACATGGACAAGAGTGAGAAATTTAACTTTCCCAGGTACATTAGGAGTAAAAGAGCTAACCAATAACTATGTAACAAATTATATAGAAAATTATAATCATTGGGAAGCTACATATAACAACGGCTCTGATGTAATACTAGATAATACAAATAATAATGTAATTTTTACAACGACTAATCCTGCAACATCTGAAAGTTTTAATGTACTAACAAAGGTAAGCTGTACTAATAAGGTAAATACTGCATTTGCCAGTATAACATTTAAGAGAAGAAATGCAGATAAGTCCTTTGATCAGAATAATTGGGAAGACTTAATTTATTGTAGTCCTGATAATGATTGCACCCTATACTTTAATATGGAGAAAGAGAGTGATTCTGGAAACTATGTAACTATTGAAAGTTCTACTAAATATTTCTATACTGATAATTCAGGAAATTCTTATAGGCTATACTTATTTGATAGATTGTCTGCAGGTTCAGAAACTCAAACATTCTACGTACATACAGATGAACTAGGATATTCCGGAGTTTATGGTAGTGCTACTGTAGGTTTATGGGGTAGATTAAAAATGGAGCTTGAGGATAGTTCTATAAATAGTTATTTTTCTATAGAATCTTCTGGCTCCTATGATGATCCTACTACAAAAAGTTCTGGAACAACATATGTAAAGATTACTTCTAAAACTCTTGGTAGTGAATATCCTACTACATCTTGGTATCCTAAATCAGATACTACTGGTGTTTATACTCCATTTAGTATAACCATAACTAATCAAGAGACTAATGCTGTAGTAGAAAAATTTTACTGTATAATAAAGCCAGACTTAACAGATACTATTGGCTTCTATAATCCTGAAACATTGGAAAAAGTTAGTAGCATTAAGTTTCTAAATAGTGAAATACAGAAGGACAATGACAATAAGAGACAAAAAAGACTTTATATAGCTTCTACAGTTGGTTCAATTGATGGTCTTAATTATTGGGAAGTATTTAAGAAAGACTTAGAGGTAACAGTATCAACAGATCGAGACAACTATGGCTATGGAAATCTCTTAATAACTGGAACAGATTCTTCTAAATGGGGTCCTGATGGTTCTATAGTTACTTACTTAGGTACAACTACAATACCACAAGATTCCCAAGATTATAGTATGGATAGCCTCTATATTAGAAGAATAGCTACTAAGTATGAGTCTAAGGTTGCAATGTTTAGTGACTGGAAAAATCAGCTTAGTGATGGTTCTACAGCTGAACTTCCTATACAGATGGAGGGAAAAGAACCAACTACTACTCTTCAGGTTTATGTCTTAGGCAGTGATGGTCTCCTAAGTGAAATACAAGATGAAACACCACTAGAACTTGATCATATTGGTCTTTATAAAATATATGTAAAGAGCACAGATAATTATAGGGTTCTCTTGGAGGATACTAATACTCTAGATCATTTCTATTTCTATGACACTGAATTAAATGTTCCTAAGCCAACAATACTTTCTGTTGATGAAGGTTCGTTTAATACAATAACTGGTAGAGAGGTTTGTTTCTCTTTCTATGGTAATGAGAGGGATACTTTTAATGTAGTAGAACAAACTCTTAGAACTTATATAAAGGTAATAAATCTTGGGGATAATACTTCAATCTATATACCCTTACATAGAAAATACTACTTGAAGAAATCAGATAGTGGTAATTCATTTGAGAGTCCTGTAATAGATACAAATATTAGTATGTTAAGTTCTGATATTTCTGGAGGAGCAGCTGATGATATATTCTTACCGTCATCTGGAGCCCTCAGCAGTCACACTATCTACTATAAATCTTATCTAGAAACAATTACTAAATTTATTCCCTTAGCATCTGGTATATCTGACAGTTCTATAATAATTGACGGAGATAATGTTACCCTTGATTATGATACTTATTCTTCAACAGGAAAAGTAGTAAGGAGCAGAATAACATCTACAGTAGCTATTAGAGGTTATATATCACACTACTCTAAGATTACATTTAATAATCCTAGTAGTCCTGATAAATCATATCCAATTTCTGACTTAGGTATGATAAGAATAACTAACCCTCAAATGTTTAATGGGGAGAAAATAGCCTATAACCTATATAAACTCTTACCTCCTCCTGCTCTAACTGTAACAAAATATTCTATCCTCTTATCTTACTTAAGTGGAAAGAGTACAACAGTAGGAGTTAGTATAGAGGCTGGTGGTTTCTATAATATTATATATACTGACTCTACGGGAACAGTTACTATTACTACAGATGGTACTATAATACAAAGTCCAAATAAAAATGTCTTAATTCAGGTAACAGATCTAAAGAAAGATAGCACAACTGGACTAACTACAATTACTATAAAAGTAACAGATAGTTCTAATACTACCCTAGCTGGAGATGCAAATGTAACATTAGGAACATTTACTTTTTCTTCATATGTTGATTGTAATAATTTCATAAAAGATAGCACAGGAAACTTAGTAGTGGGACCAACCTATACTCAGGATGTAGTAAATAACTTAGTACCACCTAATGTAAAGAAGGTAGATCTTGTTAGGCTTAGTCAAAAGAATTCAGCTGATTCTATTACTGGTGACACTTCTGTTATTAAGAGACAAGGAGAAACTAGAACATTTACTCTTAACCGAATAAATGATGGAGACGCTGTTGATACAAGTACAGCTCTTAATGAAATTCCATATCTTAGTGCTATGAATTTTTCTCAAACTGGGGAACTTGCTGTAACGTTTAAAGATAAGCTTACTAGACATAATTATAGTCCAATTAGTATATCAATTGACTATGATTATTCTACTGCAAACTATAAATATTATCTTGATAAAAGTTTTGTAACGGATCTAATATCTAAATATGTATTTGATCAAAATTCTCTTGAAAAAACTAATTTCTATGTATATGTAAAAGATAATGGAACTGCTACAAATAAAGTAGAAATGACTGACATAGTACAAGAAAACTGGGTTCAAGGAATAAGACTTAGAGGACAGGGATATAGTTCTAGTATATTATATCTTGGTGAAAATAATACATTTACTGAGGATTTATCTTATGATGCTGGAAGCTATACTATGTATGTAGCAAGTGTTATGCTTCCAACAACAGATGATTCTACTGTAACTGAGACTGAAGATGTACATTATAATTTCTTACTATTAGATACTAAGAAAAATTTAAATATAGCTTCAACATCTCTTGAGTATAATCTAGATACATCTAACCCTGTGTCAAAAGAGAATAATCATAGTTATAGTTCAACCTATGGATGTCCATTAACTTTTAGTATTCCTACAAATGATAGTGATAATACAAAAACCTATAATGTAACTCTATCTGATACTTATGGAAATGAAGTAGCTATTACCTTTAATATAAAACCTAATAGTCAATTTGATATAAGAGCATTTAGTGGAATATCATGTACAGGGGTAAATGAAAACGACGGTGAATATTATGTTGATTCATTTAATGAATTATCTACTGATGAATTAGCATTTTCGGCTAGTGGTGCTCTTAGATATCCTGATAATTATATTTATATTGCTACTAATGCTCCAGTAGATAAGTGTATATTTGGAATGAGCACAAATGACGATGGAAATCTCACTATGGCTGATTCTAGTGTAAATATGGTGATAGATGGTTTATCAGTAAGAGCTACAATAACTAGCAAAATTAAATCTCAAACCAGAATAAATGGTGTAGGAAGTAATGTTGTTGACGATTTTACAGTAGACTATGTAGATTATACAACAGGAGTATCTACTGGGGTTAAACATCCAGGATATAGATTATTTAAAGTAGAGCCGTGGTCAAAAGTTTCTACAATAAATTATCAAACCTGGGGATCTGGGGCTGTTATACCTAATGATAAGTATATGGCACATAAACCATACCTAGCTACTAATAGATTTTATATAGATGTAAGTGGGTTTGAATATAATTATACTGATGTAAAGAGATCTAGATATGGGGCTGGTTCATTGCAACTTTATACACCTAATCCTACCTACTTAAATTGTAGAAAATGGTCAGCTGTAGCAGATACTAGTGGTTCTTATACTTATGAAAGTCCAAATGTAGTTTCTCATGATGTAGATTTTGGTAAATTTGAAACAAGTGAAAACTCTAAATACACAGCTGGTAGCTCATATTTCTTATCTAATAATAAAGTAACTGCAGTATATAATGGATCGGAACTAAACCTGGATAATACTCTATATGTTACCTATAAGGAGAATTCAAATGGTGGAAAAAAATATGGAGAATTATTGCCGGATGGATCTCTAGCATTCAAAACTTATGGATACTACTGTGCATTTATGCTAGTTCCTATTAGATATGAGTGGATATGTACAGTTGATACAAACAGAAAAAAGACTTGGTCTATCCTAAATTATACTAAATTCATTTTTACTAGTAATGATTCTACTACTAGTCCTGGATTAAATTTAGTAGATAATACAGATAGAACTAAATCAATTACTGTTTATCACGACGAAATGATTACACAAGCATCTGATAGGGTTGGAGATTATGCTCCTACTACTATATCTGGAATTCCCAAATATTATTCTAGTAATACGACTTATTCTCCAAATACAGATGTAAGTTCTGGAGGAGATACAGTTAAAACAGTATTAACAGCTAGTGATTTTGAGAAGAATTCATATATACCAGCTGTTCTTCTGGAACTAGGACCATCTAACTTTAGCACTAAGGGTAATAATGTATATACCCTAAATAATGCTAGCAAAAGAAAGGTAGTTGTTAGTTGCTCGGCTGAAGGTGTACCAACAGCAGTAGCAGCAGATGATCTAGTATTTAATATAGATATTTCACTGATATTGTAATTTTGCGCATAACCTAGGTACAAAATCCTAATTTATAGAGAGAATAGAGTTAAAAGAGAACAATTTTTAAAGAAAGTTGAGCATTTTGATTCTATTCCCTCAATTTTCGTTCTAAATTAAATAAAGATGATAAATAAAAAAGAAAGCATAATCCAAATTTCCCGTGATCAGTATATTGAGCAGAGCAGGGCAATAGCAATACTTAAGCTTAATGATAAGAAGTTTCACAAGGGAGAGTTAGTGATGCAAAATTACTATAAAGACAAAGATTTCAGAACAGATATCGGAGTTCTTATAGCAATTGGTGTTGACGAAGGTGTAGGAGAAGATTACTATAGATTATTAAGCGCTGGTGGAACTGTAATGGTTAGATCTGTGACTGATGTAATACCTGATGTTTCTTCTCTAGTTCACAATGAGCTTTATATATACAAGAATCCAGATGAAAAATGGATGTATGTATATAAAAAAGAAGATGAATCAGATAGAACCTTAGAAGAAATAACTGGTGGTCCATATATATTTGTTGATCTTCAGTCTGGTTATAGATGGTTTTATGAGAATCAGGTATGTAAGAGAGAGGATGACTTTTTCTCAACTACTAGGATAGAGAATATTTTGCAAACTATTCTAGATCTTGATGGTACCTTAGATGTTGTCAGCTTAAATGGTTATCTGTTTAAGGTTGGTGACTTAGTTAATCTAGACTTATCTGTTAGAGCTAGAAAAGTAGATGGAACTGATATAACTGATAAATGTGACTTCTACCTAAACGGAACCTCTATAGTAGTATCGGGTGGTAGATATACATTAGAAAATCAGACAACTAGTAAAGATATAGAAATAATAGCTAAATATAAGATCTTAGATGGAATTTATTACTCTCTCAAGAATATATTTAAACTAAGATTTGGTTATAATTTCTACTATGGAAAGGTAAAGAGTGGTTGGGTTCCTAGTATAGATGCTGTCAAAAATCTAGGAAATATTAAACTAAGCTATCGAAGAGATTTTAAGTGGAGTGATATTAAGCTAGATCTTGAAGAAACTGTACTTGCTTATCCAAAAGATTACGGTTATATATCTCATATTTATGATGATAATAGTCTAGATTATATACATTCTTACGAAATTTATGATACAGATATAGTAATAGATAATATAAGATATCTGGTTTATCTAAAGAAAGACCCAGTATCAGTTGTAGATTTTTCTCAAGACTGGGTATTTAATGATTCAGACTCTATAGTTGATAATGAGTCCAACATGTTTGATATTATTAATTCTTGGTTAGGTAGAAATACTAGAACTGGAGGATTGGTAGTACTGGACAATGATGGAAAAATACCAGAGAGTCTATACTTAAAAGATAAATCAGATACGTTTACAAAGTTGGCTGGAATTGTAACAGAATATCCAACAGAAAATATGGTTCCAGGTACTCTATATTTTAATACAACAACTAATAAAATATATACGGCTATAGATGATAAGACGGGAGTAATTTCTAATATAAAAAATGGGGAACTCTATGTATATAATTCTGGTTTCTACTCTTGGACAGGGACTAGTCTTCAGAAATTTAGCACCTTATCCTCTAGTGTAATAACTGATGTAACAACAGAACTTTAAACAATATGGAAAACTTAAAAGGAACTAACATTGCCTCCCCTATAGTACCGTTTACCGATCAAGATATTTATGCGACTCATGAAGCTAAGTATGGAAAAGGTGGTTATAGAACAGTTGATAATGTTAGTGATCTGGACTTAATACCTGCAGCTCGATTAGAAGAAGGTATGTTAGCGTATGTTGTAAATGACTCTACTGGAATTCATACATATCAGCTAATAGGAGGAGCGTGGGTAAGAAGTAAGATAGGAAGAGGTATACCTATTTATAATCAGAAATTAATAAATGATCTTCAAATAGATACTAGTAATGAAGATTATGTATCTATACCCGATGATTCTGACTTGAATGGCAGTGTATCTTCTACTACATATAAGACTACACAGAATGGAAACTATGTAGATATCTTATTTAGTGCTATAAGACAGTTACAATCTGAAGTAGCTAGGTTAAGAAATTCCTTTAAATATGGAATTGAATCTTATACAGAAAAGGTAACTGCTATGTCTACTGTTGAAGCTGACTTAGCAAATTCTGTAGAAGAAGAACCGCTTTGGGCAATAGAAGAAGACGGCTTAAGTAAGATAGAGAATTTTGAATTTTCTCTTGGTGACGACTATCCTCTAGTACCTAAAGAAAATGTAACTGTAATAATTGATTCAGATACAAAAGATTCTTACCTAAAGATAGCTGGTTCTGCAACATGGACAGCAACTAGTGAAACCATGGCAGCCACAGATAATAAGATGTTTTTATTTCTTATTACCAATGGCTTAGGAGTAAAAGCAAATCTAGGAATAATTGATACTTCTGATACTACCTCTTCTACATGGCTAACTGAACCTACTGACTCTATTGACCTAAGCAAGATAACCCTGAAAGCCAAGAGTGAAAATAATATATATACTTCTCTCATTGTAATTAGTAGGAAGAAAAAATTAGATGACGGGAAATATTATGGCAAGAATTTTCTCTGGGTTTCAATAGGAGATCCAGCTACAGATACAACAGTCGCAGAAGGGTATTACAACACAAGCGATGGAAAACTATATAGTACTATTCAAGAATTAGGAGATAGTTATTTATACAACTTCTCTTCTGTGGTTTTCACGGATACAGTATTATCTAAATTTAACTTATATACAAAATATCAGGATTTTAGTAAAGAAGTAATTGCTAGTAAACCTTCTGATGAGTCTTATAAATTTAAAGCAGCTCACCTAACTATTAGATCAGTTTCCTCACAAGAAGTTTTAAATTCTATAAAGGATCAGCTTCTTGAGAATGAATTGATTTGGGAAGAAACTAATAAGAAACTTTGGATAAAATCAGGATATAAATTAACCTTAATTGGAAGTAGTGGTTCTACTCCTAGTACAGATACAGGCATGACAAAAGAAGAAATGATAGCTGCCCTTAAAGAAATGGGCATTGTTCAGGACACAGATGGAAGTCTAGAACTTAGTAATATTAATACAAATGATATTACTTTCATCCATCAAAGCTCTGGTAAGAAATTCAAATTTTATATTGATGACAAGGGAATTATGCATAGTCAGGAAATAGCTCCTACTGCTGATCTCTTTGCCACAAAAATTAGTTCTAATAGCAATATAACCTTGGGAAATGATGTAAGAGGTTTTATTGGACAAGTTAGAATGTATGAAGCTGGAATTGATAGAACGTCAGATGCTAGACTTTATAGTGATAGATTAAAGATTGGAGCTTTCTATGCACCTTATAAATCTGACATTGTTCATGGATGTTCTCACTCCTATGTAGAACTAGAAAATACGGCTGATGTAGATTTTGCTCTATCTGGTTGTTACTTACATTTTACAAGACCAGGAAAATCAGATGGAATTCAAACTGTTTATCATATAGCATTAACAGGAATTATACCAGCAGGGGGAACATACTTAGTCAGGGGTGCACAACATTCTCCAACTACTGACCCTAATGTTTATCTTAAGGTAGAAACTTATGATCAGGAATGGTATGATACTAGTGGAAATCTAGTCTCTTTTGAAATAGATGATTCACAAGATATCTCTGCAATAAAAGCTAAAGGTTATGGTTTTGCTCTAACTTATGGAAATACTTTTGATGGAGTTGCCCTAAGTTACAGTACATCCCTTTATAGAGCTTCTGCAGCAGGTGATATTGTTGGTAGTAATGGAAATACTCTAACAATTAGTGATTCAAATAAAGCAACCTATCCTTATATTCTAAACCAAAACTTAATTGATAGTCTCTACTATTATAAGATGGTTACCGACGATAGTGGTAAAGGTTATTGGGCTGCCGCAGCTGCATCTATTGTTTCTAATAGTATATACAAGAATACATTTGAACTAGATCCAGCAAAACAGGCTTTTCAGGCTTATACTACAAAGGATAGTTCTAGAGTAAGATGGTCTAATTCTAGTAATGACTTTCAGATTGTTGACCTAAGTAAAGAATATATTACTTTCCCACACACAGATGGAAAATTTGCTATATCTAATTATACTCCAAAAGCTTCTTATGAGGAAAAGAATGTTTGTACAGATAAAACGAAACTGAGTAAAGAAATTCCTAATATGGTAACTTCTTCATTTGGTGTTGATATCTATAAGACAAGATGTTTTAACTGGGTATCTGTAGGTTACTATCCTGAATATGTATGGATTAAGAAAACAGGTGATACTAGTTGGTTGGGAAAATGTCAGTCATATATTCCAATACAACAGATCAAAGTATCTAATGTAGCAGAAACAACCACTAGCTCTGGTACTTCTACTGTTGTATCATTCTCAGTTTCTACAACGGGATGGACAGCAGGATCTAGTCTAGCTAAATATACTGTCTTAGCTGACTCAAATCATAAACTAGTTATTTCTGGAGTAAGTGCAACATATTCTGGCAGTATCTATAGTATAACCTTGAGCGGTTCTTATAGCTCAACAATTACTTCTGACTCTACTTATTACTTAGTATCTAGTGAGGATGACTTGGCAGGAACTACTTATCCTATGAAGAAGTTTTTTGATGCAGATATAACCAATAATGTATATGCTAGAAAGACAGGTAGATTCCCAGCAGATAATAACTTCTATACTAGCCATAAAGTAGTAGTTGATATAGTAAGTGCAAATGTAAGTAGTCCAACTGAATATACATATGTAGTTGGTAGAGCAGATAAAAATGGTGATCCTGATCCAGACCATACTAGTTCTGAGATGAAGTTTACTCTCTATCCATCTACTTATACCACACAAATATTTCAGGTAACAGATCAGCAAGGTTTCCACTGGGTAGAATATCAAGTATGGGCTGCAGTAGCTAATAAAGTAAATGAAAAAATAAAGACTGCTCAAGCTGCTAGTAACATTATTCCTATCCTGGTAAATACTGGTGATATGACTCAGAATGGTACTAGAATAAATGAATGGTACGACTATTATCAGGGAGGTAGTATCTTATTTGATCATCTAGAACAAATGAATGTAGTTGGAAATAATGATCTTTGCGGTACAGTTCCTTCTGAATTGGGTACAGGTGATGATTATGGAAAGTCTAACTCCTACTACTTTAGTCTATTCTATTGCTATGAAGTTGGTTCTCTATTTGATCCACTATGTCCTAACCTAAAAGATGGTGGCGCTCCTAAGTTTATTCCATCACTATACTATTTTGATTCTGCTACTGATAGATTCTTAATGGTCAATAGTGAAATTACTCAGGTGAATTGCTCTGATTGGTTTGGTTTGGTTAGCTCTACAGGAAATACTATTAATATCTATACTGGTTTTGAAATAACTGGTAAGACATCAGTATATCATAAAGAGTTTACTTCAATCTATACTATGATATGGAGAACACTGAATAATGCAAAGACTCTAAGTAAGGCTACAATAGCTGCTTGTCACGAAATGCCATTTACTGTAATAACAAATGACTCACTTCTTAACTCAGCTGCTGGTATATCTAGGTCTCTAAGTAATGCTAGTGCCCTAATTGGAAGTCACCTTAATCAGATTAGTAATACAGAAGTAGGAGATACGACAGGCAGTCCTAAGGGTATTTATTGGTTTAGTAGACTCCTGGAATATTTCTCTGTTAAACTAGTAATTGGTGGTCATAAACATACATACTCTTGTACTTATCCAGTTAGAGAAAACTATACTTATACTCTAACAGGTACAGCTAAGACTTCTATTACAGATGGTCCTATGGTTATGGATGAAACACTGGAAAATGACTCAGCTAACTTTATAGATTCAGCTAATTCTAAGGACTTAACCAAATTCCCGCTAACTAGAAGAGCAGATGTTGGTACTAGATCCGATAATGGCTTCTATCCTTGTGTTTGTGTACCTACCCTTCTTGGCGGTATTACTTACTTCATGTGTCAAGCTAGTGGATATAAACTGACATCTAATAAAGAGTTACCTAGTGCTCAACAGAAATTTTCAAGAATACTTCCTCAGACTAAAGGTACTTATGATGCAACAACAGCTACTTATAAAGATACCCCAAGTACTGATCAGAAATATCCAATGTTCTCTATTATAAAAGTTAATAGCGGAATATATGACATCAAGCTAATTAGAGTTACTGGTGTTCTGAAAAATTATGGATTCTCACAGACAAACTATTCTAGTGATGCTGTAGGTCTTCAATACTTAACAGAAACAGCTTCTAATAACTTTGGTGTTTGGGGCTCTACTGAAAGTATTCTATTCACAATCTAAAGTAAATTATGAAATATAACGGTAAAAACATTATTTTTGACGATGATGTTACTCTAACCGGTAGTAATATAGGAAAGAAGCTCTCTGACGTGGTTGGGGAGCTTCAATCTAAAACTTCCAAGTTAGAAAATTATCTAAAATGGATATATAAATATGGTGGTGTAGGAGGATCTGGCTCTGGTTCAGGTAGTTCCACAAGTTCAGACTATGCTCTCTACTCTACACTTAATGGTATACAGCTATCAGGACAAACTATTAATCTTGGAGATACTGGAACATATGAACTAGTTATTAAGATACAAAAACCTCAAGGAGCTAGCTTCAGTGTTAACTATAAATATAATACAGTAAATAGTAGTGGTTCAACAATTACTGTAAATGAAACTGTTACCCTAGATCTTGACAATGCTTATACTTTTACTAAGAATATAGAAATAGGAAGTAACTCAACTATTACTGTAACTGCTGTAGATAGTTTATACAATGTAACTAAACAGGTATCAGCTTCTTATATAACTAAGTCTTATACATTTACTACTTACCTTGGAAATGATAATAAGTCTGCTCTTGGTGGTGAGATGTTTGTTACTACTGCTGCTACTGGTGGTCTAGACATCTATATTGATTATGTAATAGCCGTTTCTGCAACAACTACATATAAACTAACTTTCAATACTGAGAGCAAAGTAATAACAAAGGAAGGTTCTATAGATAAAACTAGTAAGAGCGGTACAATAAAACTAGACTTAAAAGCAATTGGAGCTGCTGAAGGTTGGGAAATAATCAATACAAATGCAGGTTACTATTCAGCTACAGTAGATATAACAATTAGTGTAGAAAACCAATTAGCTAAGACAACATCAAAAACTATTAGCTTCTCCCTAATTCCAGAAGAACTCTACCTTTTAGTTCAACCTAGCGTTGGTACTATTTATCAGGAAAAACAAACTGACCTAACTAGTGTTTATAGATTTGGCGCTGGTTATACTACGTTCAATGTTAAAGCTTACTATGGTCAAAATAATGGTAGTGCTTGTACAATCTATTACTACCTAAATAAAGAAGGAGCAACAGAAGCAGCTAATGTAATAAATTTACCTAGTAGCCTTAGAAAACAAGAAACAGTTAGCGTATATTCTACAACTCCTGGTCTAAATGAAGTAAAGTTTAGATTGGTTTGTAATAATGTGCCTTATCCTGCAGATGGTAGCTATATATCTTACTACTACTATATAAGAGAACTCGATGCTGACATAAATTGGCCTTGGGCAGATTCTAAGTCAACTAGGACAGGTTTATTTAACTATTATCGTGGTGGTTCTGATTACGGAGGTGGATCTGATAAAACTAAACCATCCTTCCAGAGCTTATATGATAATACCCTGGGAACACCATATCAACAGGCTTCTAATAAACCAGCCTTTAGTATAACCGATGTTTCTGTACCTGACTCTGCTGCAACTAATTTCAATACTGTTATCTCTTTGGGTCTTAAATATAATGAGATAAACTTGGAGCCTTATGATTCCGAAACTAATCAGAGTGGTTCTATTATATTAACTGGTTATAAGACAACAGGTACAGTATCAGAGAAGAAACTTACTATTACACAAGGAACCGTAAAAATTGGAAATGATATTAGTATTAAGTATTATCTTCCAAAAACTCTTCAGGAAAATTATAATCATCAGAACGAATTTCACCTCCTAAATATAGTATCAAGACAAATTAAAACAGAGGGTACTAGTTCTTATTACGAGATTATGGTTTATGTTGATGGTATAATTGAGGGATCATATTCTTCATATTCTACCTTGAGCTTAATCCTTGATAAACTTGTAATAGAAAGTAGCAATACTGTATTTAATCTGCTAGAAATTAGTTACCCAGATACCGTATTTAGAAAAGAAACAGTTAATGGTGTAGAGACAGTAACTACAGATAGTATGACAGAAGACTTAAATATCTTTCAATACTATCTAAAGTTTAAAAATGCCTTAAGAGCCGAAGCTATATCTGATAATGAAAAGGGTATCCTAACTAATTGTAGTAGTGTTAGAGTAGATAATAATGGTACTGTAACTTGTGATGATGGCACTGTTAAGAATATAGCAACAAAACTAGTTGTTCCTACTCTTGTTATGACTATTCAAGATGACGATAAAACTGCAAAAGCTGCTCTTGATAAGGGATATGGAGAAAATGACTCAGTTCCTATGAATATAAGACTACTCTACAGTGGGCTACAGGAAATGGTGGCGAACTAGCTGAAATTACTGCACCTTATTCAGATGGTTACTTTACAATGAAGGTTCAAGGTACATCAACAAGATCCTATAAGTGTAAAAACTATACCTTAACTCTGAATAACTCTAATACAAATGATGAGGCACCAGTATATTTGTTCTCTCCTAACTATAAGAGTACAGATAAAAATACCTTCTTACCTGAACAATCATTTACCCTTAAAGCCGATGTTGTAGACTCTTCACACTCAAATAATACCTCAATTGGTAAGTTTGTTAATAGAGTTTCTTCTGACTTTGATACTAAAACAACAGGACCTCTTGCATCTTATATAAAGAACTGTCTAGAGGGATTTCCTATGGTAGTTTATATCAGATTGGCTCAGAAAGATAGCACAACGGGAGATACAACTTATACAAACTATTATCAGGGAGTATATAACTTTAACTTGGGTCGTGAATCTTTCTACAACTTGGGATATATTGATTGTAAGGTATTCTGCGATTCAACTAATACAACATCACTAATAAAAGATGCAGGTACAGATAATGTTCCTTTTACCTTCTATAGTGTAAATAAAAATGATAACTCTCTTAAGAATAATATAATTGTAGCAGAGGTTCAAAATAATAGTAACTACTTCGATTTCTCACAATGGGATAAGACAATACTTTATAACTCTTATGGTTTTAATAGTGAGTCTTATATGTTTGGAGACTTTGTAACTGGTTCTAATATATCTGAAGCTCAAGCTAAATCAGTTATCCAGAATTTTGTAAAGAAAGTTTCACTAGGAGGAGGCTATCTATTTGGTGACTCTCTCTTAAAGAAATCATTTAGTACAAGCGCAACAGATTATTATGGATATAGTGGAGACAATGGTGGTTATAATGCTACTAGGGTAATAAACGGTGTAACAGTACCAGCTAACCAAGTACCAAATTATAGATACCAGTTTGTAAAAACTATGCCTAATGAAATTGCTACTTATACTCCTGGTGCTCAACAAAGTGCTGCTCAAATTATCTGACTTAAAGATATTAGTTGGAGATCCTGCTAATAATGTAGATGCTTGGCTAGATTTTAAGAGTATTAGTGAATATTACACAATCTGTATGGCATTTGGTCTTGTTGACTCTGTTCAGAAAAATATGAATATCAAGACATGGACCGCTAATACAAATACAGGCTATGGAAAATTCTATGCTGCGTTCTATGATATGGATACCAGTTTGGGAATTAATAATGCTGGTTATGATGTATCTTACTTTGCCTTTTCAGACTATTGGAGCTATGATGAAACTAATAAACTAAGTGATGGTACTGTTGTTCCTACCTCTATTGTAATATATAGGGACTACTCACCAAAGGCTGGTTCTGTTACAAGTGGAACATCTATAGCTAGTGGTGACTTCTATGATACACCAAGTTCTTATATCTTTGCAATTCCTAAGTATGCAGCTTATGAACCAGGTGTAACAAATAAAGATATCATAGATTCAACATGGCCAAAGGTATTATGGGCAAAATGGAGATCATCTAATTCAAGTGCAGACGATGTTTCCTTAGGTTGCTTAAGTAGTGCTGAGAAATTTATGAATAACTATTTCTTGAATAACTTGAAATATGTGGAAATACCACTTATTAATATGAACTATAGAAATAAGTACTTCATAATTAATGGAACTGAAAACTCTTTTAACTCTACTAACTTCCAGAAATTTAATGGAACCCGTGTAGCTAAAGTAACAGACTGGTTAAGAGGTCGTTTCCATATTCTTGATGCCTACTTTAATATACCAAATAAAACTAGTACAATCAGATATTATAACTCGGATAATGTTTATACCGATGTTACTTCTGGTAGTGGAGAAAGCATATCTTACTTAACTGAACCTTCTACAGATACAGTAACTAGTACATATGCGCTCGATAATAATACTGATATCATTGTACTCCAGGATATATTCTCGGGTAACGATAATAACCAAGGTAGTAGTAATCTAAATATTAATATTAAGACCAAGGAATACTCTCCTCTATTTATAACAACACCTACTGAGACTCACAGATACCTATTTGGTGGTGGAGACACTAAATATAATGTAACTGTTCAGATCAATGGTACACAAACTTATAGATTCGGAGGTAGTAGTGAATGGACATACCTAGATAGTATCAATAGTTTTGCCTTTAAAGTTCTTAGAGTAAATTCTAAATACTTACAGACACTTTCTGGTACTGACAGTAGATCTATGTCTGTTAGTGGCTCTGATATTAGTATGCCATCACTACGAGAACTCACTCTAACTGGTTCAAATTATACTGGTAGCTTTACGGGAAATGACTCAATTACTGGTTCAAAATTCCCTAACCTTCAATCTGTAAATATATCTAAGACTGCCCTATCTGTCGAATTAAAAGAATCAACATTTGGTAGCCTAAATATATCTTATATGAAGGGCGGTAGTGTAACTGTAGCAAACTGTTATGAACTATCTACTATTACAACTGGTTCTGGTTCTTCTGATTCTCCTAGTACAACCCTATCTAAACTTGATATAAGACCCGTTCCTATAGCTCTCTGTACAACTAGTAGTACAGATAATACTAGTGGGGGTCTTGTATTTGAATATAGTGCAATTAGTAGCCTAGTCGTTGCAAATAATACTAATTCCGAATATACAGGCTCAGATGGATTATTATATGGAAAATCTAGATTCTGCATTGAACATGATAATACTATAACAGACCTTAGTATCTCTGGTTTCTCTCAGGTTTATATAAATGACTGCCCAAAACTACAGACAATATATATCTCAGAACCAGACGAAACAGTATCAGGCTCAAGCACTGTAGTAAAAGGAGATCACTTAACTCAATTGTTCATAGATGATTGTAATACATATTCTACATGTGCTCTTAAGATAGGTGATTCAAATACAGCAGAGGGAAAAGTAGATCTGGTTAAATTTAAATATCTTAGAGTCTGCAGAATAAGTAGAATTAATAGAATAACAGATATACAATTTTATAATTTGGGTGGAGAAATAGATCTTCCTGATTATGCATTCTATCAAGATATTGCTCTAGCTTATATAGGTGGTAATCAGTTAAATGTAAAAGGAACCAATATTTTTACAGATGACAGAAGCTATACACTATGCTCTCAATCTGGTACTAATAGTGGAACCGGTGGAGTATATTTAACACCACTCTATGTACCTCAGACTACAACATCCGTAGCTAGCTTGTTTGCAATTACTAATGGTTTTACAGGATCAATAGGATTAGCCGCAGCAAAACAATTCATAAACACTGATAGTATATGGGGAGGAAACTCCGGAGATATAAAAGGAATTACAAGAAGCAAGATAACAAATGTCTCTAATATGTTCCTAAATCAGGGAATTGCATATAGTGAAACTAACCTAAAGAGTGACTTGGCTGGATCTACAAAACTATATTTGGATATGTCAGGATTCACTAATGTAACCAATGTAACTAGATGTTTTGCAGGTAATCAGATAACAGCCCTTCACTATAATATGTTTAGCTTTGGTAGTAATTCAAGCGCCATAGATATAACAGGTTATGTGAATCCAAGAAACTATCAGGAAATATCTACTCCAATCGATATTATGAAAAATATTATCGAAAAGATAAATGTAATCTGGAATAGCGAATGGTGGTGGAATGGATATGGTTGGTATGGTGTTCTAAAAGTAGTTGATTCTAGTTGTAATGCCCTAAGTACAGTAAAATTATCTGACTTCTTTCATCCAGGTGGTAAACATCCATTGAAAGTAACTAGCTTACAATATCTAGGATTCAGTTCATCTAATACTACTATAGACTTTACAGGAGCTTTCGATAATGCTACTACTAATTGGCCTTCCTTAACATCTATCTACGGATTTTTGTGGAATAGGAAATACACAGGAGTAATTGCATTTGATGGTCTCCTATATAGCTTGACTTCAGGTACAACAATAAAGTCTATTAGAGCATCCTTCAATATAGATACAACTGATAATCCAATTAGACTCTGGACATTTATTAACTGGCCACAATTTATTAAGAATGCCGGATCAACTTCAACCTTAATTGATAATAATGATAGATCCTACAATGGTCTACCTTTTAGCAAATACTTAATTGATGGCGACCTGGATCTATTCTATAATATCTTGTTTAACGTTAATAATACAGACTGTAAGTTAACAAGTTTCTCTAACATGTTTAGTAATTGTACATACTATACTACTGATTCTAATAAAGCTGTAATAAATTTCCCCGATGGTAAGATAAATTATAGCGTTACTAGTACAGGAGCTATGTTCTACAATTTCAAAGTAGCTAAGATAGATAGTTCAATAGATGATACTCATACAGTTGCTAGTATTATATCAAGTAAAGAAGCTACTAATCTCTATGTAAAACTCGGTAATATATTTGCTTCTCTTCCAAAAGTAACATATGCACCTGATATGTTTAATGGGATGTATATAAAGAATACACTGACTTATGATTTCTTTAAGAAGAGACAAGCTAATATTACTACAGATGTCTATGTTAATACTAATAATGTAGCCCTCTCTAGTACATTAACCAAATTTTATCAGAGTGATTCAACTGTGGCTGCATCATTCAAAAAAGGAACCCTGACAAAGTATTCATATACAAATACCATAACTAGCTTGAATGGTTGCTTTGCTAATACTTCTTGGGATGATGGAGAAAGCGGACCTAGATGCTTCATACCACCAACGGAAGTTTCAGAAAGACCTAATAGAAACTTTATCAAACTTGACGATGGCTCAGCTACTTATACAGATAGAACAACTAAGTACTATATCTTGAAGAAAGATGATACTGGTTATTATTTCTATGAGAGCGGAGTTATTGCAAAAGATGATGAAAATTCTGAACTAGATGATCTTAACTGGACAGATTATGATGGAGTTACTAAGAAAACAGACTATATAGCTAGTATACAGAGTGGCAATGTAACATATAATAACTTTTCTGTTACTACTGCTACTGTTAGTAATGCTTATCTATTTGCACCGCCTGATATATTCTATGGTTGCTCTAGTAGTTGCGATATAAGTCACTGCTTCTCTACATCTAGTGATAAACCTCTAGAAGGAGTAATGCCAGAACATCTATTGAAAGCTTGTAAAACAGTTAATCCTTATAATACCTTCTATGGACTAAATATCCTTCCTAGATATTATTGGCAAACTTCTACTACAGATAGCTCAACAGGTGTAACAGATGTAGCTAATGTTTATTACTATATCCCAGTTGGCTTTACTAGTTGCACATCTCTTAATCAGGCATTTAATTTTCATTTGATCTTACCTCCTATTCCTGTTACAGACGTTTCAGGATTAAAAGTAACTCACAATGATTATTACTTGCTCTTATCTGGTTCAATACCTAAGAGCGCCCACCTGTTTAAGAATAGTACACCTTCTAATTCTTGGACTGGCTATAACTATACTAATAACAATTCCTTGAAGCTACATCATAATATCATGTATACTCCTATCGTTAGTGGTACAACAGAGGCACCAGTCTATAGCGGAAGTGAAGGTATGGATATGGCTTACTATTCTGGCCTTAGAGTAGATTCTATGTTTAATGCTTACTATACTAACGTATATTATGGCAACTACTTTAGATCTGGCTTCTCTCTACAAAATGCCCTGAAAGATGATAACTCACTGTATATCTGGAATACATATAATGGAACAATATCTAGTTATGGTATATTCCCACCAGCAGCAAGTGGTTCTGATTTCTCGAAGGCTAATATAATAAGTTTTGGAAATTCTGCTACTATGACTATTACTTCTGCCATGATTGAAGGAAGTACAGAAGCTAGTATTGCAGCTTACAAGACTATTAAGGATGGTATCAAAGTACTTACAGTTAACACTTAATCTTTAGTATTTCTGTCTCTCTTTCTTCTCCAATATATAAAGAGAATGGGGAGAGACAGAGATATATATTAAACTAAATAAAAATATATGTCAACATACATTGGAACAAATTTTTCTTATAAAGCTGAAGATTTCCTAGATGGTAGACAGGGAATAGCTAAGTCTAAAGAAGAATTAAAAAATTGGACTACACCTGTTCCTAAGTCTTTTGAAATTTGTCTCTCTGGTACCTGGTACTACTATGATTCAGAAAAAAATCTAGATGATACTGGACATTGGATACCTAGAGTAACAGAAAGTCTAGAAGATACAACAGACGATAGTAGAGCAGTATCAGTTGCAGCCCTTAGAGACTTATCTGATCAAGTAGGAGTAGATATAAATGCCCTTAAAGATTATGTAAAGTCTACAGAAAATACAGTTCACCCTTCCTCTATATCAGGACTAGTAGCAGGTTCAGCCTATACAGATGCAGCTACAGCAGAAACAGATAGACAAAATACAGTAGATAAAGCAGCATTTGACGTTGAAAGCAAAATTTATGACGAAAACTTAGATATAGACAGTGATGGAACGCTGGATAAAACTGATATAGATAAGTGGAATGAACTATATAAACTTGTTGCTGCTAATCTTCCTTATAATACTTCTGGAACTGGTTCTACTTATTGGCAGGAAATAGGAGGATATGTACTTCCTAAAATAAGCTGGAAAGTAGTAAAACCTCTTGTTACCTGGACACTATCTGGCTCATCTGTTATCTGGAGCGTAATAAAAGGAACAGAAAATAATAAGTCAGACGTTATAAAATCTACAGTAGAAGGACCAACAAAAGGAGTAATTAGTAGTGATTTTCTTAGCTGGATGTCAAAAGAAATTATACATTCAACTACAAGAGCTAGCTATACTTATGATGTTACTTCTTGGATAGATGATGTGAATAAAGTTAGTGGTTCGGTTACTTTTAAATTTGCTTATAAATACTATGCAGGAACTGGTGATCTTAGCTTTGGTGAAAAGAAATTAATTACCCAAAATGACTTAACTGGATTCTCTAATAGTTTTACAGAATCAGGAGGACTTAGTGATACTGCATTTGATTGTAGTGGTGGTAAATATCCTTATATCCTAATACCTAAGGAACTCTATAATAGTAGCTATAAAACATATGTAAGCAAAAACCTAAACTCTGACTTTGTAATTAGTGATGTTACTCTAGAAAATAATAGAGGAATCATCTTAGACTATAAATTATTTAGAACTACCTATATTCAAACTGGTAATCCTATTAATATTGAAATTAAATAAACTTATATGATTGTAATATTAGATCCAGGACATAATGGAGAAGTCCCTGGTAAGAGAAGCCCAGACGGTAGATTAAGAGAATACAGATGGGCAAGAGAATTAACAGAAATCTTAGAGGAAAAATTAGATGAACTTAATATACGACATACTAGAACTACAGGACCAGAAGAAGATGAAGGACCAGAAGTAGGACTAACTAATAGATGTAAAAGAGCTAATGCATTCTCTAAAAAATATCCAAAGGAAAAATCTATATTCATATCTATTCACGTAAATGCAGCTGGAAATGAAGGTAAATGGATGAGCGCAAGAGGTTGGTCAGTATTTGTATCTCCTACATGTAGCGGAAATTCTAAAAGATTAGCTTCACTCCTAGCAACAGAAGCAGGACTAGAACATATGAAAGTAAGAAAACCTGATCCAGAACACTCTTACTGGGTAGATAATTTTACAGTCCTAACAAAAACATCAATGCCAGCTGTTCTTGTAGAAAATCTATTCCAAGATAACCTGGAAGACGTAAAATATCTTCTAAGCGATCAAGGAAAAGATACACTATCAGAGATTATTATAAAAGGCATATGTGATTATTTTGGAATAAATAAATAATATATGAGTAAAAAAGAAATAAGAATACTATCAGAAGAAGGGAAAAACTTTGTGCCAGCTACAGTAACAGATGCTATCCTACACGAACAAACTGGTACAACTATTACTAAGCTGTTCGGTAAATATAATGCAACAGTTCTTTGGCCCCTAAAATCTGGTAATTCATATACACTAGATACAGCTATAACTACACTAGGTGGTAAACTTAGTGATTCCCAAAAAATACTTGGAGTTATAGTCGAATTTACTGATAGCTCTGGTAATTATGAAGAATGGGAATACTTTGGTGGTGGTTATGAATTTACTAATATCTTGGGATGGAGAGAAATAGACTCTAGCATAATCCTAGAACTACAACACCAACTCTTCCCACTAACTACTTCACTATCAGCAAGTACATATCTAATACAAACAAAAACTAGTAGCAATGTCATATTTACTTGGCATGCTTATAGAAAAGGTACTGATGTTACTTCTTCAGCTACTATAGTCTTTAACGGATCTACAACAACTGAAATAGGAACAACAATTACTCTTAGTGAATCAGCTCATACTAGTAAATCCTACACAATGAGCGCTGTATATCAAGGACTAACTAGTAGCTCCAGTTGTACAGTTAATGTAGTTGACCCATCTTATTATGGTATAGTAGATGACGGTGTAGTACCAAGTGCAACCTTAATAACAGGAAACTTTACACAAAGACTAGGAGGAAGTAAATCATTTGGTTGGGATAATATAAGTATGACTAATCAAAAAACATGCTTCGCTTATCCTTCCTACTTTGGCTCACTTAGTTCTATAAAAGATGGAAATAACTTTGAATATATAAACTCTTATACCATGAGCACTCTTAGTATAGGAGGAATAACCTATAATGTATATACTCTAACTAAACCAACTACTATAACAGGATTTAAACAAACTTATTCATAAAATATGGCTTTAAAAATAGGTGATAACTTTGACTATCAGGGAAAACAATCGAACTTTAATAGAGATTCCTTTGCTACACTGGAAGAAATGAAAAATTATCCTAGCACTAGTCTCGATGAAGGGCACATATCCTACTGCTCTGAGACAAAAACTAGATACATATTCTCCTCTTCCAATACCCCTAATACTACTACAGGTCTATGGGCGACATTAGTAGACACCGAGCTAGACGAATCCTCTGAAAATTCTATACAAAATAAAGCAGTAGCAAATAAATTTAAAGAACTAGAATCAGGTACAACAGAAAACCTGGGAAAAGTAAAAACAGAACTAGAAAAAGCTGATACAGATATCCTAAATAATCTGGGGGAAGACGAAAAATCAATCGCCCAAATAACAGGAGAAATAAAGGATGGCCTAAAAGAACTAGAACAAACATCTGCAGGAGCCCTAAATAATATTAGAGCTACAATGGCCACAAATAATACTAAAATTAATGGCTATGATCTCGGCTCTGATATTAGCTTAACCAAAAGTGATATAGGACTGGGAAATGTAGATAATACTAGCGATATTAGTAAACCAATATCAACAGCTACACAAACTGCCCTAAATACAAAGGTAGATAAAAAAACTGGCTATTCCTTAGTACCTGATTCCGATATAACAAAATTAGCTGGCCTTCCTACCGCAACTACTATTACTAATAACCTTAGCGCACATACTAGCAGGACAGATAATCCTCATAGTGTAACAGCAGCACAGGTTGGACTTGGTAGCTATGCTTCTTATACAGCAACTACATTACCAGTATCTGGGCCACAACAGACAGCACTTGATAAAAAAGTAGATAAGACAACTACTATTAATTCCATACCACTATCTAGTAATATAACTCTAACAAAAGGAGATATAGGACTAGCTCAGGTTGATAATACTAGTGACCTAAATAAACCAGTATCAGGACCACAACAAACAGCCCTAGACCTAAAAGCAAATAATACAGATCTAGAAAGCGATGAAAAAGTTGTAGCAGTAACAGTAGGAGATCTTAGCAAAACTGTAAAAGAAAATGAAGATGTTGTATCTAAATCCTTGAATGAAATAAATCAAGGACTAGATAGAGTAGATAGAAAAATATCAGCTTCAGAAATAGCTAGACTCTCTACCGTAACAAACTATGACGATACAGCAGTTAAAAAAAGTATATCTGATGAAATAACTAGAGCAACAACCATAGAAGCAACTAAAGTAGATAAAGTAACTGGAAAATCTTTAATAAGCGATACAGAAATAACAAGATTAGCCAGCGTAACTAATTATAACGATACTACTATTAAATCCAATATAGCAACTAATACTACTAATATAAGCACAAACACTACTAATATTACTAGATTAAATACTAATACTGGAGTAACTGAATATCCTACATTCTCTGCATCTACCGCTTATACTGCTGGTACTATAGTTATTTATAGCGAATCATTAAGAAGATTTACCGTAGCACATGCAGCAGGAAGTTGGATCACTACAGATAATGAAGCATATAGCCTAAATAAACTAATTGTAGCAAATGCAACAGCTATTAGTACAGAAACTACTAGAGCAAAAGCAGCAGAAACTACTCTACAAACAAATATAGATAGTGAGGTAACTAGGGCTAAAGCAGCTGAAAAAACAAATGCTGATAATATAACTGCTTTACAAACTAATTCTATTAATTCAATTAGTGTAGGAACAACATCAACTGTTCCACAATTAAAGATAGATACCACGACCTTTAATTGGATGTTATCAACCGATGGAGGAACAACGTGGACTGACCTCGGTGTTGCTTCTAAGCAAGCGACTTCATCGGCAGCAGTCGTGCAGGTTACAGGTACGAGTACAACGGATGTGATGAGCCAAAAGGCGGTAACGGATGCAATAGCAAATGCAAGCGTAAATGTTTCAGACATATACAAGTGTTTTGACGGATTTACGAATTTAATCTATAAAAAAACGGATGGAACGATAGTTAAGAAATCGAATATACCTTCTGGAGCTATCTGGAAATCTGCATTAGCGGGAGATACGGAAATTGAAGAAATATATTCGATGCCTTCCTTGACTGGAGTAACATCGATTTGGGGATTGTTCCAAAACGACACTAATCTAACTTATGTCAATGCAGAAAAGTGGGATACAACTTCAGTTACGAACATGTATGGTTGTTTTAATGGAACTGCAATAACTGAACTTGACCTTAGCGGCTGGGACACGTCTGCTGTTACTTCTATGTCAGATATGTTTTCCAGTATTGCGTTGCATTAACAACTCTCGACCTCGGAAACTTTGACACGTCTGCTGTTACTTCTATGTCAGATATGTTTTCGCAATTGCGTTGCATTAACAACTCTCGACCTCGGAAACTTTGACACGTCTGCTGTTACTTCTATGTCAGATATGTTTTACAATTGCGTTGCATTAACAACTCTCGACCTCGGAAACTTTGACACGTCTGCTGTTACTTCTATGTCAGGTATGTTTTACAATTGCGCTGCATTAACAACTCTCGACCTCGGAAACTTTGACACGTCTGCTGTTACTTCTATGTCAGGTATGTTTTACAATTGCGCTGCATTAACAACTCTCGACCTCGGAAACTTTGACACGTCTGCTGTTACTTCTATGTCAGGTATGTTTAACAATTGCGTTGCATTAACAACTCTCGACCTCGGAAACTTTGACACGTCTGCTGTTACTTCTATGTCATATGTTTTACAATTGCGTTGCATTAACAACTCTCGACCTCGGAAACTTTGACACGTCTGCTGTTACTTCTATGTGCACAATTGCGTGCATTAACAACTCTCGACCTCGGAAACTTTGACACGTCTGCTGTTACTAACTATGTCATATATGTTTTCCAATTGCGTTGCATTAACAACTCTCGACCTCGGAAACTTTGACACGTCTGCTGTTACTTCTATGTCATATATGTTTTACAATTGCGTTGCATTAACAACTATAACAGGAGTCATAAGCGGCATTAAAATTAGTTTAAGTTTTTCATCTTCTCCACTTTCAAGAGAAAGCGCATTAGTCATAATAAACGGACTTGCAGACTTGACAGGAGGAACGGCGCAAACGCTTACTCTTTCTTCTACGACTAAGGTATTATTGACTGATGCAGATAAATTAATTGCAACAAATAAAAACTGGACAATAGCTTAATGAAAACATTACAAGCAAAAGAAGGCTACTATCTTACACAAAGTGCGGATGTAGCGATACAAGATAGAGTAATTTCAGATTGTTTATATTTGCCCGACACGGTAGATGTAAGCACGTGGAAGGAGATAACGGACACGCAAGCAACTGATTATCGCAAGCAGCTTGAAACGTATTATCGCAAGCAGCTTGAAACGTATAACGCAAGTCTAACAAGCACTGATGTTGTAGATAATTCGTTAACGGAAGCAATCGAAAAGAAGTTGAAGGAAATAACAGATTACGACAACAGCGATGCGGTAAACAGTTTTACGTACAACAATATTCCGTTGTGGTTCAGTGCAGAGGTTAGAGCAGGGTTTAAAAACAGCATTGAGAGCGCAAGCCTGTTGGGTGAAACGACAATCAGCATTCCGACAACCGCAGGAATTATCAACTTGTCGCTTGATACTGCAAAAATCATGCTTGCGAAGATACAGAGATACGCTGATGCTTGCTATCTCGTTACTATGCAACACAAGGCAGAGGTGGAAATGCTCACAACTATTGCAGAAGTGGAGAGTTATGATATTACTAAAGGTTATCCCGATAAACTCGCTTTCTGATGGCAGACAATAGCGTAAACGGATGTGGTTCAGGTGCGGTTTTTCAGTGGTAATGCTCTAAAATACTTCAAGCCTTTATAGAAGAATGGTTTCCTTATCACGAGTTTTTTGCTCTGTTTTAAAATCGAGTGTAATGCTCACGATTTGGCTTATGATGATGGGTATATCGGAAGTGAATTGCAACTATCTTGGGAGGGTTTGTTCAATGTTTACTAATGATATGAGAGATAAGGATAATGGCTTAAGAAATGTTTTAATTACTGCTCTTGTTTCTTTAAGTATTGTATTTGCGGGTGCTTGGACGGACTTGAATAAAAGGATAGATGTTTTGGAAGTTCAGGTAAAGAATGACCATGATATGATTATTAAGTGGAATGATGATATTAAAGAGGTAAAGAGCAGCCTTATTGACATTCGAGGTAGAATAATTCAGTTACAGGATTTAAAGGCTGACAAAGTTTATCAAGAGAAGAATAATAATAAATAGATATGAGTGAAGATAAAATTACTAGAGGTATGAGGAATAATAACCCAGGTAACATCAGGCATAGTCCAGATGATTTCCAGGGAGAGATTTCCAGTACTGATAAGTCATTTAAGCAATTTAAGTCTATGATTTATGGTTATAGAGCTCTAATTAAGATATTACAGAATTACGAGAAAAAGTATGGTTGTAATACGATTAGGAAGATTATTAACAGGTGGGCTCCAGATAATGAGAATAATACTACTGCTTATATAGGATATGTTAGTAAAAGTTCTGGTTATGGTGCTGATGAAGTAATAGACTTAGGTAAGAAAGATGTAGCAGTAAAGATAGTACGTGCTATTAGTGATGTTGAGAATTCTGGCTGGCATGATACAACAGAAATCATGAAAGCTTTTGACTTACTTGAAGAAAACTAAGATGGAGAATAGAAGAATAGCTGTAACCTCTCCTGCAGGAAATTGGGATTATTATCAATTACTAGGAGCGTCAGTTAAGGTATCGTCTTTATCTGTTAGCAAGTCTATGTTTGGTTATGATGAAACGCAGACTTACTTAATAAAAGATATAAAGATAAGAATAAATTCGTTTGGTCAATGTTTTAGTTCAATATACTTAGAGGGGATAGATACTCCTTTTGTTTGGAAAGACTTAGAATTAGTTGGCTTAGACTTATTTATGTATCCTCCTTCCATATGTAGTGATTGTCTCTTATGTGGTCAAGCTATATGTGGTTATGAGGTTGATTCTACGACTACAGCTTCTTAAAATGAAATAAGAATGAAGAAATCATATACTAAAACTATTTGGACAGATAGTAAAACCCCAGTTAATTCTACAAACTTAGGGAAAATAGAGAGTGCCCTGGAGTATCTATATACCAATGCATTTGATTCTAGTGATCTTATACAGGGAGATGGTATTAAGATAGAAACTCCTAGTGGAACAACAAATAAGAAAATTAGCTTAGATACATCAGGCTTAGTTCAATCTCTTAGTTGTTCAGGAATAGAAATAGTAGAAGCGGAGCCTACTAGTCCGTCTGATAATAAACTATATTTTGTTATTGATCCTACTACAAAAAATCTAACTAAGATCATGTTAGGTGGAACTACAATTTTTACTAAATAAAATAAAGAAGCTAGTAGATATTGAAACATATATCTTACTAGCTTTTCTTTTAAATGAAATAATATGATAAAAAATTATAAGCTTAGTTATTCTAATTCTGAACCAACTGAGCTACTTCTTCTAAAGACTGAAGGACAATATAACACGTGGAGGGTTTATTTTGATTCTCAGGCTACAACAGATGATAAAGGAGAAACTACATATACTTCCAAATATATAGAACTAGTTAAGCAGAAAGATGAAGATGTTACTGCTCTAAGTCTATTTAAAGAAGTTCTAGTGAATGAATTAACTAGTTATGATTCAAGTACAGATGTTAACTCTTTCATAATTAATGGTAATAGTTTTTGGCTAGATAAGAATACAAGAGTTGGCTTAATGAACTCCACTAATATCTTTAAGTCAGCCGGTTATGAAAATACTGTGCTCTGGTTAGGAAGTACACCTCTTACCATTAAGTGTGATCTTGTCATTAATCTCCTAGCTGGTCTAGAAATATATGCTCTTAATTGTTTTAATAAGACAGCTGAGCATAAAAAAAATATAGAGGCATTACAATCTATTAGTGATGCAATTAAGTTCGACTATACTACAGGTTATCCAGATAAACTAGTAATAAACTTATGACAATAATAATCTCACTACTAATATTGCTGACTTATACTACATTAGTTTGTACTAAATATGGCATTCCTACTTCTCTTAGTGATTCTTACTATTATATTGGTTGGAAGCCTATATTCACTCTTACTATGTGGGTATGTGGTATTCTAGTTTTGCCTAAGTGTATGGATATGGCTGCTACAACACAAATAGTACCATTCCTAGCAATCTCTGGAATATTCTTAGTAGGTGCTGCTCCTAGGGTGAGAGAATATGAGAGAAAAATTCATATAGTAGGAGCAACTACTAGCGGAATATTTTCACAACTATGGGTAATCTTATATGGTACACCGATATCACTTCTATCTTGGATCATACCGGGGGAAATAGTTTTATGGTGTATCTTTAATAGAGGAAATAAAAAATTAATCGAGACTATAGATAGTAAGAATATAGTATTTTGGTGTGAGGTATCTTGCTTTACATCACTATTTATAAGTCTCTTAAAATGATAATATGGAAGCAGAAATATTAATAGCCAAAGAAGGAAAAGTATTTATGAACAAAGAATACGGAATACTCTTTGGAAATGTAATAGAACTTGATAATAAAGTATTGGAATCTGGTAAAATTGTAAAAGAAACAGCTTCAGACTATGTTGAAGTAGATATACCAGATAACTATGAATTGGGAATGAAGAATGAAGTACATTAAAAATTATGATAGCATAGCAGATTATAAAGCTACTATCACTAATGCAGCATCTAAGACAAATTTTGGAATATCTATGGTAGAAGGAAAGTCTATTATAGTTCCTAATTGTTCTGCTACATTTGGTGATGTTGTCTACTATGTAAAATCTGAAGGACTATTTAGATACTCTTCACCTGGAGCTTATTCTGGTGGATTGTATAGACTTAGTAACCTAGTGCCAATTGGAGTAATAGCCATACCATCTAGATTTACCTTAGATGGGGTATGCAGAATAGTTAGTCTACCAAATATGTCTATGACTACACCTGATACTGGATCATCTTCTACTGGGAGTGATACTAATATTCAGTGGGGATATACTAGCAAAGATATAAGTGGTCTTACTAATTATACTACTGTGAAAAAAGTAAACCCCTTAACTGGAGAATCTACTGGTACTACGGACTGGGTTAGAATTCCTTCAGATAGGGTTGACTTTACTGGCTATACAGATCCCATTAGTGGTGATAAGTATGCTAATAAAAATTATTCTGGTGATACTACTGTTACTAGTGGTGCAGAAGATAGATTTGGTCCTAGTCCATTTACTAAAGATGGATATAAGAACCCTCTCTACTATGATACGTCTGTTGTGAACGCTCTATCCGATTTTAGTGGAAAAGAAAATACACAACTAATATTAAATGAAGTAACTGTAACTGATTGGAAGACATCTAGTACATTATCTTATACTAACGTTGCTGGAAATTATCCTGCATCTGAGTGTTGTTGGAGATTTAATACTCCTGGAACTGCTCAGGGTGATTGGTATCTTCCTGCATGTGGAGAATTAGCTTTTCTCTTAGCTAGATACAATGCTATAAATAATGGTCTTTCTGCAGTTACTGGGAAGAAGGTAAATACAAGCGCAGCAGTCTTACCATGGAATAATTATTTCTGGTCTAGTTCAGAGTCTGAGTAGCGGCGAGCGCTAGGGTCGTCCACGTAGGTTCTGACCAGTTACGTCGGCAGCACGGCGATAAGAATCTCGGTTTTAAGGTTAGGGCTTTTACTGCTCTCAACCCTTTAGCGCTTTAATTAATCCAGTTAGTGCCCTGATTGCCTGACGAAGGAGGGCCAGGGTGCTAACTTATAATAAAATAAAATAACTATAAATGATATCAGAAGAACTTCCAATATATAAGAAAACCTTGGAACTAGTAGATGTTCTCTTAGATTCGTCAGAGAAATTTAGTAGATTTTTTAGATATACAATAGGTGAATCCTTAGTAAACAGATCTATAGAATTACTGGACCTAATTATGAGAATTAATATGGAATATTCTAGCTTAGAGGATAGAATATCTTTTGCAGAAAATTTCATTAGAGAATTTAATATGGTAAAAACCTTGATTAGAATTTGTATAGAGAAACATGAGATTAGTCTAAATAAAGGTGGGGAAATATCTATGTTAACTGAATCTATTGGAAAACAATCTACTGCATGGAAAAATAGTTTAATCAAGAAAGGCAATACTGATTAGCTGATGGAGTCAATGAGTTTACGGATTCATTGAGAAAGCAGTAAATATTTAATTATTTAGATATTAATAAGAGGCTGGGGTACTAGATTTTGAGATATATTTTTGTCACATTATTTCACTGAGATGTTGGTATAGTGTAGCATCTAGAATATGATCTTGGATAATAAATAGGTCTAGTTATATCTTAATCCCCAGAACAAAACATCTCTAGTGGCGTCTAGTTCAGAGTATAATAGCAACAACGCTAGGAACGTCAACATAGGTTCTAACAGTAACGTCAACAACAACAATAAGAATAACGGTTTTAAGGTTAGGGCTTTTACTGCACTTATTAATAGGAAAGAATCAGTTATATTTTAATTATGAATAGAGAAAAGAAAAAGAAGATGTCCCTGGGTGAAGATAAAATTTCACTCGGGGATTTTTATGAAGCTTATATGTCATGTAGAAAGCATAAGAGAAATACAGTAAATGCTCTCTTATTTGAAAGAAACTATGAGAATAATTTAATTAATCTTTGGGAGGATGTAAACACTAAGACTTATACAATAGGAAAGTCCATAGCATTTATAGTAACACATCCCAAAATTAGAGAAGTTTTTGCAGCAGATTTCAGAGATAGAATAGTTCACCATATCATAATGCAGAGACTTGAGCCATTATTTGAGAATAAATTTATAGAAGATTGTTATAGTAGTAGAAAAGAAAAAGGTGTCTTATATGGAGTAAATAGATTATATAGTAAGATAGATTCCTTTACTGATCATTTTACAAGAGAGGATTGTTGGATAGGAAAGTTTGATATTAAAGGATTTTTCATGGGGATAAATAGAAAGATTCTCTGGAATAACCTAGATAAATTCATCCTAGATAAGTATAAAGGGAAAGATATAGACTTACTTAGGTGGTTAGTAGAGCTAGTAATATTTAATCGACCTAACTTAAATTGTAGAATAAAGTCTAAAAAAAGTTTGTGGAAGAAATTAGATAAAGATAAATCTCTATTTACTTGCGATCAAAATTGTGGACTACCTATTGGAAACTTAACCAGTCAATGTTTTGCTAATTTTTATCTTAGTGATTTTGATGATCTTATGTCTTCTATGTTTCAAGGAAATTATGGGAGATATGTTGATGATTTCTTTGTCTTAGGTAGAACAAAAGAAGAAATCTTAGATAGAATCAGTTTTATAAAGAAATGGCTCTTAGATAATCTTGGCCTTAGATTACATGATAAAAAGCTATACTTACAAAATTATAGAAAAGGAGTAAAATTTATTGGGTCTGTTATAAAATCTGATAGAATATATTATAGTAAACAGTCTCTTGGTGGCCTATATTCAATGATTCACGACTTTAATATGGCTCCAATTAATATAGATACTGCAGAATATTATACTAGATCTCTTAATTCTTACTTGGGGTTCTTAAAACATAAAAGATCATATAACCTTAGACTAAAAATAAAAAAGATGATTGATTATAGAAAATGGAATGGTGTTTTCTACTGGTCAAAAAATTTAGATAAGGTGACTTTATATAAGAGATACAATAAACAAAAAAGAAATAGAAGTTCCCTAAAAGATAATGGAGCTTCTTCAATATTTTAAGAAGAAAAAATAACTAGTAGATTTTTACGTCTACTAGTTTTTATTTTTATCCCATCTCTATATAATTAGATATGTTTCTTTTTGAGTATTCTAGGTTACTAAGAATTAATTTTCTAATTCCTTCCTTACATGGATGGTAATAGTCTCCATTCTTAGAATCTAATTTTTTATCTTCATATTCCTTATAAAGTTTTAACTGTTTTTCTAAGTCAATCTCAATAGGAATAAGATCTTTGGTATAAGTATATGATGTAGTTTTACTATTATCAAGAAGTTTACTCTCTTTTTTGAAATTAAACTTAGGACCGCCAATAAAGAAAGGACATAATATAAGATCACCAGTATATAAGTTATCAATTATAATATCAAGTGCCCCACTTATTTCTTTTCCTCCTAGGGGATAATAATCTATATCATTATATCTAAAATTAACAGAAAAGAGAACTATATTCTTAGTGGTTATATAATTTTCACTATCTTGTAGAACTAGTTTATCTATTATTCCAGGATATTTATATGTATCCCAGAATCCGGTAAGATCTATTAGTCTACTAGCCTCACTATTAATCAAGCTATAAACTATTCCCTTTTTAGACACAGTATCCATGTTAATTATTTTTAGATTATCATTATTTCCTACTATGTCCTCTATTTTATCTAGGTTCCAGTGAAATTCTAGCTCAACACTCATATTAAACATGGCGGGATATATTACATTACTACTAAGCATCAAATCATTAGCCTGCCACATAAACCTAACATTATATTTTTTGTTGCTCATATATATAAATAGTTTGGTCCTAAAGAAGAAAAATCATCTTTAAATTCCTCTTCCATTTCTGAATATATTCCTCTTTCCGGATTTTCATTCAACTTTAAAAATACATATATATAATTTTTTACATTACTTGGCAGACTACTAATTAATACAGTTTTTCCTAAATCCATTTCCATGTTAAGGATATATAGATCTGAATCACTGGGTTTAATTTCATACTTAGTTCCACTTATACAGAAAGGTTTAAAACAAAATTCGGCTTTTTGTAATTGTTCCATAATTTTGTTACCATTCCTTTGATATAAGCCAGTCATTAGAGTTAGACCCTCTGTATAGTCTAGTCTAATGGGCATATATAGATAATTAGCAGTAGTTATTGCATTTTCAGAACAAATACATTCTTCTAAGCTAGCAAAATCATCTAGTTTATTAGTAGGATTTAGATATATAGAAAATCTAGCTCTAGAATTTTTCATATATTTTTCTATATCTTTACTATCGGATCTTCTAATAGCTCTATAGAATGACGTAGTGGACTGTCTTCCAATTGATAAAATATTTCCTAGCTTACTTAGATCCCAATGAAATTTTAGCTTTATCCAAAATTCAAATCTCACAGTATCTATAATGACTTCATATTTTTTAATCATATTCTGAATACATTGCCCTTCTATCTATTCTTTGTTCTGATATATCTAAGAATCTACTAAGTGCACCATAACATACCTCCCTTTGCTGTATTGAAAATGAGTCTCTCTTAACTAATTTAGACTCTTTTATATTAATCCTTGAATTTATCCTAGAATCAGAAGTAGTGTAATCAAAGAATCTATGTCCTAATTCTGTTCTTAAGTCTCCTGTTATATCTAAGGGAACATTATCTATACTTCTTGTACAATATCCCTTAAATTTAACTTTAGGTCCTGTAATTTTAAAATGTCTATCTCCAGAATAATTATCTAATGCGGAGAAAGAGAATAATCCAATATCTCTAGAAGTATTATAGCCACCATATAAGGCAATTAAGACCTCTCTAAGTTGTTCATCTGTTAGAGTATCCTGATATAAAGAATCAAAAGCATCGTACACTTCTTTATGATTTTCTAAATAAATAGTATCTTTTTTGCTTTCAATTCTAGGAACTACTACACTCATATAGTTTATTGTAGTTATAGAATTTCCACTATTAGAAAACCACACATTCATTATTTCCTCATCCTCTATTAGTCTCTTTAGATTTTTATTCCAATTAAGAAGAATAGAGTTTTCATTTGTATCACTGCTAAGATCACCACCAATGAATTTATAATAATCAAATTCAGCAAAGTTAAAGGAACTAGAATATCTTAGGTTATTCTTAGGGCATACTGTATCATTAGCTCCACAGATAAGAAAATATGATCTATCTGCTTTAGTTTCTTCTGGCAGTCTCCAATAAGAATAATAGCCACATATATAATCCTTTAGTTTATCAAGATTCCAAGAGATCTTAATTGGTATATATAATCTATAACCACTTCGATAATAACCACTTCTAACTAATTTTACATTATAATTTTCTATCATTTACTTTAAAATTTATTAAATACACAACCATATACATTTCAATTATAAGGTATGGTACACTAAGTCAATGGCAAAAACTTTGATTCACTCTATCCCAATGCTTTTTAGTTATTGGTATACAAGAAGAATTTGTACCAGATATCATTAAGTTATTTCCTTTAACTATTAATTTTTCTGTTTCCTCTAGAGTATATTTTCCTGTTGATCTATTATAAGAGGCAAAATTATAGTCAATCTTTATTTTTCCTATTTTAGATATATTGATTGACTTTATATAGTAATAGTTTATTCTTCCTCTACTTGTAGCTTTATAATAATTGTTTATTAGACTTTCTAGATAGCATTTCTTTTTCTTAATAATTTCCGAAACCTTATCAAGTAGGGTTTCTGCTGACTTATATTTACTAAGATATGCTAATTCTTCTCTTAGGCTAACTAATTTATCTAGATCTAAATTTTCTAAAGTCATTATTTTATTCTTTATGATTATTATTACTACTTATCGTAATGCAACTAATTAACATTACTACTGATAAAACTATTTTACATAAGATTTCTACATTTAGCTCTCCCATTTAATCACTAAGTTCAATAAATCTGTTACTATTACTGCTTAACATAAAATTATTTTTAGAGTTAGAGTAAAGACCAACAATAATTTCTAGTTCTGACATGATATCTATATCGCCAATAGATGATGAAAATTTATATCTTTCGTCTATTGCTTTTTTAAGTACATTTCTAATCAAATCAAAACTAATATTTTCTATTACCACAGGTTCTTTCTCATCTATTGCTTCTTCTATATTTTCTATAGTACCAAAACAAATACTTTCTGATCCTCCTAATCTAACTAGGATAGATTCATTAATATTGCTCGCATATTTTTCAAGTCTCTCTGTTATTAGGGATAATCTTTTATATGTTGTGTAATTTCTAACCCAGTATTTTCCTATATCTATTGATAAGCCGAAGGGAATTTCAACAACTTTTTCCCACTTGTCCATCCTAGAATCTCTTATAATATCTCTACCTAGGTCACTATGTATTAACCTGGATGCTTCTAAGAATGATACCTTATTTTTACTTTCCACTAGTTCAAAAACATTATCCTTAGTAAACAACTTATATTCACTTAGTATCCTCTTAGGTAAGATAAGACTAGAACATAAGATCAAATTATTTTCGCTTGTATCTACTAAAAGATCTGTCTTAAAATAATCTCCCATATATATTATTAGAGGAAAAATATAAATAGGGATTTCATTATTTTAGAAATAATTACTTTCCCTATATCTCGGTTTAAATATCCTGAAGACGTTTTTCTAATTCGTTTGCAAGATCTTCATCCTTTTTTCCTCTAAGCTTATCTATGGTTTCCATTCCCTTAAATACTACTTCACTATCAATATCAGAAGTTACATTCTCAATCTTAAAATCTTGATCTAATTTTGTATTACTTACTGTATCAACAATGCTTTTTACTAGTACTACCGGTTCATCTGGATTTTTTAATGACCTTCTTACTGAAAATATAACATAATCTTCTGTTACTATTTCATTTATCTTAACAACTAGGCTTCTATATCTAAAGGAATTCTTAAAGTCTTCAATCTCTCGACTAATATGAAAACTATTTACATCGGTTTTCAAATAATTAGCTTTTGATAATTCTGCCTTTGACTTAATTTCTTTAATCATAGTTAGTAGTTCTTCATCATAAGTCTGATTTTCTAATTTATCCTTTACCCAAGAATAAATATCTGCAGCCTTATTTTTCCCCGTCATGCTAAAAGAGATAGAGTCAGCATTAGAAGCTCCTTTAAGTATAATTAGATTATTATACTTTACTTTTTTCTCTTCATCTGTAGTTTTGGTTGTGTCATAATCTGCTAGAGAAATCCTGTTTGTTCTTTTTATAACAATACCATTAGTGCCAGGATAATCAAACTGAATAGACATACCATCAACTAAGTCTACCGGATTTGTTCCAATATTATTAGATAAAATCAAATCTTTAACGGTCTTTAAAACTTTTTCCATACTTTAATTAGTTTATTATTTCTACATAGGTAAGGTTCTATAGTCTTCTCAAGAGCAAAATATAGGCTTTACTTAATAGATCTGTCTTGTTCATTTTTGCTAATGAAAATATTATCCAAACTTTTACCTAAGAAAATTTCTCCTAAGTCCTCTACATGTCTTTCATCTATTTTTCCAGTATCTCTATTAATTATTGGAACTACAGAAGAATTAAGACAATCAGAATGTGTTACTACTAGACTATATCTTAGGTTAAACTTCCCCTTAAAATATTCTAAAGAATTTTTAACATAAGCCATCCTAAATAATTGTTCTTCTAGGTATCCCATTTTAAAATTACCCTGAAATCTATTACTTACATTTATTTCTCCAGTCGTTAATTTACAAAAATACTTAGTGAAGAATAAATCATCATATATAGGACAATAACCATTCCCATGTCTAGTTAAGTAAGTTCTCGTAACAAACCAAATATTAGCACCTGGGAGTAGTTTATTAGTTGCTAATCCCCCAAGACCCGTACAGCTTGATGTAACATGAGGAAGAAAACCAGCATCCTCGTCTAAGAGTAATCCCTGAGATCCTTCAAATATTACTACATCAAATGGATCTATAAAATCCTCAAAACTAATACTATTCTTTTTTAGTTCATCTAGATAGCCAATAAAAGTAGTTTTATATGGATCCTCTGTCTCTCCGTAGTATAATTTAACTGTATCATAAAAATCAGAAGAACTAATTGTAGGATCTATATAATTTTCTCTATACCTCAATAAACAAGTATATAAACCCTTTCCACAAGTACCATCCTCTAGTATCTTCTTATTCTCTATTTCACTATAAACATCAAATGGAGTAATAATATATGGCGGTTTATTCTTATCTATCCTAGGAAGATCTTTAACCAATATACCCACCTCTCTACCTAGGACTAATCTCTCTAGTCCCATTGAAATAGGATCTATATAAGTATTAAGATTTCCTAAGATAAAAGTAGGTGCTCCTAGTAGGACACCAGAGCCATAGGAAGAACATATATGAGTTTTTCCATTATTTCTAACACAGTGTCCAGCTTGAGGTCCTCCACTAAATCTAACAACACAAGGCTTTTTCCCTTCTTGAATAGATTTATAAACTAGGGATTGAACTGTATATCCCTTTCCTTCATCCCCAAATAAACTACCAATTACTACGTGAACTTCTTTTTTAGTCATCATATTCTGCATATTTTTTATAATCTCTATCTATATTTGCTAGAATAAAATCTTTAGCTAACCTATTATAGATGCAGCAATTTGAATTCTTCGTAATAAAAAACTTCTCTAAATTTCTCTCTACATCTAGGTTAATGGTTAGATAATCCCTATACCCACTAACACTAAGAACAACTGGATTTATTTCTAGTCCATCACAGTATCTCCAATCAAATATAGGATTATAATCAAAGAATTTTTCTATGTTCTCTGTATCAATAAATTTTATTTTATCAACACCATGAACTGGATCATTTATTCTAATCAAACTTGGAATTACTAGGTCATCTCCGACTATATCCAAAATATTCCAGCAATTACATTTCCAATCACAATCATGAACCTTCTTAAGTGAAATTATTTGTGATTTCTTTATATAATCTTCTATTACACTATTGGTAATGTTCTTCTTGTTAAAATTTCCTAAAAATAAAATCCTATCTTCCCTATATCTACATTTATAGTAATCATTAAAATATTTTTGTAGATGTTTGAGATTCCATCTAAGATTTAGAATAATAAATGCACCAAGACATTTAATTCTATCTCCTCCTAATGGTTTTAATGCTAGTACTATCTTATAAGTTCTTTTCATATTCTTAGTCTAATTCTGCGTACCTATTACACCTGGATCCTGTTCCATATTTAAGATTAAGATTAGATAAAATAAAATCATCAATAAATATATGGATTCTATGATTAGGCCTTATCTTAGTTCTTGAATATATAACATCTAGTTGCCTCTTTATATTAGCTTCTATATCTAAGTTAACTTCATAAAATTTCATTTCTTCTGGTGGTTCTAATTCCCAGGTAGGTTTATCACCTAAACAAAATTCTGATGATTCAAATATATTATGTTTCTCAAAATAAGACTCAAATTTCTTACCAGTTAGTTTAGGATCTATTATAGGATATATGCCTACCGGATAGTCTCTAACAATTATATCTGGGGCAACTATATCTGACATCTTATAATGCCTTCTAACTTTATTCCTAACCCAAGCCTGCTCGTCAGAATCTAGAAGAAATTTTCCTCTTCTTTCTAAATAATCCGTAAGAGTCTCACCAGGATCAAGATCATTAAGAGCCCAGAAAAATCTATTAAGTCTTACCGAGTCAATATCACGATTATTATTCCAGAAAACAAAATCACCAAGTGTTTCTATATTCCAGTATAAATCTAAATAAATATAAGCATTAAATCCATAACTATTTCCACTCTGACCTATAATATATTTCCTTTTCATCTTCTTCAAGTTCTATAAATTTACTAATCTTATAACCAACCTTTTCATTTTCTGTTACCAGGTTAATGAAAAATTTAGAAATCTTCAAATAGTTTCCTGGATATTGCTCTGGAATATAAAAATTTCTTAAGTTTTCTTCCAGGTCTAATGATATAAAGTAATCTGTTTTTTCTTTGGAGTCGTCATAAACATTAGAGATAAACATATATCTAGGAAATATGGAGTTATATATAAAGTAACTAGAATATAACTTCTCATCTAATAAAAGATAAGGCTCTATAAATTTAATATTAATATAGACAGTTATATCATATCCATAATCTCCAACCAGTTCATCTATCTTATTAAACTGTTCTAACCACTCTTCTGGTCTTGGATAACTAAAGCCATTATATGTTAATCTAAAGGGCTCATCTGGTTCAGAGATATTCCCAAATAGTGTATAAATTGGCCTATAGTAAGAAGTTATTTTACAATCAGGACAAATATATTTTTCTAAGTTATCTGGATTTAAGTGTAAGACTAATCTAATATAGGTTGTCTTATCTTTATCATCCAGTTGTCTAATTAGATATGTTTTTCTCATAACTAATATTCAATAAATTTTTCTTGATCATTAATAGCTTGATTTACATCTAAGAATGTTGTTTTTAACTTAGTCTTTTCCCATACTTCTCCACCTGGATTAGTACTAGACTCAGAAACATATATAGAATTACTAATATCCAAGCTAACATCTTCTATTAGGTACAGAGTATTACTAAAAACTGTATTTGGACCTGATATATAATGTGACAGATTAATTCCAAACTTAGGATTTTTTCTATCTTGTATATACTCAATTGTGCTCTTAACACTTTCCTTATCTGGTAAGTTAGAATAATCAGAATCTCTCATCATTTTCTTAAGATCCCGCCAGAGTTTATATTCTTCTACATCATTTCCATGTGTATAATCATATTCGTTAAAGAATTGAAAATCTATTTCCATATAATTTTTAGTCTTAACTCTCATCTCATTATATCCTCCACAAACAATATTATAAAAATACTCTGGGCTAACTTTATTTTCCAATTCCTTAATATTTCCATAAGTATTGTTTAAGCTAATAGCATGATCATAGTCACTATAGAGAACTGTATTTATAAGATCTCCTGACTTTGTACCTTCATAACTAAATGAATAAAAAGGATAGTATTTGTAATTAGGATTTCTTTTTATAAATCCGTCAACCATATATTCATTTATGGTTTGCAGATTCCAATTTAATATTAAACCGACATAGGTTCTAATTGTATTACCATGTCTTGTGATTATAATATCATATTTTCTCTTTTTCATATTTTTCATATTCAATAATAAGGAAAAGAAAGTAGAGAATTCCTCTTTCTCTACTTCTAATTTTTAAATAAGTCCTATATCTCTTGCTTTGTCTATTAATAATCTTTCTAGGTCTTCTCTCCTATTATCTATCTTACCATCCAAGATAGATTCTTTTAGGAACTCTTTTAACTCTCCAACTAATCTTCCTGGTCTTAAGTTTAGAATTCTCATTATATCATCTCCTCCTAAGACAGGTTGAAATAGTCTAATATAGTCTCTTTCTTGTAAGTCCTTAATCATATCCCTTACTCTACCAAATCTTTCTATAAACGTATTCTTCTTATCTAGATTTTTTGTAGTTATATCACATTCGCATAAGGTAATGAGATCTTCTATACCAGGACCAAAATCATTACATAATCTTCTAACCGCTGAATCTGTAACTTCATTATTAGCTATAGTTTGTGGTCTCATATGCATACTAACTAATCTATACACATAAGAATATTCATCTCCCAATGGCAATTTAAATCTGGTAAAAATAGGTTTAATCATATCTGCTCCAACTAGTTCGTGATTATAAAAACTCCAACCAGTAATAGGATCATAATGCTTTGTAGACTCTTTACCAATATCATGTAAGAGAGCCGCCCATCTTAACCAAATATTTCCACTTACTTTTGAAACATTATCTAAGACGCTTATTGAATGCCAGAAATTATTTTTATGAGGTTTAGTTGTAGCAGTTAGATCATTTGTATCAAGCCTACTAACCTCTGGAAGAATAATTTTTAAGATACCACATTCTTGTAATAATTCCATTCCATATTTAGGATTATTTCCTTCTAAGATCTTACAAACTTCTGATGAAATTCTCTCCCAAACTATATTACCTATTAATGACGCATTTCTAACTAGGCCATTCCAAGTATTATCTTCTATCTTAAAACCATATCTTGATGCAAATCTAATACATCTAAGACTTCTAAGGGGATCATCTAAGAAGGTTATATTTGGATCTACTGGTGTCTTAATAATACCATTTTGTAAATCTGTATAACCGTTAAACATATCTATTAATTCCCCAAACCTAGAATCTCCACATAAACAAATAGCCATAGCATTTATTGTAAAATCTCTTCTTCCTAAGTCATCAGAAAGAGAACCGCTAGAAACAACCGGATTTCTACTTCCTCTAGTATAAGATTCTTTTCTAGCACCAACAAATTCTACTTCTTCTCCCCAGGGTGTCTTTACTGCAGCTGTTCCATAAGAAGCATAAATACTAAGTGTACCTCCTACTTCTTTACAATATTCTTTTGCCAAGTCTATACCAGAACCAACTACAACAATATCTATGTCGCTACTCTTAATTCCTAGAATATAATCTCTAACAAAACCACCAACTACAAAACTCTGTAAACCAAGTCTATCCGTAATTTTTGATAAACTATTAAATACTTCATTCTTATTTAATTCTTTAAACCACATATAATTTTTTATATTATTTTCATAAGTAAGGAAAAGAAAGGAGAAACTATATCTCCCTTCAATTAATTCTAGTAACTATCTATATGATCTAAGATAGAATAGAGAACTTTATAGCTACATCCTTCTATGTTTTCATCTAAGATTTTTCCTAAGAATATACTTCTAACAAAAAGATCTCCATGTTTTGATAGGAAGATGGATCTATAGGTAAAACCATCTATCTCCATATTTAAGACCAGCTCTTTATTCTTTTTCATTAAGAGTAACATTTTAAGAGCATCTATTGCAGCTCCTTTTGCATTGTCTAGGATACTAGCTAATCTTTTCTTCATGCCAAATTACGTATTATTACCAACTGAGCATCTAAAAAATCATATAATGAGCCATCAACGTCAAACTTAGTAAACCTAGTTATAGTTCTATTTGTATTTTCTTTCATAAATATAGCATTAGCATCTTTACCAACGCATTTTATATCCGATAGGTCAACTAAGATATCGACAGGGAGTTGTTTTATTTTATAATGACCCCTTTTCTTAGTATAAATTCTAAAAAATTTTCCATAGATTTTTCCGATTGATACTCCTATATAAGTCATAATATTGGATTTGGCTCCAATATTGCTACTAAATTCAAACATTATATATCTTTGACCAGACTTATTAATATTTAGGAATTCTTTTGGAAAATCAAAATAAGAATCAATATTTACTAGTTGAAGTTCATGATTTCCTTCTAAGATGAATATATCATTTCTAACAACCGGTTCCTTTTCCTCTCCTCTACAGTAAACTTTTTTAAATCCGGTTACATATCTAGAAATTTCCTTATCTATTACTTCAGTTACTACATTGTATTTATCTCTAATAACAGTTACACTTCTAAACTTTGTTAGACCATATCTAGAGTCATAAGATAAACAGGTATAATAAATTACTTTATTGCCACTAGTAACTTTATATAACTTACCAACTATGTTATCTATATGTAAACTATTGGTTCTATCTAAGAGTTCTTCTCCATAACAAATATCTACATAACAAATATCGGGACAACTAATCCTGGATAGTTTTCTCCTATCCAAGACTAGCTCCTTTATAGATTTCTCTTTATATGTTTTCATTTAAAGTAATCGTTATATTTCTTAAACTCCGACTCATCCTTTTGGAGAATTATATTGGCTCCTTTTAAAGTTCTGTCAATTACCTTATATGTTGTCTCATCTAATTCTAAGTGTACATTAATTCTACTATCTCTAGAGATTATGGTAGAACCAACATATATAGTATCTGTAGAGAACTCGTTAAGATCAAAGTTATAATCTGTTATCTTAAATATAACAAAATCTCCTTCATGATCTGGAACAAATTCTTTATAAATTTTTCCTATATAGTTATTTCTTACCAAGTTCTTTTTAATGGCTTCTTTTCTAATCTTAATTTCATCAGTTATCCTAGTAACCAGTTCACCTACCTCATCTATATTCTTTATGGTATTTAGAGTCTCTATAGCACTGGTTAATGTAGATAATGGTAATGCTCCTATACTTGTTCCAGAAACTGTTGTCTGTTTTTGTGTAGTGGCCTTTGTTTCTACTGTACCTGTTGTTGTAGCAGTACCAGGAAGAGAACTCATAAATTCCCCTTCACAAGCATTTTTGTCTGCAGAAGGAACTATATCGTACTGTTCTAGTTTAATCCTAGGATCTGCCTCTACAACACTATCAATCTTTTCTCTCAAGACATCATCAGGAACCGTAGTATCTAAGACGCTAGGCAATCCATTAATCCCATAATCTAATGATAGGATGCTGAGATCTTGAATAGGAAAATCTCTTCTATATATACTAGAATACTCCGTAAAAATCCAGTTACCTCTAATAGGAATATACAGATTTAATTTCTTCTTGCTATTAAAGTATAAGAAGAAATATACCCAAGGAGTATCTAAGGTTCTAAGTCTCCCCTCTATATAAGACACTCCCTTTGCTGTATTAGATCCAATTATTTCTACATCATCTATCTTAGGATTTGCTCCAGTAGAAATCTTTCCCTTGCTAAATCCACTAAGAAGACCTTCCTTACTGAGTCCTAAGAGATACAATAAAGATAGCTTTTCTATAATCTGATCCATCTTCAATGACTTAACATATAGACTATCATTTGTATCTATTTCAAGAGCTGCTAGGGAAGCTGGATTAAAAGCTTTTATCTCTCTAGTAAGCGTTGTTGTACAAAGCCTATTAAAAGAATCCATCTCCATAGTAGAAACATCTAAGATTTCATTAGGTGTATATGGATCATTTGGAATAATAATCTTCTTGTCTAATTTCTTAGAAACATATTTTCCAATAGAGATATTAGTTGAAAACTCTTTATCCATTTCAGCTAAGGTAGGTTCCGATGTTGTTGGTAGATTTGATTTATATCCTCTAAATTTTGAATCTTCCGATATAAATATATAAAATACTTCTCTAAGATTATTAGTACCAATTAAAACCGGAATACCACTAGTAGGAAGAGTATATGCACCTGTCAGGGAAAGGTCTTTTGTACTAAGACCAGCCCAAACTAAGTCATCATAAAGATCACTAAAGTCAGCCGATATAGTCTTCTCTTTCATAGATTGACAGAAAGCATCTATAATCCCGTTACACAATTTTTCAGATAATAAAACTCCCTTAGCATTATTCAAAACATCAGGATAGTTCTTACCTAGAAATTCATTTAATTTCTTTAAAAAAATTCTTTGTGATAAACACTTTGCTTTTAATTTTTCCATTTTTCTTTCTATTTTTAAAATTAATTATTTTTCATATATAAGGAAACTAGTGTAAGAAAAAAGCAGAGAGACATATTTCAGTCTCTCTTTTATTCTTTATTTTACTAAACCTCCGGGATTGTTTTTTACTATTTGTTCTAAGTCCTCCATATTACTATTCTTAAATGAAGTACCAAGCCTAATACCAGAAACAAATCCTCTAGCTAAGGTTTCATATAATTCTGGAAACTCTTTCTCAAGTTCTCCAAGATTTATATTATCTAGGTTGACATTCTTTGCGCCAAGATCAAAAGATTGTCTAACTAAGTCTTTTATTTCTTTTCTAATTGGTCCTAAGTTATTCATATAGGACTTTTCTAACCAATCTATATACTCCTCTTTTTCCATCTTATTATTGTTACTGGTGATTCTATAAAACCTCCTATAGTTAAAACTTCAAGTCCTAGCTCTTCTAATTTTTCTTTTACCCTAGGACTTGGCTCTCCTATAAATTCAGTCTTATTTCCTCCATCTAGTTTTAAAAATTCTAATATATTCTTTAACTCTTCTTTATCGTCCACACTATTACTACTATTAAGTAAACAAGAAATATATAAGCAGACTGAGCAATTATTGGAGAAAATATCCACCAATAAGACCAACCTATTACACCTGTCAATCTTAAGACAAGTAAGATCAGTGATAAGAGAAGAGGCTTAAAACTAAATGTAATAGTAATTTTTCCTGATTCATTCTTAATTTTCATATAATCTCCTTTCTACATTCTTTATAATTTGGCAGGGGATAACCATATGAATCAATCCCAACGCCTAAACTTTTCCATACACGCCCTAGAGCTTCCAGGATAGAATCTTCCTCTTCATCTATCTTAACTCCCTGGCTTTTTATATAGTCAATATCTTTATCCATATCCTGATAAAGCATCTTCTTAGTATCTAGATTTAACCAATTTCCTCTGTATGGTATAAAAATAGTAAAATAAGAACCACACCAATAAATATACTCCACGATATTTGGACCATAATCAAAGGTGGAAACATATTCTATTATATTCTTCTTAGGACCTACTCTATTAGTAAAGGCACACTTGGATCTATCTAGAATAAAATCACTAGTATTCTCTCTTGCCTTCTTACAAATTTTTAAGTCCTCTGTAAATAGAATATCACAGAACATCTTATCTTTTTCTGGCTGAGGAACAAGTGGTATGTTCTCCCAAAAATCTACACTCCACTGATCTTTTAATTCATCACTAAGATCTAGATATAGGCCTCTAAGTCCACTATCCACTAAGTTATCAATAAATTTTTCATCAGAAGGATCCACTAAGTCTACTACACAATTTTTGTAATTCTTATTAATTACAAAGTCTTTAATCTTGTTTTTCATTTTATTGCATATGTATTAAGAGAATTTCTAAAGCAGGTATGGCAAATATTATAGCTATTATTGATGCTTGCTTCTCTTAAGGTTTCAATATCTTTATCATAGTCTGGACTAGATTTATCTATTATATAAATTCTATCTCCCGTCTTTGACATCATATAGACTTTGCCAATTGAAAGATTTCTAGATTCTCCACGATCAATAACATAAACCACAATATCACCGAGAGATATAGGCTTTCCTACAATATCTAGGTGATCTAAACGTTTATTGTAACTAAAATCATCCTCTCCAGTTTCTATATATTTGTTGTTCATAAGACAAGTTTTATAGATTCTGATTTGACTTCTTTATAATATTTTTTGTTTACTAAGTAGTCTATATTTTCAAGATAATCAGACTCACTATAGAAACATAAAAACATATGCTTATATTTTGGAAGAGGAGACCACCAATGTTTCTTTTTTCTTCTAAATTCTACTATCATTAGGTTAGTTCTGTCTCCCATTTCTTCTATAAAATCTTGATCTGTTTCTGGGCCAAACCATATTGATAACCTTCTTAGGACTACCTTATCGTTAGACTCAATAAAATTTTCTAGGTTTAGTAAGTCATTAAATAATAAACTTTCTCTATCATTAGTTCCCATAACTATATAGTGCTCCGGCTTTTCAGTTACCCTAAAATCTACTGGACGATCTTCTGTTTCTTCTTCCATTAAGATATCAGACTTGGTTAGATTTTTCTCATTCTCTAACTCAAGATTAGCCTCATAACTATTATAATATTCCATTCTAGGAACCCATTCCCCATTGGATTGTAATGCTTCTACAACATATTTTATTCTTTCCATAAGTTTTTATTTATTATTTTATTCATTCAAAATTAAGGAATCAAGTTACTACAAATTTGACTTTTTACACTTAAGTAGTTTTGGGTTCCTTATATGTGGTAAATAATAATAAAAAGAAACAGTATGAATAAGAATGCAATTTATTTATTAAGACAACCAAAACATATTATCTTAACAATGATATATGTTGGAAAAGAATATCCTAAATCCAAAGTAGTACATGATTCTATAGACCTACTTGCAAAAGATACAGATGTCTTCTTTATATTTGATTCAAGACAAACAGGAATAAATCAAGATAAATTTACATCTCTCTATAATGGTATGGGTTATATAGTTAGCTCTAAAAATTCTGGAGAAGCTATGTTTGATGTCTTAGAATATAGTAGAGAAATATGGAAAACCTATATATCTTACTTAGTCTTAGAAGATTGGAATATAAGCTCCTTAAGTGAAATATCTAGAGTTAATTCAGAATCTATAATATGGACTGCAAATACTATAGCTAGTCCTATTATGAATATTTATAGAAAGTCACCAGAAGATCTATATTCAATGTATAAAATAAAATATAAGAAAACTTGGTGGGGAGGATATAAAGAAATTGAAGATAGTAATAATCAATATGCAACTCATTCTTCTAAGAGTGATGTTCTATTCTTTAAAGATATAATTGTTACTAAGTGGCTAGAAAATCCTAATATCTCTAAATATCTAAATACATTCAAGGGATCCAGTATAAAAGATGTAGTGGCTTCCTTAATAATGGATATGGGAATTAATTATTTAGAGAAAGTAAAACTTAATAATAATGGAAAACTATAAACAGAGAGGAAAAAACGACCTATTTCCAGAACAAGTAAATATCTGGATAAGAGGCAATGTGGTTCCTGAATGGTTATCTGATCTAGCTAAAGTTAAATTTATAGACGGAGAAGGAAATAAATATCTTGAGATGTCTGAATTTAGCAATGGAGGATATGATATAAAAGATTCAGGAGGAGTAGGATCATTGGTAAAAGCTTCTAGTAGAGATTCAATTATATGTATTGGTGGAGGAAAAATATTTAGTCTAACACCAAAACAATTTAGTCTAATATATAAACCAGAATGAATACAATTGATCGTTTAGAAGGTTATTATCTAAAACAATCTTTTGCCTTCTTATCTAAAAGAGGTGGAAGAGTAGTAGAAGATAGTTATGGAGATTTTATAGTGGATAAAACATTAACTATTCCAAAACTATTATTCCCTGTAGTCCTAGAATTAAATGATGGGAAAACAGATAGTCCAATAATCTTAGTAACTGAAAAAAGCTGTTACAAGAGTGTATATTGTCTAGTAAAGGGAGAAATAAAATTAGTTATGTTTGATGGCTATATTCCAGATCTTACAAAATTAGAAACACTTATAAATACTAGTAAAGTAATTGGGAACTATACAACCATAGAAGATGCTATATTTTCTCTAGAAGTATGATGACACGGAAAGAACTATTTGATTATATGGAGAAAGATATAGGACTAACTGAAAAAATCCTAGTTGATAATTATGGTCTAAATGAAATTGGCCTAACTTACTTTTGCATAGTAGTAGGCGGACGAAATTTAGAGGTTATTATAAACTATAACGGAAAGATAAACATAATAGGTTACACAGATAGACACGATAAGGACTGTTACTATGAACTAGAGGCAGGACTAGATGTGGACGGACTTGAAAAATGGTTAATAGAAAATTATGAATCTGATTAATAATGCAAAAAATAAAGATGAGACATTCTTAAAGTTTCATCAAGTTGTATGTAAACTGGATAAAGAACTGCCAGTTAATGTAATTAGAACTAGTCCAACTGTAATACTTAGTGATGATCCAGATTCACCGGATAATACCATAGTAGAATTAGGTAATGGAAATAAATTTATTATTACTATAACATATCTTGAATTATTAGACTGTGGATTTGAAGAAGAATATTATATAAGAAGTTGGATATTTAAAACAGATAGAGGTGATATAATCTCTAGTGGCTATTATAGAGAATTTGATAAGTCAGAAACACTTATGATGGAATATTTACCTGACCCAAAAGAACCAGGAGAAGCTGTAATTTGCATAACTGGAACTCTAAGTACAACTAGAGAAAAATACATTAAGATATTCGAAAGTCATGGAATAAGATACACTGTGAATATAAGAAAAGATACTAACCTTCTACTAATGGGAGATTCACCTGGGGAAGCAAAAATTAATGCAGCTAAGAAAAATGAGATAACTATAATAGACACAACATTTTTCTTAAAATACTTTAGAATATAAGGACATAAAAAAAGGAGAGACCGCTTTAGATCTCTCCCTTTATTTTTTTTCTACTCAACTTCAATCCTTCTCCTCTGTTTATCTTTTTTCTTTGGAACTGTAATTGTTAGAAGCCCTTTATCACATGTTGCACTAATATTCTCTTTATCAGTATCATCACTCAACCAAACAACTCTCCTGTAATTTAGACTATTAAAATAATCCTTCTTCTCAGATGTAACAATAATCTTATCTCCATCTACCTCAACGTTAATGTCTTCTTTTCCAAGTCCAAGTGCATCAAACGTAATCTTATAATCTTTATCATTCTCCTGTATCATAGTGTTTATATATTTTATTAGTTCTAGAAGCAGTCCATTACTTCTTTCTACTAGGATATAAGCAATTAATATACCATAACTGGGGTACTGACAAAATGGCAGAAAAAACTAGGATATAGCTTTTTAACTATAACCCTAGTAGCTTTAAAATATCTCTAGCTCTCATATTTTTGCTAAAGAATATTTTAACTGTAGGAGATACCTCAATTAAGAGATCCTCCTTTTTAAAATTTGTAACACGCCACACTATTACAAGAGTAGCGCATTTCTTCCAATCTGTCTCCCAATTCTTAACTAGGTAACTTATCATTGAAGCACCGTAAGCATCTTTGGGAGAACCTACTTTTTTTACTCCGCCTAATACATGACTCAACGCCAATTTCACGGAGTATCTTCTACTGTCACCACCACTCATGATGACTTGGTCCATGTAATTTCCCAATTCCATAAGGACCTTTTCATACTCTTTATATCCTACTTTCATATAAGAATCTTTTTTATTTTCTCTTCTATATATAAGGGTTTTATCATATTCCTACCCACTTAGTAGAATCACACAGTTCTAGAGTATTTGGTGAGTCTAAGATTGTTCTAGATATCTCAGGATTAACCCAATAACGACCCTCTTTATTTATAAAAGCCCCTAATATTCTAAGAGGCTTTGTCCTAGATATTGTATGAACTATATCTGCTTTTCCCAAGTAATCATCCCAGGTAATCTCAAATAATTCACTAGCTGTTAATCCATTCAGCGATATTCTAGAAATTCCTTGTTCTTCTTTATCTTTAAAACTAACTAGGATCTTTATTCCTCCACCTAGTTCTACTATAGATTCGTTATCAGAATTACAGAAAGAATAAGTTAATCTTTCTTCCTTCTTAAAACCATGATAACCTAAGATACTCGGAATAGAATGTCCTAGACTCAGGGACATAGTAAACATTAAAATCTCTTGTGGTATTAATGAACCACTTGGAGTTCTAATTATACTAGGATCCTTTTCATATCTAGTAAAGCCCTGTAATAAGAGTGTCATTTCTTTTATTTCACTACTAGACCCAGGATAATCTACTAGGTTTGCTGTAGTAGGATCAAAACTAAGACCCGAATCTACCCAACCTAAGTTTTGTGATAATACTAAGTACTTTCCATTACTGGGTATACCATATTTCTTACAATCTTCTTCCCCAAGGTAAATCTTTTTGTCTGTATCTATTTGATCTATATCTAAAAATACTAAGGAACTATAATTTTCTTTTATATATATTCTCTTGGTAAACTCATATCTACTAAGACCAACACTATATATTCTACCTGGGACAAAGAAATCTGCCTTTGACTCATAAACTGGTATAATATCTGATGACTTAGTGGGGAAATGGGGAGAGTATAATTCTAGCTTATAACTCTCTCCCCCAATATCATATACAGTTATTAGGTTCCCAAATCTATTAAGACTGTAACTAATCGATGAATCCATGTTTTGGTTTTCTATCTTCTAACAATTTAGCCTGTTCTTTTGTGCTAATTATATTGTTATTCATTCTTCGCTGTTCAACTTCTAAGAGCTTAAGATTCTCAGCAGACTTTTTATTATCTTCTCTAAATATCTTCAACATCTCTTCTACAGTTGATGAGGTTGTCTTCATAGCTTCCAAGAGAGTAGAAGTATTAATATCTTCACTCATATTTTGTTTAGCTAATTTAACAGATACATCATGAACATTCTGAGTAGTTTCTTTTAATAACTTTTCAGCTGTTCCATCAATCCCCTCTATTACATCACTACAATAGGTTAACTTAATAGCCCGAATAGCAACATTAGCCTGGTTCTTCATATCAGGTATAGTAACAGACATTATTCTATCTGCTTTCTGACATACCATCTGATTATCCCCAGACATAATTATAATAAGCTTCATAGTATTTGTTAGAGAGAAAGACTGAGACTTCTTTGTTTGCAGATCCCTCTCAAGAGAATTACAAAACATTAAGATACTCTGATACTCTCTAGACTCAGGACTATAATTTTTTAATTCTTCCCTAAACTTAGATAGCTTATATTCTCCAGCCTCTACTAATTTATCTATCTCATTCTTATAAGCCTCACTAGAATCATACATAACCTTCAAAGAGTTATTAGCTTCCATAGTCTCTAGCTTAATAGATCTTACATCCTCCTTTATATTGTCAAAGATAGTTCCTACAGATTCATACTGGGAAACTAGCTTCTTATAATTGACTATAATGGACTTTAGAAATGGGACCCTCTTACATAAACTTCTCTTCCACTTACTTGTCTGACCTGGATCATCAAATTTAATAGAACCTAGTCTAGAGAGAAGATTATTAAGACTTACACCAATATCTCCAGAATCCCCAGAATTAGTTGTCTTTAAGAGTGAATCTGCCGCTTGTTCTGCAGCATTTCTAAGATCTGATCCATAATTTAATATAGAATTCGGATCCTCTACACATAAGTCCTTTGTTATTTCTTCAAAAGAATCTATCTCATCTTTAGTCCAACTATTTTTTGTATTAACTAGATCAGTATTTTTCATATTAATCCTCCTTCATAAACTATTTTTATTTGTTCTGGTTTTAGATCATCTTTCGCTAATTCTTCCATAGCATCAGGTACTTCATTAATCCTATCCTCTACTATTCTTCTCCAGGTTGGTTCAAAATCTATAGTTCTGTATCTAACCATTTTATTCTTGATATCTTCTTCCGTACGAACAGATAACTCAGGAATAATTCGATTACCATCTTTATCTTTTGTAAACCAATAAGTATTTATATTCTTAGGTAACTTACCAATAATTTTGACAATACTTTTTATCGTATCAGTTGTTGGCTTCTCTCCAAAATCTAATGAACTAATAATATCTACATATACATCTATTAAACTTTCATCCATTCTGACTATTGCATCATAATATAGAGGTTTAATACTAAGAAATCTATTATCTACCGAAAATCTACAAACACAAGCTTTATCAGTCGAATCCACTTTATCTCCTACCTGTTCCATAAAAAAATTTGCTATATAATCCGCTGTTTTCTTAAAAGAATCATTCGGATCTATATAAGGGTCAAGATCTATACCACTACTTATAAAAAATCTACAATAATCAAGTGGAAATGAATGTTCCTTACTAATTAACTCAGGCATCATAGACAAATCATGCCTAGCCCTGATATACTTTAGATCCTGTACTTCCAAGATTTTATTCTTAGAAAAACTATCTCCCCTTAAGTAACCTCTCAAGACTTCTAAAAAATTCTCAAGATTAGTTTCGTTCCACTTGTAAATCATTGTGCTTTTTAAATTTATATAGGTTACAAGACTTACTACAATCCATCAAACATTGATTATTGCAATAGCCTCTTACATTATCTAATAAGTCTAAGTAATTATTATTCCCACTAGTTAAGATATCAAAATCTTCTTTACTAGCTAGGACTATATTTTCCTCAGAAATAGACTTATATATCTTTCCTAGTGACTCTATATCAAAACACCTTCCCTTATAATCTTCCGTTAAGTGATCAGATATAATAATTCCAGTAGGAGCTTTATTCCCATCTATATAGAATGATACCTTTCTGCCAATCATACTACAAGGATACTTTACTAGGATACTCCCTGAAACTTCCTTTGGCGGTTCTTCTTTCTTTTTTATTTTCATTTTCAAAAATAACTTATATAATTTTTTCATATCAAGAATAAGGAAAAGAAAGCTTAGAACTTTAATTAATTCTAAGCTTAAGGGGGTTTATATATTCTTCTCCTCCCTTGTGTTACTTTCTTCTCAGTCTTTGATAAAATATAGACTCCCTGATATCTACTCTTATATTTATCTTCTAAGATATGTTTTAAAAAATCATATGCTCTATCGGTAGTATTAGATGTAGCAAACTCAATAAGATGTAAAGATCTTATTTCTCTTAAGAGATATTTTTCTACAGTCTTAATTGGTACAGTATATGTCTTACTAATCCATATCTTATTAGTCCACCTAGTACGATATGAGTCGGGATGTTCTATTACTGACCTAATCGCCGGGGAAATTAAGAGCTCATATTTATATTCACATATGTAATAATATAAAGGCCACATTCTATTTTTGGAAATTTTATCCTTCCTATATGTTAAAGAATTATGGATGATATTCTTACTAAACATCTTAGGTTTATCTTTAAAATCAGAAGAGAAACTTATAGCTACCCATAATCTTCTGTCTAATCTAAATTGAGCATAAAGAAAATGAACACTTCTAGCATAATAATTACTAGAAAAATAAAATATCTCGTAAAAAATTATCTTCTTCATAATAACTCCCAAAAATATGTATCACCTGATCTAAACATAACTAAGTATTCCTCTTTTTCTACAATAGTCCAACAATAAATAAGATTATTATCGATAAATGCAGTGTTATGCTTTTCTTCATAAAAATAATATTCTTTTTCTTTGACACGATAAGAATTACAAATATCCTTATGAACCATTTTCTTATATCTATTATAAACTAGGATATTCAAAATAGATAGGTCTTGATTAACATAAGACATTATCTTCTTTAAAATATCTTCTTCTTTATAGTTATTCTTACTAATAAAAATAACAATTTTATCTGTTTCCGATATTTCAAATCTAAATATAGTTGGAAATAAATGAACTGAATCAAAATCTTTAAAGCGAACTTGTTATCTCAGCACTATAAAAAATTCTAGAAAGATCTAAGTAACTGCCATCAGATTCACAAATAACGTTCTTCTTCATATAAAATCAAAAATAGAATCACCAAGTCCAAACACAACTAAGTATTCTTCTTTTTCTACAATAGGCCAACACTTAATAAAACTGTTGGTGAGAAATCCTTCATTATATCCCTCTTTATAGGTTTCATATTCTTCTCTCTTAATTAAATAAGACTTACCAAAATTCTTAGGCACCATCTTCTTATATCTACCAGTTAAACGAACTATAATTCTTAAGTCTTGATTAATATAAGACCTTACAATTTTTAAAATATCCTGTTCACTATAATTACGCTTACCAATAAATATAATTATCTTATCTGTCCCGGTTACTTCAATCCTATATATAGTTGAGAACCTATAGACAGCAGATATATTGGATGGGGTTTCTATTATCTTAGCATCATAAAAAATTTCGGGGGAGACTTAAATATCCTCCCCCGAGACTATAAATTATATCATTACCGGTTTTCTTAGGATCTAACATAAATTGTATTCTTCTTAAAATCCTCCCAGTTCTTTGTATTAGACATCATAAAACCATAATTAACACAGTTCTTAAATTCATCTACCCACTCTTTCATGGATATATTAATGTCTACCCAATTCCAGGAAGCAGCAGTTTTATCTTTTCTTCCTCCTCTATAAGACCTGCAAAAACCATTACATGCGGCCTCATAACCAGAAGACTCATAATATCTATCCTGCTTATCTACTTCATTTAATTCAAATTCTCCACTAGTCGGATTCTTTGACCTGGCATATATTAAACCCTCTGCCTCTATTATTCTAGCAAATTCCCTTCCTATCATAACATAATCTGCTCCTAAGGCCATAGCTTTCATAACATCAGACATACTACCTATACCTCCATCAGCTATAATCTTTACTGGCCTACATTTTGAGAATTTACCATGCAAGTCGGGATTTCTAAACTCCTGTAACTTAAGAAGTAATGAAGCTAGGGGATAATGAAATCCATACTTTGATCTATCTAGGACAGCACCCGTAGTTCTTCCTACTCTCATATAATCAATACCAGCTTCACTATATACACCATAAGCATCAGGATTTTCTACATTCCCTGCCATAATAATTAATTGATCCCCATATTTGTCTCTTAAACATTTACACATACCAATTATCTCTATACTATGACCATTAGATCCGTCAACCATTATATGAATCTTTGGACCTAGATTTCTCCTATCCTGATCCAAAAATAACCTCTTTAATTCTGACAAACTAAAAGCAGAAAATATCCAAACACACCACTTCAATCTATTTTCAACTGATTCGGTCCTTGGTATAATCGGTCTAATCCCATTCTTAATCCATAATTCACAGCTATTTATTCCAACAACTGATTCTATAGGACTGGTAAATATGGGAAGAGTACCAACAATTCCACTATTATCTGTCATATCTAGTACAGTATAATTATTTGCTGCACTTCCAAATCTTCCCTCATTTGTTGGGGAAGGACACAATGTAATGTCACTTAACTCTAATAATTTATCCATTTCTTAAATTTATTTTTCATTACATAAATAAGGAAAAGAAAGGAGAAAACTATAAAATGTCTTCTCCCCTCTTACTATCTATATTTCTTAGTCTCCTTATCTAGAATTTTTAAGAGATCCGGTATTCTATAATCCCCAAACATACTCTTAATACAACTAGCCGCTAAACTATTATTGTACTCTCCCATACCCTGAACCCATAAAGGATTTCTAGCTAAACCTCTAATAACAGGAATACTAATGTCCCTGGATAAACAATACTCAGACTTAGCTACACCAATTAAAGATATACTAGGAAAATACTCCCTTAAATGACAACCAAGACCCTCCTTAATACTACCATCATTATCCTTCAGACTTAAGAAAGAATCTAAGACAATAGTATCAATTCCCTCTACCTCTTTCCTCTTCATTAGGTTAAGTATACCAGGTAACTCCCTTGTATAAAACTTACCAGGACAATATGGAGCAAATTCAGAAGTATGACAAGATATAATCCTACTTGGCTTAGATTGCTCCCACTTGGAAAACAGGACACCAACTGTATAACAATCGGTGTCACTGTAATAGTATGAATCTATAGCTACTATCATTTCTTTAATAGCAGTACAGACATATCAGGAGGTGCTATCTTATCCCAATGACTAAGTCCTCCTATTCTTGCTATATGCTTCTTAAACTCTTTCTTAAAACCTCTAATACTTGGTCGTCTTCTTTAATGTCACTAGATGTGAATTTTCTCATAATAATATAATTTTTAGTTCTCCAATGCCAGATAATCTATAAGATACACTGTTCTTCTGACCCGTAGCAGTTACTAAGTTATTCTCTGAATCCCTTAGCTCTAATTCAACTAATCCTCCCTTCCTAGTACGATACCTAAACTTAATAATTCTAAAGTATAAGATATCATTGGAAGATGTCTTTATTACTGCAGCTAAGTGAATTCTTCTAATCAAAGTCTCACCCTTCTGCGTATCACTCGACTTTATCATACTATTAATATTATCTAAGTTCTCCGATGGCTTACTCGACCACATAGAACTTAGGCTAGAATAAAACCCACTTTCTTCAATACATCTTAAGTGAGTAGATTCTGGAATAAATTGATTAGTATAATTCGTATTCTCTACCATCTCACCAGGAAAAAATCTATAACCCTCTGGAATAATTCTCTCCTCTTCATCTACTTCAGGTTTGTCCTTATAAGAATAAACTATCTTATATGTATTAGTCTTTGGATCATAAGAATCAATAGAATTTACCTGAACTGGACTGTAAGAACTAGACCAACTACTGTCCTCATTCTTTGTATATTCAATCAAGATAACCTCCTGACCAATATACTTCAATAATTCACCACCCTGAGGTAACCATTTTACTGAACCTGTGTTAAAACCATAACGCTCTTTAAATTTTTCTAATTCTGTCATAATTAAATTTTTTTGTTTTTTTTATTCAATTATAAGGATTAAGAGAGAAACAAGGAGCAAAAAAGAAGAGCTAATCTCACGACCTGCTCTCCTCCCGTTTTCAAAAAAAAACATTAACATATTTAACATATATAAGGGATCAAGGGGAGCAAAAAAAGAAAGGCAAAACTAATTACCTTTCTCTCAAAGTTTTTCTAAAGCTCCTCGAACTCCTCGTCCTTCTTCTCTTCAGGAACTTCTTCTACTTCTTTTTTCTTTGGAGCAAATGTTTTCGATCAACCCATTTATACCCCATTCAACAACTGTAGCTCCTGCAAATATAACTACAGCACACCAAGACACATTTAATGCCTTGTTCAAAGCTTTTCCAAAAATATGCATCTTTACTAATTTTTTGGATATTATGGAAACCACTATTAGCTTCCACTAGTAAGGATTCTATGCCATCTGATCTGAATGATTCTTTATAGCATCAAGATAAATGCTAAGACTAGGGGACTCTGTATTAATAGACGCCATACAGGAATCTAAGAATACAAGCTTTCCGTCAAATCTAGAATCACTTAAGAGATCCTTTACACTATTAGCTACACAATAATCCTTAGCTAAGCCGGCAATAAATATCTTATCAAAATTGCCAGAACTTATATTATCTAAACAATTTTTTGTATAAGAAGGATCATAACCATTTAAGTAAGAGAAAATACTGTACATCTCAGAATCATCCTTCTCTCCCTTGTCAAGAATTAAGTAATGCTCCCCTTTATGAGACATTGACCACCACCTAAGAGATCGTAATAAGTCCTCACTAAATTGCTGACCCCTAGATCCCCTGATGCAATGTAAAGGCCAAGTAGTATGTGTATATCCCCTCTTCTCTATTTCCTCTAAGTAAGATATAGCACCCTCCTTACTCATAAATCTTGGTGTATAAGTACCATCCTTTACCTGACTAGAACTAATTGTAATAAATGGCTCTACTATATTTCCATCTTTCCCTAACCAAGAACAAGTCATCCCTATATGAGAAGGGTAATGATCATCCCTAGATAATAAGATACTGTCAATCCTATTCCTATTAATGTCTATCCACTTTGTTAGATTAGACTCAGCATCTCTACCACCAGGAACAGCTAGACTACCACTAATAAAATCTAGTTGCATATCTATAATTAAGAGAAGATTCTTAGTGCCAAACATGCTAGAATTCATAAGAAGAACCTGCTCTGTTATAATCCGTTTACCACCAATATCAACAGTGCAAACCCTCTTAGTAGCATCCCTTCCACTAAATCCTCTCCTAATCTTATCCAGATGACTAGTAATATTCCTAAACTTAATAAGAAAATTATCTAGTTCAACCTTATCAGGAAAACCAGAAATAACCATATTAGCTAAGTCACCAAGACCATTTAGCTCAGTTATCTCCTTATCTAAGACAATTAATTCACTAGAACCTTCCCCAGGTACTACAGATACACTAGCCATAGCAGACTTTATAATAAAATCTAAGACTAATTTCCTAGGATAATTAGACTCATTCTGCAGGAAACCTTTTAACTCTTTCTGCTGAGCTAAATCTAAACTATCCTTACCTAATAAAAATTCTTCTACCTTACTCATTTTACTAATCTAATAAATATATAAAACATCATTAAACCCATAATTACTAGTGGTACTAAGATAGGTAATAGGAGTACCCAGACTGGAGGATAACTAATTACACTAAATAATCTAAGAACTATTAAAACTATGTCAATTGCTAAAAATGACTCAAGCACTATTTCTACTCTCTTCATAAACTTTTATTTTTATTCTCACACTAGTAAGGATCTAAGGACGAAAAAAAATAGGGGAACTAGTTTCACAACTATCCCCTAAAAAACATTTAATTTTCCACTTCCTCTCTTGGAAGTTATTTATTATGGAGAATGACATCTCTGTCACATATAAGGATTTAAAGTATTTCTAAGGGGGACGAAAAAAAAAATAGGAGAACTAATCATCACGACTATCTCCTACTGAGATTATTAATATTATTAATTAAAATTCACCCGTTAATGGGCAAACAATATGAAATCTCTTTTACTTTCACATATAAGGATTTAAGGTGTTTTAGGAAGGTTAAAAAAAATAGGAGAACTAATCATCTCGATCTGTTCTCCCTAAAAAATAATAACTCCCTTTTCGGGACAAATTAAAAAACATGAATTGAATCTCTTCTTAATTTCACTTATAAGGAATTAGGAGGGTTGAAAAAAAATAGGAAAGCTAATCATCACGATCCGCTTTCCCCTGTACTCTGTATAAAATTGTGATACGATATTCATATTACTCACATATAAGGATTATAGGTGCTTTTGAGAGGGTGAAAAAAAAATAGGGGAACTAGTTTCACAACTATCCCCTATAATATAAATAATCGCCCCTTTCGGGCAAAAAATTAAAGATGGTTCTTTATTTCACATATAAGGATTATAGGTGTTTTTGAGAGGGCGAAAAAATAGGGGAACTAGTTTCACAACTATCCCTTATTTACTCATTAAAATTGATTGAAATGGTAAATCCTATTCCACTAGTAAGGATTTAAGATGATTAAAAAAGTAGAGGAACTAATCTCACGACTTCTCCTCTACCAACAAATAATATTTAGGAACTTCTAATTTTCCATATATAAGGAATCTGAGTTCCCTAAATTAAACTACAAACATCATTTTTTATTATTTTTTTACACTTAAAATTTCAAACCCATTGTATTTTTTTAGATCATTATTTTCTTTAATATATATAGATATACTTTTAATATTAAAATAATTTTCTAAGTCTGTTGCTTTCGGATAAGCATTATATCCTACCTTATTATAAATCTCAGATAATTTCTCTCTTATCTCAGGTTTCGTATATTTTTCTCCAACCTTAAAATTAAGATAGATTTCTATATAGAGTTTATTTTTATCAAAGGTAACTATATTCAATTCCTTCTTAAATAAAGTTATATTGTATCCTAGTTCTCTCATTCTTTTTGGTCCAAGAACTTCATAATATTCTTTAAAATGTGGCTCTTTTATTTGTAATAATACCTGTTCCAATACTACTCCAGATAAATTAGATTCACATAAAAATTTTAATTTTTCAAAGAAACTAGGCAAACTATTATAAGTTGTAAAAAACTCACTAATTTGTTTCATTTCATCGTCAGTATTTATATTATTTCTATTTATAGCATTGAATACTGTAAATCTATCAGCATAATCAATCTGCTGCATATCAAAAGCTCTCTGTTCAGCCAGCATAACTAGATTATTGACTACAGGACTATAAAGTTTTTCAGCAGTTATTTTATCAATTAATACTTTTAAACCTAGATAATCATCCTTGTAATTAAATGTTTCTATAATTAATTTGTACTTATCCATTAGGGTTGATCTTACTTCATCTGACTTTGCAGAATCATAACCAGAAATTAAATTTAAGGTATCTTTATACTTTTTTTGAATTATATTATTAAATTCATCCTGAGTTATTTTCTTATTAGCGGCTAAGGGTTTATAATAGAAAGTAGCTGAATTTTTCCAAGGATTTTCTGATAACCTCTGCCTACCAAGAATCTGAGGTAAGTCTAGAGAAATATCTACTGCTAATGTTTCTATACTAGCATCACTTAAGATAAAACTTCTAGCATTTGTACTATAAAAGTCGGCCCCTAAGTAGACAGTTCTAGTACAAAATGTAAACATCTTATGTGGCTCTCCCTTTAATGGTACCTTTCCTATTTTAAATACTTTTCCCAATTTATTAGAAATTTTTTTATCATTATAAGGAGTCTTAGCACAAAGAATATTACACTCCTCTGGTAATAGTTCGCACTTTTTTATTATATTACAAATATTATTAACAGAGTTTACATAGATTACAGCCTCCTTACTTTCTATAGCAACAGGACTACCAGTTTCGTTATATAAATAGGTTTTTTCAAAATTCCCAGTTTTATAATCGCTTATTATCTTTTTAGCCGATGTTATTATAGAGCTAGCATATCTTACCTTTAGATTTGGCTTAACAACTCTACCTGGTTGAAGAGCATTCCAATCTAATTCATAATAAGGTAGGTCTTTAAATTCATCTATTTGGTCTAGGTAGTTTTCCATCATAGGAGTAGCACTAATATAATACACCCTATTTATATGTTGAAGATCACTAATAAATTTTAATTCAGTAGTAGCTTTGAATTTAGAATCAACTAGCAGACTTTGGAACTCATCAACAACCACCTGAAATTTTGGTAATAATTCAAAATTCTGAAAGGTTAGTATATCTTTAACTAGGTGAAAACTATCATATGTAACCAAGATCTTAGCAGGAAATCCACCAGCATGTCTTAAATCTATGTAATTTAAAATTTGTTTAGATAATAATTTAAAATATTCACTTTTCTTTTTATTATCATTTTCAGATGGAACCTTAATTTTACTAGACCCTTTAGCTGGTCTATTTAAATCTTTCCCATAATCTACTACTTCTTCAAATAGATTTATCACAAGAAATACCTCTCCCAAATGTTGATCAGTTTTATTCTGTAAAAGAATTCTTCTTGGACTACATAAGATAACATCTTGATTATTAGTTAATACCCATTCAGTAAATCCACATCCAGGAATCTTCTTATCAATAATACATTTTTTATCCTTTTCATCAATATTCTGAGAAAAGTCTGTCCAATCACTGATATATCTAATATCGGGAGGAACATTAATAATTTTTTTAATCATAATTTATATATTTAATTTATTAATAACATTATTTTCATCGCCTAGGTTTACAGGTTCATTTATAAGGTATTTAATACTATAAGAAGAGCAATAACTTATCCAATTAAAAAATTTTAAATCGATACTATAATAATAAATTAAAAAAGTTATACTAATTAATAAGTTATTTTCTTTTTAAACTAGGCTAAATCTTTTATTTTTAATATCAATATAAAAATATATATTATTAGCCTAAATAATAAAAAGAATTGTTTATTAAATATTCTAGGGTTATAGTCAATTTTCCCTGAACGAGACCCCTTAAGGGTCGAAGTGAAGATAATTACACAGACTGACAACCTATGCGCGAAAAATAAGTTATAAGACTGAAAAAAGAAAAAGAGTTTATTATTCTCAGTGTACAAAGAGAACATATATTTTGACCCCCATGAATATTCTATTATTAAGATATATACTACCTTTATGAAGAGTAAAAAAGCCTAATTCTACCAAAATATTTCGGTATGGCTCTATGTAATTTATTACTCCATCAACTTTTTAGGTATTTTTTTTATTAATTAAAAATCTAATTAAAATATAATTTCCTTTAAATTTTTCCTTTATTTCTTTCTTTATTTCCTTTATTTTTCCAATTAGTTTAAATTAATTTTTCCTATATATTATATCTATAGTCAATTCATACCCTGAACGAGACCCTTTGTGGTCGAAGTGAAGGAAAAAATATACGTATGGTAAGCCTAGGCGAAATTTAATAGGTATCGAAAAAAAAAGAAAGAGAACCAGATTTTGTCTAGTTCTTTCTTTCTCCTTTGTATTTAGAGAACGTGTTTCAATGCGTCCTCAAATCTACCAAAACCCCTATACCTGTAATCAAGCTGCTTTGCAGTTAATACCAGCGTGCAGTTAAAATTATTACAGTCTATAGTTATTGTTTCTCCTTCATGCACATTTTTTAGCATGCTTTCGGGAAGATACCTCGTGATATATTCCTTAAGGTATCTGTCTTTGTCGTCCATGTTTGGTTCTTCAATTCCAGCCAACCGACATAGAGCACCGGCATGGTCATTCCAGTTATCCTCACCGGATCCTGTAAACCATACTTGAATCATCTTTTCATTTTCATCCGGGTTTATTCCCAGATAATTCAACTTCTCCCTCGCACTTTCTTTAGCGAAGGGTAAAAATTCTGAATACTTAATTGCTTCGTTGGGGATAATAAACATGTCCCCATAAATTTTTTTCTTTTCCATTTTTCTTTTATTTTAAATTCTGAGAAGCATTATTGTCTCTCATATATAAGGGTCCTATATATTTTTGAAACGGAAAAAGAGGTAGAGACTTTTTAATATTCTCTACCTTTCTTTACAAATACTACTTACTTAACCGGGCCTTTGCCATTGCGGCAATCATATAGACTTGGTTAGCCTTTTCATATTTATATCTTCCTATATTCTCTGGATGTTTTATATTATCCAGAGTTAGATCTTTACACAATTTTTTGACTGATTCAATGTTTCCATCATCACCAAACACTACCTTGTAAGCTTCTTCGTGTCCTCTAGAAGCATCAAATATATCTAAAGAAGTGTCTAGGACTTCTTTGTCCTTGTACATCTCCACAGTTCTTTCTACTAGGAGATCTCTTCTGTCTTTTGTGACATCAAAATCTCTTTTCAGCTGTCTTATCGACTCATAAATGGTTGCACCACTAATGAGATCAATAGTTGTTTCCGCTAAGTTGATAAAAATTTTTTTCATTTCTTTTCCTCCTCTTCTTTTTTAGCGTCGTTTTTATTAACTGACCTAAATAACCTGGCCAGTCTTTCCAGATCTATAACCTCATTTTCTACAAGGTTATTTAAGTTCATCCTTGATAGGATAGGATCTTCATAAATGATCTCATCTATCAATTTTGATTTTTTCTCGGTTGCTTCCTGCAGCCGACAAATCTCTTCAATTAGCTCCCTTTTTCTTTTGAGCTCTTTTTTGCCATATCCGATAATTACATCATAGGCAATTTTTAATTGGATTCCTGCTAGCATAATTATACCTGCAATCCTGAATCCTTCTTCTGTTTCTTTTTCATTTTTTTAAATTTTAAGGATTAGCTTCATTGCTTATCCAGATATAAGGATTCTAGACGAAAATAAAGGGGTAGAATTTTTTGTCCTTAATTCTACCCTATCATTTATTTATTTAACAGCAGTGGTTTTTGATTTTTCTGCCACCTCTATTAAGTCGTTCGTCATTTTTTCTATAACGGCGCATCCCATCATCATGATAGCTACCTTAACCCCCAGTCCCATCAATGATTTTACACATCTCATCATTCTTTTTCTTTTCCTAAGAGTTTCAGCTCTTTTTCTAGCCTTATATTTATATTTCTTAAGGCTAATAGTTTTTATTTTTTCATTTTTCTATTTTTTAAATTAGGATAAAGCACTATTACCTATCCCTACATATATAAGGGTTATATTATATTATTTCTAGAAGGAAGAAAAATAAAGAGGCAAGACTTCATTTCTTACCTCCTTACACTTCACAATTAAAATTTAAATTTTGCTTTTACCATTTCTACAGCCTCCTTCACAGTAGACTCTAGAATTTCATTTTGGCGACTTAATTCACTTTGCATTGTCGTCTTAATTACTACTTTGTTATCCATAATTCTTTTTGTATATATATATTTTAACATATATAAGGAATCAGGAGGTTGAAAAAAAGAAGGAGATTAAACTCCCTCTTCTAGTCTTATTCTAAGATATTCATACATAAAACATATGTATAAAAGTCTCAATAAGTTTGCGAATGTTGCTCCTTCGCTTTTGTCAACCTTTTCGGCCTTCTCAACTTTCCTTTTGAGCTTTATAAACTGTCCCTTTAACTTCCCTTCCGGGAGTTTTTCAATGATTCCAGGTAGTTTTTCCTGGATTTCTGAAATCTCTTCCATTTTCATTTCAATTTTTAATTAAGGATAGACACTATTATCTTCCTCTCTACTAATAAGGTTTTTAACAATAAGCTAGACGGAAAAAAAGAATGGCGGGATTTTTCTTCCCACCTTCCTTTACTTTGGACTATTCACTATATATGTGAATAGATTCCCCAAATACCTTACACAGTATCTTGGGCAAATATGTTCTAACCCAAGAAATGTACGTCCGAGACTTTTCGTCCTTTGCCGGTTTTACGGACATTAATCGGCATCCTAATCCATCAATCTCAGCCGTAAAAGGCCAAGATGATCTATCGTGCAAACAATCAGGATTTTCCTTGATCTCTGCAATTTTTACAAACTCCTCATTGGGAGCTTTTTGTTTCTTTGCAGACATAGTAAAACTGCTAGAATCAACTTTTGACCGTTGAAGGTCAACTTGAAAATTAACGATTTTTTTCATTTTTTTTCAATTTTTAATTAAGGATAGCACTATTGCTCTCCTCTCTATTAATAAGGGACTCATTACCTTTCTAGACGGAAATAAAAAAGAAGGGGATTTTTACTTCCCTTCTCTTTTTGTCATAGGATTGATCCACAAAGATCTCTCCTCCAACTTTTTTAATGTTTCATCAGCAAATTCTTCGTCAGTCTTTGCCTTACCTACTATCTCGTTTGTCGCATCTAACATGGCGCATTCTGCCTCTGTTAGCTTGTCATAGATCTCATTATCTTCAATATGTCCTTCGATGAAGGAATTGAAGAGTTCTATTCTTCTTGAATTATTATTCAAGATGCATCTGATCTCCAGCGCCTTTCTTTCGGCGTCGGTCATTTCTTTCTTTTTCATTTTCTTTTATTTTTTAATTAAGGATAGGCACTATTGTCTTCCTTTCATATATAAGGCTCCTATTACTTTTTTAGCCGGAAAAAAGATAGGGCAAGTTTTTATCTCTTGTCCTAGAATCTTTTATTTATTTCTCCACACTTTTAGTACTTTTTCTACTCCTTCCTGTGTGAAGTATCTATTGAATATTAGGGAGATTTCATCTATCCCTAACTCTTTTAGAATTCGATCTTGTTCCTCTTTACTAAGATCAAATTCAAACTCGCTCACCTTATTTTCGAATAAGGCATAAATTTTATTTTCTTCCATCTATCTATTTTTTATATTTTTGTCGTATAGATTAACAAAAGTGTTCCATACTATTAAGAACACTACGCCTGCTACTGTGTAGGCTAAAACTAATTCTATCATATTTTATTTTTAAATTAACGAAAGACACTATTATCTTTCATATATAAGGGTTCTAGGTGAAAAAAAAAGAACAGAGGATTTTTATTTCCTCTGTCTTATTTAGAATTGATTCAGGTCATTAACCCAAATCCCGTTTTCTCTTAATTCTTTTTCAGTTCTACAGTTCTTTTTTGCTGTAAAAAAGAATCTTTTAATTTTTTTAATCATTTTTCTATCTTTTAAATTAAGGAAAGACATTATTATCTTCCTTTTCATTAATAAGGGTTTTATATAGTTTTTGGAAGGAAAAAGAAGGGAACCATTATTAGATTCCTCTTCTCCAACTAAAAAACATATAGTAAAAAGAAACATCGTTAAACTGAGTCTTTCTTTTCTTCGCTTCCTATTTTATCTTTCTTCCTAAATATTTTCTTAGGAATTGGTTTTTCCTCTTCTACTTTGGGGATTACTATTGGTTTTATTTTTTTACCGTCTTCATAACCCTCGCTATAGGCATTGATCCTTGCGGAATCGATTTTAGTTTTAATTATATAGGAAGTTTGATCCTCATTTTTCTCTCCGACTTTCCATTTTACAAAAGTATATATGTTTGTTAGGATCAAAATTGTTACACATCCTATCAAAAAAGGTATAGGATATTTAACTATTTTTGCTTTAATTTTTAACATTAGTACTCTTACCATCTTATATAAGAATACTACTAGGAGGGCTATATTTTTTATCAAGCTCCTCCAGAAATTACTTTTTTCCCAGTAGTCTTTTACCACTGTTTTAAAATTTTCTTTTTGTTCCATTTTTTTATTATTTTGAATTGCTTCTTTTAGATAAGGATTTGGAGTGAATTCCTTATAATTGAAATTTTAAAGAAATATATGAGCGGTATAGAGAATACAATAAAGGAGATTGTTAGAAAAGTTAATGAGACTCTCAGGTATTATGAGAATGACTACATAGAGTTAAAGAGGACGCCAGAATCTGAGAAAGAGGTTTGTAAGTCTTTTGAGCAGTATGTAGAAATTCGGTTTAATATGGAGAGTAGTAAGTTGCCAGAATTTTCCGATATACAGAAGATTACTGGTGGTCATCTATTTATTTGTAAGTCTTTGAAAGATGCTGATGGTGTCAAGAGGAGGTTTAGTTTAGCTACGGTTGAATTGATATCTCTTACCAAGTTTGAGAATTCCAATAAGTACCTAAAGGAGGATTTAGATCGTGTAAGGGAGCTCTTAGGAGGAACAAAGATTCGATTTAACAGTGTAAAGAAGCGAATAAAGGTACAAATTGACGATTAGAAGCTTACTAAATTCTTATATATGTAAAGAAAGAGAAAATGAAACAAGAGAGTCTTCAATTTGAGGGAACTGTTAAACAAGAGCTAGGAAATTCTATGTTTAGGGTAGCCTTAGACAATGTAAATAATGACAGTTTAATCTTATGTACAATTTCTGGTAAGATCAGGAAGAATTACATTAAGATTATGGCTGGAGATAGAGTTAAGATAGAGATGAGTCCTTATGATCTTACGAAGGGTAGAATTTTTCAAAGGATTACTGCTTCGAATAGACCTGTATTAAGTTCATCTAATAGTAATAACAAAAATAACAAAAAGAAGAAATGAGAAAATATTGCATGAAGTGTAGTTTACTTGGTAACTATTATCCAATGTTTCTTAACAATCAAGGTCTAGGTACGTCTGTTTATTTATATCAGATTACTAGTCCTGGTCTTAGTAAAAAATGTATTCCCTTAGTATCTTTAGAAAAAATAAGTGAGATTACTAAGAGTTCAGATTTCTCGGCTACTGAGAAGAATATGAGAAGTATAGATGTTATGTCTACTATTCTTGATCACAGTAGAGAGAATATTGAAGAGAAGAGTAAAGTGTATCTTGAGGGATTCTTGAGAAAGGAGAATCCGGTTATTTATGGTAGAGGTCCTGAATTATTTCCTGCCTTAGAGATGGGTAGTGATAATAACATTCAGAAGTCTATTATAGTTAATCTTCGTGATGATCTTAGATGGAAGTGTTATCATTTTTATCCAGGTCGTTATATAGATGTACTTTTAGATTTGAATCACTTTATAGTTTATAAGTTAGAGGGTGACAAAGAAGGGGAATCTATTACGATGGTTCCAGATGCAGTATACAATAATCTTGATATTTGCTTATCTAATCCTATGCCGGTTCCAGAGAGTTGTAGTTCTATTACGTTTAATGGAAGAACAAAGAACTCTGATATGAATCGTGCTATTAAGAGATTAGAGTGGCAGTCTTTTGATATGTAATAAAAATAGGAGGGGAGGATAATAGTGTCTTCCCCTTTAAAAAATAAAAAACTTATGAGAGAAATTAAGAACAAGAGAGCATCTTATTACAAGAGAAGATGGATGAATGCAGCAAGTAGGGTCTCTAAGACTGACCTTGAAGTTAAACTAATTGTGTCTAACCTAAAACTGAATAGAGAGTTCTTAGATTCGGATGCATTATGTTCTATTATAGGTCGTCTAAGAAAATTAAGGGACACTAGAAAAAACCTACATAGGGCTTGTAGAAAATATAAGTTTGAATATCTCATTAATAACCAAGGATGAGATGAAAAAAAAAGAAAGAGTAGAAATTAAAATCTACTCTTTTATTTTATTTTTTCGTATCAAATTCCAAGTAATGTCCTATATCCTCGTACATTTCATCTTTCGTCATATCTGGAATTGATTCAACATAGTCTCTTATTCTAGTGAACTTACAGTAGTCTTGGTATATAGGTTTTCTAGGATCGCTTCTCTTTTTTATTTCCTCCAAGATAAAGTCTCCATCTCCTTTCCTATGTGACCAAATTTCTACTGGTATATCTAGTGGTTCCAGGTATCTTCTCATAATTCCCAGGACTGTTTTATTATCTAGTTTTCCCAGACCAGCACCTAGGATTGGAAAGGCTACACTAGTTATTCCTTTTTCTTTATAGGTACTAATAAATTTTTGTAGCCCTTGTTCAATTATGGTATAGCTACTAGAGGACATCCAACTTTCTTTAGTAGGGAAGCATAGTACTCTCCATCTCTTAGCATAATTATATAACCAGAGTGTACCAGGTTTTAGGAGTTTTTTCTTACAAATTTCTCTATAATCTTTGTACATTCCTGGTAATAAGATTCTGAAATATAATGCTAGACCAGATCCCATTACTCCTTGTGTATTTACTGGATTTACTATAGTTTGCATTCCAGAATTAAATATATCTCCAATTATATAGTTTATCATATTGCCTGATTATAATTATCTATCTCATTTTCTATTTTCCTAACTAAGCTCATATATCCTAAGAGTTTTTCTTGTAAGTCATAAAAATGTGTAGCTACATATGATCTACTAAATTCTTCTCTTATATCCTTTAAAAGATTCCCTATCATATCTTTTGGGTTTATATATACTTTTCTAATATCATAAAATTTAGGGAATGTATTTTCTGGACCTGTAATTTCTTCTAATCTATTACTATCATCCGCTTTGAAATAACTAGAGATTAATCTTTCAGTATTACAGTCAAAATATTCTAGTTCAAAGATTTTATCTGTAATTAATTTTACTTTTATCTCAACCTCTTCATATCCAGTTAAAGAAAGATGTCCATCTGTTATTACTTCATTCTTAACTCCATAAACAGTATCTCCAACTTTTAGGTCATAGTATTTCTTATCACTACTAGGAAAAGCTAATAATTTATCTATTGAACTGTCTATTATAGATTTTTGAAGTATAGGCCATCCCAGTTTATCGTCTAACCATTTTTTATAGGCTTCACAGGTTTCATCTAGTTCAGTCTTTAATAGTTCATTGGCAAAATCATGAGGATCAGTGCAGAATCTAATATTAAAATCCAAGTTACTTCCACTATTTATCGTCATTAGTACTTGTCTATCTGCTGTATAATCCTTCTGATATAAGTCTAGAATTGTAACTTCTTTTTTTAGTTCCTTAGGATATTCTAGAACTATATTTATTTTCATGTCGCTATATTTATTTGGGCATGTCTCTTTAACTGTCATTTTCCAGTGAAGTCTTTCCAGGTTATATAGTGCAACTAACTTTGATGATTCTTTACAACCGATTGAGGCATAAATAGTATCTCCCGCTTTAATGTCCTTAAATAGTTTCCTTCTCATATTTTTCCTTTAATTTTTCTAGTCCATCTATTAGTTCAATGCATTTTCTTATCTCATTCCTAGAATCAAAGCTATCTAATTGTCTTTGATAGGCTCCAGGTATATTAGTTGATAAAAGGCATCTAAGATATTTTACTGCCCCTTCCGAATTAATACAAATAGCATTAAATTTTTCCAGCTCAGATCCAACAAAAGAACACATACCATATACACTTAGATTTGGTCTCCAAGCTGTTCCTTCATAAGTTGCACCATTACTATCTTTTCCCAATAACTTATATTCTGATCCATTTTCATCCAAGATATCTATTATTTCTAGATTTACAGGAACAACATCAATTAGACTTTGTATAGGTTCATTTGTTGAGTATACTGTTACTGTAAGAAATCCATAAACAGTATCTCCTACTTTTAGCTTATCATTTGAACTAGGTATTTTTAGCATTGTATCTATTAGCTGGTCTATATTTTCTTTTACTGGATTATATTTAGAAAAGGTATAGTCCATAATATCTCTACTTCTAGAAGCTAATGATTCTATGTTTTCATTTATCACATATTTTATAAATGATTCAGCACAAGAACAAGCTACCAGATTACAAGAAATAGGCTTGCCATCAATAATAGTATCAAAAGGCATAGCATAATGTACACTATTTCTTAAGTTAATATGTCCTAAGATAATAGGGTTTTCTACTTCTACCTGTTCTTTTCCATGTTCGATAATGAGTGTTCTTTTGTCATCTAATATTTTTTTCACTTTTGCTGTTTCAAGAATAAGATCATCCTGTATTATATATCTACTAGGAATTCTGCCAAACACTCCTTTTATTGCTATATAAATTTTATCTCCAACTTCTACGTCTTTAAATGTTTTCATATCAAGAATAAGGAAAAGAAAGTAGAGTTTTTCTCCCTACTTTCTATTTATATTTTTAAACTTCAATTGATTTAACCTTTATATTCCAGTTTACCTTGACATAGTTAGTTATTCTATAGTCTCTAACATATGTGGATAAACCCTCTATCTTGATATTTTTATTTTTTCTAATATCTTTAAGTTTCAGATTTTTTCCAAGGATCAACTCAAATACATACTTCCTATAATCTTGAACTAAGTCCTCATGTTTTTCACTCCAGAGTTTATATTCCCTTTCTGGATTTATTCTGCAAAGATTATCCAGGAAATTAGATATTGTTTTTATTTGTGCAGTTCTAATTCCTTTGGTATACTTTGAGATATCTGCAGTTGAAATAGACTTGAGGGAGTTGTTCGAGCATAGTGTTGTTGCATTATAAGTATATGTTGCTGGAACTGCTGGTTGTTGTTTCTTAAAATACCAGCTACCATATATACCAAGACTTTCCAGGTATTTTTCTTTGGCCGTCTTCTTAGGTGCCGGCTTAGTTAATTCATAAAACTTAGCGGCTATTCTTGACAGTTCTATATTTTTTACCAGTTCGCTTAGCAATTGTATACTAGGTCTTCTAATATCGGATCTACTAATAATTGGAAGCTTCTTGAGATCAACCAGGACTTCATTCTCATATAAGATATTGAATTCCACTATATGTTTTCTCTTTAGTTTCTGTATAAATTCTTTAGATCCTTTTATTCCAATGCTATCAATATTTACCAATCCATCCTTTATAATATTCAGGTTGATAATTGTGTTTAGTTCTCTCTCATCTGCTGCAACACCAAGTTTTTTATTCTCCGGTACTTTTATTGTAACAGAATAGGAACATTTAAAACTCATATTGGCTCTTTCTCTGTTACCTAGGAGGTTTATAACTTTCATCCAGGTAGCAGCAAATTTCCAACCTTGTGTTCCTGACTTACTGATTTTATTATATTCACCAGTTAGATCTTTGCTAATCATAATACTGGCGCCATCCTCTACAATGTCTTTCATTAAGTGATAAACAGAATATCTACTTCTACTATAGGTTTCTCTATTTAAGAAGGTTTTATTTCTCTTAATCTCTTTATCATCTTTACTAATAGAATCAACTAGGATATTCTTCAGTATTTCTCCAAAAGAATTATCTGCTCTATTAATAAAGAACATTGGTGTCTTATAGAAAGCATCAGTTAAGTCATCTATTCCAAGGGCTCTGACTAAGGTTTCACACTTAGTTATGTTCTTTGGATTGTATAGTGTCTTAATCATTTCTGCTATTACGGCTATATCATGATTAGAATATTGTTGAGGATTCTTTTCTAGTTTCTTAGATTTTTCAAGAACCCAAAACTCATCTCCTACAAAGTCACAGCGAAATTCTATACCAGTACTTCCAATCTCTGCAAACTTAGAACTAGCATTTAGGATGTCTCTAATTGTTCCGTCTTTCTCATGTTTAAAAGTTGCCACAACACAAGGTCTACTAATATCCTGTATATTGTCAAGATCTAGCTTAACAATAATATCCGGGGAATTTGTAGAACCACTTGTATTTGGTCCACTAATAATTTTTTTAATCACTAATTTTGAATTTTCTATTAAGATTTTCTCTTCCATAGTTTTTAAATTTTTATATCATAATTAAGGATTCCATTCCATTCCTTATTTTAAATGAAAAAGAAAATAAAAATGGAAAGTAGCAAAGAAAAATTTAAAGGAGTTTTAATAAAAGTTTTAATAGCCGCAGCCCCTTGTTCTGGAGTTATCTTAGGACCAATTTTAGTGAGTCTTATTGATTGGAAAGTTAATAGTCTCTTAATAATTCTCTTAAGCATTTGTATATTTGTAGCCTTTGTCTTAGTATTTAGGTTATTATATTACAAGGTTACTGATTCTAATATGAAGTCAGGTAAGGAATTTTGGCCTAGACCAGATGAAGGAACAACATATAAAATTAGTAAGGATGGAGAATGGATAGAAGTACCTTGGGAAAATCTGCGTACTGGTGACTTATTGAAATTAGATGCCAGTAGAAGTGTTTGGACTATTCCAGCAGATATTATAATTGGAGAAATATCACAAGATCCTACTAGTGGAAATAGGTGTGATTATTTTATAGATGAAACACTCTTAGGATCTATAAACTTGGCTAATATAACAAAACATGCTAATCCCGTATGCTTAAATCATCCAATTACTATTTCTTATTCTACTAGTAATGATCCATCTAGAATAAAATATAGAGAGATGTTATTTGCTGGAACTTATCTTGAATTTACCAGTACAGATAAAGGAAATTATATAATTGGAAGAGTAGTTAGAACAGGAGAGTATTGTTACTTATATACTCAATTTTTTAAAGAAGGAGAGGATAATTATGAGCACTAATAATAATAGTTTAGGAAAGATAAATATTTTTCCGGAGATCTTAATATTTGTTATTATAGCTATCTGGACTACATGCTTAGGTAATGAAATAGTAGTAACAAGTATGGTCTTGGTTAGCTTAATATTTTCGTTATTATATAGATCGGAAATATTTAAAAAGATCATGATAAAAAAAGATGGCAGAATATTTAATGCTGTTTTTAAAGATCTAGAAAAGAGTTATGACATAGTAGGAGATACTAAATATTTTCTCTTAGATGAAGATGCTTACCTTAGAGATATTGATAAGTGTAGTGTAGAGTTTAGTAATTCTGATATATATGCAAATAGATGTTTCTTAGAAGCGATAACTGCATACTACTACTTGATAAATACAGATGCTAATTGTAGTGCAACACTAACTAATGATACTGTATATAATTCCCTTTGTGGTGGAATAGAAGAGACTAGGATGCTTCATTATGTATACTTAGCATCAAAAAAATTATATCCAGATGAAAATTACCGAGATGTCTTATTAGATATTTTAAGAAGTATTCCAGGTAAGATGAGTTGGAATTCTTATCAGTACGATAGAAAGAGAGGTTCATTTCTTATTGGTGATTTTCCATCTGACAAAGAAGGAAGATATGATGTAATGATAATGGGATCTCCAGAAGATTTGCGTGATTGTTTTTTGGATAAGAAAAAGGAAGGATGTGATTTCTTAGATAGGACTATAGAAAAATTAGATAAAGAAGCAAGTGAATATTCCAAGAAGGGAGGAACTATTATATCATTTGTAGTCTATAATATGTCCTTAGGTTCTTATGTATATCTGGGTAGTATTAGATTTATTCCAGAAGATATAAGTATAAGGAGATATAATGAAATCACTGCCTTAAAGAGTTGTGGAGTAGATGTCTATTTTTGTCCTAGACCTAATTCAAAAGATTATGTAGGGAAAAGATTAGTGACAGATAAGATAGTTTCTAATAGTGGATATGATGTAATAAAAGAATTTACAGAAAAGTTTTATGTAAATCTTGATAGTTCTCTTATTGTTGATTCTGGTAATATTGCTAACAGACTAGGATATACTTGTAATTTTGAATTATCTAGGAGATCTATATTCTTATCTGGCAAAAGTTATATAAGTTATAGTCTAGGATCAACTAGAGATGAGTGTGATATTACTACGAAGAAAGGGGTTAACTATTATGAATTTGCTGAATACTTGAAGAACCTGCCAATACTATTAGGAAAATATACTAATAATCTTGATTGGTTAGTAATGTTAGTAACTGGTGCAAAGAGGGTAAAAGAGTTTAATAAGTTAGAGAAGATTACTTTAATATGCTCGGTCTTATCTACTATTACTCTCCTAGCATTTATGAATAGTGAAGAAAATCCATATTACATATTTATCTTTTCAATCTTAGGAATATTCAACATGATATATTCATCCTTAGGTTGTATGGTTATGTTCAATTGTGATGAAAAGTTAGGTGATAAGAAGAGGGATTATTTTGATATGGGACTCTTATCAGCTATACTATCTGTAATAGCTGGTATATGGTACTCTAGTTTACCCTTAGTATCAGGCAGTAGAGTGATGTTCTTATTTACTGCGAATTTTATTATAACCAATTTTTCCCTATATCTTAAGTATGGGAGATTTTCAATATTCTTAACTATGCATATCTTACAATCATTCATTGGAGGATTAGCAATACTAGTTATCTTATTCGCTCTAATAATGTAGGGAGAGCGAAAAAAAGAGAGAAACTTTAAATTGTTTTCTCTCTTTTATTTTTTTTATTCTGGCAAACTTAATCCTTGTACTTGCTGAAATCTTGGTACATAGGAGAACATTGTTTGTAGAATAGATAATACATCACCTGCTCTTCCCTCTGGCAAATATGGTATCTGAAATCTTTGGCAGTTATATTTAATTATGCCAGAATTCATATAAGCTTCTGGACATCTAATAACGGCCTTTCCAGATCTAATAATATAACCAAACTCAACTAGTGGTAGAACATCTTGACTCTTTTTTAGGAAGTTACAAAATATTCCGTCACAGTATTCCATTGCATCATATTTCCAATTCTGCGAGGTTACAAATTCAGGGTTATCCATTGTTCTATCAGGGACCGATTTATTTGATCTTGGATTACAAACTATAAATTTTTTTCCTCTAAATTGTAGAAGAGCTTGTGGACTAGATGGATTACTAAGTCTATTTAGTCCGTCTATAAATTTGCTTTGCCAATCATATGGGTCACCTTCCATTGCTGACATACAACCAGCAAGATAGATTTTTAATGAGTCTGGTGAATCTATAAAATTATCACCCGGGCTCAGTACAGTTACATTTTCTGAAATATTTATCATAGTTTTTATTTTTTATAGCCAGGATGTTTTATCTAGTTTAGATTTATATTTTTCAACTAGATCTTTAAATTCTCCTGTTTCTATCATTATTGCCACATCATAGTATTCATCCGTTCCGTATTCTACCATATATTGATTGTAGTTATACTCACGGTCTTTACATTGTTTAAGATAATTTTCATATGTATCTATTATACAAAAATTACGTTTACCTTCAACTGCTTTTACAACATCGGTTTTTATATCTCCCTCTGGATATCCTTCAAGAGGTAAGAATTCTGTTGTATTTAATTCTTTTCTAATTGCTCCCGTTATAAATCTATTAATAACGTTCATAATATTAGTTAGCTTATTCTTATCAATAGCTAGATATACTCTATCATTTTCCTTATCACCTATTTGACCCTTACCTACCGGAAAAGTAATAAGGGCAGTATTTTTTCCAGATTTACTAATAGATAAACCACTAGGTACTTGGGTTTCTTTATTCAAGAGACCATAAAAATTTGGATAATACTTAAGCAATAAGTTAGTATTGAAGGAAATAACTAATCTACTATTTTCTGCATCAAAACCTGTTTGTATATTCATAATTGTAAAGTTTATTGATATTCACTTTCATTATCAAGTATAAGGTTCTAAAGTCCTCTCTTTCGCAAATAATCTTCTAAGTCTGTACTAAAATTAAGAGGTTTAGGATTATGTTCTGGTGTCTTAGTTTTCAGTAAGTCAGTTAATTCATGAAATCTTTTCTTCTGAACTGATTCTAGCTGAAAATCTTTTATTCTAAAAACGTCTATCCCAAAATTACTCCCTAGGTACAAGTCTCTTATCTTATCTTTTTCTGGGCTATGTAGATCCGAATCAAGTTCCACAGCCAATTTTAAAGAAGGAAAGTAGTAATCTAAGAGAATGAATAGACCTGAATCTAATCCCTCCACTCTTTTACTGTTCTCTAAGATTACTGGCATTTCTCTTACTACTTCTCCTAATCCAGAAAAATATCCTATGTTAATTAAGGCATCAAAAATCTTAGCCTGCAAACTTCTTCTACTTAGCTGTTTCTTTCTAGTAAATTTCTTAGAGGATCTTTCATTAGGATAAACTATTGATTCAAAGTTTACTAGTTTCCCAGATTTACTAATAGCATATTTATTAAAGCTCATAAACTCTATTCCAGGTAGCCAGAACTTTTCTCTATAATTTTCTATCATCTATTATAATAAATAAAAATAGAGAGACACGGAATAAAATCCATATCTCTCTACAATGTGTTTAACTTTATTCCCACATATAAGGGTCTCAAGTTAAATTATAAGCAAAAACCACTATCTAGATAATTTGGTCCTTCAATTTCTAGTAGCAGTTTGTGTAAGCCATTTATCTGAATAATGCAATCTAAACAAAGTTCAATATTACTATTCTTACTTCCATATGATAAATGTTCTTTCCTATTCTCTTCACTTAAGCTTGGAAATTTCTTACACTCCTCCTTCCAAATGTCAAAATGAAATATATTTTTCTTACATATACAGCAACTGGTTATAAATCTACCCTCTAATGGATAAACCATCTTAGGATCTGTAAATGAATGTAAGAGGTGCCTAATAAATCTTCTATATTGTGGTGTTCTATAAGCATTCAGTAGGACTATTATTTCACTATCCTCTGGGCTTAACCAACCATTCTTATTCTCCATCCTATTAGTTCCTATCATTATTGGTAAGTCACCATCAAGTAGGTTTGTAGGAAATAGATAAGCCGCCACAGCATATTTTTCACTAGGCCCTAAGTCTTTTAGAACCTTTATTACTTCACTCTTTTCAATGCCAGTTAATTTCTTAATCTGGTCTTTAATAACTGTTACATCCATTTTTTTTGATTTTAAAAAATTTAGGAGCCTATATATTTTATTATTGTATAAGCTCCATAGATATACCTAGTAATATATCTCTGCTATATTACCATTATCATCTTTTTTGTCCTCCTCCGTTTTTAGAGAAGGCCCGTTCTTTTTTACCATTGCTGTTTCTCCTGTCGGTGTATCCAACTTGAAGAAATCACTTTTTGTTTTTGTTTCTTTTTTCATTTTTTCTATTGGTTTTTAGTTATTTATCAAATATAAGGTTTTGGGAGATCTTTCAAAATAACTTAAATTCTGAAATCATATTCTCTATAGTATAGGGACCATTCCATTCAGCAAATCTAATCTCTACTTTTAGACTATCCTGATCAAGATTTATTATTGTATTAACAACTCCAGAACCATCTCCTTTTAAAATAGCTATAGATGATGAATTCTGATAATTAAAGTCACCACATAGAATAATCTGGGTAAAATATTTCTCGATCTCTTTTATTGCTTTCTTTAATCTATCTACCCAATAAGAATCTTCCATTGTAAATATTCCCTTCTTTCTGCTTGATTTATGGCTAACTCTAAATTTTTTATCCGATAAATTTCGTTCATATTTTATCTAATTATTTCATTAGTAAGGACTTTGGAACCTTATATTTGATATTAACTAAAAGAAAATAGAATGATATATTTTATTTCAGGTCATAGAGACATAAAGAAAGATGAATTTTATAAATGGTACGTTCCAGAATTAGAGAAAGTACTAAAGAATGATCTCACTGCTACTTTTGTGGTTGGGGATTATTGGGGAGCAGATAAGAAAGCTCAAGACTGGTTAAACAAAAATCTAGAGGATAAATCTATAGTAACTGTTTATCATATGTTTAGTGAGCCAAGAAATCTGGTCAGTAAATCTTTCAGAACTAAAGGAGGTTTTCATAGTGACATAGAAAGAGATGCGGCTATGACAAATTCTAGTGATAAAGATATAGCATTTATTAGAAAAGGTAGATGGACTAGTGGAACAGCACAAAATATCCTTAGGCGTTATGAAAAAGAATAAGGAAATTATTAAGAAACAACTAGAGGGTAAACTATTCAATATGCTTTATCCCCTGGAAGAATATTGTTACTATGTTTATTTTCAATTTTATGAAGATGAACCCGATAAACCAAGACTATTTCAGGCAATATATACTGGAGAACTAAAGGAATTTGAAGGAACTACTAATTACGTAATAGATAATCACTTTAGAGAATATGTTGAAAATAGAATGATATATTTTATTTCAGGTCATAGAGACATAAAGAAAGATGAATTTTATAAATGGTACGTTCCAGAATTAGAGAAAGTACTAAAGAATGATCTCACTGCTACTTTTGTGGTTGGGGATTATTGGGGAGCAGATAAGAAAGCTCAAGACTGGTTAAACAAAAATCTAGAGGATAAATCTATAGTAACTGTTTATCATATGTTTAGTGAGCCAAGAAATCTGGTCAGTAAGAACTAAAGGAGGTTTTCATAGTGACATAGAAAGAGATGCGGCTATGACAAATTCTAGTGATAAAGATATAGCATTTATTAGAAAAGGTAGATGGACTAGTGGAACAGCACAAAAATATCCTTAGGCGTTATGAAAAAGAATAAGGAAATTATTAAGAAACAACTAGAGGGTAAACTATTCAATATGCTTTATCCCCTGGAAGAATATGTTGAAAATGTAGCCAAACTAAATTTTATAGGCTACTTAATTTCAGGTGCCATATGTGTAGCTAAATATATACCAGGAACTATTCCAACTATATTAGCTGCTTCTTTTAATGATCCGGTGTCTAGAATATCTCAGGTTACCATAGATAATATGTTTACAATTAGTGGTTCTCCTATTAGGATTACTCCAAATTGTGTAGTAAGATTTCTAGATAGCTTATATTCAGATGAGTTAGAAACATTAATTGAAGAAGATGATGGACAATCTTAATATATACAAAAAATTAATGAAGGGGGCAGCATCATCTCCCCTTACCTTTTGTTATTTTGGTAGAATAGTTAAAGATGAAGGATTATATGATCTAGATGGAACTATAATAACAAATAATTTTAACCAACTCCCTATATATAGATTTGACTATGAACATCTAATTTTATATGAGATTAGTTTGGATGAAAGTAGACCAATTAGATCTCTATTTACTACTAAAGTAAGATTAGATTTTTTAGAGGAAGATATAGGAGACGAGGATGTAGTTAGTTATGAGTCAATTGATAAGATCTTAGAAACAATTAAACAAATAGGAAAGGAATTATTATATGGATAAAGAACTATTATTTACATTTGCCAAAGCAGCTGGTATAGATCATAATTACGTCTGGTTAAGAAAAATACCAGGTGGAGATTTATATATTGAGTATGCTTTGAGCAATGATAAGATAGAGAAGTGTTCTAGTAAGTATTTCTATTGGGTAAGTTGTTTTAATGAACCAAAAGCAGACTTACAGAAATATATAGGTAAGCTATTTAGTTGTTCCGAGCATACTTGTAATGGAGCTTGCAAAATAGGGGATGGAGATTGTGGTATATGTCCAAAAACTAATCAAAAAGTATCTCCGAATGGGTTATGTTCTCGCTATGTAATAACCTTAGTAGATTTTAATAATAACAATTCGGTTAGCAGTATAGAAGCCGTGAATAACTTAGTGGACGAAAAAAATATAGAAGACCATAAGTTTCCATTCTTCTTAAAGGCTGGAGATCTAATAAATGTATTCAAGTGTTTAGAGGATTATTTCTTATATAATACTTGAAAAAAAAAATAAAGAGAAGGAATTTAACCTTCTCTTTTTTCTCACTGTTATTCTTCTTCATAATCATAGTCTGAATCAAATAATCTCATAGCAATACGTGGGTCTTTTTTAACCGCAATATTTACTACTACATGATGTATTTTCTCATCTATGTTATACACAACCCTTCTATAAAATAAATCTGAGAGTCTAAAACGCTTCAGCATTGTTTCAAGCTCACTAACGTTCTTTGGACAATACAAAAGCAAAGAATCATCCTGTGGAAGATATCTCATAGCCTCTTCATACAATCTTCTTATAAATTGCATGTGATTCTCTGGCATATTCTCCCGATCGTTAAGAATACTAAGTACTAGGTCTCTCAACCGTTCCTCACTATTTTTATCTTCTTCACTAGTTCCTGTTTTACTTAACCCTACCAATGAATTGCTTTGTTCTTCTTTTTTCCTTTCATCTTTTTCTTTTCCTCCTTTGCATTTAATTAAATAGCTATTCATTATACGAGAGGCTAAGATTCCAAGGGGTATTACAACAATTAATGTTCCTATAAATACCCCAGCAAGTTTCAACGATTTTTCCTCTTTCATAATAATATATTTTTAGTTAATAACAATGAGACTGAATCTATTATCTGTTCTTGTCTTTCTAATTTAACTAAACAATTAATACATTCTCGTTTCATTTTTATTTAATTTTGTTATAATTTTATTCAAACACTTTCATGTCTATTAAAGTTTCCTCTAAGTACTCTAATATGTAAGCTATAGGATAGTCTACATATCTTTGCCGAATTTGGCTTCACAACTTTAGTGCTACCACTAGACCACTGCGCCACGTTGAGGCATTCGGATTTACAGTGGAGAATAAAAGAGCAAGTCTTTAAAAACCAACTTACCCTTTATCCACTAATAAGGATTCTAGGTCATATCCCGGTAAATCCTTATTTTTGATTAACAACAAAAATTATAGTTATTATGAAAAAAGAAACAATTATTGGCGGTGTATTAAAAACCGCCGTCTTGGGAGCAGCAATTGTAGCTGTTATTAAGTATGAGGACTATAGTAGAAAAAGAGTTCTCAAGAAAAAAATAAGAAATTATCTCAATTCACCCGAGGCTATAAGTGAGTTTAATAAGTATAGGGATCGGTTTAGAATTGAACAAGACATAGATGACATAGGAGAAATAGATAAGATGTCGATGGATCAGCTGGAGAATATTCTGGCTGCATGTGATAAGATGGAAGAGGAAAGGCTCTTAGTGTCAGTTAAAGATACAATTCTAAACTTGGTGAAAGTTCTTATCAACATTAAGCCTGTACCGGGTAGTGGAGATTGAGAAAAGAAATTAAAGACGAGTGATATATATAAAAGTCACTCGTTTTTTTTTCGACCCTCCTTTCCTTACTAATGAAGAAGCATTTATGTTTATGTTATTTTGAAATCTCTAGAGGAAGTAAGGTCGTGATGATTAAGCTTCCTCGTTTTTTTGCTCCCGAGAAGGTTAATACTCCCTTACTAATGTTATGATAGAAACAAAATTTATAGAGGATGCTAGAAATTATATCCTAGAGAAATTTAAGGATATTAGATTTATTGAACAGAGTCATCAATATTTCTTAGGGAGTGAAGAATATACACCAGTCTCTTATATTATAGGAAGATGGGAAATACCTTTTGATGATAACCTTAGATCTTCTGAATATGCTGAGAAGAATAACTTAAAGCAAGAAGATGTCCTAGATCAATGGAAATATACTAACCTAAGAGCAACTATTACTGGAAGCTTAGTTCACGAATTTGCAGAATCTTATGGTTGGTTAAAAGCAGGTTTCCCCTCCAAGATAGCTCCAAGTTGTCAGCCAAAATTCTATAAAGATAAAGGCTGGTTAATTCCTACTAGACCAAAAGAAGTAGCTGTTAAAAATTTCTTGGATAATATATTAGATAAAGGAAATATCTACCTAGTTGGTGCAGAGTTTATGATGCATTCAGGATATATGGGAGTATCTACTAAGATGGCTGGTACATTTGATCTCCTAGTCTACTATGATAATCCTTCAGGTAATAGTGGGTTTATCTTGTGTGACTATAAAACCAATAAAGAATTAACTAAAGAGTATAGTAGGAATAATGGAAAAATGATGAAATCTCCATTTTCTGACTTATATGAAGAACCACTCGGACACTATACACTTCAATTTTCTGCTTATCAGGGAATGTTAGAAAGTATAGGTATTCCAATCCTAGGTAGGGTTCTTATTTGGTTAAAGGATGATGAAACCTATGAAACTATTAAGATAGAAAATAAAAGTGAACTTCTTAGACAGCAGCTTTAACTTTCCGTCCAAAATATATATGAGACCCTTATATATGGAGGAACAATAGTGTTTACTCCTAACATAAAATATATAAAACTATGTGGACAATAGTAGGCATATTGATTGCCCTTATTCCGGCTTTTACAATCGGGATATTAATATGGGTTTTTCGGTCTATTAAGGTAGATTGGAAAAAAGAAAGAGAAGAAAAAGAAGCTAAGACTGAAGAGGTCAAAGCAGATAGAGTTGAAAAGCCTTTTGAAGAAGAGAGACTTAGAAAGTTTTACAGCCCCAAACATGTGTTGAGGACTGAAATAAAAATCTTAAACCACCAGATGGATAAAGCTCTGGATGGTGGAGAGCTAAGACGTAAGATAAGCGCTTGGTGGAATGGAGAAGAGTATTAAAGCTCTTCTCTTTTTTCAATCCCATTTCCTTATTCTTGATATGAAAAAGAAGAAAGTTGATTTAGATAGCTATGTTTTACAATTAGATAAAGATTGTAGAGAAAAATTATCTAATGCTGGGAAGAGATTCCTAGCTGAATTAGAAAGACATATTAATAAAGATGTATGTATAGTTGGTTTTGAAGACTTTGAAAATCTCTGTGACTATTATAAATTTAAATCTACTATACCAATAGAATCGGATAATATTTATGATCTCTTAGGAAAAGAAGCTTATATGTATTATAAATTATCCGAGTCCCTAATTAATTTTAAGTATGGCAGTCTTCTGTTTGTTAAGATTACTAGTGGAAATAAAGATACCTCATTATGTGAAAAGGCATTTATTAAGTTTATGAATTATAAGGATAAGAGTACAGGGATTCCATTAATTGGAGATTTTAGTTATATAACGGAACATTCTGAAGTATTGGTTGAAAGACTACTTATGTTTAGTGGACATAAACTAAATATTAAAATGAAGAAATGCAGGGATAGGGATGGTTGGAGACATGAGACTAATGTTGATAAGGAAGGTCCTTTGCAAAAATCTATTAAGAATATACTTATTACTAGTGATATTACATATTATGAGACACTAAATTATGAATTTAGATCTTTTGCTGAAGAGACAAATAATTATTTCTATATAGATAAATTCATAGACACTTTTAAGCTCAAGATCCAGGGTGAAAAATTTGAAAAAGGAGAGTTTATTACCTACAATATATCCAACATTGAGGATAAAATAAAAAAATTTGATGGAGGAGATTTTATTTGGGTAGAAGGATGTCTTATTTGTCAGTCCTGTCCTTTTGGCATTCTAATATATAGTTTTAGGAAAGAAAAAGAACACGAGGAGACTGGTGTTAGAAGAATATATCAGCTCTATAAATAATTGGATATGAAAAAGAATATTGAAGATTATGTAGTAGGGATAGATAAAACCTATAGAATAAGCCAATCAACACCAAGTAAAAAATTTATAGGTGACTTAGAAAGACAATTAGATAGAAAGATATGCATAGTTAGCTTTGAAGAGTTTGAGGATCTTTGTAAATATTATGGGTTTAATTCTATCAACCTATTAGAGGCGGATAGGATAGAAAATACTGAATATAAGAAGATATCAGATTCTATTAAGAGATTTGAATATAGAAGTTTATTGTATATTAAATTTACTAATGGATATAAGTGGGACCTCTTAGATGATAGTATAATAGATAAATATATGGAGGATTATAAAGAATATAATGAGTTAAGAGAAACCTTACTTAAAGATCCACATGAAGGACAAAATAATCTTGAAAGACTATATATTATTGCAGATAAAGGATATAAGCCAGAATTTATTGTTCGTAATTGTGCATATAATGAACATGGTTTAGTAAGATATAGTTTATGGGAAGCTAAAGAAGAACTATCTCTTAGTAATTCAATAAGAGATATAGTAGCTACTGGAGATCCTACAATTTATGTTCCGTTTGATTTTGAAGTTAGATCATTTAGTTTTAACAGTGATACTAATTATTTTTTGTAGATAAATTTATAGATACAACTAAACTAACAATTGGAAAAGATATTAAAATGGATAAAGGAATATTTCTCTCTTATACACCACGCTTTATTAATGAAGTTATGATAGAGCCTGAGAAAGAAGACTTTATCTTAGTAGGGGATTTAGTTTGTCAATCTTGTCCTTTTGGAATAATTATTTATAATAACTTTAAACAGATCGAACCAGTGAAGAATGGAATACAGAGAATCTATCAATTATATAGTTATTAAAAAAAGTTCCGGATGAGAACCCCCTCAAATTCTTATATATGATAGAGATTAGTTTTGAACAACTAAGACTTGTTCAATAGAGATGTATAGAGAGGAGTGTATCTCGACAAGCTAATCAATCAATTTTTAATGAACACAAACCTAAGGTGTAGTATATATAATCTAATAAATTATATATCGAGGAAATCTGCATAGAAATCCGGGAGAGCTATATTTTAGAAAGTGTAACTTTAAAACCAAATTAATGAACACAACCATGTGTACTAATTTTAGGTCACGGATATATTGAGATAGTTTAAATGATAAAACAGTCTACTATTAATATGTAGGAGATGAGGGTTAGACTCCCTTAATCAATATAAGACTCCTAAGAGGATACACTAGACACTAACAAAAAATCGCGGAGTGGAGCAGTTGGTAGCTCGCCAGGCTCATAACCTGGAGGTCATAGGTTCGATTCCTATTTCCGCAACAATGATGTTTCTCATGGGTAACCGAAATTAGAGAGTAAAAGATATTGAATTATTTTTATAACTTAATATCTTTCGTCAGAAAGTACAAAAAGATATATATTGGATAGAAATTCCTATATATTTTTTTTTCGCTCCAATCTATCTTCCTCAATCCTTACTTATGAAATGAAAATAAAAGAAAGGAAAAGAATATGATTATTGAATTATTGTTAGTATTTATATTTGGATTCTTCATGGGGCTGCTTGTCCTTGATTGTTCCGAAAAAAATGAGAGGAATAAATACCTAAGACAGAAGCAATTTGAAGAAGAAGAGCCAACTAGGAACTTTAAGATTGTAAAGAAAGTATACAAAGATGATAGTATATTTTATTTCATTTTTAGAGAAATTTACAGTTATAATGTAAATGATAAAGAGAATACCCTAGTTAAAGATTGGGAATTAATCAGACCCCTTGTACTTGGTAATTATAAAGTTTTCTCTAAAGATATAAAAATGGCAGGAGATCATAAAACGGGATTTACTAGCGATGAAGCTGCAAAAACTTATATTAATAGTCTCTTACAAGAAGAGGAAAAAGAAGAAAATAGTAAGACTGTAGTGGATCAGGAAGAAGAATTAATATCAAAATAATATGTTATTACCTATATTAATTGGCTTAGTCTTAGCTATAATTAGTTTTTATTTTTGTGGATGGTTATATACTAAGTTTGGGAAAAAGAAAGTTTCTGATGTTTTTTCTATAAGAGAAATGACATCTAATAGCGGAACTAAAACTTATATCCTATATCGAAAAATAAGAGAAGAACATAGTTTTTCTTGGAAATGGAAATTAGTTAGACCATGTTCAGAGGTTGATTATAATTCGCACTCTAGAGAAATAGATCTAAGTCCATATAGAATAGAAGATATTACTGAAGGTGTTCTGGACCTAGTTAATAAATTCTATCCTAGTGTAATATCATTTAAGACTTATGAATTTGCTGAAATCTATGCAAAGAAAATGGTTGAAACAGAAAAATCTCTTAAGATAGATGAAGAAAACATAAAGAGTTTTAAGAAGACTAATGAAAAAATAATAAAACTATGACAAGTGCTTATATTATTAGTGAGATTATGTTTACTATAAAGTGGCTTATTATACTAATGATCCCTATTACTTTTATAGTGGGATTAGGAAGTGTAAGTGCAGAAGGATCGGATAGTTCTTTCCTATATCCTACCAATAATTTTAGAACAGAAACAATTATTGGGGATAAGTCAAGGGAAATAATTCTTCTTAGTAGACAATATAGGATGAAATACTTTATATTCTATTATAAGTGGATTCCTATAAAACTTTGGCAAGGTGATCATTATATTCGGTACGATAAGGATACCAAAAAACTTAGAACTACTGGACATGTAAGAGAGAATGATATATATTGTAAGTTAGAATGTGATCTAGGAAAGATGTGGAAACTAGTAGACTACAAAGGTGCTAGTGTTACATCATTCTTATCTAGAGAAAATGCTAAACAATTTGTCATAAGTCTACTAAGATCAGAAGAGAGAATTGGAGAAACTTTAAAAATAGTTAAAACATCTAAGAAGGAAACATTTAAAACAATTAAAAAAGAAAGGATTATATTATGAATTCAACTAATGCATTGATTTTAATTATAGTATTTACTATAGTAGGAGTTCTTATAGGACTTGCTATAGAGAGCATAATTAAGCTTATTAATATCAATAAAAAGATTTGTACTAGAATAACTGATAAATTTAAAGTAGTTAAATATTCTTACAAAGATGGAAATATTGTTTATGTTGTGTTCAGAAAACTAGAGTACTATAAAGAAAAATCTGGAAAAGTAGTTAGTGAAGATTGGACATATGAGGTTCCTACCTTTGTTGGTGAATTTTCTGTATCTACACCAGATAGCCGCTATATGGGTTATAATGATAGGATGGCGGCTATAAGATATGTAGATAAAGTTATAAAGAATGAGAAAAGAGAAATTAATAGTCGAACTTTAGTAAGCAAAGAAGATGAATTATTATGAGATTTTAATGATAATAGCTGGGCTTATTATTGCATACTTAGTGGCCGATTACTTAGATAATTATAAAAAATTTATATATTCTAGAGAATTTGAAACGGTTGAATTCATTAACAGTGAAGGAAATAAATCTTATATCCTATATCAAAAATTTGGACGTGGATTATATTCTCACTGGAGATGTGTTGTGCCAGATTATGCTATAGAACCAGATAGTATTTTAAATTACAAGAAAATTAGGAACAAATAAATTCATAGACTATAATGGCTTTTTCTAGTAAAGAAGACGCTAAAACTTTTGCTGAAGAATTATTATTTTCAGAGAAGAGTCTATCAGATAAGCTAAAAGAGTGGGTTCGATATAATAAGTTATCGAAAAAAGAAATTACTGAAAAGTTTTATATATGATAGACTTAGGACTGAAACCTTATAATTGATGAACTATAATTTTAAGAATAAGAATGAAAAAAGAGAACAAGGAATTTTTAGGTAAGCTCCTTCAATCTGCTACCCCTAGTGGTTGGGAGAAAGAAGGAATTCAAGTATTTAGAGATGAAATGTCCAAGTTTGCAAAAGAAGAATTTACGGATAATTTCTGGAATTCGGCTTGGAGTATTGGTTGTTCAGAAAATCCTAAGTTAAAAATCATGTTGAGTGGTCATATAGACAATAATGCTCTCATGGTTCAAAGGATAACTGACGCTGGATATATTCATTTTATTAGACAAGGGGGTTCAGATAGAAAAACCTTTATTGATGCTTGGTTTAAGATTATAACTTCAGCTGGAGAAAAGATACCAGCATTCATTAGTAAGAAGGCTATACATCTTGAGAGCGATGAAGAATATAAGTCAATTATTAAAACGGAAGACTTAGTTCTTGATGTTGGTGCTACTAGTAAGAAAGAAGTAGAAGATATGGGTATTAAAATTGGAGACTTGGTTGTTTTTGATAACTCTCATATGAACTTAGAGTTTGGACCAGGAAAGGATTTTATTATATCTAGTGGAATTGATGATAAAATTGCAGTATATATAGTAGAGGAGATTCTTAGGAGACTTGATTCTAAGAAATTGGAAAGAAAGGGAATATCAGTCATTGGTGTTGCTACTACTCAAGAAGAAGTAGGAGCTAGAAGTGCTGGCGTTGCTGCTAGAAGAATACAGCCAAATATTTCCATTGACCTAGATGTTGATCATGCTACACCTGTTGATATTGGTGGAGTAAATAAGTCATTGGAAGGAGATATAGAACTTGGTAAGGGTGCTATTATACCATTTGGGCCAGACAAAAACAGAGATCTAGTAGAAGATCTTGTAGATATTGCAAAATCTAATGATATAATGTATCAGACTAAAGCTACTACTCCTGGTGGTACAAATACTTCTAGAATACAAATGGATGGAGCTGATATTAAAACTGCTCTAGTATCTATACCTAATCTGTATATGCATTGTATTAATGAAAAGGCGAATTGGAGTGATGTAGAGAGTTGCATTAATTTAATATGTTACTATATATTATCACTTACATAAAAAAAATAGAAGAGGTGTAAAAGCCTCTTCTTCTTATTGTTATGAAAAATGAAATTAATTACTTAGTTGCATGTCTAGAAGATTCAGTTCTAGCATCTAAGGTTCTCTGTCAAATAGAGGATAGGTGGTCAGAAGTAGATATTGGTTTGATTTTTGGTGAAGGTGGAATAAACTTCTTAAGATCGAAGGAGGATTCTAGTATCTTGGAATATAGAGATAGGTTAGGTGTTCCAGAAAAGAATGTCTTAATCTTAAAAGAAATAAGTGGGCAAGATGACATACCTATTTCATTTATCTCAAGTGACTTAGGATCTTACTTACAAATAAATCCTGAAGTAATAGAGGATCCAGAACCAATAATAGATCAAGCTATACAATCAATCTTTACTTTTATCATGGGGAAGGGAGACTAATCCTTACTTATGAATAAAGGAAAATAAGAAATGGAAACAATTTTAATAGACCTACTAGTAGAAGATTTAGTTAGGAGATTAGAGTTTGGGCCTAGAATTTTAAACATAGATGATGGATTAGAGTACACACCTATGAAAATTGATCTAGTTAGGAGACAACTTGGTGATGGAGATAAGAGCTTTGATATTGAACACTGTCGTCCATTGTTGCATCCTATTACAGATCTAGTAGAAATAATACAGGCCAGTGGAAGATACTGCAATAATATTCTGCCAATTGAAGAAATAGCTCGGGAGGTATCTGATGAAAAATTTACAAACTTTCAGAATGCCATAGTAAAAGAATATCCCGATGGTTTAGTTGCGCAGATAAATTGTTGCTTAGATGAAAAGGGAACAAGATATAAATATTTCTCTATTCCCTTATTAGATACAAGTAAAACAATATCATACCAAGTTTCAAGATTCCTAGATAAGTTTATGATAGACTATAGAGGATTAATTGGGCTTGGCTTAGCAATGAATATTAATGACTTTAAAAAATAAATAATTATGAAACTAAAAGAAATGGTTAATGCTGCAAAGAAAGTAGCAGATTCAGTAGTGAAAAATGGAAAAGAGTTTTATCAGGAGACCTCTAATGATGTAAAGAATATCATTAGGTCTGACAAAGAAAAGATTAACCTGATAGAAGACGTAGTTAATGATAAAACCTTGACAGAAGACCAAAAGGCAGCCAAGATTAAAGAGATCATTGGCTTAAAAAAGAAAACTTCTACTGAAAGATCTCTAGATTTGTGCGATCTGGCTGATAGAGTATTTCTTTTGACTAGTGATAATGAACTGTCAAAGAAAATCTTAGCTGTATCAGAAAGAGTAGATGAGGAAAATAAAAAGGTTTTAAGTGAATTGGATAAAGACACAAGAGATCTAATTAGGAAGATTTCAGATATTAGAACAACTATTACAAATAAGCTCTAAAGATATGAAATTAGCCTCATCTTATAGAGTTAGAGATTCTGTTTTTACTGATAGTGATAGGAAGGGTTCTATAATGCTTCTTAATTTCTGTTTTCTCTTAATAGTGACTAGTTTCATTTTATTCTTGCCGTTCTTGAATAAAGCGGATGAGATTAAGAAATACCACGAACCTATTAAGAGAACAGTTACTATCTTGGGTTATAAGACTCTTCCAGATAAACATACAACAGATGTAATAGATCATTATGCCATAGTAAAGTTGGGAGATCAGATTTATTATATGGGTGATAATCAGTACCTCTTAGACCTAGCTCAGAGTTCAAAAAATATTGGAGCTAAAGTCAATATTTGGATGAGTAATAATGCTCTAAGTTCGGTTAATGAGAATTCAGATTATCCTCCAGAGCGTTATCCGGTTAATCTATCAACACTATTACTGGTATTAATATTTCTGTTACCTATTATATCTATATTCTTATATATGTCAGCATTACGAGGAAGAGTAGAAGGTTCAGACAATTGGTTAAATCAAGTCTTAGAATACCTGACACCGGTTATTTGGGCAATTCCTGTTTTGTACTTGATAGGTATAATTATATTGAATTGTAGGTAAGTGAAAAAAAAGAGTAGACGTAAAAAATCTACTCTTTAATTTTTTTTATTTTTTCTTTTCATCGGTAGGAGATTTTGGTTTTATATAAGCCTTTCTCTCCTCATTATCATAGAACCAAGATACAACTTGTTCTAGAATTTTTTTATTTAGTTCATCATCCTCTGAAAATTCTTCTGGATCATAAGCTATTGTCCACCTCTTCATAAATATTGTTACTGGGAAGATGAAATAGTCTTCCATTGTAACCTCACACATAATACATAGGTTATCGTCATCTTCGAAACGACCTGCTACAAAATGATCCTTCCAAATTTTATAAGTATTGTATGGAAGAGAGGTATCATTATATTCTTTTGGGATATCTTCTCTTCTAGCTGATTCCCATTTTACTTTATCAGCTGATTCTACATCAAATACCATTCTGATTTCTGGCTCAATTGTATCATTCCAAATTCTTTCCAGAGCTCTATTTCCAGTTTCACTAATTACTAAGACCAGTCTTTCCTCTGAGTCTACTGCAATTACTTGTCCTTCAAATAGAAATACATCTCCTGGCTTAAGTTCTGGTGAATCTCCCAAAAATTCTTTATTCTCTTTCCCATTTTCATCTGGTGGAAATTTACAGAAAGACCACTCTATTATTGTATTAAGTTGAACTAGAAGGAACTTTTTTGTTATCTGTCCTGCTCCTCTTTCACATCCTACTTTGTACTTTTGGCTTAAAACTTCTATAACCATATATTTTTTTTTCATTAGTTTATATCAAAAATAAGGTTTGTAAGCCCCCCGGTTCCTTAATTGTGACATTAAATTTAAAATGCAATTTATGGATAATAAAAATATTGTAGATTTAAAAGAACTCAGTAGACAGGAACGTATAGAAAAACTGGATGCTGCTAAGGTGACATTGAAGAAAGAATTTGTTGGTCTAGATAATATAATAGATGAGATATTCAATTCAGTGGAGCCTTGGTATGTAACGCCAGAAATAATAAAAAGACCTGTTATTGTTAGTCTATGGGGAATGACTGGTACTGGAAAAAGTAGTGTTACCAAGAGATTGATAGAATTACTTGAACTAGACAAAAGATCGCTCTACATAGATTGTGGAAAAGAGGCAGACGAAAGATCAAGAGAAGATGATATAGTACAATCAACTTGTGACTTACTAGGTATAGATAGAGATGACGCTTCTGTAGCTAATAAGGATAAAGAAATGGGATCTGAAACTATGGTATTTGTCTTTGATGAATTTCAGTATGCAAAAACACTAGATGAAGGAGGATCTGAATTACCTTCCAGAGCTAATATAAGATGTATTTGGAAGATAATAGACGATGGCTTAATGGATATAACAGATAATTATGACTATGAATTTAACAAGTTCTTAGATTTTATTGATGATATATCTCCAATAGCTAAACAAAATCCAAATATTAAGTTAAAAGATAATATTGTAAATGATCCGTCCGAGGTAAAATTTATCTTGGAGAATATAGGTTATTATGTTTATAGCTGGAGAAAAATTCCCAGCATGGATAAATTTGCAGATAAAGATGCAGACAAAGAGTATACACCAGATATCTTGGAAGAAAAAATTGAAGAGGAAGAAGCACCAGGAGTTAAGGATAAAGATGATCCATATCGCCCGCTTAAAATTATACCTCTTGAATTTGTTAGAGTAATTGGAAGAAGAGCTAATCAATTGGGTTATACAAATAGCAAAGAACTATTTGATAAACTATTTGAAGCTTCTACTTTTGGTGAATTATATGATCTTCTTAGAAAAATATCTATTAAGATGAATACTCATAGTAACCTAGACTGTCATAAATCTCTTGTATTTATTGTAGGAAACTTGGATGAAGCTTTTAGAGTAGAGTCTGAGATTAATCCTGACCTAGATGCAGATGTTTTTAAAGAAATAACAGAACATATAACTATTTCTGATATTAAAAAAGCATTAAAGAGAAGATTTAGAGCAGAACAAGTAGCTAGAATTGGAAATAATATAGTTAAATATCCAACCTTAAGCTCTAATAATTTTAAAGAGATTATTAAGAGAGAGGTTGATAGAGTAATTGGAAATTTTAAAAAAGAGATTGATGGTATTGATGTAGAAGTTAAACCGGAAATCTTAAACCTCTTGTATAGAGAAGGTGTATTTCCAACTCAGGGTGTTAGACCAGTTTATACTACAATAGGATCAATGTTTACCCCTTATCTTAGCAAAATCTTAATTAACAAGAAACCAGAAGATAAGAAAGTATCAATTGGACTAAAGAATATAGAGGACTCCGAGAATCTTAATTTTATGATATCTAATACTACTATAGTTTTGGAGTTTGATGATTCTAGAAAGGTTGAATATAATTACAATCTTCAACTAGGTTCACTTAGAGATCCAACAAAAGTATCAACAAGATATATAAATTCTGTACATGAATCTGGTCATGCTATTATGATGGCAGCTACAACAGGAGTACCACCACAATTAATTGTATCAGTTTCTACTAATGGAGGAGGATTTTGCTGTTCTTATAATAGTGAAAAAGATAGAGAGATAGATAGTAGACGTGATGTAGACAATAATATCAAAATTTCACTAGGAGGATATGAAGCAGAGAAGTTAATATTTGGAACTGATAATGCTGAATCTTGTTTAATGGGATCTTCTTCAGATATTAGTCAAGCATGGGATGATCTATCTGTAGCAGCTCTTAAATGTGGTTACTTCTGCCCTCTCTTAGTTACAAATTATAGTACAGAGAAGATAACCCCTGGAGATATACAAGATGGATTTGATTCTAAAACTACTATGGTTAAATATAATTCTGAGAGCTATACACTTGAGGATGCAATGAAAGCCAAATGGAAAGACTTAGAGGAAGAAACATACAAATATCTCTTAGTTGAAATGAAGCTAATTAAAAAAATGGCTTTATACTTAGGAGAACATGGATCTATGGGAAAAGATAAATTCATGGAGTTTGTTGAAAAATACGGAAATAATTTAACGCTAGATCAGATGAAGAAAATAAAGAAAGATAATGACGGATCCTACTATCTTTCAAGATTGACTGATAAAGAATAGAGTTATTTCTAAAGAGCGGACACCAACCTATCATATTAATTAGCAATATTATCCACGGCAGACTTATGGAGAATATATATAGAATATAAATATATAAATAATGTCTGTACAGAGCGATAGTAAATTAGCGATATGATTGAGTAGTAATATAAATAATATTAAGGTAGGTCGCTAGGGAGAGTAAGATAACCTCTCCCTCTTTTTTCACACCTCTTCCAATTCTAATTCCTTATTATTGAAAATGAAAAATAAAAAAATTATGTTAAAATTAATAGTTAGAACATTTAATTATACAAATATTGGTCCTGACGGATTATTAAAAAAATTAATGACTGATTCTGTCATGTTTCTATATAGGTCTTTCAATACTAAGTTTATTGCAGATCGTTGTAGGTTAAATAGTTACTACGGAAAAATAACAAAGGATCCAAACTATTCTTTAGAATCTTACTACTATAAAGCTAATTTTGACTTTAATAATAATGTAGTAGATCCTAATAATTTCATAAGTAAGTATATGAATGAAAATAGAATAGAGTCTGATAGAAACTTACTACATCCTGAATATTTACTAAATGAAGTAAAAAATCTATTACTAGTAGAGAGTGATACTGATTATAATAAGCTAGAAATAAAGAATTCTGATGCTGATATTTAGTACACGCTACATAGATTTTTCTTAATCACTATGAGATCATTTATACATTCTAAGAAGACTAATGGTAGATCATACATAAATATTATCAGCAAGACAGGAGAAAATACTGTGGAGAATATTAGTATTATTTCTAATAAAAAAGCTAAAACTTCTATTGAAAATTTTAGACTTAAATCCGATAAAATTAAATTGAGTAAGTTTCTTAGATCAAAGGAATATATAAGAGTTGATGCTTCAGGTAAGTATATGACAGTAAATAATCTACAGGATCTATTAAAGGCTCCAGAATATTTAAATGAAGAGGATATAAAAAATAATAGATACTATTATGTTACGCAAGATGATGAAAATTTTGAACGCATATATCTCTTAGTAGAAAGATTGAAGAAAGTGTTGTATGAGCTGCAAACTAAAAGTCATTATAAATTATGATAGAATATATAGCAACAAGTGAATGCATACCTAGTGATCCTTCTACAAATAGTTATCACAAAGTAATTATTTATAGAAGAATTAGTTAATAGAATATCTGTATTCTCTTTCTATTTTTGTAAATATACACATATTATATACGGTTCTAGGATGTTTGAATTAACGATCAGATTATCTGATAAAAGATCTCAATGGAAATGGAATCCTAATCCTATAGATAGTTATACTAAGTTTATTAATACTTCTATTAGTGATAAAAGATACAATAGGGAATATAATAAGGTCATTAATATTAGTTCTAGAATTTTAGGAATAGAAGAGAAATTATTTAGAATGGTTGAAGAAGAGAACCTAGTAAATAAATATTATAGCATTATCGATGTAGAACCATATTCTATATATTATGGTAAATCCGAAAAAATTACTTATTATATTCTTTCTAGGGGATCAGATTTTGATACTTCTACATATACATCAATTAGTATAAGCAATCTTGGAGAGTCTATACTTTTTAGTAGGATTGATTTTATTGATTGGACTAACTGTGTTCTATACTTAATTGATATTGGAATAGATGTTCTTAATGGTGGTTTAAAATATTTTAAGATTTCTAAAGATATGGGTGATAAATTGTTTACAGAGATAGATACTGTAACTAAGAGTCAACCATTAAGATTTAAGCTATGAAAAATGTATATAAGACACAAATAAATATTACCATACTAGATACATCAACTGTAATTAGTAGAGGTAATTCTAATTTGTATTTAAATATAGATAACAATAAAGTTCACAATAATACTGAGTACTGTTCTATTGAGCATGTTTTCTATACAAATCCAGATGGGTCAGTTAAGAGAGTTTATTTTACGTATAGTCAGTTAGGATTTGTACCAGCTAGATTACAAAAACCAGGCCCAAAAACTCTGGAAAAAATAATAAGTAGATCTAGGTATATTAAGGAGAAATCAAAAATAATAAAATATACAGAAGATGTTAGAAAATTAAGAATTAGGATAGGTAATCTTAGAACTATGAGAGAAGGAGTAGAAAAAGTAGATAGAATAATAACAAAATTCTATACTATATATTGTTTTGAAAGTCTTAGAACAACAATAAATGTGGTATATAAGAAAGAAAAAACAACTATCAAGAAATATCAGATAAATTGTAGTATTAAGATACAGACATTTGATTCAGAGCAATCTTATTATGATAGTCTTAATACCATCTGTAGTGCTCCAAATACGGTAAATAAACTATTGATAACTAAAAAAGAATTGGATTATATTATGAGAAAATGTAATATTGTTTCTAATCCAGATATGAAAAAATATAAATTCTAGTTTCCTTATATTAAAAAGAAGAAAAATGAAATTTAAATTATTGTCAAAAGGATTAATAAATGATTGTAGAGTAACAAATATCTATGTAAGTTGCACAGATAAAGACTATATGATTAATAAAAAATATTTAGTGGAAAATCGAAATATAAGAGATAATTCTAAGATAGTTAGAGGTTTAAGATTACAAGAGGATGATCTTGGTATAAAGCTTCCCTTTTCTAATAGTGTTGATGAATTAGTTCACGTTATTGAAAAAGATATTAGCAAAACTGAATTTACTAATCTAGAAACTAAATTTACCTTATCTAGTAATCACTTAGATATTCTAGAAAATAAATTTAATAGATTGATTAGCGGACATAGGATGAGAAAATTAAACAAAGAAAATTTTCCTAAGAGTTGGGATTTGACCAAAATAATACATATGGTAGATAGTTATGGTCAATTATCATTAGCCCTAGGAGATAAAAATACAGGAGGAGTAAATATAATATCCTTTGATAGCTATTATGGAACTTATAAAAATATTGAGGTATCCACATTTAAATGTATAGAGGAGTTATTAATGAATGAAATATTAGATTATACTTCTCAATCATACCTATTAAAAGTAGATCCGAAAACATCAATAGAAATTTTGGATGATATTAATTATTTTTTTGAGAATTATTATATTAGAACAAAAGCATATAAAATATAATGGAAAAGGCAGAATGTTATTTAGTTTCATATTACTCAACGCAAGAAGTTACATTTGGAATAGTACACTATATAACAAACTTATATAGAAATGAATCTAAAGATATTCCGGGTTATGATTACTATGAAATAATATCGACAACATTTTTTAATAAACCTTTCCAAGCTAAAAACTTCGAATTTTATGGAACTATATCTAGAATACTTTTTTATAGCGGAAGACGATATGATGAACCGATGGAACGTAAATTAGTAGTAAAAAATATAACTGAGGAATACTATGAAGATCGATATACAGAATTTCATAAATGTACCTCTAGCATTGAGAACAGGAAAAAACTATTAGATCATAGATTTAATTTATCAGAAATTAGTAACCTTGATTATATAAATCTTCCGAAAGATATTAATGAGATTGGATATTTAAAACTAGATTACGAAGTAAATGGAGCTGGTTATTTTATTATCTTTAGGTTGGAGAATAGTCTTAAATTTAGAATAGTAAACTTAAATAATGATATGGATGATAAATTTTTTAGCTATATAGATCTTGAAGATGGATTTATGACAAAGATTTATTTACAAGATGAAGCAGATTTTGCTTCAACTATGGAATATGATATAATAAGTAGTAAAGAATTTGCAGACAATTTTAGAGATTGGTCTGATTATTATATTAATAATTTTCCTTTAAAACCAATATTATTTAAATTATGATAGAAGAATATAAATTAATAGCAACTACTAGTAAAGACCATAATGGATTTTTCTTATCTAATGAATATGCAAAGATTACTAAGGGAGATTCTTATGATATATATCAATACTATAAAATAACTGTAAGGGAGGATATTTATCATGATCCTCCTTATAATGGTATTATTGTGCATTCTATTGAACTTATAAATTATGTTTCAAATGTAGATTATCTGAATGGAATAGAAAAAGAAATTACAGAAACAGATTATATAAACTACGGTAAAGCCTTTCGGGAGTATATATCTAAAATGAAAGATAGTATAAAAACAATAAAAGATAGACTTGATTTAAAAGAAATTAAGGCTGAGCTAGTTAGTTTCCCTCAAAATACAGATGAGCTCACTTATATAAATCTAAAAGAAAATAGGTGTACCATAGTTATTAAATTAGATAGTGGCAAGTTTAGATTAATAAGATTAGAAATTCAAGATAAGGTGACATTAAGATTTATTTATACAGATTATAATAGTGAAGATGATTGTCGCAGCTTTATTATGGAATATATATTTCCTAATAATATTATGATGACTGATATTATTAAAGATAAAAGTCTAGTAGAAAATATTAAGGAATTGTCTGATAATTACGTTAAGAATTTTCCTATAAAATTAAAATCTTATAAATTATGAAAATATATATACATAGACTTCATGTTCTGTGTAGAAAAGAATTAATAGGAACAAAAAGAAACAAGGATACTGTATATAATCAGATATTTTGTGATACTCCTGGTGAAAAAACAGTATCCTACATGACCGGTTATACAAATAATGTTTTTAATGAAGTTATATCATATTCAGACATAATTGAATATGAGGATAATAGTAAAACAAATTTTAATTATGACTATGAGGGAGAAACTGAAACGTCATGTTATACTAGTATAAGTAACTATATAGGCATTAGGACTTATAAAAAAATGAAGGAAAAGATCAGAGAACAAAGAAATAATATTAAACGGTTTCATCACTTTATGTATAAACTTATAAGAAATAGAAAAGCAACTATATCTGATTCCTCTAAAAAGATTGGGGATAATGAAATATGCTTTTTTAGAGCAGACGATGATTATGTATCTTTTATAATTAATAATTGTAGAGATAATAATTTTGCTCAATATATGATTAGCATTAAGAAGGATGAATATTCAGATAAAACGGGAAATACAACTTTTAGAGGAATAGAGTTTGAGATAAACTATATATCTAGGTGGAAATTAGCCAAAGAAGATTCATATATTAAGATATCTGAACCCGAAAGAAAAAGAATCTTATATTGGATTGATGATATAATAAATAATAAAATAAAGCTTAGGAGATATAAGATATGATATATGGAGTAGAAGTAAATAGTTCAAAAACAAGTTATCTTATCTCTAGTATCTATTACATATTTTAAAGCAAATGAAGATAATTGGGTAGACTTATCCTATTGTGTTGAGAAGAACTCTGGGGTCCTACTACCTGTAAAACTTTTATCGGTCTTACTATAATGTATTTTAAGAATGAAATTAGACGTGATACACCGGATAAATATATAAGCGTGAATAAAAGTAGATTTGATATTGGTAAGCATAAAATTGAAAATTGCATTACTAATACTAGGTCAATAATGGAAAAACTTATTAATGATATAAGGAAGTTTGGAAAAAGTCCCCAGTCTAAAGCAATTGGTAGAGATATAAATCTAATAACATTCTTAAATGATGGAAATATTGCTTACGGAGAAAGAACAAGCTATCTCTGTAAGTATAAAGGGTTCTGTAGTTTTAAATTAGATGGTGTTTTTTATAGACTATTCTTTACAGATATGATAGATGCTATTAAGATCACCTTAGACAAATATATGAGTGATCAAGAATTTTTACAAGATCCAGTAGAAAAAGGATACAGTTATAATAAGATTCCAGATAACTATGCAGAAGAAACTATAAATGAGGTTAAAGACCTTATTAATAGTATAAAGTTTTCAAAATATAAATTATGAATGAATATTATATAATCTTTAGAAGAAATAATAATAATAATAGATTAGATTTATATAGTATAGATAAAGGAAAAAATATCCTCTCATCTAGTAGTACTTTTCTAATTGATTATAATGAAGAAAGCGATAAGTGGTTTGGTTATACAATAGATAGCTTTATTAACACTAATAGAGAGGTTAATCCATCAGAAGTGAGAGAATTTATTGAACGTAGGGAATCTAATGATCTTATTTCAATTACTGAAACTAGATATCGTAGAAGATTGAGAATAATTGAAAATATGAAGACTCCTGTAAACACCATATTTGATTACTTAATTAATATGGAGGATAATATAACACTAGAAGATGCTGGGAAGAAAAGAGATCTTCTAGAAAATAATAAAGCGGTCTTGAGTAATTGATGTTGATTCAGAGGATGAGACTTATAGAAGCTTATGTGTTTACTATGATATGGAGCATCATGATAAGTTTGGAACTGTTTCTTTTCATACACTTAGGATGTCAAGAAAACGAGTCTCTACATTTTATGAATCATATAAGGTTTGTAATTCCTATGTTAATATAGTAGGAGAGAATGATTTTCCGAGATGCTTATTTGAGAGGAGTAAACAAAAAATAGTGATCTTATATAAATTTAGTAAAGACCTGATTAAAGTATACATAGATGAGATGACTATAAATCCGGTTTTAAAAGATCTCCTTGGAAGCTATGATCCTTACTTATGAAATGAAATTAAAAAAAATGAAGAGTGAATATTTTAAAGCAAATGTATTTTGGGAAATGCCTGGGGGTGAAAAGGAACACATGAAGGCCAGCATAAAATACAACTTCATAAAGAGTGGATTAATAGGTAGGATGCGTCTAAAATAATCATAGGACTAAATCATCATATGGGAATAGACGGAAACTTTGATCTACCAGAAGAAGATGTTGGAGAATATATAGAACTAAAAAAATGTATATCAAAAAAAGATATACTAAAATATAAAGAGTCTAGGGAAGCCACTAAGGATTGGTTAGACAAATATTACGATAGACAAACATACATAATGTCTCCTGATAATAATAAAGACTATGAACAATTAGATAGATGTTACACAATAATATCTAATATTTGTAATAGTACTAATTTCATTATCAAGAGTCATTATTCTTTTTTGTTCTCTATCTATAGTACATCAGAGTATAGTAGTGGTTTTGATTCTGAAGATGCAAGAATAATACAGGATTTTATCAAAACTAATAAATATTATTTTGTATATATAGTTAGAGAAAAATTACAAAAAAATTTATCTCGTGCCGTCCAGCTTATATTTATTAAAGAAGATGATAAAACATTAACATTATATAAATATTGGGAATTAGTTAATTATAACATGTCATCGGTTGTGGTAGATAAATTTACTGGGATTAATATAGAAAATAATATTAATAGCATAAAAGAATTCATCTTAGAAAATTTTAGAGAATCTAAATTATATGTTTACCGTCCAGATGAAAATTTAATTAAAGATATACTTAGTAGACTTGAAAAAGCTTATAGTGTTTCTTGCAAAATATATAGAAGAAAATGGAAGATGTAATTTTCAAAGTAGTTGGATATAGAGATATGAAGGATGACGAAATTCAGGTAGACTCAATTAAGATAAATAATACTTGATATAGTATTTTAATTTATATTATTAAAAGTGTAATTATATAGCCGATTTAAAGAATTTATTCTAGGGTGGGGTTATTTTGTTATTTATTGTTAGAAAATGGGCAATAATGTAGCAAAGTAACCCAATTTTTCACCCCATTTTTTAACTAATCCTTATATGTGAAATAAATTTAATTAAACCTTTAAAAACATGAAATATAAATTATCACAATTTGCTAAGATGCAGGGAATCTCAAAGAGAACTGCATGGAACTGGACAAAACTTGGAAAAGTAGATTACGAAAAAGATTCAACGGGTCATATTTGGGTTATTGATAATGAAAAAACTAAGAAAGATCCAAATGTTGCTATCTATGTTAGAATATCCAGTTCTGAAAATAAAACTAATCTTGATAGTCAAGCTGATAGACTGATTTCTTATTGCAATGCCAAAGGATATAAGGTAAAGCATATAGTAAAAGAAATAGGTTCTGGTCTCAATGATAATAGACCTAAACTTGAAAAACTCCTACTTGATAAGGGAATCGATATTATAGTAGTAGAGCATAAAGATAGATTAGCTAGATTTGGAATAAACTATATTCAAAAATTACTAGAAATGCAAGGAAGATCAATTGAAGTAGTTAATAATATGGTTGGAGACAATAATGATCTAATGACAGATTTTGTTTCCATTATTACATCTTTTTGCTCTAGACTATATGGTCAGAGAAGAACAAAAAGAAGAACTGAAAAATTAATAAAAGAATTAGAAAATGATAAAGACGGAGAAAATCCTGATTAAGAAAACTAACTCCCTCTGGAAAACTCTAGATAACTTATGTTTTTTATCTAAGAACCTATATAATGCAGCAAACTATATAATAAGACAAAACTATATATTAAATAAGTCTTACACAAATTATTATAGTCTCAATAGAATCTTAGTTAAAGCAAATAATCCGGACTATAGAGCTCTTCCAGCTAAGGTTAGTCAAGATATTCTTAGAAAACTAGACAAGAATTGGATGTCTTTCTTTGCTCTTCTTAAAACTCCTGGATGTATTGCTAAGATACCAAAATATAAAGATAGGGGATTAGAGGGAAGAAATATTGTAATATATGACAAGCAGGCTATATCTAAGAAAAGATATTCTGAAAACATATTGCACTTATATAGAACTAATTTTAATATTCCTATTAATACAAGAAGAGTTACGTGGGATAGTCTTAAGGAAGTAACTATTTCTCATCACGGAAGTCATATTTATATTAATCTTGTCTATGAAGCACCAACTAGAAACATCAGTATATTAGATAACCCTAAGAATTGTGCTTCTATAGACTTAGGAGTTGATAACTTAGTTTCTATGACAAGCAATACTAAGATGGTTCCAATTATTATAAAAGGAACTCCAGTAAAAAATATCAATCAATATTGGAATAAGGAGAAATCTTATTATCAATCCATCTCTAAAACACTTAATCATAGATACAGTACAAAAAGAATAGAAAGAATGACAATAAAAAGAGAAAATAAAATAAAAGATTATTTTCATAAAACAACTAGATTTATAGTGAATTACTTAGTTTCTAACAATATAGATACCCTAGTATTAGGATATAATAAAGAGTGGAAACAAAACACTAATCTTGGAAAAACAAATAATCAAAATTTTGTTCAGATTCCTTTTTATAAGTTTAAAGAAATTCTAAAATATAAGTGTGAAGAGGCAGGAATAAGATTTATAACTAATGAAGAATCTTATACCAGTAAATGTAGTTTCCTAGATAATGAATCAATAGAAAAACATGATTCTTATTTAGGAAAAAGAGTAAGAAGAGGATTATTTAGGACAGCAGGAGGAAAATTAATTAACGCTGATATAAATGGTTCACTTAATATTCTTAAGAAGGCAGTTCCCGGTGCATTTAGCCAAGGAATAGTGGGTGTTGTAGTTCATCCGGTAATTATTAAAATTGCAAAATAAAATAGTAACAACATTTCTATGTTTTACTATAATTTATATAACTATAGAGAGTAAAATTCTTAGTGGGATTAGAGGAAAAGAAAATGTTGAACCAGGAAAGGATCAATTAGAGAAATTAAAAGTTCTCTTAGATAAATTCTTTCTTAGATTTCCAAAGTTAAAGACTGAGGAATTTATTAAGAAGCTTAGTGGTCCATCAGCAAGAGGATTAAATTTTGAGTGGATAACAGATAAGAAAGAACTTGATCCTGATTGGTTATTAATAAAAGACACTGAAGAATTTAAAGAGCTTGACACTTTTCTTGACAATTACTATTTGGCTTAAAACCCTTATCTATAGTAATTTAAAAAAAGAAGAAAAATGAAACAAGAAAGTGAAAAAGAAGCTGCTATTGTTTTTATAGTAGCAATGTTATTTGTAAGTGCTTTCATTTTTATGTATATTAAGAGTGGAAGTTTCGGTATTCAAAAAGCCGAAAATATGGGACCCAGTAAGTGGGAGATAACCATACAGCAAAAAGGAGACAATAAATATCTCAAGGCTAGAATAAACCATGGGGATGAGTCTCTATTTAAATTAATGAATGGAGGTAAAGTATATTTGACAAAAGATCAGATAGAAAGCCTCAGCGATTATGACAAAGATCGCGAAGAAGTAACATTAACAATCGGATATTCTACTTTTAGTGGAGTTAGTTATGAAGAAAGTAATGAGAGTGGATTAGGAAAGGACTTAATAGAAAATTTGGGTTCTTATGTAGCAATAGAGTCTAATAATATCATAGTAGAAAAATAAATATATGGGAAAGAAAATCAAAGTTACCCTTGAATTTAATGAAGGGGAGAGTGAGTGTAAGAATTGTATTTTCTCTAAAAAAATTGGAGAAAATCAATTTAAGTGCAATAATGAGATGCTTAAACTATTAGGCATCAACTGTAGCGATGTAAATCTTAGCCGTATTACTACTAAGATAAAAAAGACCGCAATATGAGAACCATTGCAAAACTAATATTAAAAGTCTTAATTAGCCCGATATACTTAATTGATAACTTAATTAATGTAATATTCGAGAGAAATGAGAAAAGAAATGACCTAGAGTGAAATAAACTCTAGGCCTCTTTTTCCTTATATACGATATGTAATGAAATTTTTATTATGGATAATTCAAAATATAAATTAGTTTCAGGAGGATTAGAATGTCATAGAACAATAATTAAAAATTCATATATAAAAACAATCCCAATTGAAAATAAAGAAAGCATAATAGAGGAAATATATACAACTACTATAGGGAAACCAGAAATAATTGGCTGTAGTTGTCTAAAACATATAGGTCTATTAAAAAGCAATTGGGAAACTAGACTCCCTACAAATAATGGATCAATCTCTACTCCTATAGATAAATCTAGGTTTGAAAGTAGTAAATGTAAGTTTATTTCTTTGTTTAGTAGCATTCTCAGTAAATTATGCTACATAGATAACAACCTATATTATCCAAAAACATATTATAAACAACTTCTAGATAACTTGCCAGATGATATAGAGTCTGTTACTAGATTTCAGTTAAACTATGAGAGTACTGTAACTGTTTTCATGAATAGTCTAGATAAAAAATTCTATGCTATTAAATATAATTACAATAATGAAGAGGTAAAGGCTTCTCTTATAGAAATTGGAACCAAGGATCTATGTAAAGAATGGCTAAGATCTCTCCTATTCTCTGGGGATGACTATATGCAGGATCTTCATAGATATTTTGTTAATAATAAATTTATGATGGATTTTGTAAATTGGTTTATAGATGAAGTAAATCCTAAAATAATTCCTTATAAAATATGAATTATAAATTATTATCTTATTGCTGGTCAGATAATAGCACTAGTAATATATTGGTAAAATATGATAAAATTTCTAAAGATCTCTATGTACTGGCTTTATATAATAGATTAGATATTGTATGGTTAGGACATGAGAAAATAGGAATTAGGTTTGCGATTGGTCATTGTAATTTTAATATAGATTGTTTGAATAGGGATGGATGTTTTATTAATTCTACAATAGATAGTAAAAAATATAATAAAATTGAAACTAAATATATTAATATATTTAGTATGTTTTCAGATAAAATAAAAAGTATAGAGGATTATTTGAAGAGTAAAGAATCAATTAAGGGAAATAGAAGAAATTTTCGTGATTTTATTCCAGATGATAATAACTATGTTCATAAATTTTATTGTTCTAGTTATAATGGATTAATTCTAAAAAGAGAGGATGATAGCTATAATTTGATAGAATATTCAACTAAATTAGAAATAATCTATTATATTTATCTATTTGATTCTAAAGAAAAAATAATTGATTACTTGCATAAAAAATACGCATGTACTCCTGATTGTGATAATGTTGAAATTTATTCTGTTGAATCTAGTTTTGTAGGTAGAACAATAGAGTGGACAGATAGTATATTTAACGATCACTATTTTAGACCAATTAGATATAAGATAACAACCTAGAGCGAAATAAACTCTAGGCTTATTTTTTCAACCCCGTTCCTTATAATTGAAAGAAAAATAAAATTAATCATGAAAAACAGAACAATTATTTTAAAAGAAAAGAAAATTGAATTGGTTAGAAACAAAAAGAGTAATGGATGCTTAGAATGTGTCTTACTAAATAATGAACTGTGCTATAATAATAAGTATGGCATAGATCCATTGTGTAGAATATTCAAAGATTCCAAGGATAAACATTTCGAATTATGGGAGAAATAAGAGAACGGGTTATAAAAGGAATGCTAAAAAAAATTCGTTCCTCTGGCAAAATAAATATGGTCTCTGAACACTGTGTTGAGAATGATACTATTAGAAATATGTATTTTACAGACTCTTATGAAATATTGTCTGAAGTAGTTATATATAATGATACGAAAGATATTTTTGATATGGTCATAGATGCAGATAGCCCAATAGAAGCCTTGAATTCAGATTATTTTAAATGTCTAGATAAATATATTGCCTTTGATAATAAAAAGGATAAGCATATAAACAATAGACTTAGAAAAATTATGACCTGTATAGAAAAGATTGATGAAACCTATAACTTAATTGGCTTATATATAGATAGTAATGAAGAAAAGATTTCACTATCTGAGGAGAATATCCCTTATTTTATTACTATTATCAAGTCTAGAAGTGGTTTTGTGGTCTCTTATTATTCTGATATTACTAATAAGTTTAGGGAGATTAGGATAATTTCTGGAAAAGATTTCCATGAAGATGTTTATGAAACAATATCTAGAGTATCATCCTGTCCAGCTGATAAAACTTATATATATGAAGTTATAAGTAAGTCACATTCATCTTCCGTATATTTGTTTGAAAGAGATCAAAAATTTATAGACTTACTAGAAGGAAGAGTAAAAGAAATTAGAGACTTAAATATAATAAGTAAGTATAAGAAATGAAGAAAATAATTACATATTTTAAAAATATATTAAATGAGATTGGTCTTTATTTAGTGATAGAATCTTATTATAATGATATAGATAATTACGTGAAGGTAGAATATTCTATTTCTACATATAACGACAAAAAATATAATTGTGATTTACTTAATGGTATTTATATTTATTTTAAAATAGAATATAATTTCACCAATCCTCCTTCTAATTTTTCTGAAGCTAATAGTATAGAATTTTATGATATTAATATAAATAGAAAAATAAATATAAAAAGATTTAGAAAAATTAAAGATGCCTATCACATAATCAGAGACTCATATAATAAGGTGACTAAATTTCCTGGGGTCAATAAAGGAGAATTTGCTAGCATAGAAAATGTTTATAATAATAATGAAAAGATTTTTAAATGTATATTTTATTATAAGTCTGAATATTATTTATCACGCATTGTAGTAAATGATACTAAAAAAATTTGCGAAATGGAAAGCAGAATAATTACTAATGAAGAATTTCTTAATTGTATTAACGGAACTTCACCAGAATACAAAGAAACCGGAAGAATTAAAGTAGAAGATGTTATTAAATTATTTTCAGATACCTTTGAAAAATTATCTGGCCTTAAACAAAAACTATTTGGAGGATATAAGGTATGAGCGGAATCTTAGTACATGTAATAAACAATGATTATATTAAAACAAATATGAATGTTTATTACTTTAATGGCATTATATCAGGAGTTTGTGATATCTGTGTTAGTTTTAATGCTAAAAATAATGATCTGGATCTTTCTCTAAATGCGGGAGTAACGGGGAAAGATTTTATTTGGATAGAAAATAATTGCGCAATAGACATCGATAATTATTTTGATAACATTTATAGATCAGTTATAAAAGTTCCTATTAATTTGAAAAGCAAAACTATTGTTAAGAGACTGAATAATATAAGAAAGTCAGAAAAATTAATTAATGAACTATATAAAGACATAGTAGATAAATTTCATAGTGGTGTCATAGATATAGGAATGGAAACAGCAACTAATTATATTGTAATATATTGTTATAGAGAATCTAACAAGGGAAATAAATACTATATGGTCTTGTTTAAGTTGAATTCTATTTATTATTCCTATATAATTGGACCAGGTCATATATTGGGATCAATCGAGAACGAGCATGATTGGTATAGACTTGATACATAGTACAAGTCCATGTACTTATACTCCGAAAGA